CAAAGAGCTTTATGAGCGAGCAGAGCGTAATACCAAGCTGAGAAAGAAAACTTTCAAGGCTGCTGATTTGTTTAGTAGATTCATGCAGGAACGCAAAGACACTGGTCGTATCTATCTTCAGAATGTGGATCATGCCAACACGCACAGTCCATTTGATGAAAGTGTGGCTCCGATCAAGATGAGTAATCTTTGCGCAGAAATAGATTTGCCAACTGTACCGTTGAACGATGTCAACGACGAGGATGGTAGGATCGCCCTGTGTACTCTATCAGCGATCAATTGGGGTAATGTAAAAGGCCCCCATGACTTCGAGAAGATGTGTCGGTTAGCAGTGCGAGGGTTGGATGCACTATTAAGCTATCAAAATTATCCTATACGTGCCGCAGAACTAGCTACAAAAGAATTTAGGCCTTTGGGTATTGGTATTATTAATTTTGCCTACTTCCTTGCAAAACATGATGTTAGTTATAGTGATCCACGAGCATTGGCTTTGGTTGATGAATATGCAGAAGCATGGTCATACTATTTGATCAAGGCCAGCGCAGATCTTGCTGAAGAACAAGGCGCTTGTGAACGTTGGCAAGATCTCAAGAGTGCTCGTGGAGTTTTACCTGTTGATACAAGAAAACCAGACGTGGATGAACTGGTGCCCTACCAAGAGCGCATGCCTTGGCAATCACTACGCGAACAGATTCAACGCACAGGTCAGCGTAATGCTACCTTGATGGCATTGATGCCGGCAGAAACCAGTGCGCAGATTTCAAATGCCACCAATGGCATTGAGCCACCACGTTCTTATGTGTCAATCAAAGGCAGTAAACATGGACAACTCAAACAAGTGGTGCCAGAGTATCGTAGATTGAAAAACAAATACGAACTGCTGTGGGATCAAACTAGTCCAGAAGGCTATCTCAAACTGTGTGCAGTGCTACAGAAATACATTGATCAAGGTATCAGTGTGAATACTAGTTACAACCCACAGTTTTACGAGGACGAAAAGATTCCTATGAGTGAAATGTTGCAGCACATTCTCATGTGTTACAAGTATGGAATCAAACAGTTATATTATTTCAACACCTTTGATGGGCAAGGCGAAATCAATGTGGACAAACTAATGGAAAGTCGTCCAGTTGAAGTGGAGCAAATGTCCGATCAAGAAGATTGCGACAGTTGTGTGATCTAGGAAGTCAAATGAATCTAAGAAAACTTATGGACTTGGTAGAACAGGCCGGCGCAGGAATCTCTGATGCATGGTTTCAGGATGGAGCATTTGAAACTTATAAAAAACCAAATCCTGAAAAATACGAGATCGCACAGCAAGACGGTGTTATTCAGACACTAGAAGGTCCTGTGAATTACAAAGCAGGATACTATATCTTAACCGGACCCAAAGGGGAACAGTATCCTATTCCTCCAGAAAAGTTTCATGAACTCAAGGACGACGCTGGCAATGGTATCTGTTATCCTAAGAAAATTATAAAATTAGCCAAATTGGCTGATCATGACGGTTCGGTTGCAACCAGCTGGGGAGAAATATTAAACTATACCACTGGGCAAGATGTTATTGTTAGACATGGCTCTAATGATTACGGTGTAGTTAAAAAAGATATTTTTGCAAAAACTTATACACAGGAAAAATAATGAGCGTATTTAATATTAATAATAAAAAAGATCATACCAAATCTCTAGCATTTTTTGACGAGACTGGCGGAGCGCCAATTCAACGTTATGACGTACTAAAGTACAGACAGTTTGACAAACTAACAGACAAACAACTGGGGTTTTTTTGGCGCCCTGAAGAAGTTGATGTATTACGTGACGCCAAAGATTTCAAAGACCTGACCCCTTATGAGCAACACATTTTCACCTCAAACCTTAAACGACAAATACTTTTGGACAGCGTACAAGGTCGTAGCCCCAACCTGGCTTTTCTTCCTGTTGTATCATTACCTGAGTTGGAAACATGGATTCAAACTTGGAGTTTTAATGAAACAATCCATAGCCGTAGCTATACTCATATCATTCGCAATGTTTATTCTGATCCTAGTGAAATATTTGATCAGTTATTGGACATTGGTGAAATCGTTGAATGCGCTACCGATATCAGTAGATACTATGACGATCTCATCCAAGCCAATCAATGGTATCTGTTGCTCGGACCCGGAACACACACAGTGAATGATAAAACTGTTGTAGTAGACGAATACGAACTAAAGAAAAAACTGTGGCTGTGTCTTAACAGTGTGAACGCACTGGAAGGCATTCGTTTCTATGTTAGTTTTGCTTGTAGTTGGGCGTTTGCTGAACTTAAAAAGATGGAAGGCAATGCCAAGATCATCAAGCTGATCGCACGAGACGAAAACGTACATTTAGGGTCTACGCAAACCCTTCTCAAATTGCTACCTCAGGATGATCCAGATTATGTTCGTATCAAAGAAGAAACTCGTGCAGAGTGCGAACAGATATTCTTGGCTGCTGCTGCTCAAGAAAAAGCCTGGGCACGGTATTTGTTCAAGGATGGTAGCATGATTGGTCTTAATGAACAACTGCTATGCGATTACGTAGATTGGTTGACCTGCAAGCGCATGACCGCAGTTGGTCTCAAGTGCGGTATCAAGACCGGTAGTAATCCACTGCCTTGGACAGCCAAGTGGATCGCAGGTGCAGAAGTTCAAGTTGCTCCACAGGAAACAGAGATAAGTAGTTACGTGATTGGTGGCACCAAACAAGATGTCACTACCGAAACTTTTAAAGGATTTACATTATAAATGCTCACTGTGTATTCAAAGAACAACTGTCCCTTCTGCGTACAGGCCAAACGTTTGTTAGAAAGTAAAAATGTTCCTTACGAGGAAATCAATATAGAGAATCAACCTGAGGCAAGACAAATGCTATTGGATCGTGGACTAAGAAGTGTACCACAGATCTTCAATCAACAAGAACTTGTGCCTGGTGGGTTTCAAGGACTGAGTAAACAACCCGCAGAATTTTTTAATCAATTTCAAGGATAAAAATGTTAATTTCAAACAACAAGTATGATGATGGTGATGTGGTCAGTTTTAAATTGGTCAACGGTGACGAAATCGTGGCCAAAATTGTTGAAGACCGATCAGATGCTTGGGTATTAAGCAAACCTTGTACAGTACTACCCAGCCCTAAGGGTATTGGTTTGGTACAAAGTTTATTCACTGCTGATCAAAACAAAACTATCACACTTAAAGAACAGCATGTGATGATGCATCAATTGTGTGTTAAAGAAGTAGGCAATCATTATTTTGAAGTTACAACAGGTATCAAGCCTGTGACAAGTGGGAGCATAGTAATCTAATGCCAGGTGCAGTAAGACAAAGTCAAGACAGTGCAGGTGGAGTACTTGTAGCAGGCAGTCCAAATGTTATTACAAATGGAACTCCGCAAGTGCGTATTGGCGATGCAGTTCAAGGACATGCACCGCCGCCTCATGCAGCACCAGTGATGGCCGAAGGTAGCCCCAACGTGATTGTGAATGGTATTCCTGCATGTCGTGCAGGAGATAAGGCCACATGTGGACATCCAGCGTCAGGCAGCCCTAATGTGATTATTAACTGACATGACATACTCTGCATCACAACTTATAGCAGTAAGCGGATTCAGTCAAAATCTGGGTCTGCAGGTATCATCTGCTATGTTGAACCGAATCGCAGACTGTCAAGACATCACGGTACTGTCTGGGAAACTCAGACAGATGCTAACTCATCCTAACAGCACAAACAATGTGGTGACCATATGTAGAACCAAAATTCCAGGAATCAGCATGACAGTGCCGGCATCATTTAGCACAGTTCCTGAAGGATTTGTGTTTTCTAATCTATCCGACAGTGTCAAAGAACTGGCAGAAATTTATTTTAACAATGGAGTTGCAGGATATCTAAATCGTCTTGGGCAAGCAGCCAACGCTTGCAGAGCAGCAAGAGATATTCTTGGCAGTGTTTACTTTTTAGAAACCGAAGGATTCAGCGGAGTCGCGCCAGACGTGAGCAATCACAATGACTTGGTCACTGGTGGTATTACCAGCAAGTTTGGTCCGCTGGCAGTGGGCAGTCAAGACTATTTGCGAGCTTCAGGATTGTACACTGGAGGAAGTGCGATTTCAGCTACATCTGCAGATATAAAAAGAAGCATAGAATCTGTAGCAGATGCCATTGACAATCTTGGCACTTTGTACGATTTCACAAGATTAGAATCTTTAGGCACAGCCTATGGGCTGATCAATAATCTGTTGCTGCAAGGCCTGATAAAAACTGAATTCATACAAACTTTTGAAAATCAAAATGTTGATGTCAATGCACTACAACAAGCAAGCGAATCAGTTTTGATTTCTATCCTAGAACAAATTCAAGGAAAAGATGTACAAAGAATCATAACCGGCACAGGCCTTAAACAGCCCACCAATTCCATTATACAAAATGCAGCAGATCTACTTAAAACTGACAAAGTGATAACCATAGCTGCCATAAATGCTATTCCTGGTGGCAAACTGACTGACTTGGCTGCTGCACTGATCAGTCTTAATGTAAACTATGAAACCAAGGAAGACTTGGTTACCACTTTAAGAAACATTGAACTGTTGGACACACCAACTCTGTCATCTTTGTCCAAACCAGTGCCTACTGTGGACACACAATCAATTAGATCTTCATTTCCTTCAGGATCAGGAGATTTTGGTTCGCCGTTTATTCAAGAAATTATTGGAACTCCGTCTGGCTACATACACACCGACACATTTTCAACTGTGTTTAGAGTGTGCAGCTCCATCGCAAGCACAGCCGAATCTATCGCGCTGATAGCTGCCTGCAACACTGTGTTGGCTGCTTATGATGCTGACGCTGATCCAACTGCGGCAGAAAATGCATTTGAAACAGCAGTGGATAACTTGATTGCTTTATCTTCTATCAGTAGTTTGCTAGACGAAGCTGACACAGCGATAGGTCTTTCCACAGCTCAGGTGATACTAGAAGAAAACAATCAACTCAAAGGCGGCATTGACATTCAAAGTTACATACCGGGTAGTGCCACGTTGAGTCAATTGACTTCGTTGCTTACCACATTAGGCACAGACTCTTTTAACAGTGGCGCTACTTCTATGTTGCTGGACATGCTAACCGATGACATCTATGGTGAGGCAACAAGAGCAGTATTGCTTCAAGGAAAAAATGAACAAACACTCAAACTGATTGGTAAAGAAACCATTGGTATTTCTGATATTGAAAGATTGGCATTGGGTGTACGTGCAGCAGAAGGCGAAGGGCTCACTGCACAACAAAGAGAAAACGTGATTGACGACGCAAGATCAAGAAATCTTGATATCAACACAGCATTGGCTAATGCTGCTTTTTATGGATACAATAATCAATATTATACCAGTAGAGGTTACCCAAAAGCATAATCTGGGTATATAACCGCCGTAATAACCCACTAGATCCACCGTAATATGCCCACTTTATGGGCTTGAACGATATTTAAGTTGACATAGCACAACTTATATTGTATTATTACCTGGATCCTGTGTTCTTAAATATCACTACGTCTAAAACTAAGGAGGAAGTAAATTATGACTCTGACCAATAGATCTTGGCAACGATGGATTCCAGGCATTACCAAACTGGTAATCGGAATCGCAGGATTTACATTTTGTGCAACCATGGCAGTAAAAGTCACGACCGCCAAAATGAATCAACTACGTGAAGCAAACAATCAGGCACAAACCGTTTTTGTGACTGCTGCCACACGCGAAAGACAGTTAACCTGTCTAGCAAGAAATATCTATCACGAAGCAGGTTTTGAACCTTTTGAAGGCAAAGTGGCTGTAGCACAGGTAACACTGAATCGTGCTGCCAGCGGACAGTTTCCCAATGACATCTGTGCTGTGGTGTATCAGAAAGGTGTGATCTACGACAAGGTGATTTGCCAGTTTTCCTGGTACTGTGAACAGCCCGGCAAGATGCGCCCAGTGAATCCTGCTGCCTATGCAGAAAGCTATGCTGTGGCCAAAAAGGTATTGCTGGAAAATTTCCGTCTTGACGGATTGAAGCATGCATTGTATTATCATGCAGACTATGTGAACCCACAGTGGGGCAAGGAAAAAATTGCCAAAATTGGGCGACATATTTTTTATTCAGATCGTAAAGCAAAAGGCACATGATGAAAAAGTTTAGTGTTGAGCAATTTCGTGAGGGCACACTGGCCTGGTTCCGTGCGCACCTTACCCATGTAAGTGCCGAAACGCTGGGCTGGATGGCCAGCTTGTTTATTCATTTCAGTATCATTCCCAGTCTGCTAGCAGCCATGGCAGGACTCACTGATAAAATGCCTCCTGTGGACATGGTGCTGTTCTGTTGGGGCGCATTGGCCCTGCTGTTTATCAAGGCTGTGATGATGCGTGATCGTTTGAACATTCTTACAATTGGCGCAGGCTTTATTGTACAGTGTGTTCTTATGGGGCTCATGTTATTCAAATAAATAATGTAGCAGTTTAGGAGGCTGCAAAACATGAGCAAAATCTCCCAAGAAGAACAAGAGCAAGAACAAGAACTGAGCCTGGAAGAAGAACTAGGCATTGACGACGAAACTGATTATGGTTTTGTTATAGGCGCAGATGGTGAACTCAAACACCTGTTCACTCCAGATCAGTTCTACCTAGATCCGCCCCCAGTAGTGCGCAAGATACTAAAACTGCTGGGTATCAAAGATATCAATCTTGTGGCCACAGACAGCGCACCCAGCGACAGCATACACTGATTATAGTTTACACCGTGATTTTGCTATGGTTAAATAGTATATTATGGCCATAGATGCAAACTTATACCCTAATTCCAGTGGACTTGTTCTAAATCGTTTTCTTGGAGTTTTTGCCAACACAGACACGATTGATGATTCTACCGGAGCCCTGCAGGTCTGGGGCGGGGTGGCGATTAAAAAAAATCTATATGTTGGCGGCAATACTGTAATTCAAAACACTTCTCTTGATAATCTCACAGCAAACCTAATCAGTGTAAGCAACGTTGTTGTTGCCAACCTAACAGCTACAACAACCAGTACGCTATCTACTTTGGCTGTGATTGGTAACATTTCAGCAGCAAACGTTTCAACTGGTAATATAACAGTTTCAGGTAATATTTCAGCTAATAATCTGCTGTCTGATACACTAAGTACACAAAATATACTAGTGTCGGGAAACATTCAAGCTTCAAATGTGATTATCACAGGCACCGGTACCAATCCTCTGGCTGCAATCACACGGTCAGAAGCGTTTGGGTTGAGCATTGCGTTTGGACTCTAGTTCAAACTAAATAGCTTAAAAGGATCAGTTATGAAAGTTGCAGATATTATCCGTGGAGTTCTAGATCTTCTAGATGGGGAAGATCGTCCTGTACACGCACAGGGTACCATAGTATTAGGTCCTAAACCGGACACTGTAGAAATTAATCAAGTTGATGATGAGAATGAACTGATCAGGCTCAAACAAATTGCTGGATTGATAGGCTCGGGCAATACAGAATTTTCTAACAGTCCTGAAGAAAAAATTGCTGGAATAGAAGCAGTTATACAATCTGGTGATGATGTACATCACAGCAAGCATCCTAGTGATATTCGTAGTGACAGCGTGAGCATGTATCCTATGTATCAGAGTAGACCATAATGTATCTATTAGTGCAAAGCTATCTACAAAGTGCTAGAACTGTGAACCTTACTGTGAACAGTTCAGACACTATCAGCAGTGTAAAAGTTCAGATGTTCACAGCAGAGGGATTTAGTCCTGCTTACATGGAAATGTACTATAATGGCACCTTGTTGGCAAATGCCAATACTTTGAGCAGTTATGGAATAATATCCAATGATATCTATATCAAGACCAGCAACAATATTGCCACATTGGCCACTAGAGAAGCCAGACAAAAGGCCAAGCTGGATCTTGCTGCACTACAGCGCACAGAGTGGGGTCGTCCAGACACCTATGATATCACAGAGCTACCCACACAGTACAGCGGCAACACCGTGGTAGACAATCCCAATGCTGGAGGCCTGATAGTTGGTCGCCCATGGAGTTGATCCATGAGTAATCCACGCACCAACACAACCAATTATGCTCATCCACAAGAGACCAATCTCTTAAACGTTCACAAGGCCATGGAGTATGACCTTGCTGGCAAACCCATGCTTCGTGTGGCAGCACAACTGTCAGGCCCCAGCATTGCTGGACAGGTGTCGGCATTTGGTGAACCTCTTGCTATCAGTCCTACGGCAGTTATACAACTAGATGCTATCTACGGCACTACTACAGATGTAATACAGACTTTTACCAGTGGCACAGGATCATCAGCAGGAGCAGATACACAACTGTTCCGTGTACAGTCAGGAACTACCCAAGGCGGATATGGTGTGCTACGTTCAAAGCGTTTCATGCGTTATCGACCAGGACAAGGTATCGTGTGTAGACTCACCGCGGCATTTACAACAGGTGTGGTAGGCAGTGGTCAGTATGCAGGATTGGCAAATCAAGAAAATCGTGTGGCATTTGGTTGGAATGGCAATCGTTTTGGAGTTGTTCGCAGTACCGGTGGCAAAGCCACAATATATCTTATGACCATGACAGTGGCACCCAATGCCACACAGACAGCGACTATCACTCTTAACGGTGTTGCCTACACAGTTACTTTGAGTAACACTTCATCTGACGTAGCTGTACAAACTATTGTGAATCGTGCGGGAGGGTATGGCGGCTGGTTGTTTCAACAAACAGACGGTGCTATGTTATGGTTGGCGCCCACACTGGGGCCAATGAACGGTACATTCTCGTTTACCAGCACTGGCAATGCTCAGGCAACATTTATACTAAAACAGGTAGGTGTAGCACAAACAGACAACTGGACCTATCAAGAAGACTGGAACGTTGACAAGCTGGATGGTACTAACACTATTACAACCAATCCCAGTGGTATGCTGTTGGATCATACCAAGCTGAATGTTTACCAGATTGGCATGCGTTGGTTAGGTGCTGGAGTGATCAGTTATGCTGTTGAAGATCAAGCATCAGGTGCCATGGTATATGTGCATAGAGAACACTATGTGAATCAACACACCACACCACACACTCTAAATCCCAGTTTTAAAATAACCTATGCTGCCTTTAACACCACTGGCAATACCAGTGTCACAGTAACTGGTGCAAGTGTGTACGGCGCAGTAGAAGGCACTATATTCCAGAATGAACTCACCCGCAGCCACAGTGCATCAAAATCCAGCCTCACACAAAATGTCACACATCATATGATGACTATTAAAAATTCTGTGGTCACTAACGGACTGGCCGGTGCAAACAATGGCAACTATGTGTTGAATACCAAAGAAGCCATCGTCAAAAGTTTGAGTGTGTCGGTGCAGGCCACAGATCCGTCACAGGTGTTTTTGTTTTTTGAACCCACTAGTTTTTCTAGCACTCATTTGTACTTTAACATACCGAACTGCAACGAAGTGTACAGTGAAGCAACAGGCACATTGAACCTTGCTGTGGACACTCCAGTCTACACAGGTTTGCTTGCCATTAACGGAACTATCAACATTGATCTTAGTCCCTATCGTATAACCGTTCCGCCAGGTAGTCAGGTCAGCATCGCAGTGCGCAGTACAAATGGTATCACGCAGGCCACAGTGGCCCTGGTTTGGTCAGAAGATTAATTTTAACAATGAATCATTTTTATGAATCCATATATGGTTGGAGTCATTATCTAATGCCCTGGTACAAGTACATAGTACCATTGTTGCCTGATAATCCGCAGGTGGTAGAGGTTGGCTGCTGGCACGGTCGTAGCACAGCATGTTTAGCAGTAGAATTAATTAATCATAAGCAAACTTTTAATCTCTGGGCAGTGGATCATTGGCTAGGTTGTAATGAACCATTTTATTTTCAAAACATCATTCTTGAAGAACTAGCAGAAGATCAGCCTTACAAAATATTCTTAAAAAACATGGAACCTGTAGTCGATCAACTGAACATCATTAGAGAGACCAGTGTACGAGCAGCAGAACAATTTGAGGATAACAGTTTGGATCTTGTGATACTAGACGACGACCATGTGCAGGAGGCTGTGGCAAATTCTATCATGGCTTGGTGGCCCAAATTAAAACCAAATGGAATACTATGTGGTGATGATCATGACAGTAATTACCCTGGCGTGATAAATGGAGTAAGAAACATGTTTGGCAGCGATCCAGGCAGCTATGCTATCTATACCTATCTAGGCTTCGCTGAAATAGAAAGCACCGGAGTGTGGGTGGTACAAAAAACTCCAGACAGACAATTATTAGATCAATCCTTGCCAGAAGATTTTTGGCAATATAAGATTCCTTACAAATCCAACGATCACGTTGAACACGAATCAGAAATCATTTGTCAAGATTGCTCTAGCAAAGAAGAAAAAATTATTCCAATTAGTCGCTTGCAAAATCCAAAGAAACATAGTATAATTTAAAATCTTACACCAATAAATAGATCTATGTTTTTTGGATATCTCATTCTTTTAATTGCCATTCTTATTTCGGCGATAGCGGCATACTACTCTGTGGTAGGACTCACAGCGATATTTGCTGCGGCAGTGCTGCCCGTAATGATCATGGGCGGCGCACTAGAAGCCGGCAAGATTGTGGCCACAGTATGGTTACACAATAACTGGCAACGCATAGGATGGGCATTCAAAACCTATCTAGTGCCTGCTATCGTATTTCTCATGCTGCTCACCAGCATGGGTATCTTTGGATTCCTTAGCAAAGCACACAGTGACCAAGGACTGGTCAGTGGTGACAGTCAAGCCAAACTGGCCATATATGATGAAAAAATTAAAACCTCTCGTGATAACATCGAAACCAACCGCAAGGCTCTTAAACAAATGGATGAGGCTGTGGACCAAATCATGGGTCGCAGTACAGATGAAAAGGGAGCCGATAAGGCAGTGGCAGTGCGCCGGAATCAACAAAAGGAACGTACTAGGCTCCTTGCTGAAATTGACGCCGAGCAGAAAAAGATTGCTCGCCTTAACGAAGAAGCAGCGCCAATACGAGCAGAGAATAGAAAGATTGAAGCCGAGGTAGGCCCAATCAAATATATCGCTGCACTGATCTATGGTGACAATCCTGATGCCAATCTACTGGAAGCAGCAGTGCGCTGGGTGATCATATTGATTGTGATTGTGTTTGATCCTTTGGCACTAACCTTGATTCTAGCTGGTAACAAACAACTGGAGTGGGCTCGCGAAGATCGTCGTAAACAAGATCAAGAGTTTGATGAGAAGTATGTGGAAATACCCACAGAGCCAGCCAAGGAGTTTAGCCTATTCCAGTGGACCAAGCCAGAAGAAATTCCTCCTGAAGAAGAAAAGTCTGTTGAAGTGGCACAAAATGTACAAGACACGCCACCACCTCCGGAGGATCTTGGGTTGTGTCCAAAATGTGATACGCCTATACAGTCAGCACCGGGTATCGGCCCATTCTGCCCTAATAAAGACTGCGATGTAGTAGATGGGTTAGAACAGGCTAGAAAAGAATTGGCAGACAAAGAACAAGAAGAATTTTTCTTCCGCAGCCGCATGATTGCCAAAGGCCTGGACGCAGAAGAACAAGAACGCATGATCACTGAAGCCAACACTGCTTTGGCGGCTATTGGCGATCAAGACTATGACATTGAGTCTGTGGTAGAACAAGCAGAAAAAATCAATGCCTACGAACAACAGATTGCCGGTCTAGCAGAAGAAAAAGAAAATCTAGCAATTGAAAAAAACAAATTGCAAGAAGCACTGGATCTGTTGGCAGTGGAATTTGAAAGAGTAAACAACCACCTGCCTGATGTAGAAGTGTATAGAAACCAACTAGAACAGCAGGTGGCGCAACTGTCGGCTGAAAAATACATCATTGAACGAGAACTGGTTAGCACAAAAGAAACTCTTGAGTCCACAGTGCAAAGACAACAGGAACTAGAACAGTTTTTGGACACACTGCCTCCTCAATTGGATCAGCTGGAGACAGTAAAAACTCAACTGCAAACTGAAATTCAAAGTCTGTTGACTGACAATCGTCAGTTGAGAGAATGGGTGGATCAACTGGAAAAAGATCTTAAAGAAGCAGTTGAACTAGCACAGCAAAAAACCCAAGCACTGGCACAAGTTCAAGAACCGCAGGTGGCTGTGACAGCCGACAACGATGACGGCACTCCCAATGACACCAAGGCAACTTTTGGTACAGAATTTCCTAAAAATCAAAAGAAAGGTGATCTTTTTCTAAGAGTGGATTATTTGCCCAGCAGACTGTTCAAGTGGAACGGAACCAAGTGGATTGAGATTGATAGAGATCAAACCGATCGCTATGCCTATGACAGCGCATATATAAGAATGCTGGTAGAAAAACTGCAATCAGGCGAATATGATATTGATGATTTAAACGAACTAGAAAGATCACAAGTAAGCACATATCTAAACGATCCTCGTACGGATGCATAGCAATTTTATTACTCCACCAGATTTCGTTGACAACAACTTACCAACTATATTGGTAGTTGATGCTGCTTGGGATGATATAGAAACTCTAGCATTGTATTGTCAAAATTCAAATTATCTTTATAATGTGTATATCTATCAAGATGTGATGTTCGATACCGAATGGCTGCAACAAGCTGCACTAAGATCACATGCCATAATCATGAACTCAGATCAAAGTGCATGCACCAACGAAAAAAATAAATTTTTGAAAGAATCTAAAACTTGGTATTACGGTCCTAATCGTTATCTAGGCAACAACAATCAGTTGCAATCTTTGATTGAATTTTTTATAAAACATAATGAACAATAATGTACACCATGTGCTGTGCAATTTTTGTGGTAAAAGTCGCAGCGAAGTAGACAAACTTATCGTGGCCAATGACGCCGGTATATGCAACGAGTGTATTGAGTTTTGTGCAGATCTCTTGAATCGCGAACGTATCAAAAATATTCAATCTGATAAGAAAATTTCAAGATCACTTGATGCAGTCAAACTCAAGAACTATCTTGATGAGTATATTATTGGTCAAGAGCAGGCCAAGATAGCTCTAGCAGTGGCAGTGGTCAATCACTACAAAAGAATTTATTTTCAACCCGACATAGAACTAGAAAAAAGCAATCTGCTGATATATGGTCCTACTGGTGTTGGTAAAACCATGCTGGCAAAAACTGTAGCCAAATATCTAAATGTGCCATTTGTGATTGCTGATGCTACCACTCTTACTCAGGCAGGATATGTAGGCGATGATGTTGAAAGTGTGATTTCAAGATTGTTTAGCGAAGCAGATTTTGACATTGACAAGTGCCAACAGGGCATAGTGTTTATTGACGAAATTGATAAAATCAGTAGAAAAAATGAAAGCAGTAATCTGCACCGTGATGTAGGCGGCGAGGGTGTGCAACAGGCCCTGCTCAAGCTGGTCGAAGGTACCAAATGCACTGTGAGTGTGGAGTCAAGAAAAAAACACCCCAGTGTTGATACTGTGGAAATAGACACAAAAAATATTCTTTTTGTTGCAGGTGGAGCATTTGACGGGCTGGAAAAAGTGGTATCCGCTAGAGCCAAAGGCAACAGCATAGGATTTACATCTCAGGCTGTGGAAAATTCTTCTGGCCAGGTGTTGGCCGAAGATTTTATCAACTACGGCATGATTCCTGAATTTATAGGCAGATTTCCTGTTACAGTAAGTGTTAATGCACTGGGACTAGAAGATCTAACAAGAGTGCTAGTTGAACCTAAAAGTAGTTTACTGCAACAAATGCAGTGGTATTTCAACACCGATGACATTGAGTTAGAGTTTGAAGATCAAGCAGTTCTAGCTATTGCACAACAGGCTCTGGACAGAGGAATTGGAGCAAGAGGACTTAAAACCATTTTAGAGCAGTGTCTTATGCCTGTTATGTATTCTTTGAACGAACTGAAAACTCAAGGTATAAGTAAAGTGAGGATTACTAAAAAAGTAATTACAGAAAATCAAAAACCGGAATTTATTAAACATGAGAGATAAACCACCTTTTTTAAATGGATCCATTGTTGTGGTTGTAAACGACAACGTGGAAAAAGCTCTGCGCAAGCTGAAAAAGAAAGTGCAAGAAAGCGGCATTCTTCAAGAGTTGCGTGAAAGAGAACAGTACGAAAAACCAACCACTTCTAGAAAACGAGCCAAAAACGCAGCACGTCGTCGTTGGCAGAAAAAACTGGAAAGCGAGCAGTTGCCTAAAAAACTGTTCTAATGTATATTGAATTTTGGTTGCCCAGCGGTGCAGGAGGTGTTGCTGCTTCGTATGCTAGCAGTGTGATACAACGAGAGATCAAGTCCTGGGCATCAAAATACAATGTGGTCTACCGAACCAAGATAGTAAAGTACACTCTTAGACTATCGTTCAATAACAGTGAAGACTATGTGCATTTCCAGTTGAGCTGGAATCCTGACAATGTTTTTGCCACTCGTTACTCCATTATAGAACCTGGCCAAATAAATTGACTTTTGAGAGTCAATCATGTATAAATACACATGTAAGATGCCTACGGGGTCTTGCAAGCCAATTACTTGCTTATTGAAAGGAGAAAAAAATGGCTACTATTCTAACTCTAGATCTACCTACGCTGCATCGTCGTTTTATTGGTTTTGATCAATTCTTTGACGAAATAGAGCGTACATTTAATGTGCAAAAACAAGACAACTATCCTCCTCATAACATAGTGCGTATCAATGACACACATTTCATGATTGAATTAGCTGTGGCAGGATTCGCCGAGGACGAGTTAGATGTTAGTTTGTACAACAATAAATTGATTGTTAAAGGCGAACGCAAGCGAGACATTGATGAAGCTTGGCAGTATCTACACCGAGGTATTGCCAGTAGAGACTTTGAACGCAGCTTTCCTCTTAACGAAAATGTTGAAGTCAAACAGGTTACTGTGCAAAATGGTATCATGACTATTAATTTGGAATTGGTTGTTCCTGAGGAACAAAAAGCCAAAAAGATAGCAATTACCTTTGCCAAGTAATATAATAGTGGGTGCAACATCGCACCCACTATATCAAAGAGGAAACAATGGGAAACGCAGATACTTTGACCAAAACACAAAGCAGTCTTAAAATTGAACCAAAATTAAATATTCCTGAACCACGGTTATGGAAAGTGATTTTTATCAATGATGAAATCACTACCATGGAATTTATCATAGAAGTTCTAAAAAACATATTTGATTACGACGAAGATCAAGCTCAGAACATGACCATGAGAATACACCAAGAGGGTGCAGGTGTAATCGCAATTTATCCGCATGAAATCGCAGAACAAAAAGGTATTGAAACCACTTTGCTTGCAAGAAACAATGGATTCCCACTACAGGTTAAACTAGAACCAGAAGGATAATCATGGATGTAATGTTGGACTTAGAAACTCTAAGCACAAGACCCGAAAGCGTTATTCTTACCATTGGTGCAGTAAAATTTGATCCTTGGGGCGAGGATGTGGATGCAGAACACGGACTTTACTTTCGTGTGAACGTTGATCAACAACTTGCTCTCGGGCGTCATGTGCAAGAAGAAACTATACAGTGGTGGAGTAAACAACCAGCAGAAGTTTTTGAAGAAGCCATGGGCGAAAATGATCGTGTGGGTTTAGAAGATATGACTGCTGGACTCAATCGTTTTCTAGTAGGAGTAAACAACATCTGGTGCCAAGGTCCTGCATTTGATATTGTGATTCTAGAAAATCTTTACAGACAATTGGTCAAGCCCACTCCCTGGCAGTTTTGGCAAATTCGCGACAGTCGTACACTGTTTGGTGTACACGGCGATCCAAGAGAAAAAGATCGTAAGGCAGCACATAATGCACTCATGGACTGTTACTATCAAGCCATTGGTGTACAGCAGATATATAAACAGGCAAAAGTGCCCAACCCCAAGGAGAGAGCTTATGCCCATGTATGAAGACAGCATAATAGAGAAACTGGAAGAATTAGCCAGTTTGATACGAGTATTAGACACACGAATTCAATTTGTGCAGCAGGACATAGAAGAACTGAAACAAGGTGAACTAACTGCTATAAAATTGTGTGTTGAACAGTTGGCTCAAAAACAGTTAGAAGAAGTTCATGATAACACAGCCAAACGATGGACTGTAGAAAGACTATAATGCAAATAGTATTTGGAAAAGAAACAGTAGAGCAACTGAAAGAAAAATACACTGTGTTGGAACTGGAAAAAATTTCCACACCAAGTGGAACTCTTGAACCATATTGCGTGATTCCTGTTGAACAGATTGCTCTTAATCTGTCACACATTGAGCATGATATTCAACTACACGAGAAGTTTGTTCAAGCTATTAAAGACAATGATGTAAAATTGTGTTTGGATCTGCATGAACATCTTGTTGGTAAATTTGGTGGCGAACTAGACAGCTTTTACGACATTGTAACACAACGTTGCCGAGACACTGGCAGCGCACAATTGGTACTACCGCAGCAGTAATCATAAACATATTACATTTAGATTACAAGTCATGAAATATATACTGTATGGGTAGATTTGACTGCCCAGGGGTGTTTCATGAAAAATTTACTAGCTGCCATCTTACTGGCCACTCTAGCCACGGCAGCTAACGCAGAGCCAAGACCTAGAAAAATTCAAATGATGTGTGGCAGCTTTGAGGATGTTGAAGCTACCATGAACAAATACGGCGAAAAAATGGTTATTGCCACACAAGCGCCTAACGAGCAAACAGTTAACATGCTGTATGCGAATTTTGAAACACAAACTTCCAGCTGGTTTATTCATGACCTACAAACCGATGAGTACTGTATGGTTGGTGTAGGAAAAGCTGTGTATATACCAGATGATAGTGCCCTACAAAAAGGCACCGGAGTTGGATTAAAAGTAACTTACAAATAAGCCTGGAAATTCCAGGCTTTTTTATGATCATAAGGAGCATGCCATGAGCTGGTTTTCACATAGACCCAAACGAAATCCACCAACTCCACCGCAGCCCACACATCCTCCGCACAGAATGTAAATAAATACTGTTGTTTTCAACGATTCCTGCCCTTCAAAATAATAACAAAATGGAATCAATGAGTCATGGATCCGTTAACACTGTTTGCACTGGCAAATGGCGCGGTCAAACTTGTAAAGGAAGGCTGTAAACTTTACAAGGACATAAAAGGAGCTGCCGGGGACATTAAAGATGTACTCGCAGATCTTGATGACCAATTTCACAACAAATTCCGAGATCGTGCTCCTACTGTCGCGGAAAAAAATCAGTTCATCACTGAAAAAAATCGCATAATTGAACTTAACAAAAAGGCCGGCGACACTACCAACATCTACACAGAAATTGGTCAGCAGTTGGGTGCATACTTTGACAACTACTACAAGTGCAAGGCTATATTTGAAGAAGAAGAACGACGTAGTAAAACAGAAGTATACCACGGCGAAGATAGTATAGGCAAACGTGCATTACAACGTGTTTTGCTAAAAAAACAGCTTCAGCACATGGGCGAAGAACTGCGTGAAATCATGGTCTATAACAGTCCGCCAGAACTGGGTGCTTTATGGACTGAAGTAGACGAAATGATGCAAAAAGTTGGCAAGGAGCAAGCAGGTGCTATTGCCATACAAATGAGAGCAGATGCTGAAGCTAAAAAACGAGCCTATCGTCGTAGAAAGAAAATACAGTACAAGATCATGTGCTGGACTATGAGCACTGTGGGTGTGTTATATTTGGTATGGTTGATCTGGGCAGTGGTACAAGTGCGCATAGAAAAATATCCTGAACTAGGCGTGTGTTTGCTGCCCAAAGGAACACCTGGGTATAATTTTTATAATAATTTAAAATGGGTAGACTGCGATAAGTAAACTTACAGAGATTGCTTATGCCAATTTTTATTAATTTTTTTAGTTTTTGGATATTGATGACCTGGACCTTGCATCGCGGTGATCCAATTGGCGCAGTGTTAACTATAATTACTTTCCTCATAATGCATGGTTTCTGCGAAGAACTTGTAGACAACAGCACTGGTTTATCATAGTATTAGACTTTTTTGACAAGCAGAATGATGCGAAAACTACTAGCCTTCTTTTTACTTTTTTGTACACAAGCAGCGGCTGCCCCTTTAACTGCAAAAAGCTGGTTGGTCACAGATGGCGAAGGAAATTTCATAGCCGGCGAAAACATGTTTGATGTTAGAAGCATTGCCAGTGTTACCAAGCTGATGACCGTGGTTACCATACTGGACAGCAAGCTAGAACTAGACAGTCCACTCAATATCAAACTTACCACTTATAGTAAAAAAAATCGCAAGGTCAAATCCAGTCCTTACGACAATACTACTAGACGCCAGTTGATTGATCTAGCCATGGTACGCAGTGACAATAATGCTGCACGTTTGTTATGTACCACTTATCCCACAGGATACGATGGTTGTATAAGAGACATGAATATCAAGGCACGCAGTTTGGGCATGATCAACAGTGTGTTTTATGATCCTACAGGGCTAGATGATAGAAACAACAGTACCGCCAAGGATCTGGTTCTTCTGGTACAATCTGGACACTTGCACCCAGAAGTTGTGTCCGCCAGTCAAAAAAGCAAAATACAAATCAAGATCAAAAAACGCTGGTTTTTAGGAAGAAATACCAATCCCTTGATTGGTACCAAACATGACATTCAAGTGAGCAAAACCGGTTGGACCACTCGAGCCGGTGGGTGTATTGTGATGCTCATGGATACAGATCGCGGTCGCCGCATAGTGATAGTGTTGGGCAGTCGCAGTATCAAAACCAGAATTCCCGAAGCAGAATTTATTTCAACAATTGAAGGTTCTCCTGAAGAAAAACTACAACAACAAGAACCTTCAAACTTGTGGCGCCGGTGGTTTTAGTTTGCTCACCCATAATTCTTTGAACCCTATATAAATATTATTAACGAGGAGCATCATGGGGTTTTTAGAATATTCTGACATCAGTTTTAGAGCATTTTCATCTAGTACAAAAAAACAAGATATCATACAGCGCAAAAACAGCATTCTAGATGAAGTACATCGGCATCATAGAATGACTCCGCAATCAATATTATTTGTGGGATTTAATCCTGCACTGTTTGGATCTACAGTATCTGATATCTATGTTACAGAAGTTGACGACGAAGCGTTGGCCTACATCCAGTCTCAAAACGCACAAGTTAAATTTGTGAGCATAGACAATCTTTTCAACTACGAAAAACATTTTGATGTAATTGTAGCACTAGAAGAGTTCTTTACTTTTAGCGACAGCGAAAACAATCAAAAAGTTCAATTTGAAATGATTTGTCGCGCCAGTAAAAAACTAGTGATAACTACACTTAGGGACTATAAAAATCAAGAATTCAAAGATAGAGAATTTAGCATTCCTGCTGTGATCAAAAACGATGACAGCACTAATGTGTATCTTGAATATCATGATTATGATGCAACAGATCGTAACGCATGGTGCAGAGTGGTGTACGAAGTAGAAGGCAGAACATTGACCTACAACGGACCTTTTGAATGCAGAAACATGTATTTTAAGCAGTGTGCAAAATTTGGCTATGACATGGGAGCCAAAGAATTCTTGATACATAAGAACATCATGTACAAGAGTTTGATCAAAAAGAATTATGAACATGTGATTTCAATTTTATTCTAATATATGGACGTAACAGCACAGGTAGACAGCATAGTTGAAAATCTTGTACGTGGTATTGAAACCAGACTTGAAGCTAGACTAGAACAAACAGTAACAGCTTTTTTGCAAAGCAAACTTGACGCAGTTGATGTTGATAAAAAACTCAACTGGCTGGCCAGTGTTAAACTTGACAATCTAATTGGTGCTTTGAGTATTGATCAATCCACAGTGCAACAGCGAGTGGAAGCAGTCACAGACACAGTGGTCAACGGCATTGAAGCAGAGTGTAGGAAAACCAGTCTTGAAAGAATAAGACATCGCATCAACAGTGAACTGGATATCAACAAGTTGGTCAAAGAAGTGTTGTCCAGCGAACTTGAATCTAAAATAACGCAGTTGAATTTTCCTGCAAAAAGCATACCATCAGAAGCTATTGAGTTTAAAGGATTACAACTCACCGGAGACAACATTGTTGGCGGCATAATCAAAAACTTTGGCAGTTCAGGCATACAGGATCTCAGCGAGAATGTACAACTGACCTTGCTTGACGAAGCCGTGGTGATAGAAAACAATGTGGTAACACTGGGCCTACAGGTAAAAGGAACCACAGTGCTAGAAGGCGATGTGGTAATCAACGGCAACGTGCCTCCCGAAAGTCAATTCTATTCCAGCTTGATCAGCAATGCAGTGGATGGTGTAAAGCGCAGCATGAATCAAGAGTTCTTTGGTGATTATGCAGAGGTAATCTTTGATCGCATTCGCCAAGAAGGCTTGGATCTCAATCGCATTACACTGAATGGTACAGAAATCATAACTGGTAACAAACTGAACTATGGAATCACTGACACCAATATCTCCAGACTGGGCATGGTCAAGGATCTCCAAACCGCAGGTGAAACCTATCTAAGCGAAGTGCTGTATGTTGGCAAGAACCGTGTGGGAATCAACACACTGGAACCAGCAAACAGTCTAAGTGTTTGGGATCAAGAAGTTGAACTGGGTATGGGCAAGCGTAGTAAAGACGTGGGCTGGATTGGTACTACTAGACGTCAGGATTTTATACTCAGTGCCAACAATCAAGACAACCTTACACTCAAACAAGATGGCACAGTGAGTGTTCAAAAACTACAGGTCAACAAGATCACTATCATGAGCAGTGCAGGAACACCTGCCGGCGATGAACCTCGTGGCACAGTGGCATTCAATGAAAATCCAGCTCCTGGACAGCCTATCGGATGGGTGAGTTTAGGTAATGGCGCATGGTCTAAATTTGGCACAGTTGGTTGACAATTCAAGTTACAAAAATTAAAATCTTATAATGCTATTCTTATTTGATGTAGATGGTACTCTTACACCCAGCCGAGGTACCATGGATCCAGAATTCAAACATTGGCTGTGGCACGAGTTCAAACATCCTATTAGGCTAATCACTGGCAGCGATCCAGAAAAAACTCAAGAACAAATTGGCATGGATTTCTGGAGTGATTGTTTTGTGTACAATTGTGCTGGCAATCATGTGTTTGATCACGGTAAAGAAATTTTCCGCAGCGAATGGCGTTTGCCTGCAGATCTAGAATGGATTCTACAGGCCAAACTGTTTGCCAGTCCTTGGTTGATTCGCACAGGCAAGCATCTAGAACATAGGACCGGGCTGTGCAACTTTAGTATTGTGGGGCGTAACGCCACTCCTGAACAGCGCAAAATGTATTACGATTGGGACTGTATAACTAAAGAACGAGAAATTCTAGCCAAACTGATCAACATGGTTTGGGGAGCCACAGTTGAAGCCACAGTAGCAGGCGAGACTGGCATTGACATATATCAACGCGGGGCAGGCAAGGATCAGATTTTGGACCAAGTGACAGAACTAGGACCTATCCATTTTTTTGGCGATCGGCAAGATCCAGCAGGCAATGATTACAAACTAGCACAAGTTATCTTGACAAAAAATGCAGGTCAGTGTTATCATGTTAAAAACTGGCAACACACCTGGGATCTTTTGAAAGAACTTAATGACAATTAAACGCATTGGCTTTGCTTGTAAATGGCTCACAGATCCAGCAGAAGTTGCTGGTGCTAAACCTGCTGCCACAGACCACAACACTCGTTCAACCACTGTGGCCTGGCTTAACCGTCAACCCAAAGATGAAGCTGTGCAAAGACTTTGGGATATTGTTCGTCATAACATTGCAGCAACACAACGTCTTGTAGAAAGGGTAGGCAGCTATGATCTCTCACGTCGCATGGTTCGTATTGGCAGCGATATTCTGCCTATGTACACTCAGCCTGATTGGAGCTGGTTTTATCAGCAACCGGATGTTAGAGCTTATGCCGAGAAGCATTTTGCTGATGTGGGGCGGGTGGCTCGCGCCCTTGATGTGCGCCTCAGTTTTCATCCTGGCCAGTATTGTGTTCTTGCAAGTGAGTCTGATAACATCGTTGAACGTAGTATTGAAGAATTTGAGTACCATGTAGACATGGCTCGCTGGATGGGCTACGGTGCCACCTGGCATGAGCATGGTTTTAAAATTAATGTGCATTTAAGCGGGCGCGGTGGTCCCGACAAATTTCTAGCCACACTGGGAAGGCTCACACCAGAAGCTAGAAATTTAATCACCATTGAAAATGATGAGATGAAATATGGACTTGATTATACTCTTGCTGTCAGTAAACATGTGGCTCTTGTTCTCGATCTTCATCATCACTGGGTCAACTCGGGGGAGTATATTGTGGCGACAGACGATCGTGTTCAGCGTGTTATTGACAGCTGGCGTGGTTCTCGTCCTGTTCTGCACTACTCTGTTAGTAGGGAAGATATTCTTGTGGATCATTGTACCCGATCTAGGCCCGATCTTCACGCACTTATTGGAAGAGGCCATAAGAAACAGCAGCTTAGGGCGCACAGCGACTTCTATTGGAATGAAGCTGTGAACGAGTGGGCGTTGGAATTTGGTGATGAGTTTGATACCATGTGTGAAAGCAAGGCCAAAAATTTAGCCAGCTTCGCATTATACGAACTGGCTAAATCCAAGAACATAATCTAGATTACTTCTTGGTTTTTGGCTTGGCAGTTTTTTTGGCTGCTGTTTTAACTTTGGCTACAGTTTCTTTTGCCTTGCGAGTGGTCTTTTTAACCACTTCAACCGCATCAGCTGCATCAACTTTGCCATCCTTGTTTACATCAGCAACTTGTGCTACGGTTTGCGTGAGCACAGGTGCAACGCTCAAGGCATCTTTAGCATCAACTTTACCGTCCTTGTTTAAGTCCAGAGGCTTTTTGCTGTTATTCACGTAAAGCAGATAGCCCACTACTACAAATACAACTAGGCCAATTAGAATTTCCATTTAAATCTCCTTGTAAGGTATAAAATATTTAGCGATCAAATTAAACACACAAAATCTTAATCTGGGCAGATAAAATTTGCTGCGCTGCAATAAATACTATATAATGATGCATGTGATGCCCAGGTGGGGTCATTTCAGCATTATGGAACATTTCGTCTAAAAGGAGAAACTCATGTTCAACGCATACGAAACAGTAATTGACGCAGTTACCGCTGCCAAAAAAACCGCAATCGCAACTTTTGTAAGAAACGACACTGTGGCAGACAGTCTGACCAAATGGACTGATACTGAAGCAGCCGTGGCCAAAAATATCATCAAGGCCAGTGTGGAAACAGCCACAGTGATTGGTACTGAAGTTACCAAGGCCGTGCAAGAAGCTGCCAAGGTTGACCTGAGCAAAGGTTTTACGACCTGGGCACAGGATGTGCAAAAGACCAGCAAAGCCAAATGATTTTTAAAATTGTAGAGCATATTGCAGATCAATTTCGTCCAAATCTCCAAAGTGATTTGGAAAGATGGTTACAATATCAAAATCCAACAAACGGCGCAGATCTTGAACGGTTGATCAAGGAATACACCTACAAAGATCTAGGCATGCGGTTGTAAAAAAAGCAACGAAAACGGGCAGAAATGCCCGTTTTTTATGGTTGACCTAAATTCTTGCTTTTGCTAAAATAAGGTTGTGTTTAAATTTTAAGAGGATGATCATGAACATCAGAATGCAAAGTGTTAGCGGATTTGTAATTGTTTTGATTCTTGCAATATTAATAATTTTGCTAGCACCCTTGGCAGTGATCTGGGCTATTAACACTCTAGTGTCCACAGCGGCTATTCCTTACACTCTGGAAACCTGGGCAGCCAGCATTATAATTTGCAGCGTGTTTGGTGTGGGCAAGGTAAAAACCAATTGACTTTTTTGCCCAAAAGTGTATAATAACATTGTTATCAATATGTTGGACTGCGATCATGAATCTAGCAAACAAAACTCCTGTAAAACAGTCTCGCACACGAGCACATCGGGTATTGTTTCTCAACGACAGTCCGTTTCGTTCTCGCACTGTTGAAAATAAAAAACAGTTTCGTCGTCAACCCAAGCATCGTTTTCAACAACCACTCTAAGGAGAAATCCATGAGCAATTCCTTTTACAACACCGTGATGACCGTGGCCGATGAAGCTATCTTTGTACGGCAGCTGAACACAGAAGCAGCCATTAGGTATATCATAAACAAAACCGAAGCCAACCGCGATATGGCGGCAGAAGCTCTGCGTCAGGTTGTGACTTTTTACAAACAATGACCAGACAGTTTATTTTCGCGGCGTTGATGGCCACTGGCAGCATGCAAGTGTTTGCTCAAACTGCAGGTTCTGCATCCAGTCTGGGCATTCAGCCCATGACCATAGATTGTGCTCAGGCAGCTGCCATGAGCCAAGAGCTTGAAGCTATTATTGCTGAACCCGGCAAACGCAACGCCACATGGGATCCCACGCTGTCATGGGTGGGCGGTATCAACTCTGCACAACAAAGGTTGGCCAGTGCCAAGACTGTGTTATGGAACATAAGAACACAATGCCGCGGATTTTGATTCTCCTGCTATTGGTAGCGGGCACTGCGCAAGCAGACTGTTACTATCGCAGCAGCAACATCAGCCGACTGCGGGCACCCATTGAACGCATTGCTGATCTAGAGCGTACAGTGATGCCAGTAGGACAGGATCAAAATCGTTGTCGTGTGACATTTAGAGCCTTGATACAGAATCAATGGCACACAGTGGAAGGTGAAAGCACTGGTCCAATCACTACCAGTTTGGATCAAATCTGTGGGCAGGCTCTTAATCTTGGACGCACTCAAATCTTAGATCGTGTGGCCGGTACAGATATCACAGCAGCTCAAGAAATGATCTGTACGGATCAACCTATTCCACGCACAAGAGATCTTGTGGCAGTGGGCGATACAGTGCGCGAAAGCGAAGTTCAACCGCATCCTGTGCATCGCAGAAGTTTTGGATATAGAGGTAGCGAGTGTAAATGGTTTGTGGAAAGTCGTCCAGAAAGCGGGCGGGTTGACATGAATCAAGGTATCATTTGTCGCGGATCCAAAGAACAGGATTGGCGAGTGGTTGACAAATGGTAGATTTTTTAGTAAACTGTGACAGTGGTAATCTTTATCAACTTCCGAAAGGAAACAAAATGAAACGTATTATAGCAATCAGTGCAGTATCTGTAATTCTTGCAGCATGTAACAGTGCGCCCAAACGTGCGGAGGCACCGCCCATTCCTAGTCCTACGCCGCCTGTGACCAAAGATGTCACGGTGCCTGTGCAAGGCAAAGTGGATGCTCCGCCTACTCTGGACATTCCAGCATGGTACATCAAGGCACCTGCCAGCACAGACGACTATGTGTTTGTCACAGGCACTGCGGTGAGTTCCGATCTTGCCATGAGCCGTACCAAGGCACTGCTGGACGCACAAGTACAGTTGGCTGACAAGATCAATGGCATGCTCAACGCCATAACCAAGCAAACTCGTAAGGATGACAGTGGACAGGTTGGCATTGACCGTACCAGTCAAACTGTGAAAAAGCTGATCATTGACACAGCTCTCACAGGCTATCATCTAGAGGACAGTCGTGTGATGAGCGAAAATCGCAACTATCGTACCTTTGTGCTGGTGCGCTATCCGCTGGGCGATGCTAACCGTTTGCTCAAAGACAAACTGCAACGCGAACGTCAGGACAAGGACGATGTTGACAATGCCCTAGATGAGCTGGAACGTGAAATCAACTCACGCAAGAAAAAGCCGGCTGCACCTGCTGCGCTTGATGACAAACAGAGTCAAGTGCAAGACGACAGCACTGTTCTTGCTCAAGCGGATCCTGTAAAACGTCCGCTGACCATAGATGAAATTGTGGCTATTGAAAAACAGCACAATCTAGTGGATACCAAAAACATGGATCTGCGCCGTCGTAGAGCCGAAGCACTTACCAAGCCCGGAGCAACTGTGCAGAGATTTACTGTGCAATAACAGCTCTGCTCAAAAAAGCCCTCCTCGGTGTAAATACCAAGGGGGGCTTTCTTATGGCTAGACCAAATCCTATACGACGTATCATGCAATCCGCGCTGCCTAGTGTTACATATCAGCGACAGAAACTTTTTAGGCCCTCTCCAAAAGATGTAAAATATGCGTATAAAATAATCAACAGGCATGTGTTTAACAATCAGCTGAAACTGCCACCTATCCAACTGGGCGTGACCAGGGGCTATTGGGGCATGTGTATTGGGTTACACGAAGAAACTAGTCCTAACACTTTGTGCAGTCTAAAACTCAGCGACAAATACTTTTGTGTGCAATGGTTCATGAACACTCTGGCACACGAAATGGTACATCAATATCAATGGGACATCAATAGTGAATACAGACAGCAGCACGGACTGGAACCTTTGATGAGCCACGGTCCTAGTTTTTTTGCCTGGCGTGATGTCATGGACTACTATGGACTGAGCTTGAAAACTGCACATGGACAGCGACGTTGGTTTGCACATCAAGATTTCAATAAGTGTTGACAAACTTCCCGCAGTTCTCTATAATTGACTCTAGTTAACCAGGAGTCAGTATGCCCCATTTTGTACCTACCGTATTAGAAAAAACCAGCAACGGCGAACGTGCGTATGATATTTACAGTCGCCTGCTTAAAGATCGTATTGTGATGCTGGACACAGATGTAAATGAACATTCAGCCAGCCTTGTGGTTAGCCAATTGTTGTTCCTAGAAAGTGAAAACCCTGATGCAGACATTCTTTTCTATATTAACAGCCCTGGTGGCGTGGTTACTGCTGGCATGGCTATCTATGATACTATGCAGTACATTAAACCTGACGTATCTACTATTGTAATGGGCCAGGCCTGCTCCATGGGCAGTTTGTTAGCACAAGCCGGCGCAGCAGGCAAACGCTATATTCTGCCCAATGCACGTCACATGATACACCAACCGTCAGGGGGTGCAGGTGGGCAAGCCACAGACATGGAAATTCAGGTGCGTGAGATACTCAAAATGAAGCGTACACTTACAGAAATCTATGTCAAGCACAATAGTGCAGGCAAAGTGTATGACGAAATCCTAGCAGACATGGAACGTGATTTCTTTATGAGCGCACATGAAGCTGTGACGTATGGACTGGCAGATCAAGTGATTGAAACCAGATAATACCTAAAACTGTACCTGCGGTAAATAATAGGAGACAGTTTGTCTCCTATTTTTTTATTATTATGCGTCTAAACGAATTTGAATCACTGGATCTTGCTGTTAATTTTCATGACGAATTGAACCCAAAACTATGGGATGACAATCGCATGCGTCCCGAAGTACGTGCAGCACTCATGCGTATCGCAGAAAATTTCAAAGATTTCTTGGGTGTTGATATCTATGATTTACTGGATATCACAGTAAGTGGTAGTAATGCAGCATATACCTATACTTCACACAGCGACATTGATCTACATCTTGTGGTCATGATTCCTGAAGCACACGAAACCGAACTCAAAGAACTGTTCACAGCTAAAAAATATCAGTACAATGATCAACACGATATCAAGGTACGTGGATTTGATGTTGAACTGTATGTGCAAGATGCAGAAGATCCGCATCACAGCATGGGCATCTACAGTGTGCTCAACGATCGCTGGATCAAGCAGCCTAAAAAAGTACGGGCACAAATTGATGATATAGAAGTACAAGAAAAATATCGCAGCATCAAACACAGAATCAATCGTGCTATTGTTAGCGACGACTACGACAGTGTGCAGCAGGTTTGGAACAGTGTGAAAAACATGCGCCAGACTGGTCTAGAACAAGGTGGTGAATTCAGCCCTGAAAATCTTGCATTCAAGATTCTGCGAGCAGACGGTACCTTGGAAAAACTCAAGCGTCATATGGGCAATCTCAAAGATGCCGAACTCAGCATACACGAAGCCACTAATGCTCCTAAAAGAAAAAGTGAAGTGTATCTAGACATGGATGGTGTGTTGGCAGATTTTTTTGCAGAGTATGCAAAACTGGCGGGCGTTCAAGGAACCTATAGAGACATACCTCCTGCCAAGACTGACCCTACCTTGAACAAAATGGTAGGTACTGATTTTTTTGCACGATTGCCTAAGTTTGGATCCGCAGATACCTTGGTCAGCATGGTGACAAGTATATTTGGTCACTATAACATCTGCTCCAGTCCACTGCGCGGAGATCACGCCAACAGTGAAAAACAAAAACGTATTTGGATCGCAAAACATCTATCACCACAGCCTAAAGATATCATTATAACACCACGTAAAGAACGTCATGCAGTACAAGAGGATGGCACTCCTAATGTGTTGATTGATGACCGCGGTGACAACATTACCAAGTGGGAAGCAGCTGGCGGCGTGGGAATAAAATATCAAGCAGATGAAGATGGTCTTGACACTGTGACTCGTGGATTAAAACGTGCTATGAAAATCATTGCAGGCAAAAAGCAGCTGGTGCCGCAAAAATTAAAAAGTCTAGATCGCAGCATGCCAGTGGCCACACAGGACGACCCCAAGCCTCTACAGGAAACCGTTAACCAATCAGAAGTGGTCAATTTTATTAAATTTGTTTATGACAGACTGCATATAGACGCTCCGCTACCACGCATCAAACTGCAACAGGAAAAAGAATCTCCAGATCAAAATCGCACTGGTTGGTATAACCCTGATACAAATGAAATGTGGGTGTACACAGGCAACAGAAATTTGATTGATATTCTACGCACGGTGGCTCACGAACTGGCACATCACAAACAAAGACTAGATGGTGACACTGCTGCCAACACTGAACTGACAGACCTAGAAGGACAAGCAGATCAAGTGGCAGGCATAATTATGAAAATATATGTAAGAAAGCATCCGGAGATTATTGAATGAGGTACCAAGATTTTTTAGCGGAAGGCATACTGTTTGAATATGATAGAACAATCACTGCCAAGAACTATGGAGACAAGATTTTACTTGTAGCAGCCAAAGACCGTTGGCTGGTTGATCAAATTGCAGGACGCAATCGTCTAGGCATGAGCTTTCAAGAAGCAGTGAAAAAAGATCCTGCCATGATCATAGATGCTATTTTAGAAATACTAGAACGTGGCGATCCCACCCGCAATAAAGAATACACACAGGCCATTGCCAAGATGTATGCCAATGGTGGCATCATGGCAGAGGATGTGGTATCCACTCTAGCAGACTACCTGGCTAAGTTTGACAAGCTGAAACGCCGGAAGAAAATTCCGCCGCCACGTAACGACTTCAATCGTTACAAGAGCAAGGATGATTTCTATGATGTGGTGGATGAATATCCTGACGAAGAAGCAGAAGACAAACCAGAAGAAAAAAAGAACGCTACGGAACTGTATCGTGATAGCAAACTGATTGTGACCATACCCAATGATGTGGAAGCTGCCTGTTACTATGGACAGGGCACACGCTGGTGTACAGCGGGCAAGAACAATAACATGTTTGACTACTATACCAAGGGAGGCCGTCCACTGTATGTGATCATTCCACGACAGCAGGAGTACCCAGGTGAAAAGTATCAGTTTCACTTCGAAACCAAGCAGTTCATGAATGAACAGGATCGTCAGATTGGCGAAGACGGCATGCGCAAGCTGGTCAAGCGTTTTCCACAGTTGCCCAAGATCCTGCAGAAGCCTGCAGAGCAGTTCATGATTGCACCACTACTGTCGCAGGAATACAAGAACATCGTGATAGAAAGCACAGAAGAAGTTCAGAAGGCCACTGTGCAGTTGATCAATCAGTATGCTGACCGTATCATTGCATTTGGATTCAAGAGTTTGGATGGCTATGGTGTGCAATTGCCAGACGCAGCAAAACAGACCATTGCAGACAGCATGCGTGACTACTTGGCTGACTGTGTGAAAAACATGGGCAGCTTTTGGCAGGAGATTACTGCCAAACCAGAACTGGCTCGTGATGAAGACAAGATTGAAAGCCTGCTGAGTGCCAACAGAAATCTACAGGCAGTGGCAGATAAAAGCGCAGCGGTGGACCAGCTGAAAGCAGCACTGGCACAGACCGGACAGAAGATTCACAAGGATGCAATGGCACACATTATTGAACTCACAGTGCGTGATCCACTGTTCCGCTTCATGATGAAACAGGTGGCCAAACTGTACACCGCTAAACTACAGGAGCAGGGCCATGCGCTACAGTGAACTGATTGAAAACACAGACAGCGACGATGATTTGTTTGCTAAACCATTGGCGGATAGAATTCGTGCTCGTTTGGCAGAGTTAGAAGATCAGGACTTTATGGAACCTGAGGACATGATTGACCAGGTGGCTGAGGAGTTCAATCTAGAAGTAGAACAAGTTTATGATCTACTGGATGACGAAGTATACGAAAACACAGATGACGATGATCTGTTTGGCGGCAGTGATCGCGGGACGCCCTCTCCTGAGAAGGCAGTGGCCAAGTTCAAGATGTTTTTTCCTATAAACAAGCGTGTGAGCTGGAGTAAGATGCATTTTGGAACCGTTGACCGCTTGTTTGGCTTCTCCACCGACTCACGTTTTCACGCAGGAGCCAGTTATGACAGACACAGCTACTGGGGCACACAGGCCTATACCAATCGCCAGACTGGCCTAGGCTTGCTGATCTATGAAGACAGTGGTCAAGGTACCTGGGCATATCTAGGCGCACAGAGTCGTGAGGATATGGCTCACATGATACAGCAGTTGATTGCAGCAGATCAGTTGGAAGATCCTGAGGCAGCAAAGCAACGTCGCCTGGCCAAACAACAAGGCCGTGCTGCTGCCGCTGAGAAAAAAGGCATTCGTGTGGGCGCCAAGATACGAGTACCCTACCAAGGACAAACTGCCACAGCAGAAGTGGTCAGCATTTCCAAGGCTGGTAAACTGAACCTACGCATGATAGATGGACCAGATGCAGGACAACTGCACTCCTGGCAGCCCTCCGCACACAGCGTTAGAAAAGCAGATGTGCTAGGTGAGAATGATGATGACGATGACGAGCTGTTTGGTGAGCCAAGATCCTACATGTTCATTGTGGCAGCTCCAGATGATGAAATAGTAGGAAACTACAAAAATATTGAAGATGCTCTAGACGCAGCACGATTTTTAGTAGATGATTATCTAGAGGCAGGCTATGAGGACACTGATGCTATTAGAGTTATGAAATACAAAACAGACAGTGATGGCATGGTTGATTTTGACGAAGCAGGGGTCACAGTTGGCACTATCTATCTAGGCACAGGAGAACTGGCAGAAAATTTTGACGACGATGATATGTTCGCTACCCCCACAATCAAGTTTGCTGACTTGTTCAACGAGTACGACGAGGATCAATTAATGGCACAAGGTTTTCAATATGGAGACCATCCTGAGCAGGACATTGAAATACTCAACGACTATTTAGAAGACTATAAAGATTTCCGTGTGGTTGGTATCAGTGGCGGCGAGCATGACCTAGTGCTGCATCTAGACCGCAGCAGCAAACTAAGAGAAACAGACGATGATGAACTGTTTGGTTCACTAGCACTAACCGCTGCCAAGATTGGTAAACTGTTAGGTGCAGCAGGCATAACCAGTGGTGAAATCGTTGATCCTGAAAGCGTAAATCTAGCCTTGCACAGAATTGCGGCACTGGACAAGTATCGTATCCGGGCAGAAATCATGCAGCAGCAGTGGTTGAACATGGATGAAGACACTGCCTGGAACATGGTAGATGACATAGCCAATGTGGTATACGACATCAACGGTGACGGCTGGGAACCAGAAGACACCATCTACAACGAATCAGATGATGAGCTGTTTGGTAAAAAGTGGCATGAGCGCATCAACATGAGCAGCATTGAGTTGGACGGCATAGATCGCAGTGACAGTCCTGACTTCTCAGATGCTCATGTGAGCTATGCAGAGTTTGACGACGGCAAGCCACTGAATAATGAACAGTTGGAATGGCTGACCAATGAGCTGGGCAGCACAGGTGAATTGCATGAGCTGGTCTGGGACAGTTTGCACGAGGGCCAGCATGCGTTATAACGAGATCATTGAAAGTGCGGATGATGACGATGACCTGTTTGGTCGCGGTCTGCATCATCGTATCGCTGCGGCTCTACTGGCACAGGCCGAGGAAGACCAGCGTATCGCAGATGAAGAACGCGGACTAGGTGACCAGATTCATCGTAATGTGCAAAACGCAGATGAGTTTGAAGCACAAGCTAGAAACTATCGTTACATAGCAGACGCTTTTAATCAAAGCATGGCTCAGGGAGTTAAAGTTTATCGCAGTCTAGACCGCAGCTGGAAAGGTGCAGTGGATGATGTTGTGGACATTGAGCTTGACATGGACTTCCGCGACTATGTGAAACAGATTCCAGAAAGTGCGGATGACGATGACTTGTTCTCTACCAGTCCAAAGTTGGATCGCCGTCAAGAGCTGAAAGCCAAGGCCATTCGTCGCATAGAAAAGCGTGACGCACTGAACATACAGCCAGGCACACGACTCATGGTCAAATGGGACAATGGCAAATACTACAAAGGCAAAGTGGTCAGACTCACTCCCAGTGGCCGCGTGATAGCACAGGTAAAGTTTCACAATGTGGGCTGGCCCTTGGAAAAGAACATCAGTCCACGTGACATCAAGCCTGAACACATCTTGAAAGAAACAGATGATGACATGTTTGCCAAGAACAGTCAGATGAGCCAAGACATCAAAACCAAGCTAAAACAAATTGATGATCCTTATCTGCGCACTGTACGCAAGATTCGTGAGTTGGCAAAAACCAAATATGGTGCAAAAATTCGTGTGAGTGGTGCACCCAAGACATCGGCCCGCGGCAGAGCAACTGTTTGGGTGGGCGACTATGATGCAAATTATCAAATTCCAAAAACTACCCCTGAGGCCTATGCTGTAAAAAACGATTTAGAACAGATGGGATTTGAGTGTCGTTTTACAGACGCAGGTTGGCTCAGTGTCAAGGTTCCGCCAGTGTTCTCTGATCTAATCAGCGAAGAAAGCGACGACGAGCTGTTTGGGCAAGAAGATGGCGCTCGTCTGGCACTGAAACTATTGAAACTGTTACGAGCAGCAGTGGCTCGCGATCCTCGTGGTGTGGGTGAAATGCTGAAACAGTACAGCAATGAAAACAGCACTCTGGCACAGAGAGTAGATTATACCTTGGATTACATGGCACAGGCCGTGGGCATGCCACGTGAGATATTTGACAAATACGCAGATGACTTTTTCATACTGCCATGGCCCACAGGTGTGGACATAAACCGTCCATGGCAGATCTGGGATGCACAGGTGTTGGACCGAATCATTGAGACCATGCGACGAGTGGTTTATGGCCGGGACATGAATGAAAGTGATAATGACGATGACCTGTTCAGCCATAGTGTGCATGAAGAAGTGATATATCGTGTGGAAGAATATAAAAAAGGTCTTGAAAAACATCTAGAAGTAGTACAGCAGGCAGATCCTGAAGACGCAGAATATCTTGAGGATGTGATCAATGATGTGAATCAAGTGTTGGCCAAATTGCAGAAAAATTGGATAGAAGGCATGGATGCACTGCTACAAGCATCAGATAGCGAGGACTGGGCAGAAAATATCATGCACGAACTCAAGGCAGATAATATACCGTTGAACAGATACTACCGCGCACCTTGGCTGCGCGAAGACGCAGACGATGATGAACTGTTTGGTGAAACTACCTTGGCAGATCGTGTGGCTGATTTAATCAAGCACAAGCAACGTGTACGCATTCTAGTACCTGGTGCCATGGGCTTTGTGCGAGCTGTATTTCATGGCAGCACTGCTATCAGTCGCAGCATGAAGAGCACTACACGCTACGCCTGGCCAGGACTGCACGGCGAACGAGCTAACGGCCTTGAGTTGGTACAAAATCCTGCCACACGCACCTGGGACATTGTAGAGCGAGACCAGGCTGTAAACATGCGTAAATACACAGAAGACATTGGTGACGATGAACTGTTTGGCAGCGGCTACAGTGCTGTGCAAAGACAGATCTATGAAACAGGCCGGCAAATGTTGCAAGCACTGAAAGACAGTTGGAAACAGGATTCTGTGCGCAGCGAATTTCAAACTTACATGGATGCCGACGATGGCGACGCTATGTTTGATCTTGTGCAGGATGTGACCAGAGTGCATGGTTGGCCAGCACTGGTAGTAGACACTGTGATTCGTGAATACACTACCATGGAAGGACTCAACGACTTTGGCTGGATGCTGGAAGAAGGCAGCTTCAACGACCTAGAGGAAGCCTGGGAAAGATTTAGAACAGATAGAGAAATCAAAAACGAACCCTGGTTCCAAGCGGAAGCAGACAGATTTATGAAAAGAAAACTAAGATGAAAAGCAAAGATTTCCTAAATGAAAAGTGGAGCCAGAAGTACAAGAAGAGCATCAACTGCTCTAACCCCAAAGGCTTCAGCCAACGTGCGCACTGTGCAGGCCGCAAGAAAAACGAAAGTGTGGAACTGGATGAAATTGATCGCAGAGGATTCCTCAAGGGCCTTGGTGCTGCTGCACTGGCAGGTGCAGGTGGCGCTGCCATGGCAGGAGATCTAGAAGGTCAGATAGGCCCACTGCCCATCATGGCTACTATCAAAGTGCAGATGCCAGACGGCACTGTGAAAACAAAAAAGATTGATCTTGGTCATGAGTACGACTACAGACTGGATGATGCCAAGAAAGAAATTGAACAGATCCTGGATCGCAAGGGCGTGAAGAACTATACCATTCACTTGGACAGATACAAGGACAATGAGGCATATCTGGATCGTGAACAGATGAAGCCGCAGTCAAAGACTGACAAAAACGACTACATGGATCGTAAACCCTATCAGCCCAAAGGCGGCAGTGGCAGCTATGTGGACAACACACCTGCCCGGGCCAGCGGCAAACACAACTACATGGATCCTGCCAACTACGAAGAAAGTTTACAGGAATACGGCGATACTGCCCGAGGTCAAAAGCAGTTGACCCGGGTTCACAAACGTGCAGTTGATCGTCTAATCAAGGCAGATGACCAAAACATGTTAGAGCCAGATTATACCAAAAGAGATTTAAAAACAGTAAGAAAGAATGCAGACACTGCTAACCGTGCTTGGGATAGATTCACAGATCTGGATTTAGATGAAGCATCAGTTTATAAAAAAGATCAAGACCTAAGCAGTATTCCTACTCAAGAACTTGAAGCATTTGTTAAAAAACATTGGGGTGGTGGTATTCCAACTTATGGCCAAGGCAAAAGTGTTCAACGAGCCATGCGAGAATTGCGCCGCAGACAAAAGCAAGGTGTGGCGGAAGGCTCTGCTGGAGCAAAATACAAAATAAAAAGCATTGGCAAAGACAAGAACGGTGATTACTACATCAGCCCTAACACAGGCAAAAAAGTTTACAAGAATGCTAAAGTGGGTGATCACGAAACTCCACGCGGGGAAGTAAAACCTAAGGTGACGGAAAACAATGACAGTGATGAAGAATTGTTTAGCGTGTCTCAAACGCCACCACGAACAGCACAGGCACTATACCATTGGAGCCGCATGGATCCCAACAGATACAGTTTTCGTGCCATAGCTGAATTTGCCTTGAGTAACAAGCTGACCTTAAAGCAGGCACTGGAAGTTACTTCAAGGTTTGACGAGTACAACGAACAGATGCAAGATGAATATGGTGTTGATGATGATCAAATGAGTGATCTGTTTGGCGCATATGAAGAAGTGTGTGATGCATGGAACACTGATCCAACAGGCGATACCAGTACAAATGACTCCTGGGAAAAACTACGAGAAGCAGATGCAGAACTAGCAGAACCACCTGAGCGTCCACGCAAAACCACAACAAAGACCAAGACCAAACCTGATATCAAATTTGATATTCCGTTCCAGCAAGATCAAGATCGTCCTCTGGCCAAAACAGATCCACTGGATGACTTGAAAAAGAAAGCTGGACTAGGTGATGAGCCTAAGGTCAACATTAAGAAGGCCAAACAAAAGGATACCTTGAGCAAAACCGCAGGCATTGGCAGTGATGACATGGCAGACATGCTGAGTCGCATGCGTAACATTGAAATAGATCGTGATCTAGAAGCCTATCCAGAGCCAGAACCACCAGAGCAGTTGCCATCAGTGGAAGTGAACACAGCCAATTTGCCAGCAGTGGCAGGGCAGGCATTACAAGCCGCAGGCGTGCAGAATCCAGATTTCCATCAAGTGGCTAACCTGCCAGGCAACATGGCAGACCAAATTCGCCAGCTGGGCAAGAGTCTGTTTGGCAGTCTAACCATGACACCTACCAAGCGTATTCACGTGGTGGCCAATCTAGGCGGACAAGGCCCTAACAGCTCAGCAGAAGTAAACGCAGTGGCCGGCTTCCTAAAAGACCACGGTAAAGATCTAGGCCCAGGCGACATTGACTTTGACAATGTCATGCCAGGCTACAAGGCACAAACACACATGTTCTCAGCAGCAGGCATTCGCTGGATGCTGGTAAAAGACTTTGCCGGACAGTACATCTACTGCTGGCCAGAAGAAGACAGCCATGATGCAGTGGATGCGATTGGCCAGGACACGGACGTTAAAAGACTAAAATGAGATACAACGAACTGATTGAAAACGATGATGAGGACATGTTTGGCGCCAGCGAACGTGTGGATCGTGACCTGCGTCGCGCTACCTTCAATGCCAATATACCAGAAATGATTCGTCGTGTGCAGCAGGGCCTACTGGCCAGTGCAGATCGTCAGGCGCGAGCCATGGCCATGGAGTTTGTTAGAGAAGCCAACTATCTTGAAAAAGAAGAAGTGTATGGACTGGCTCGCGAGATATTCACACACGATGCACCGCAGCATCTGCATCAGGCCTTTGCTATTGTGAGTGAGGATCCTGCCATCATTGCAGATGAAGATATGCTGAGTGACGTCTTGATGACCAACAACATATTCACCAACATACGCAAGGACAGCGATCTGTGGATCTATGCAACAGAAATGATAGAAGATTTTGCTGAAGGTGACGAGGAACTGGAATATCACCTGGGCATGGAAATAGAAGGCACAGTGGGCAATCTAATAGTACGGCTCATGCAAGACGCATTTGCCAATGTGCGAGCACTGGGTGAGAATAGCAAGCCAGGTGTGCCGCAACCAGGGCCAAGTTCTGGGGCTCCTAAGAAATTTGGCTCTGATGCTAAAATACAAACTCGCCAGATGACGGTAAATGATATTATATCATCTGTGCCTGGTGTTCCCTATTACAACAATGTGGTGGATGATTGGGACGCCAAAGATTACAGTTGGGGCGTGACCAAAAAGGTCATAGAGTACGCAACCTACTTGAAGGATCATCCAGAAAGTCTGGCACAGTTACCGCCAGCAATAGTGTTGAATGGCAAGTTTGAAGATGGTGCCCACAGGGTATCTGCCATATGGTTGCTGCAACAAAGAATGGATCCTAAAAATCCCTTATGGAAACGTGCCAAATTAAATGTTCAGTTTGTTGAGCAAGGTGTCACAGAAGCCACAGACGACGAACTGTTCAGCAAATCACGTGAGCGTCCTGTGAATCGTTTTACCATTTATGTTAATAATAAACCACTGCGCACCATGATAGATCTGGAGCAGGCGGCAGGTGTGGCAGAGGACTTGATAAACCAAGAAACCCGGCGAGTGAATGTGCAGGTGGTCAACGCCGTTGATGGTGAAATACTCTGGAGTGGCGGCACTGACCGCATGGGCAAATGGTATGGTGCTTATGCAGCTTATCTTGAAGAAACAGAAGATGATGACGACTTGTTCAGCAATCGCCCCAACGGCAAAGTAATAGCACATGATCTAGAACTGTGGCTGCGTCGCAGACAGTCAGGCAGTCGTCGTCCGCTCAGCAGCTATTCTGCAGATGCCATAACGGAAATTATAGCAGCGTTTAATAAAAGTTTTGCAGCAGGTGTGCAGGCCTGGGACGTGGCGCCAATCATTGCAGATCTAAAATACGACATTCGCGAGTACATTGGCAGCAGTCAGCACATTGATCTTGCTGACCATGTGCAAGAACTCAATGAAGCTCCTCTAGCAGACTACGAGCCCATGGGTGACTTTGAAAAGCCAGGCCCCTTTCGTGGCGCAGATAAGAAATTAATTCCTCATCCTACCAACAAGCTCAAGACCGCACGTTTCTTTGAACAAACACCCTATGACTTTAGACTGTTCTTCAGCAACATTCCTGGCACCGGTCGTTACAGCGAATACGGTCCAATGGAACCACGGGTCATACAAGAGATATTCAAGGATGCTGCTGAACAGATTCTAGCAGGATCAGAAAATGCCATTACAGTGGTGTTTGTGGGCAACAAAGGTGACAGCAAGGTCATGCTCACACCCTGGATGATGGCGCATAGAATTGGACATGCTGTGCAAGCCGGCACAAGATTAGCAGGTGGACGCGGCGCCTGGCGCGAAGCAGAAAATCATTTCTTCCGTGGCATCAATCAATTGCTCAAAGACTTCTATGGCAAGAGCAGCAACAATCGTTACGACGGTGAAGCCAACTGGGCCATGAGTCAAGAATATGCAGCACTGTTCAATGCCATTGGCACACAGCGCAGTAGCCGCAAAGGTGAGATCAAAAGACCATACGAATTTCTGTATGAATTGTTTGCACAGTATCTGGGCACAGGACGGATTGAGCTCAATCCACTGCCACAAAAACAATCCTATGGTCGCAAGGTGTTTGGTCGCAGCAGTCAAAGTCTACGCATGACACCTGGCGCAGAAGAGGAATCAAAATACACAACTGAAGTCTTAGCACGTGACATGGAAATCATGTTCAGCGATGTGCTGAGTGAACTGGTTGGGAAAGTGTTGGTGATGTGATGCTCAAACTATTGGTTCTCAGCGTGGCACTGAATGCGGCAGAATTGCCATATAGAGAGTTGGAAAAGTACTACTGGGACTGCGATACCCTGTTCATGAAAGGTGAACTGGGCGGGCAGGACACCTGGAGTTGTCTGGCTGTCACTGACGAGTTCCAAACCTATTTTGACAGCAAAGAAGATTTCATGATCTATTGGCACGAACACAGAATGCAACAGTGGCAGAGTCGTGGTTATTACCCTAAGGCAGAGATATACTAAAATGAGATACCACGAAATAGTAGCAAAAGATTCACCTGCTGAGGATAGGCATCCTAATGATCGTCCATATGGACCAGAAGCCAAACCTACCATGCCCAAGGGCACAGTTAGAGTGGATGTCAGCGACGTGTATGATTGGTACAAGCTGGGCATGAACATCAGTGATCTTAAAAAAGCCAACAAGAGTCAGTTTGGTAAAGGTCCTCCTAGCACCATAGTTTCTTTTGGTGACGAAAACACTGAACACAAGTATATCAAGGATCTTGAAAATCTTGGACTTACGACCACTGACATAGATCCTGTTGATCCCAATCAGCCCCGAGGCATGCCGCGTCAGAAAGTTGATCCCACATTCAATGTAGATGAAAACTTTGCTGATGGCAAAGTAAAAGGCAAGAGTCGTCCGGGCCGTGTGAAACGTGCAGGCGCAAGTTGCAACGGGTCAGTAACTGATCTACGAGCTCGTGCCAAGAATGCTAGCGGTGAAAAGGCAAAAATGTATCACTGGTGTGCAAACATGAAAAGTGGTCGTAAGAAAGCCAATGAAGCCAGCCCCACAGGACTAGAGTTTAAAGGTTACCCATGCACCAAGGACTGTTCAGGACATCAAGCCGGGCATGATTGGGCAGAGCGTTGGGGTATTGAAAATCCAGATTCTTGTCCTTACAGCAACAACAGTTTCTGGGAGGGCTGTCTAGCTCGCACAGACGACTTTCAAGATGAGTAAATAAGCATATGAAAATTACAGAAATTACCAAAGGTCGCACATTAGGCGGATTCCCAGTCCAAGTGTTAGACATACAAAACAGCGAAGTAGACGAAAATCAATATCGCCGCGAGTTTAAACGCAACGAGCTAGAACATGAGCTAGGACACGAAACAAACAACTATTCCGTTAGTATTAATGGTAAAAGTTGGAAAGTGTTTGCGAGCAAAGCACATGCCGAAGCAGTGGCTCGCAGTGTACAAATGAAAAATCCTACCAAAAAAGTAGGTGTGCATGAGACTGGTGAATCAGTCTCAGAAGCACTCAAGCTGAACGCTCCGCAGCGTCGCATGAGTAGAGATGAGTTACAAGGCTATGCTGATCGTATTAAAACAGGTACTAAAACCAAACAAGATAAATTTGCACCAATTATTCACGGGAGTAATATCAAGGCAATCACGCAGAGCGACAATCCTGATGACAAATGGGATCTGGATGATCTAGCGGCGCAGATTACAAAACGTCCTTCTAAAATACTTGGCACCAATGCCAAAATGGAAAAAAGCCGTACAGAAGGCGAGATTGTGTATGACCTTACGCTACCAGCACTTTCCGGCATAGTGGTGGATGAAAGTAACGGCGACTTTGTGGAAATCACAACCTGCCCAGGTGCAGGTGAATGCCAATTGTATTGTTATGCTCGCAAGGGCGGATATGTGATGTTTCCTGCCAGCTCCATGAGTGCGGCACAGGCCTTGAACTTCTTGGTTAATGATCCTGAGGGATACATGGCCATGGTGAATCGCGAAGTTAAAGCACTCAAAGGCAAAACAGACAAGCATGGGATTAGACTGGTAGTACGTTGGCACGATGCAGGCGACTTCTTCAGCAAAGAATATTTAGATCTAGCCTATAAGGTAGCAGAAGCCAATCCTGATGTGAAGTTTTATGCTTATACCAAGATGGGCGAAGTGGCAGTAGGAAACAAGCCGGCCAACTTTATTGTGAACTTCAGCACAGGTGCCAAGAGTCGTGAAGTGAAAAAAGTTACCTTACACAAACAAGCAGGCAACATTGTTAAGGACGCCATCACTGTGCCTAAGGACATGTTCCGCAACCTGTTTGTAACAGATGCCAAAGGCAAGTATGTGAAGGATGAAAAAGGTCGTACACAGGTGCGTGGCGAAGCGGAATGGAATCAATTCAAACAGCAGTTGGGCGCCAAGTATGACATTGATCCAGACACCATTATTACATATGACCAAATGCTAAAGATTCCAGAAGGGCCTACGCCCAAGTGGCATGTGGTTATTTTCCCTGCAGGGCATGGCGATCGTGCTGCAAACAGACTGGACGTGATCAACAGTTTCTTAATGTTTCATTAACAAATTAGCAAAAAAGCAACAAAAAACCCTAGTATTTGCTAGGGTTTTTTTATGGTTGACCAAAAACACCCATTTCTATATAATATGGGTTCAATAACAAATTAGGAGCAAACATGGAAGTAACAGAATTTCGTGGTCGTGTGTACGATCAGCGTCATGGCGGTGCATTTGATCGTGGCAGTGCTGACAGTTATTACGGTCGCCCGCGTCGCCCGCATTATTTTGAAGGTGCTACTCATGCCAGCAAGGAAATCATTCCTGAGCCAGGTAGCAAAGAATACCAGGATTACATGGCTGGCTATGAGCAGAACGAACTCTACGGTGACAAAAAGGACTGGGGTTAAAACGGTTGACCAAAAATACCCATTTTTGTATAATATAGGCATACGTTAACAAAAAGGAGCACACATGGACATCAAGCAAATCAACTCCGCTATCATGTTTGGCACATGGACCAATGCAGAACTCACTGCAATGGGCGACGCTATCAAATTCAACCGGGCTCAACTGGCCAAGCAGGTCAAGCGAAGCATTGTAGTAGGTGACAATGTGGAGTTTACCTCCAACAAAAATGGTCGTCGCATGCGCGGCTTTGTGTCTAAAATTGCAATCAAGTATGTGACCGTGAACACAGGTGCAGGCTTGTGGCGGGTGCCTGCTAACATGCTGGAGCCTGTAAATGCTTAAGGAGTGGGTACTGATCATTGAACTGCTCAGTCCGGGCGGCGACTACATGGACAAGGTCACTGTGACCATGCCTACCAAGGCCGCCTGCGAGCAGGCCAAGCGAGATCTAAAACGAGAACCTGAGCATCCTTTGGGCATACGATTTCAAGGTAAATGTGTTACAAAAGCACACTGGACCGGCAAGCAAACTATGAAGGATGTGCCTCTTGATTAATACTGTGCTGAAATGGGTGGCCTGTGCTGTGACACTGTTTGGTGCCTTGTGTACCAGTCTACAGATAGATCCACTGAACATCTGGCTGTTGAATGCTGGCGCACTACTGTATCTAATCTGGAGTTGGAGAATTAGAGAATGGAGCCTGGTAACCATTAATTTTGGGTTGCTGGCAATTTATTTGGTTGGATTGGTTGTAAGGAGTTGATATGGAAAAAGGAACTTGTCCAGTTTGTAATGGTAGCGGCAGAGCCGCAGTGCCGATCAGTATGGAGCGATACAAGAATGTTATCACTGGCTATGACAAGGACACAGACACCCTACCCTGCACCAATTGCGGTGGACAGTATATGTTCGGATCGCCAAAAGGTCAAGTCCGTCTCAACCGGGATGGTGAACCCTGTCACCACAAATACTCCAGTCAGACGGTGGGACGATGCCTGACCGAATACACCTGCGAGTTTTGTGGAGATCGTTTTCAAATTGACTCAGGAGATTGAACATGGGACTGGACATGTACGCATACGTGGCCTCTAAGGCAGGACAGAACGACGAGTACTGGGAACAGTATGATCTTCCAGAAGAAGAAAAGACTGTGGAGAAGCCACGTGAAATTGCCTACTGGCGTAAACATCCTAATCTGCATGGCTGGATGCACCAACTGTGGCGTAGAAAAAACATAGATCCTAGTGCAGATCCTACGTTCAATGGTGTGGAACTAGAACTCTCCTGGGAAGACCTAGACGAACTAGAACAGACTATTGAAAGTGGCAATCTACCAGCCACACAAGGATTCTTTTTTGGTGATAATGCAGATGAGTACTATCGCGAACAGGATCTTGAGTTTATTAAAACCGCAAGAAGTGAACTGTTCTGCGGACTGCGAGTGTTTTACAACTCCAGCTGGTAATTATCTTGAATAGCGGCGCACATGATGGAACACTGGATGTCGTGCCTGTCGTGTGCCCGGATCACCGCCTACGGTGAGTCGTAGTGCAGGATCAATGCCGCGACTGAGATAGTGAATCAGATGTGCCATGTACCCGTCTGTGGTATAAAGCAAACAGGAGCCAGCGTCGTTGCATACCATGTAAGTGGTTATACCATTTTCGTCTTGGTTTCTAATAAGCATTTGTTGTTATTATTATAACCATATTTATTGATTGACCAAAAAGACCCATTTGTGTACAATACTGATATTGAACATTAAAGGAGCAGACATTGATTCTCAATAACGCACCGCAGCACGAAGCTGTTCTGTCTAACGTAGGCGAGATTGGCGAGTTCCGTATTCGTAACTCAGCCAAGGCATTTTCCATTCTTTCGTCAGGACTTTACGCTAACAAAATTCGTGCAATTATCCGCGAACTATCCTGTAATGCTGTGGACAGTCATGTGGCTGCTGGTCGCAGTGATGTGCCTTTTGATGTGCATCTACCCAACAACCTGGACCCTACCTTTCGCATCCGTGACTATGGCACTGGCCTATCTCACGACCAGGTGTTGAACATCTACACCACCTACTTTGAGTCAACCAAGACCGAGAGCAATCAGTTTATTGGTGCGCTGGGTCTTGGTAGCAAAAGTCCTTTTTCTTACACCGATAACTTTACTGTTACCGCTATCAAGGACGGCACTCGCAATGTATATTCGGCTTTTATCAACGGCGAAGGCGTGCCTTCTGTTGCACTCATGCACAGTGAGGCCAGTACGGAATCAAACGGTGTAGAAGTACAATTTGCTGTCACAGATCGTTGGGACTTTGACAAGTTTTATGACGAAGCACGACAGGTGTACACCTATTTTGCTCTGCGCCCTAATGTGTTAGGTGGCGATCGCGAGTTCAAGTTTCGCGATGTAGAATACAAAGATCGCAACATCATTCCTGGTGTACACTATGTGGGTCGCGGTGCCAGCCGGGCAATAATGGGCAATATTGCCTATCCTATTGACATGCCCAATGCAGACACCAACCTTGGCGAACTGCATCGGCTGTTGGGCTGCGGTCTAGAAATGCACTTTGACATTGGCGAACTGGACTTCCAGGCGTCGCGTGAGGGTCTTTCTTATATCCCTAGCACCATTGAAGCAATCAAGCAAAAACTGATTGCTCTTAATGCTCAGTTGGCAGTGCATCTAGAAATGGAAGCCAGTGCTATCACCAATGACTGGGAAAAGGTCTACTTCCTGCAGAAAAAGGTGCATGAAGATCTCTGGGCAGGTGCCACTCGTGCCTATATCACAGCCAAGCAACCTCCCATGATGGATTACACTAACCTGCACTATGTTCGTGCTCAGGCACCAAAGATCAGCTTGAAAGAACTGGCCTCACGACACAATATCTCTATTCTGGCCTTTAACAAGACTCGTCACAGTGTTACCTGCCACGAGATCAAACCGCACAAGGATTTCACTGATCGTGCGCTGAGCCAGTACGAAGAATCTTGGCAGTTCAGTGTGGATGCTGGCACCATCTTTGTCAAGAATGATCTCAAGGTAGGTGCACTGACTCGTGCCAAGTACCATTGGCGTCATGCTGCCAGCAAAGGCGTTAAACTGCCCAGCGAAGGTTACAGTCATAATGTGTATGTGCTAAGTCCTGCTACCAAGGGTCATGCCATGGACACTGTGGGTTTCTTTGCTGCTCTCAACATGCCACCTGAGAACCAGATTGTTAAGGCCAGTGACCTGATTGAAAAAGAACGCAAGGTCAGCTCGGGCAATCGCGCCAAGGATGTGCGCATTGTACGTCTGGAACGCAAGGATTATGGTCGTCGTGGCTATGAAAATCTAGTATGGGGCGAAGCGGGTCGTGCAGATCAATACGATACAAGCAAGAACTATTATTATATTCCGTTGAGTGGATACACTGCTATTGACTGCAAGATGGACCCAAAAACTCTGCAGGACAAAATGGCCAATAGTGGTATTCCTGCACTGGCTGTGGATGTGTATGGTGTACGAAAAGGTGACATTGAATTTATTCGTACTCAGAAGAACTGGATCCCGTTGGAGACTCATGTGAGTGCGGTGCTCAACAATCTCAGCGCCAAAGATCTGGGTAATTTGGCCTTGAATGAAATTGACAATGGCGCCCTGTTTCGTTATAATAAGACCATAGCGCACAACATCACCAATCGTAACAGTGCCTATCTTGCATTGATTAGTAAATTTGAAAATCTCAGCAAGGTTCGCTACAGCAAGCATGCATTGGAGTATTTGTTTAAAACCTATGCGCCCGGTGTGGGTGTTCAGCCCACCATTGACGCATTGGTAGCGGAACTGGATGCTGTGAAACGTCGTTATCCGCTGCTGGATTCAATTCGTGATTACTCCATTCCTGAATTGGCAGTGGCACAGTATATTAACTTGATTGACAACTCGAAAGGCAACTGATCATGGCATACTCATATCTCATTCAAGGCAAAAACATTGTTGTGGTAATTGACAACAAGCCTTATACTATTACTTCAACTCATATTGGCTACGAGAAGCTGAAAGAAGCTATCAAGGCTGGTGATTGGGATACTGTAAAGTCAGTGGTTGATCCAGTTAAAGAGATTCTCAACTACGGTAAGGGTCTGGTGGCTGTGCAAGGTTCCAAAGTGTTCTACAAGGACCGTGAGATGGTGGGTGTGATCACCCAGCGTCTGATTGACATGTATCAGGAAGGCTTTCCTGTGGAGCCCTTGATCCTGTTCATGGAGAACTTGATGCAAAATCCCTCCAAGCGAGCTGTGGAAGAACTGTACACCTTCCTGGAAAAAGGCAAACTGCCCATCACTCCAGATGGACACTTTCTGGCATACAAGAAGGTCCGTGCAGACTTTCTGGACATTCACTCGGGTACTATGAACAATGCTCCTGGACAGATTGTGGAGATGGAACGTAATGAAGTAGACGATGACGCTAATCGTACCTGTTCCGCAGGCTTGCACTTCTGCTCCAAAGAGTATCTAGACCACTTTGGTGGCAGCGACAGTCGTACAGTGATCCTCAAGATCAACCCTGCTGACGTGGTTAGTATTCCAGCTGACTACAATGCAACCAAGGGTCGTGCCTGCCGTTATGAAGTGTTGGGTGAGTTGGGTGTGCATCCAGATGAAGCATTTATTGCACCTGTACAAACAGAAGCAGTGAGCAAAGATGTAAGCAACGAAGAACTGATCAAAGCCGCTGTGGATGCTGCTGTAAAGGCCGCACTTGCCGCGGTAAGAAATGGAACTGATCACAAATGATGAAACACTACGACTTTGAACTGGCAATGGGTGCCACTATTTCTGAATCGGTAGTACAAGAGATGGTGGCATCTGTTGTGGAAAAACAAACAGGTAAGAAAATCAAGAACATAGACGCTGTGTACACAGATGGCAAGTTTAAAGGATACACAGCGACCTTTTATACGGACATTAAACCACAACGATTCAAGCCTAGCAAGGAATTTATTGTGGAAAATTATGGAGCAGAAGAATGAGTCATTTTATTCGTAACGGTAATACCTGGCGGGTGGCCGACGAAGCCGCAATGGATCTTCACAAGCAACTGCCACCTGGTAATTATGTGGTCAAGCAGGATCAGTTTGGCAATTTGTTTTTAGAACAAGTGGACCACTTTGAACTCAAAGGCAAACGCTACGGTGAAAACGATAGCAATCGTGATCGTATCTATAGCACCTTTATGGACCGTTCAAGTTCAACTGGTGTGATGCTCACTGGCGAAAAGGGTTCAGGTAAAACCATGTTGGCCAAGAGTCTGGCTATTCAGTGTGCAGAAAACGGGCATCCTTGTATCTTGATCAACAGTGCCTGGCACGGAGATTCATTTTCTAAACTGCTGCAAGATATTCAACAGCCTTGCATGGTGTTGTTTGACGAGTTTGAAAAGGTGTACGACAATGATGAGCAGGAACAGATGCTCACACTGTTGGACGGAGTATTTCCTAGCAAGAAACTGTTTGTGCTAACCTGCAACGACAAATGGCGAGTGAATCAACACATGCGCAATCGTCCTGGTCGTATCTATTATATGTTAGATTTTAAAGGACTGGACGAAGATTTTGTGACGGAATACTGTCACGATAATCTTAAAAATCTAGCCAACATTGACGGAGTGCTGACTGTGGCAGGTCTATTTGCCGAGTTTAACTTTGACATGCTCAAAGCTCTTGTGGAAGAAATGAATCGTTACAACGAAACTGCTCAAGAGGCCATGCGCATGCTGAATACCAAGCCTGAGTTCGGCGACGGCGGCGAGTACAAGGTAACCTTGATTCCTGTGGGTCGTGGTCCGCTGAACACCAAGGAGTTTGACGAAGACGATTGGGAAGGCAATCCGCTTACATATCGTCGTGGCTGGCACTACGGCTACGACCCAGATCCTGAAAACGACAAGGAAGATTGGTATCGCATGCAGTTCACTTACCAAGACCTTAAAAAGGTTGAGGGCAAGGATGGCAAGTTTGTTTATGTAAACAGTGTAGGCGACACCCTGATCCTTACACGCAAGAAGGATCGTTATAGCTATCATTGGAATGCGTTCTAAAATTGTTGCAAAAAAGCAACAAAAACACCCTGTAAACCCTAGCATTTGCTAGGGTTTTTTTTTGGTTGACCAAAAATACCCATTTTGCTATACTATAGGCATACGTTAACAAAAAGGAGCCCAAAATGAAAGCACTTCAATCATATGTAGAGCAAAAAAACAAATGGTATGCCTTGTTTAATAAGCAACCTAATTATTTGGACCTGAGCAAAACTGCGGATCGTCAGCGTATTGCCAACATGATAGACTCTGAGCTGAGCCCAGAAAATCTCACCTGCGATGGCGAATTGAGCCGCGCTCAGGTACAGGCACGTTACAACACCTTGACCAAGGTTGCAAAAGAATTGCAGCAACTGGATCCGTCTGTTAAATTTTACGAATTCGCTTAAGGAGAAAAACATGATTGAACTCACTTGTGCAAATGTACCTGGTGGCTGGCAAACAGAAATCAAAGCCAGTGGTTACCGGTTTGGTCCTGTGTTTAATCGTATCAACGACCTTTGGTCTTGGCAGCGAGAGTTCATTTACGCACAAAATTGATTTTGATTGACAAGTATTTGACCTTTTGCTATACTTTAGACTCCAAGTAAGGAGAATATTATGAAACGCTTAATTGTTACTGCTGCTCTGATTTCTGCTGCTGCCGGTGCCCAAGCTCAACAGAGCAATTGGATAGCGGAAGGTATTGGTGCGGTAACTGGTGCTGTGCTGTGTAGCGAACTAGGCGGCGGCAATGCCAGATATGTGGCCAGCGGTGTGTGTGCATACGCAGGCGCTCAAATTGCTCGCAAGTTGACCACGCCCAACACGCCACCAGTGTATCCTGTACAGCCTGGTCAGCCTGGCATGGTGTACGCACCGCCTCAGCCGGTATATCAAGACAACTGTTTGACTGATGGTTATTTCAAAGGCGAATACAATCCAGCTGCGGCACGTGCCTACTGCCGTGGTGCAGTTGAAGCCCAGCGTCGTGCTGCTATTGCTGCTGAACGTGATGCCTACTATGAAGGCCTGCGTAGCAGCCAACAGCTGGAGCGTGATGCCCATCGTTGGGGTGCTGCCAACAACATGTACACCGGTTACTAAGGAGACCTTATGAATTTCTTGATTGACATTGATTACGATCCAGTTAGTGGTGCGTACATGGCTTGTTTTGCAGATGGACAAAACATACTGTTAGGTGCCACCAGTTATGAGGATGCTGTGCTGGAAGCAGACATGATTGATCTAGATCTTTACGAGCTAGGTTAACACATGGTCCGCAAAACTGCCAAACCAGTTGTTGAATCTAATGAAGACTTTGGTCCGCCCATGACCTACTTTGTATGCGATACCTGTGCTCATCAGTATTATGATCTAAACAATTATTTTTATGATACCAAGAGTTCCAGATGCATGTGGTGTACCAAATTTCCAAAGGCTAAAAATGAACGATCAGTTAAACCAAGCAGTGATACATCTGCATGATATAGCAAGATTGATTGAAACGGATATTGGAAGCGGTCAGCTGAGTGAAGATGTACGTGAGTGTGCGGATCGTTTGCATAGTCTTTTACAACCATTAACAGTTGAACAGGATATAGAATAATGGGAAACTTTCTGCTAGGATTTCTTTTGGCCTGCGCTATCATGAATCCTGTGCAGACCAAGGCCTTCTTGAGCAAGGGTGTGGACGCTGTGCATCATGTGTACAAGGCCACAGTGAAAGAGGCAAAGTGATTTGGTAAAATTGCCTACCAGAAATTGGTTGACACAATTTCAAAATGGCAATACAATAATGGTAAGCTACATGGTGTGGCTGACTTTTAACTAAACTAGGAGTATGTATGTCTGACAAAATGTTTACTATCGCTGGTGTTTCTAAACTCAAAGGCGCTTACAAGGTTCGTTTCGCCAACGACATGACTCGTGTAAAGGTGCTGGCCAAGACCGGTCACACTGAGATTGAGCTGATTGAGCTGCCCAAGGCCATGGACAAGCCTGCAATCGTTACTTTCCTCAAGGGCTCTGAGCTGTACAAGCGAGCCGAGTTCCGTGCTGCCATTGATGCAGCTGATGAGAAGTATAATGCAGCTGGTACTGTGAAGGTTGCTGGTGTTAAGGTCAAGGCTCCTGCCAAGGCTCCTGCTACCAAGGCCAAAGCCACTGCCTAAGCGTTTACACACGCTCTCCAAAGCCCGCTTACATGCGGGCTTTTTTACGATTGTAAAAATAAATATAGAATGGGTGTTGAACAACTGTACTTTATAATAGGATTCCTACTTGGTAGTATTTTTGTAGGTTGTTTTTGTGTGGTTGGATTTGTACTATGGTACGAGTGGGTTTTTCAACCGCCCAAACGAGACCACGAATGAAAACAGTTTGGATCATGGTCGTGCTAGTAATAGCAGATGGTGAATGGAGAGAGTGGGATCACCATTACGCTAGACTAGAAGAATGCCTTGAAGCCAAAGAAATACTCACACATCGCAGAGAACATCTTTTAACCATACGCTGCGAACCAAGACAAGTAAAATCACTTGACATTCCTGAAAAATAAATATACACTGTAATCTATTGCTGTATGAAGCAGATTGAAAGGCGTTCTGGACGCGGGTTCGACTCCCGCCTGGTCCACCAAAAGTATATTACTAAGAGTCCAGGTTCAGAGCGTGGCATAATATACTTCTGATGGGCCAGACATGGTTTCGACAGGGTGATGAGTAAGGAAGTGGACAGCACGGCAATGCGAAAGCCGTAGGACAGGGGTAACCCGGTCGTAGAAGCAAACCAAGTAAATGCAAAAGCATCTACAACAGAGAGCGCAGTAAAAGTAACCAAAGCACGTGGTTTCCGTTTCGGCGGTGCTCGTGTTGCGGCAGCTGACGCTGCTTTCGCCTAATCAGCGAAAACTCCGGGGCAGTTATGCCTTGTAACCCAAAATAGCAAAACGGCCTTCGGGCCGTTTTTTCTTTTATAAATATCTGCATGTGGGTATTAATCATCAGCTTGTATTTGCCGCAGCCTTTAGGATTCACTCAGAGCAAAGGCATCATTCAGGCTCCACAGCCCAGCTACGAAACCTGCATGCGCGAACGCGACAGAATCAAAGCCACTTGGTACACAGACGGCTATCGTGTGAGTCCACGTTGTGTGTACATCAAATACTACGATCCTCGTGGCAGTTAAAATATTTTTGCCAAACCACCATTTTGTAACACGCTTGTAATCTTAAGATGTTTAAATATTTTTGTGCAATGCACATAATAATATCTTAAGGAGATACAAATGAAACAACTCGTAGCGGCGCTATTGGCCATGTTGGCAATCAGCGCACAAGCGGCCGATATTACCGGCGCAGGAGCAACATTCCCTTTCCCAATCTACAGCAAGTGGGCAGAAGCCTACAAGGCGCAAACAGGAATTGGCCTTAACTATCAATCAATTGGATCAGGTGGCGGTATTCGTCAAATCAAAGCCAAGACAGTGGATTTTGGCGCTAGCGACATGCCACTCAAATTGGAAGATTTAGAAAAAGATGATCTGGTGCAGTTTCCGGTAATTATTGGAGGTGTGGTGCCAGTGGTGAATGTAGAAGGCATTCAGCCAGGACAATTAAAACTAACCAGCGATGTTGTAGCTGGTATTTTTTTAGGAAAAATTACCCGGTGGAACGACACTGCAATTGCAGCACTGAACCCTGACACAAAATTGCCTGCTCAAAACATCACCGTGGTTCATCGCAGTGACAGTTCAGGCACAACATTCTTGTTCACAGACTGGCTGAGCAAGACCAGTGCAGAATGGCGAGACCAAGTGGGCGCAGGTGCAGGAGTCAAATGGCCCGTGGGCGTGGGTGGCAAAGGCAACGAAGGTGTGGCCACACAAGTGCAACAGGTTAAAGGAGCCATTGGTTATGTGGAGTATGCGTATGCCAAACGTAATAAGATTCCGCACACACAGCTCAAGAACCGTGATGGCAAGTTTGTACAACCAGACGATCTTACTTTTAAAGCAGCCGCTGATGGTGCAGAATGGAGTGGCACCAATGGCATGTATACTCTGCTCACAGATCAAAAAGGCCAAAATGCTTGGCCAATCACGGGTGCATCGTTTATAATCATGCACAAGAAACAACAGGACCCTCTAGTGGGTAGAGCTGTGCTGAAGTTTTTTAGTTGGGCATTCAACAACGGCGGTAAGATGGCCGAGGACTTGGACTACGTACACTTGCCAAAAAGTTTACAAGACAAAGTTCGTGTTGAATGGACAAAATTTAACCTAGGAGAAATCAAATGAAGTTGGTAAAATATCTAGCAGTCGCACTGCTGTTGACAGCAGGTGCTGCACAAGCACAGTTGAAATATTATGGAACTTATGAATTCACTGATGAAGAAAATCGCGTGACAGATGCTAACAAGCAGAAAAGTGGTTTTGTGCTGGGTGGCAAAAATGCTCAAGGTTGGGACTTCAGTGCCAAGTTTGACATGGGTCATGAGTCAGGCGCCAGCAAGGGTGCAGAAGTGCGCATTCGTAAAAACTGGGCCAATGCTGTTGGCACATTGAGCCCATGGTTGGGAGTGCGTGGTGGCGAAGCCATCACCACAGATGACAACTGGACCTACTATGCACTGGAGGGTGGCGTTAAGTTTCCCATCGTGGGCGCACTCACAGGTGATGTAGGGTACCGTTATCGCAACGCAGTGGAACAGAGTCGTGCATACCAAACTGATCGTTATTACGGCATGGTCAGCTATGCGTTAACCAAACAGGACAGTGTGGGCTTGCGCTATGCTCGCAGCTACGGAGACAGTGAAACCAATGCTTGGCGATTGAGTTATACACGCAGTTTTTAAAAAAGGCCCGCAAGGGCTTTTTTAATGGCCGCGCTTAAACCCAGTGTATTATTTTTTACAGAGACTGCTTAAATAATCAAAAGGAGTCTCTGTTTTTCAATTAATGCCACTTCAATCAACTCCATAACAAAAGGGTACGAAACCCAGGGAGTATAAATGAAGAAAAAAATACTAGCAAGCATTATGATATTTGCTGCTGTTGGAGCGAACGCAGCAGATCCTATAGTAACCGATAGCACCAGCCGCAGCACATCAGAAACCACAATTAAATCACCACCACCAACAGCAATTGCGCCCGGAATTACCAGCATGAATACCGACTTGTGCGCAGTGGGTGTAAGTGGTGCAGCACAAACACAAATACTAGGCATTGCTATTGGATCTACATTTGTAGACAAAAATTGCGAACGTCTAAAATTATCCAAAACACTATATGACATGGGCATGAAAGTGGCAGCAGTGGCTACCCTGTGCCAAGACGAACGAGTGTTCACTGCCATGATGAATGCTGGCACACCTTGTCCAGTGGATGGTAAAATTGGTGCTGAGGCCAAAGAAATATGGGACAACAATCCACAGCGCCAGCCACAAAAGGTCAAGAGTAAAGATTAATGAAAAAACTTTTTGCAATTCTAGCATTCCTGTCATTGCCGGCATTTTCTGTTGAACCAACAGTGGGAGAAAATGCACTGATCAACGGCGCACTAAATGGTAATGCCACAGGATGGACACAAAGCGGCATGGCAGGCGGAGCGGATGGCAACGGCGGCGGCGGTTATACTTTTAGTTTTCAAAGCGGTACCATATCTCAAACCTATGCTATCAATCAGGCACTGCAAGGAACTGGCATTCAGATACATGGATTCAATTATGGATTTGAATATAGATTCAATTGCGGTCAACGCATTGGTGCCAGTTGTGACAGCAATTCGTTACAAGATACATTGAATGCCACAGTTAGCATAACCAACAACAGCGGTGCTACAGTGTATTCTCAGTACTATGGATTAGGTGCTAAAAATGCTGCCGACGGTAACAGTGCCTATAATCCAAATTGGCAAAGTGTGGCCACCGAACAAAGATTTACCAATCCCTATGACATTGCCAATCTGGGCACTTTTACCATGAGTATCACTGGCATGGACGCAGGCTTCTGGGGCGGTAACTATGGTCCTAGTGTTCGTAACGCATATTCAAGACCTGTGTACACACAGAATGTTTGTACTACCAATCCATTGAGTTCGCCAGAATGCCCTGGATACGAGACAGCATATTTGAATCTTCAGTGCAGTATGAATCCAGGATACAGTCCAAGCTGTCCAGGATATTTTACACATCAATGCTCTGCGAATCCTTTGTTTAATGCAAGCTGTCCAGGATATGCCACTGCCTATCATACCTTGCAATGTAGTACGAATCCGTTGTATGCCACTGATTGCCCTGGATACAAACAAGCATACTTCTTAGAACAGTGCAAAAAAGACAGTTTATACAGTCGCGACTGTGAGGGTTATAGTACAGCTTATGCAATAAAGAATTTAGTGGCGTTGGAAGTTGATAGCAGTTTGATCAATCAGTCTCTGGCCACAACTGCGGCCAGCAGTCCGGCAGTGGTGCAAAAGCAAGCTGAAGCGCAGGCTACCACGGCTAGTGCAACTGTGTCGCCAACTTCAGTAACTTCTGTTAACTCTGTTGTGAGACCATCCGTGACATCAACTCCAGAAACTCGCACACCGCCCAAAGAAGAACGACGTGAAACAGCCAGCAATCCAGAAACACGTACTCCTCCTAAAGAAGAGAAACGTGAAACAGTGGCCAAGAAAAATACAGAAAATAAAAAGAACGCTGAAACCGCAGCAAGAGACATTACAAAAGCCAAAAAACAAGAAGACATTGTGGCAATTCAAAATGTCATAGTATCAGGCATGGGCATATTACCAGGGTTTGAAGCCTATCAGTACAATGCACTACCCGACGGAATGTTTTATAAGCCAAAGGAAATGTACGCCAATCAAAAAAATGTGGACAATAGAAATGCCCAAAGATTTTTAGGTGGCGCAAGCGATGCCCGTCATCAACAGATGATAGAACAACAATACCAATTAGGAGAAAAATAAATGGCAGAAGAAAAAGTTGACGTAAACAAAAAAATTGACGATCTTGAAGCAGCATCTAAAAAATATGCTAGTAAAGACACAGTGATCAGTATTGGCGGGTATGAATTTACTCCAGCCAAATTAATGGTGGCATTTACTTTGGTGAGTTCTGCACTAGGCGGCCTATATGGATGCTTTGAAGTGTACAAAGACTACATGGGCATGAAGAAAAAGATTGCTGAATACGTGAGTCCTGATCTAACAGAAGTTTATAAAAAGTTGGAAGTGCTAGAAGCCAACACCAACAAAACCGTAGAATACAGCCAAGATATCAAGAACGATCTTAAAAGCGACATTCGCAGACTTGAAGGTGTGGTAGAAAGTGTAGAGCGTGACAGCAAGGTAGCACAGCGAGATACAGATAAAAGTGTGCAGGATGCACGTAAAGATGTGCGTGAAACCAAAGCAGAAGTAGACAAAATAACTCGTCAACTGGAAAAAGACACTACCCAGCAAAACAAAGAATTGCAACGCAGTGTTGACAATGCAGTGCGACAGTTACAAAAAGAAAACGAAGCCGAGCTCAAGTCCATACGCAGAGAGCTAGACGACAAAATCAAAAAAGCTCTGGACAATCCACTCAACAACAAATAAAACCCACTATAATAAAAAAGCCCGCAAGGGCTTTTTTATTATAAGACAGTTGTCCACTATAAGTAAATTCTATGCTAGATTATGCCTTGACATTCTTTTCCATTTTTTTTCTTGATATTGTGTATACATACTATCTAAGATGTGTGGCCAAAGAGCATGTGTTGGGCGCCAGTTTTTGGAGTGTGGCCTGTTATCTACTGGGCAGCATTGCAGTAATCAGCTATACCACAAATCATTGGTTGATTATTCCTGCGGTGATTGGTGCTTTCTGTGGGACCTATGTAGGGATGAAGCTGAAAAAGCTGAATTTTTTAACAGAGTAAATACTGTTATGAAACCTACCATTGCCATGTTTTTGTATCAGCCTCGTGCAAGTGTACAATGCGGTAATGCAATGATGGAGGCTCTATCTGACTACTACCGATTCAAGATCTTTACCAAGCAAGAAATGGAAGAAGATTTTTTTGATGATGTAGACATTGTGGCTTTTCCGGGTGGTGACGGCGATAGTGAAAGCTATCGCTTTTTAATGAAACATCACCAAAAACGCATTCAAAATTTTGTTGCCAATGGCGGGCGTTATTTGGGCATTTGCATGGGCGCATACTGGGCAGGATCACATTATTTTAATATTCTACATCATGTGGATGCTGTGCAGTATATCACTCGTCCTGGCACAGACACACGTAGACCTCATGCCAAGGCCTGCCCAGTGAACTGGCTTGGTGAACCCATGCGCATGTATTTTTACGATGGATGTGCATTGGTTGGAGACGAGCGTAGATTTGAAACAGTGGCTCGATACGCAAACGGTGACCCAATGGCCATATTTCAGGATCGTGTTGGAATCATGGGTTGCCATCCAGAAAGTCAACAGTGGTGGTACAACATGTACAACTATCTCAAGCCACACTATCATAATGGTTACCATCATCGTTTGCTGTTGGATTTTGTTGACCAACTCATGCGTCAATAAGTTTTTTCTATTCAATTCATAAAAATATATTTGGTAAAAACCTATGGAAAATGCCTAGACAATAGGCATTGTAGTCATATATAATTGTTTTATGCACTGCAACATTATTCAAGGAGATAAAATGAAAACCGTAGGTGATAAGATTGAGAAGTTTGCCGTTACTGGTGTGAACCCAGGCAAGGATGATTTCTTTGCCATTACAGATGAGAGCTTTGCTGGCAAGTGGAAAGTGATTGTTTACTATCCAAAAGACTTTACCTTTGTGTGTCCAACTGAAATCGTGGCATACGACAAACTGTTCCAGGATTTTGCTGACCGTGACGCTGTGCTGCTCACAGGCTCAACAGACAACGAGTTCTGCAAGTTGGCATGGCAGAACGCACATGAGGATCTGAAAAAGATTCGTCACATTCAGTTTGCTGACACTGCTCGTGATGACAACAGTCTGATCAATCAACTGGGCGTGTTCTATGCACCAGCTGGTGCAGCACTACGTGCCACCTTTATTGTTGATCCAGAGGGTGTGATTCAGCATGTGACCGTGAACAACCTCAACGTTGGTCGTAGTCCAGAAGAAACACTGCGTGTGCTGGATGCACTGCAAACAGGCGAACTGTGTGCATGTAACCGTAACATTGGCGGCGAAACACTTTAATAGGAGGCTCAAATGCTAGAATGTTTGATTGTTGGAGACAGTATTGCAGTAGGTGTAAGTCAAGTAAGACCTGAATGCCGGTCCATTGCGAAAAGTGGAATTAATTCTGCCAATTGGAACAAGCAGCATTTGAACAAACTGCAACCAACCAAGACCATGATTATCAGCCTGGGTGCAAATGACCTAGGGGTGAACACTGAAGAAAACATTCGCCAACTGCGTGAACGTGCGCAGGCTGATAGAGTGTTTTGGTTGTTGCCCAGTCAGCGACTGAAACCTGATCAGGTACGAGCTGTAAAATTTGTTGCCATAGACTACGGTGATACAGTGATACCAAGGCCCGAGCGAGACATCAGTGCTGATGGGGTGCATCCTACATATAAAGGATATAAAGTTTTAGGAGAATTAACACGATGAGTTGGTTAGAACAGATCAAGTCAGGACTTCCTGACTACGCAAAAGATACTAAATTAAATTTAGATGCTGTGATACTTCGCAGTACCTTGGATCCAGTTGAGGCAAACGCTGTTGCATTAGCAGCGGCCATGGCTACAGGCAATGGCAAGTTGGTGACCTTTATTCAAAGCAACATTGAAGATGCCAAGGAACGTGATGCTGCCCTGACAGCGGCCGCTATCATGGCGCAGAACAATGTATGGTATCCGTATGTTGAAATGACCGACGATGAAAATCTCAAAGGCTTGCCTGCGCAACTGCGTATGAACGCCATTGCCAGCCATGGTGGTACAACCAAGGCTCGTTTTGAAGCATATAGTCTTGCTGCCAGCATTGTGGGCAAGTGTCATTTCTGTGTGAAAGCGCACTATGAAACTCTCAAACAGGAAGGCTACACAGTTGAACATCTTCGTGACATTGGACGTATTGCAGCCGTAATCACCAGTGTGGCTAGAGTGCTGAATTCCTAAAGAAAATCACGAGTACAAAATCATGATGTACTGGATACGAAATGTCCAAAATTCATCGTATAATTCAGATACATACTGTTGCAGTATGTTAATTTTAATCAAGGAGAAATAACATGGCATGGACTACACCTCAAGCAACCGACCTTCGGTACGGTTTTGAAATTTCAATGTATATCGCCAACCGCTAATATACATTTGAAATAAAGTTAGCCCTCTTGTAGGGCTTTCTTTTTGGCTCTTGTTTCTGCAAGAGTGCGTCTAATTTTTTCTCTGGTTTCTTCTGTTACGGCATGTCCTTTTCTAGATGCTGCCCAATTGGCTAAATGCTCGGGAGATTTAGTTTTACCTTTATGAGATTCAGATCGTTTCTTATTTGCGTTAAGCAAGGTACCATCAGCTCGTTGTCGTTCAGTTCGTTTGGTACATGCTTCTTTCATTTTAGCAATGGCTTCGGGTGTGTGTTTCTTGCCTTTCATCCCCATACCTTGTTTCATCCTTAACATTTCTTCTTGTCCTATTCTTTTAGAAAGTGCAAGCCAAGCAATTTTATCTTGTATATTTCCATGCTGCTCGTACAATACACGATGAGCTTCCGCATGCTCCTCTACTGTAAGCTCTACTAGATTACTCGGATCGTCTGTGCCGCCCATGTATTTGGGTATGATATGGTGTATGTGTTTCATGTAATTATTTAGCAATCGTGACTTCAAAACCTAGTGTTAAAAAATCAAGATCTTTTTGGTTGACCATTTTGTTCACATGCACTACAATACAAGCTCTATCACTTGATTCTCACAATTATGACTTTGCTAATTCTAGTTTTGATCTTTGCTGCGATCATACGCTGGTACGAAACCAACGAATATTTTTGGATACTAGCGTGGCCGGGCACTATCATGCATGAACTGCTACATGCCGTGGTTGGATTTGTGATGTTGGCACAGCCCAGCAATTTCAGCATTCTACCTCGCCGCACAGAATTTGGTATGGAATTGGGCAGTGTGGGATTTGATAACCTCACCTGGTACAATAAACTGCCCATTGCAGTGGCGCCGTTGCTGGCTATACCCATTGTTTTTATTGCAACTAATAGTATTACATTTTCAACAACTGTTACAGGATTTGCAACTGTTTGGATTCTAGCAAGCATGTTGAGCCAGTGTATGCCCAGCAAACAGGACTGGCAAGTTGGGTTCAGTAGCCCTGTGGGTGTAGCAGCCTGGGCAGGTGTTGCATATTTGCTAATTCGCTAACGGTTGACCAAAAATACCCATTTTGCTATACTATAGGCATACGTTAACAAAAAGGAGCGATAAATGGCCAAACTGCTGATCACCACCCAAGTGTTTGAAAACTATGCCTGGCGCGAAGATGGCACTCTGGGCACAGGTGCTGATGCCTACTGGAAGGCCAAAGGCGGCAACGACTACGTGGTCAAGAATTTCAAGGGCAATGAGCAGGATGCCACTGTGGCTGTGATGGCCCTGCGTGAGCAGATTGAACAGGCCAACGACGGCTACATGGAGCACATTGTTGATTTTACTATTGTGGCTGACGACCACCTTACCGAGTTTGAGCGTAGCCAACTGGAGTACGAGGGCTGTATTACATTTCCTGCAACAGAATTGCAATTTGCCTAACAGTTGACCAAAAAGATCCGTTTTGCTATAATATAGGCATACGTTAACAAATAGGAGCTCATATGATACTAGCAGACACTGTTACAACTCTTACAACCATGACCCCAAAGAGCCTGGCTAAAACGCTGGACACCAGTGGTTACAAAGATTGCAAGTTTGACACCGCTAAATTTTTGGGCTTGACCAACGGTAAGCAATTCTGCTACTCTGTGACTTTTGTTGAAGACGGACAGGTGCAGACCAGCAAGGTGTTTGTGCGTTACGATTCTGCTACGGGCTTTATCACTGCTGATTTCTAAAACGGTTGACCAAAAATACCCATTTTGTTATAATGTTGTTATCGTAACTGATAAGGAGCTCACAAATGGCTTATATTTCCGCTCAAGATGTTGCAGCAATTCGCGCAGAACTCAAGCAATCCTTTCCTGGTTGGAAGTTTAGTGTTCGCAAAGGCTCAGGCTCGTTGAGTGTGGATGTTACTATCCTGCAAGGTGATGTGGACTTTAGCGAGAACTTGGACCACGGCTATTGCCAGGTGAACCAGTATTGGATCAATGATCATTGGACCAATCCAGCGGCTCGTGATGCACTCACCCGTATCAATGATATCATGCACCATGCACCGGGTCGTGCAGGTGGCAAGAAATACTTTGATGAAAGTGACGCCATGACCGATTACTTTCACACTGCATTCTACACTCATCTGAGCATTGGTGACTGGCGCAAAGAATACGCACTGGTGAAATAACATGACACCAGACTACTCACCCAAACAATATTATATCGTGAATCAAACCAATCTGCGCCGTGAAGCAATTGATGCACTGCTACAAGAACTTCATGCGCAACACGAACAGATGATAGAGCAGGCGCTGGCATACAGCGACATGCAACAAGCACGTGATGTGATCAAATGGATACAGGAGAAATCGTGATGCAGTTGGAATTTGAAAATATCCAAAGCGCAGGTTTTCAAGGCAATGGCTTATACAGCGAGAATCTCATGAATGAAGTGTATGCGCGAGTCACTGAACTGGAAGAAATCGTAGAACTGTTAGATCTCTCTCCTTCCGTTCGTGCCAACATACAGTACGAACTGAATCGTTGGACCAGTGTGATAGAGGACGAACTGGACCGTGCTGCTCAACAGATGAGGACCAAGTGATGAGTATCACACTAGATGGTGAAACTGCGGATCGTATCACTGCACTTACACTTGCAGAGCATCGTGAGTTCATGGTAGAACAGTTGGACAACGAGGCATTGCATGACGAAGACCGTGGCAGATACACTCGCTATATCAAGGCCATTGATACCTTGCTAGGCGAATACTTTGAGGTGCCGCGATGAAATACTTTCAAGAAGTAACAGAATGGAGCGACGGCTCTAATGCCAATCACATCTATCTGCTAGACGACAGCAAAGGCAAAATGTATGCGTATGTACCCAAGGACACAGATCAATTGGTTCAGTTCAAAAACCCAATCAAAATTGACATCCGTGGACGCAAATTCAAGCCGGTGGCCGCTAGGTGGCACTACGTTGGTGCAGACGAGCCCAAGTTGGGGCCAAAAGAAAAACACGTGGTCAAAGGCAGCAACGGAAACGAGTACGTGGTGGAAAAAGTAGACAGCATATATACTTGCACCTGCCCGGGCTACAAATACCGAGGCGATTGTAAACATGTTAAGGAGTTTGGTAGTGAATAAACAGAATGCACCCTGGGATGTGATTGCTAGGCTAGAAGCTGATAACAGTCGTCTGGCCAAAGAGCAAATCATTCGTGTGGAAGCAGAAGCTGGTAACACAGAATTTTTTCGTGGCTGCCGTGCTGCGCTGGACAGCATGATCACCTATGGTGTTAAACAAGTAGAACCCAAATCTGGTGATGGTAAAGGATTGCGATCTGAAACCTTTTGGCGTATTGCACAGGAACTGGCCGAGCGTCAGCTCACAGGCAATCAAGCCTTGTTCACCATCAACACCTTGCGAGCACAAGCCACCGAAGCCGAATGGAATCTTTGGTATCGTCGCATACTGATCAAAGACCTGCGTTGTGGTGTAAGCGAAAAAACAATCAACGGTGTGGTGAAAGATATCCGTGAAGATTATTCCGTTCCTGTTTTTACTTGCCAGCTGGCTCACGATGGAGCTAATCACGAATCCAAAATCACCGGTGAGAAACTGGTGGAAGTCAAGCTGGACGGAGTTAGGGTTGTGGCTGTCGTGTATCCTAGTGGTGTTGTCAATCTTTTCAGCCGCAATGGTAAAGAGCTGAACAACTTTCCGCACATTGAAAAACAGTTGAGCAAACATGCAGTGCTGTTTGCAGAACCCACTGTGCTGGACGGAGAGATCATGAGTGCCAGCTTTCAGGATCTAATGAAGCAGGTGCATCGCAAGGACAATGTGCAGGCCAATGATGCTGTGCTTCATCTATTTGACATGCTGACCTTGCGTGAGTTTCAAGCAGGACGCGGAGAACATAGACAGATTGATCGCAGTTATACTCTGCAGGCCTGGCATAGTCACATCAAAGACCATATGCCCAACGTGACCACTGTGGGATGGGAACTGGTAGATCTACGTGAAGCTGCTGGCCAAGCTCGCTTTGCTGAGATCAATAATCTGGCTATACGTCGTGGTTATGAAGGCATTATGATCAAGGATCCAGAGTCTGTTTACGAATGTAAACGCAGCACTGCCTGGCTCAAGCAAAAGCCTTTTATTGAAGTCAGCCTTACTGTGGTTGGACTGGAAGAAGGTACAGGCAAGAATGCTGGACGTCTTGGTGCTCTAATCGTGGAAGGCGAAGACGACGGTAAGTTCATCCGTACCAATGTGGGTTCAGGACTGACCGATGCTATGCGCGAAGAGATCTGGGCAAATCAAAATGGTGTGCTTGGGCAGATTGTGGAAGTGCGAGCAGATGCTGCCACACAGAATCAAGACAGTAACGGAGAGTGGAGTCTACGTTTTCCACGTTTCAAAGGCTTTCGTGGATTTGGTGCAGGTGAAAAATTGTAGATACCATGGCCGAGATCATACCGTTTCCTGGACGCAAACAAATTGACTCGGTAGAGCTGGCACGATTACGAGCCAAACTATTAGAGCTGCATGATTGCAGAGAAGCCATACAAAGAGAAATAAGACTGACCAAGGACCTTATTAGACTGTACGAAAGCGGTGAGAGCAAATGACTAGATTAATCATAATTTTTTGTTGTGCAACACTAACAGGTTGTGCTATAGTAAAAGATGCTCGCAACGAACTGCGAAAAGAGGTAGTGGGATTCAAAGACAACTGGGATCGCTATGTACTCAAAAAGGATGCTGTAAATGAACGAACGAATTAAAGAACTAGAAAAACAATGCTGGAGTCATCGAGTTAATGGTACTCTAGTAGACGGGCAATTACATTTTGATACAAAAAAGTTCGCCGAGTTAATAGCCGAGTATTGTGCCCAATTATGTGGAAGTCAAGCAGATAAGAAAAACATTCGCAATGCGTTTGGAATATCTGTTGGCAGCGATGTAAAATATCCTGGACCAGAAGCACACAACAGCGTGGTATCACAATACACAAGAGAATACAATATACCTAAAGTCTTGACATTAGATAAAGATGATAGCAAAATAGTGTAGGAGACATTTTTATGAAACTAGGAATTATAGTACTAGGTTTATTTGTTTTGATAGGCTTGTTTTTGTTTGTTTGGTATCATATTGAACGCATGCAAGACGAGCTTGAACAAATAAATCATTTGGATCATAAGGACCAAACATGATAGCAGAAATGATTATCTGGGGATTTTTTAGTGCGTGTGGATGGCTCACCGCCAACTGGATCAAAGAAGAAATATGGCCTGAACCGCCTGCTCAACAGCAACCTGCAGAAAAAGCCGAGCAAGGAGTAAATACCAAAAAGGCCACTTCAAATGACCCAGGACGATAAAGAAATCAAAGCACAGTTAAAGAAACTTAAACCCAAGAAAAAGTTAGCAGTGCCCGCAGAGTTTTTGGACAATGCCAAAAGCTACGAAGACAAATTGGGATTGGTACAAGTGTTAACAGAAAAAGAAAAAGGCCGTGTGCTGTTGATCATCAAAAGCATGCTAGCCGATGCAGTTAAATCAAGAAATCGTAAATGAAAAAGAAAAGAGAACTTGCTGCCAGCAGAGAAGATGATTCAGGCACTGTGATTTTTCGTGCCGGCAACTGGTTAGATGATGACAGCGAAATGTTGAAAATTGCCAAGGACGGTTTTTGGGTTAGAGGTGTGAAAGTACCACAAGACGAACGTGAAGCCCAGCATGTGTACAGTGCATTTAAAGAATGGTTGACCTGGTCAGCCTTGTCAAGGAAAAATCAATGAGTGTAACCAATCAAAATGTAAAACGCATAGGCCAAGAAGTTGGCATATACATGGAACGAGAATTTCCCAGTACTCTGCCTAACATGGCTCTTCCTGCGGTTGAACGTATGGCAGAACATATCATACGAGAAATTTTGCAGGATATTGAAGCAGATGAAACACTGGGCACAGCAAGACATGACACAGTAAGACGCCTAGCAGACACCTGGGGCGTTCAACTATGAAATGGTTTAATGACTGGTTTGCTAAAAAATGCGAACAAGCATGGAACGAAGCTCGTGCAAACAAGATAGAAAAAGGTACAGGCATACCCAGCATGCCTGTACCATCTCATACTCCAAACTCTTCTCCCAATCTCGTATTCAAAATGTACAGAGCCAACAATGGCTTTGTTATGGAAGTAGGACGCCAGGATCGGCGTCATATGGATACCACATACGAAATGTACTTGATAGCAGACGGCGAAGACCTTGGTGACAGTATAAGTAAAATTATTACCGTGGAGACCTTGAGAATTTGAAAACTCGGTGGACAGTCAAAGTTGAAGAAGATCCATTCACAGGAGATCTCATGCTGCCTTTGCCCTATGAGCTGATTGAACTCAAGGGGTGGAAAGCAGGAGATACCTTGATCTGGATAGACAATGGCAACGGTACATGGAGTATTGAAAAAAAGATAGTCGCCCACGATGTTAGAAATAACCCAATAGAATGAGTACCACAATAGACACAGTGCAAGAAGTACACAGAATAGTACCTACTCCAGATGGGTACAGAGTAGAACGCAGAGAATACAGAACCAGCGAGTACGAACAAGGCGGCACTGTGGTACGCACTCAACAGTGGACTTATGAAATATACAATCGTTATGGGCAGTTGGAATCAGGTCCTGCTGCGCCCAGCGTGAATATAAATACTTGATCAATAGGAGATCAACCATGAAAAAAGAATTACTTGTAGGTTCAATGATACTGTTCTTGTTGTTTGCACCGCTAACCAATGCTGCTTTTGCTGCCGAAACTAAAAAGGTTTGCATGGAAGACAATGGCAAACAAGTGTGCCGTACCATCAAAGTACACAAAAAAGCAGAAAAAGTCACTGAAGGTTCCCCAACTGATCCGGTAAAAAAAGACGACAAGAAAAAGAAATAGTATTTTTTTGCATGTATCAAAAACTAAATTTTCAATTAGAAAATATTGATATTAGTAGAATTAAAGGATCGTTTATGGAAGGATACGGTCCTTTTTTTCGCTCTTACGAAATAGCAGATCCAGAATATCTTAATGACTTAATTAAAAACAAAATAAGATTTCATATTCCATATACCAATTGTTCATTTACCACAGTATCACACAAAGGAGTGACAGATCCTCATATAGATACATCTATGACTGCTTTGAACTACTATGTTAATTCGTCTTCGGGCGAAACCACTTTTTACAAAGCAATAGATCCTAATTTACGAGAAATGACTCCACAGTTGTTAGGACAAGGCAATCAAGCAATTAGTGAAACGTATAGATACGATATTAAAAATTTAATCAAGATCGGAAGTTTTGTTAGCAACAATAATGAAGCATGGCTCTTAAATGTTCATACAATACACAATGTAACCAAACTTCCATTATCACCTCATAGAACCATTTTGCGTTGGTTGTGGTACGACGTGCCTTTTGAGGAAGTGTTATCTAGTATTGAAATTTTATGATACGTAAAGTTAATCCAAATCATACATTAAGTGTTGAAGAAATGTCTTGTTATTATCAAGAGACAGAATCAACCTACAATCTAAACACCGGTACGTTTTTTCTTAACACAAGTAACCACAATCTTCCTCCGCATTTTCCTAATGGACTTTTTAATTTTTTCTATCTAAACAAAATTAATGGTGAAATAAATTTTCGTATTCCTGTACCTAAAAATCCTGAACTAAACTCTCGTAGAGATAATATAATTAAAGCCATAAACGCAGCAAACGAAAAATATTCAATTCCAGATTTTTCGTATGTGATTGTGGGCTACGACGACCGTCCGGTATATACATACATGTTTGATGAAGTTCAAGACACAAGATGGTGTAATATACCTAACAGTTCTAACCAACGAATAGTGTTATATCATCCAGAGGCACACACTGAAAAAAATCTATTAAAAGATTTTTCTTCTCGCAATACATGGTATCCTGTGCTGTCGCCGTGCACCGGAAGAAATATGTACTCTGAAACTATTCCGGATTTTGTCTATCACGGATGGGAAGAACTAAATGTAGACTACAATGAAATAACCACATGGCTATTGAATTACAGACATCCGCCGGAAACCAATCTAATGGGCTGGCGAGGATCTGATAACAGTGCCCGAGAATTAAACACTAGAGCACAGCTTTGCGCTATAGGTGCACAAAAGGGTTGTGATTTCAAGTTTATAAATCATGTCAACAGCAACACGGAAAACTTTATGACCATCAAAGACATGGTTAAAAAATGGCGGTATTTGATTGATGTTCCAGGATTTGGATATTCGGGACGTGTGAAAATTCTTTTACATGCTCCGCGGGTGTTGTTTATTGCCTATAGAGATTACCAAGAGGATTTTTATCAATTGTTAAAGCCATGGAAACATTTTGTTCCGCTGTCTTCGGATCTTACTGACTTTGAACATCATCTGAGTATCATACAAAATAATCCAGAACTAGAAGCAGAAATCATAGCCAATGCTCAGGAATTCTCTAGAACATATCTCACACAAGAAGCAGCAATAAAACGCATGTCAAATGTGTTTGGTCTGGTAAATCAACTCAAATAATTTTACCAAACTTCTTGCATGCCCAACAAGTTCTTGCTATAATCACTGCATGCTGCTGATAGCAGCTACTTTATATAGAGGAAACTATTCTTATGAAACGTATCAATCCTGAAACCAAGACCTTCAAGGTCCTTGAAGCTCTCAAAAGCGGTCAGAAACTCACAGCCGCACAAGCTCGCAAGCGTTTTGGTGTAAACAACCTTGCAGCTGAAGCCAGCCGTATTCGTTACAACGGCTATGCTATCTATGCTAACCAGCGCCATGCTGCTAACGGTACTGTTGTTACCGAGTATGAAATGGGTCGCCCCAGCCGTGAGGTTGTAGCACTAGGACTCAAAGCCAAGGCACTTGGTTATACCATGGAAGATCTGTAAAAGGATCCGGCAGTAACTCAAGGCGCTACGGCGCCTTTCTTTTTGGCTCATAATAAATATTTTTATGGGTGCAGAAGTGTTTAATCCTGTATTCAATCTTGAACGGGATATAAGGCGTACTTGGTGGATGGTAGAACGCATCCGCGAGGATACTGTTTACGCTCAAAATTTATATGCTGCCTGTTGTAACAATGTGTATGGTCCGCATGATGTTTGGGCCATACTGAAAAATGTCACTTGGAGTTGCGGCTGGAGATATGCCAGTAACATGGTAGCTGAAATCTGCGGCAGACAGTACAGTGATTTCTATTGCAGTGGGGTACAATTGTACAATCCAGATTATGTGCCAGAAAGTGTGGTAACCCCAGCCATACGTAAAGATTTTGAAAACATAGGCTGGATTCTAGTTGACTCAAACGTGCGTCCTGTAGTATAATAACACTTTAAGAAAGAATCATATCATGCGTGTCAATGTAATCTCTGACCTTCACCTGGAATTTGGCGATCTAGAACTGCCCGGCGGCGATGTTCTAGTGCTCAGTGGTGACGCATGCGAAAGCCGTACCCTGCGCAAGTACAAGTATGATCCTAACAATCTCATGACCGAACAAGGTAATCCCAAGCGTATGGATCGTGCTGCTCGTTTCTTCAATGAAGAAGTGACCAAGTATCGTCGGTGCATTTATGTAATGGGCAACCACGAACACTATCATGGCAAATACCACAAAACCTGGCACGAGCTAATTGCAGAAATGCCTGACAATGTGGAAGTGTTGGAACAGCAACACACAGAGATTGATGGTGTGTTGTTCCTGGGTGCCACACTATGGACCAGCTGTAACAAAGCAGATCCCATGACGCTCATGGTGTTGAAGAATGGCATGAACGACTATCGCGCTATCACCTATCACGATCGTACCAGAGGGGTGTATCGTAAACTGGATCCACAGGACACTCTAGCTGAGTACAGCAAGACTGTGCAATACTTCAGACTCATGTGCGAACAGAATCGCGACAAGAAGATTGTGGTATGTACTCATCATGCACCCAGCTTTCAAAGTGTGCATGAGCACTACAAACATGATCGTGAAATGAATGGCGGATATGCGTCCGATCTTACAGATTTTATTCTTGATCAAGAAAATGTTCTGTTCTGGACACATGGTCACATGCACGACCCAAGTGACTACATGGTGGGTCAATGTCGCGTGATATGCAACCCACGTGGCTACAATGGCTATGAACAGCGGGTGAAAGATTTTGATCCCACTGTGGGATTTGACATCACAGCCTAAAATGGCAAAACACATGGTTGTAACAACGATCACAAGTTATTATAATATTAATCTACAAAGGAAACTATTATGGCAATCAAAATCAATCTTCGTCGTGCAGCAGCATTACAAAATGTCCTACATGAAACCATCAAAGGCATTGAAGTAGAACCAAACATTGAAGTGAATGAATGGCAAGAACCGGCAGAAATTCTGCAGACTGCCAATGCTCAACTGTTTGTTAATGATTCTCGTCGCAACGATCTCTTGATGAGCATTTACACCATTCGCAGTCTTGTGGCTACACAAAATGCCATGAGTGGAGTTTCAAGCAAGCTGAGTCACATGGCCTATATTGACAAGCGTATTGCACAACTAACAGACTTGGTAGGCAACGCCATCAAGTTGGAATCTCTTGATGTGATCAAGGGACGTTTGGACAAGATTCGCAATCGTCCAGCAGACAGTCGTGCGTCTCTTTATCATAGAGACGAAGATGTGCGAGTGTGTGTGCTCACTCAAGAACAAATTGACAATATCAAGAGCGTGATCAAAGAGCTTAAAAAGCAAAAGACCAATCTTAACGATGAAGTACTAGAGCTCAATGTACGCACTGAGATTGAACTCACTCCCGAAGTGGATGCAATTCTCAGCCGTGAAGGGCTGATTTAAATCCTGGACTGATGTTCAGGTAGGGCAGCTCTGTCTGTCCTTGATCTTGTGAGGCTAGAGAAGAGAGAAAACTTCTAGCAATCCTCTTAAAAAGGACTGCGAACTTACGCTGGTTTGGTGGAGCGCACTAATTAAATTTGTTAATTGTCTGCGCACAATATCAAACATGATTGCTAATTGCTTGTTGCTAATTGTCCTTTGCGTATTGTTCTGTTTTCCACTTGCTGCCTCACTGGATCTAAATTTTTAATTTATTAATATGGCAAAACTTGGTAATCTAACCATTCCAGTATCTCCAGGTACTACCAGCGTGAGTATAATGGGCAGCGGTGGCTCCGGAGGGGTACTGTCCAATGGCACTTACTCATGGACTCAGCCTTACAATTTAAATAGTCAGACCACCGGTATCACTCAGGTTCAAAGCTCACTAAAAGTCAACGGCGACGCAGAATTTGCAGGCTCGATAAAGATACAAGGCATGGATATTGGTGAGGCTTTGGCCAAGATCAATCAACGCCTGGCTATCCTAATACCTGATCCAAAACTGCTGGATAAGTACACTGCACTACAAGAGGCCTATGATCACTACAAAACCCTTGAGGCCCTGTGCGTGGAATCAGATGCTAGTAGAACAGAAAAATGACAAATGGTACGTGTACTGGAGTGCTCACATTCACAAGGCTCTAGAAGCAGCCGAATGGTGCCAGGACAGCTTTGGTCCATTTTGGGGAGAATTTCAAAGAGGATCAGTTGAGAACACTGGCATTGGCAAGCACACGTTCATGTTCCATTTATTGAGTCATGCTCAATGGTTTCAGCTCAAACACGAACGATTCTAGTTGACGTAAAACTTTAACTCTGTTAGACTACTGCTATGATTGATGTTGAGATTAAAAACACCACACGTGCCAGCGATGCTGCTGTTTGGTGTTTGGACAATTTGATTCCGGGACACTGGCATATGGAAGTGGTTCATTTCTGCACACCCGGAGTCAAATACAGATTCAGTTTTCTTGACAGCAAGATTGCTACCTATGTCAGTTTGAAATTCGCATGAAATATCATGTAAAAGAACTTGTTCATAAAAAAGGATATTGGGTAGAGGTTGCCTCTACCAAGAGAGATATCAGTAGAGAGGCGTGGATGCTTATGCCTTTGGATTTAACTGAACAAGACATGCTAGAAATAGCAGAATGGGTAGTTGAGCATAATCTAGGCTCCAGGCAAAGTTTTAATCAATGGAGACTAAAAGATGCCAGCGCAGTTTTGGCATTTAGATTAAAATGGGGGTAACATGAATATAGATTTGTTGCCATGGCTACTGGTAGTACAATTGTGGACCGATCCTCCACCCAAGATGAAATTTATATACAAAAAAGTATATCCAGACTATGCTGCATGCATGGAAGCTCGTAAAGAATGGGAACAGAAAAATTTTGTGGCATTGTGCAGCCCAAAATCTGAAGATAAACCCAAATGAAGATTGTAACTTTACCATTTAAAGATGGCATTGCTGAACAAGAAACCAAACGTGGTATGGACATCTCACGTTGGCTGAAATCACAAGGATTGACCATAGGCAAAGACTATACCTGGAAGGTTAACATGGTGGAGAGAGAACTGCAATTCATGTTTAACGGCGATGCAGAAGCCTGGGCTACCTTGATCAGCATGAGAGACTTATGAATGTGATTGCTGTTGAACCTTACTATGACCGCATGCAGGAATACTATTGTGCTCATGTTAAAGACCTAGAATTCTGGGACTGGGTAAAACAGGAGTACGGTGGATATCATGTGTACATGGCCAGCAATTATCAGGCAGTAGGCGAAAAAGCAGGCAGTGGATTGTATTTTGGATCACCAGAAGAAGTAACCTTTTTTACACTACGATGGTCCTAACCGTACATGATCAAAGTTTATCTTACCGACGAAGGAAGAGATCTTGACTACAATCGTATGAGATTGTATTTTATAGATGCTGCTATATGGGCTACCAAACACTGTCCAAGTTATAGTAGATTTGATATAACAGACACTGCTGATGTTAGTCCTTTTTATGATCAGATAGCCGAGTATGAATTTGGAGATGAACGTGATGTTTTGGCTTTTAAATTAAAATGGGCCTAGAACCTTACATGTACAGATACAACATGATAGAGAAAACTAGAAGTCTGCTAACCTTGTTCTGGTGGATGTACATGCCAGGCGTAAAAGTGAAACTGCGTTGGCCCAAAGGCACAGTGGTAGTAGGACCTAATGATTCTAGATGGTATGATGTTGGTGCCACCTGGGTAGAAATAGAAAGTGCTGATCCTAATGACTTTTATCGTCCCTGGATGGAACAGCATGTGGGTCGCCAAGGTTGGGATTGGGACTGGCGCATGGAAGACAACGATGTGGGCGACAACCTGTTGACTGTGAAATTACGACGCAGCAAGGCCAGCGCAGCCACAGCACTTGCATTGAAATGGTCATGAGCTTTCCACTTTTCAAATACAATCACAATTGGCAATACAACGGAGCTGCGCCGTTTATTGACATTGTGACCTGGTGTACGCAGATGTTCGGGCACTGCGGATCCAGCAGCTCTTGGGATCATGTTTGGGAAACTATCTATTTTGTTGAAGATGCTGACTATGCACTGTTTTTGTTGAGGTGGTCATGAATAACTATGTAGACCTTCTAGTGCCCGAAGCCGTTCCTGCCGATGGACATACTAGTGGGTTTGAAGCCTTGTATTGGGCTAAGGTGCATTGCCCAAGTTATATAACCAATGATGTTATTCAAAAACAAGGGCAATACTATTATAGATTTTATTTTAGAAAAGAACAAGATCAGATAGTGTTTGCATTGAAATGGTTATGATATGAACGACATTCCGCAACAATTTGATCTTTCTCGTGTTAGTCGCCTTGAAGCAGACATTATGGATGATACTGCGCGAGAAATTCGTAATGAAATAGACAAATCTGTAATTGAAGAAATAACCTGGATAGCACACATGCACAATCACCCTGACTGGCACCTAGTGGAAATACCCTGGGAAAAAACACATGATAAAAACTTCAACTGGAACGAAGCCTGTGCCTGGGCAGTGGAGCAGTTTGGGCTGCCTGGAGAAAACTTTGTCACACACCCTAGTTTAAATCAAATGAAGTTTTTGTTCAAACACGAGCAACACGCTATAATGATGACACTACGGTGGATCTAAATGGAAGGCAAATTCATACCTAGTCTGCAGATAAGTAAAAAAGATCATGCGGTTCTCATGGATCGCTTGGTGGCAGAATATGGTATGCGCATCTTGCTCAGCTGGGTATCACGGCGTGAGTTGGGGTTTACTGTTAGGACTCACAGACCGCGCCACGGGCGTGAACAGATATTCCTGGATTTCTACAACGAAGCCAGTAAAACCTTTTTTCTATTAAAGTATTATAACCATGAAAACTGAAGACGAAATCCTAAAACTGGCCCAGATATTTGATGATATCATAGGCAGCGACAGTCGCGCAGTACAAGAAGCGTTTCAACGATTGGTTCTTTTGGCCACTATAGGCAAACCAGACAACGATAATTTTGAACAAGGACCATTTGCTCGCATGATAACAGGCATGCAGGTAATGGAACAGGAAATCAAGAGCCTGCGACGCAGTGTACAAATTTTGGAAAACAAACACCCAAATGATACATTTAAAATTGATATTGATAACATTGGTATAGACCTATCACAATACAGTTCCAACATACCACATGTGGCACCGCTTACCATCAGTCAAATAGAAACAATCACGCTGACAGACTCCACTATGAGTGGCAGTTCCGCTAGTTTTTCTGGACTTGACACAATTACCATTGGCGACTATAATAGCTGGTCGTTGGATGATAAAAAATAGGAACACACATGAGAAATTACTGGACTTGCAGCAAATTTGCTGATTGGATTCGTGGTACTACAAAACTAAAGTGTGGTACCGGAAAAGAATGGGCAGAATGGGAACGTGCTGCTAAAGAAAAATATCCTTTTCGTTGGTGGTTGGCCGAGGAAGGGCTAGACAAAGTTCAGGATGTCTGGTGCTGGATTCCAGATCGCGTTAACGACATACGTTACTACATCAACAATCGCTGGGTTACTCAGACTCATGCACTCAAGGCACACCCACGTGATATTGCACGTGGCAGCTGGCAGGATGTGGGTTATCGTTTTCTTCCTTGTCTTTTTAACGAGCTTGTGGATTTTGTTGAAATAGAGAAAGCGTGGTCGCACTGTGTTTGGGACAGCGATGCACGTGAGCAGTATGGGTACCCTTGGTGGCGTCGTTGGTTCCGTCAGTGGCGCTGCCCAGAAGCAGGTATTGCTCATCTAAAATGGGAAATGTCCTTGACCAACGAGGAGTTTCTAGAAGACGATCAAAAACACACTGCTGAACCTACTTACCAGGCTAAGGCTGCAAAAGAAATTTACGAACTTTACACATGGTGGAAGGAAGTTTATCCAAAACGTCCTGATATTTTTGATGCCAGCGGGTGGAGTGCCTACTGCGAAATGCGTCGTGAAAAAGGCTATTACCTACTGGACATGGAAGATCGTACTGAAGAAGAAGCAGAAATGCGTGATAGTGCTTTGGCTAAGAGCAATGAAATCGAAGCAGAATACAATAAAGAAGACGAAGAAATGATGATTCGTTTGATCAAGGTACGGCAATCACTTTGGACTTGACTATAAATACCAAATAAGGTATAATATCAACATGGAAACCTTACTAAACACTCTGCTTTGGATCTTGATATTTTACAATATCATTGGGTGGGTACTGCGCTATTATGTTCGAGGCAAAGAACGTGAAGAAATTCGTGCAGAACTTGATGAAAAGATTAGAGTGGTTAGACTGGAAAATCTACCAGAGCACAATATTATTTTGGCCTATGATGCAGAGAACAACCGATTTCTAGGTCAAGGTGCTAGCGAACAAGAGCTAGAAAACATTATCAAACAACGTTTCCCAAAAAATATCTTTGTTCTAAACAAACGCATGTTCACCGCCATGCATGAAATTCAAGTGAATCATGAAACCTCAACCACCAGCTGAAGGCATACTGCTACACAAAGATTTTGGTGATTCCAAATTCTATGTGGTGCCCTGTGACTGCTGTAGCAGCGGTTGCGAACATCAGGTTTGCATTGAAGCAGACGAAATAGGCGTTACAGTCACCACATACACCACGCAAAAAACCAACTGGTGGAGCAAAAACAGATGGCAAGTGATCTGGCAACTGCTCACAACAGGCTATGTGAAATATGAAGCCTCAATCATCATGACCGAACAGCAGGCTGTTAACTATGCTCATGTGCTAGAATCAGCTTGCAAAGATGTTAACACGTTCCGTTCTGCTAGACAGTTGCAAAAACAGCAACTTGACAAAAAACCCTAAAGATCTTACAATAGTAATGTTACAATTCCTATAGGACACGCACATGAGCATGCATCTTGAAGGCCCTTGGCTGAGCACCACTGGCAAACGCAAAGGAAAACAAAAGTTCCGCAGCGCAGAACATGCTGCCAAGGCACGAGCTCTTGACGATGATTGGAATGCACTTATGAAAAAGTGGGGTGCAGAACAGCGTGAAAAACGTGCAGCACAAGCCATGAAAGCGCCGGTGTATGTACCACCTCGTGCTGCCTACCGCGGTGCTGATCAACCACGCATACCCAGTCTAGACAGTGGTGCTGGTATCGCGTCTAAAGCTGAGCCAAAAGTTTATACTGGCGACAAGATTGTGGGCATTGCCACCATGCACAAGAGCAATCTTGTACCGGTATTCAACGAACAAGCAGCCAAAGACATAAGTAAAATGCGTCGTGGTTAACAAGAAAGGCACAATTTTTTGTGAGATCACCCCGCCTGGTAATCAGTACAGTGCGGGTGTTTATGCCTTTCGCTCTCAACCTAGCTACACTCTAGCTCAGTTTTGGGACTTGAGCAAGTATGTTTGGTTAGAAGATGACATCTTGGGCCCAAGATGGTTGAAAAATGCAGACAGAGATATCAGTGGAGAACTGGCAAAACTCAACAACGATGAAACAAAATATTTTTTTCTGGTAAAAATCAGAGCAAAGTACATGTAAGGAGAACATAACTAAGTGGCAAAGAAAGACGAATTTATTACCATGATGGGCATTGTAGACGAAGTGCTGCCCAACGCAACCTTTAGAGTAACACTCACAGAAAGCAAACACACCATAATTGCTTATCTAGGCGGACGCCTGCGCCAAAACAATATCAAGGTGCTCATGGGAGATCAAGTGGAAGTGGAAATGAGTCCATATGATCTATCCAGGGGACGCATTACCTATCGCAATAAATAGTAGATGCAACCCATACGTCAACTGGTTTCTTTAGTAGAAGCAAAAGATAAAAAACCCAAGCTGGTTCAAGCTGAATTGCCCTATGCTAAAAAGGATCTTTATCCGGTTAAAAGTGAAGCCACATTAGACTATCACTATGGTACCTTGTACAAAGGCTATGTGGATAGGTACAATGCAGGCGAAGGCGATCCAGATTTTAACGAAGCAGGTGCATACCTACACGATATCTATTTCACACAGTTCAAGGAGCTAGGCGGAGCTAACAGACCCAACGGAGCCAGCGAATCCTTGATCAATCGTCGCTTTGGCGACTTTGACAAATTCAAAACTGCTGTTGAAGAAGAAGCCATGAAGATTCAAGGATCAGGATGGGTGTACATGACCAGATCTGGAGAAATCAAAACTATCAAAAATCATGCTATTCGTAAGGACATAGCACTACTCATAGACTGGTGGGAGCATGCATGGGCGTTGGATTATCAAGCTGACAAAGCAAAATATCTAAAGAATATCTGGCGTATCATTGACTGGGAAGTGATTAATAGACGCATATATGGAGGCGTAAAGTGATTGATTTTAAGCAGAACGCTGTGCTCAAGGTTAAAGAACTCATAGCAGAAGAAGGAAATGCAGATCTTAAACTGCGCATATTTGTGCAGGGCGGCGGCTGTTCGGGCTTTCAGTATGGCTTTACATTTGATGAATTAGCACAAGAAGATGATTTTGATCTTGAATTTGATGGTGTGCATCTCCTGATTGATAGCATGAGCAGTCAGTATCTGCAAGGTGCAACGGTGGATTATGTGGAAGACATTTCCGGCGCACAATTCACAATTAAGAACCCAAATGCGCAAACAACCTGTGGTTGTGGCAGCAGTTTTAGCATGTAAACACTAGAACCATAAACAGTTCGCCCGCATAAATATCAAATATGAGGGTGAATAATGTCTCAACAAATAATAAACACTGGCACTGAGCCCGGCGCAGGAGATGGCGACGATCTCTATACCGCGTTTGACAAAGTAAACCAAAATTTCACTGAGATATATAGCGGTAATGTTCTAGCAGCAAATATCGTTGTGTACAGTGTGGCCGGCCGAACCGGAAACGTAGAGCTAACAGTACAAGACATCTTGGGTGCAGCCAGCACCGGTAACATAACATCATTGCAACAGCAGATGGCTGCTAACAGTGCGGCCGATCGTGCTTACACTGATGCTTCCGTTGCTAATCTAAGCACAATAAGCAATATCACCCTAACAGGCGGTACCTTGGCTAATGTTCATATCACTGGACACAGCTGGGGCAATATGGCTAACCTTAGTGTATCAGGAACCATCACAGCCAGCGGCGCCATTGTGGCGTCTGGTCTCAGCAGTACAGACAACATTGTTGCAGTAGGCGATGTCAATGTGGGTGGCATCCTGCGATTTGCTGATGCCACCGAAATGAGCACAGCAGTGGCCAACGTTGATCTAACATCAACAAATGCAGCCATTGTGACAAATACCAATCGTGTGACAGCAGCCAACATAGAAATCGCTGCTCTGCGAGCCAATGTCAATGCAGCAAACACACGCATAACCAATATCAGCACAGTAGCCAATGTAGAAATTGCTGCGCTAAGAGCCAATGTTGAAGCTGCTAACACAGCCATTGTGGCTGCATCGTCAAATGCAGCAGCTCAATCTGTTGACATTTCTGCACTGCAAGCCAACGTCACAGCCATCAACTTGGTCATAGCTAACGTGGCTCCAAGCCTGACCAATGGTGCTTACCGTATGACCTTGCAGGCCAACGGCAATATAACTGTGCCGGCCGGATCACATTTTATTGCACCTGCTAACAGTAATGTAAGCATTCGCAGTACAGGTACCTTGGGCAACGCACATATTGAATGGCATGATAATGGCGACCGCGCTACTGTAAAGTATAGCAAAGACGGAGTTGAAGTATTCACCACTAGCAGTGGAGTTCAGCGCAGTTGGAAATTTCATCCAGATGGTAGTACTCATTTTCCTCAATATGTATTTCCTCTAGGACCAGGTGCTGCTGGGCAGTATCTGGAAACTGATGGACTGGGCACACTGACCTGGGTTGATCCTGGCAGTACAGATCTTTCTGGAGTCAACGCCAACATAACCGCTGCCAATGCAGCTATTGCTTCACTGCAATCAAATGCAGGCATCCAAGGTAGCGAAATAAATGCTCTGCGAGCAAATATCACAGCAGCCAACAGTGCCAGTGCTAGTTCCATAATCACATTAACCACAAATGCTGCCACACAGGCCACAGCAATTAATTCTTTAAATGCCAATGTTGCCGCAGCCAATTTGGCCGTAACTGCCTTGCAGACAAATGCAGCTTCGCAGGCTGTGAGTATTTCCAATTTAGAAGCCAATGCAATCACACAAGAAAGTAGAATAATTCTTGTAAATGCCAATGTCACAGCAGCCAATGCAGAAATCACTGCTCTCAAGGCCAATGCAGCAACAAATGCAGCTCTTGCTGCTAATGCTGCTAGCCAGGCTGTGTTTATCAATCAACTGCAAGCAAACGTAGCAGCTTCTAATGTTAGAATAGCCACACTAGAATCATCTGTGAGCTTGAACACACAGGACATTGCCACTCTAACTACCAATGCAGCAGCACAACATTCAGCCATTGCAGCCAAAGCACCTATAGCCAACCCAACCTTTACTGGCACGGTAACTGCACCTGCATTAACAGTAACTGGCAATGCTATCATTGGCAACGTGAGCGCCACCAAGTTAACTGCTCAACAGATTCAAGGCAATCTGGTTAACATACCAAGCATTGTAGCAACTGGCAACATCAGTGGCGGAAATGTTTCAGCCACCAAGGGTACATTTACCAATGTTGAAGGCACACTGCTGACCGCTGCACAGCCAAACATTACCACCGTTGGCACACTGGATCAATTGGATGTTGATGGCAACGTCACAGCAGATCGTGTGATTACCAATGAGGTAGTGGGCACATTATATAATGGACCGCAACCAGGTATTCGCAGTGTAGGCACACTAACCAATCTAAATGTAACCGGAAACATTGTTACTGAAGGCAACACTGTGAGAGCAAACACAGTGCAGGCCAATTCCATAATCACCACAAACAACATCACTGTGGGTGGTAATGTTGCTATTTCAGGCTGTTTGATCTTGTCCGGTGGCAGTGTGACCCTGAATGCTGCCAACGTTGTAACCGGAACATTCTTCGCTGACAGTGCTAATGTGTCAAACAGTTTATTGGCCAATGTTGGTAATTTTGTTGGAAACTTAACTGCTGCCAATATCACTTCTAATGGTACCTTGGTCACAGACAATGTTGTGGCATCCAGCATAGTGGCGTTGGGTAACAGCGTACTAGGCAATATTCAAACAAATACCATTGTGAGTTCTGACATTGTTGGTACACTGTTAACAGCAGCACAACCAAATGTCACCAGTGTGGGCACGTTGAGTGCTCTAAATGTGTCTGGTCCAGTGTCTGTAACTGGTAACGCTATAGTAAGCGACAACCTGTATGTTACAGGCAACCTTTTTGTATCCGGAAACAGCACCACAGTCAACAGTGAAAATGTAACCACATCTGAACTCACGTTAACACTGGCCAATGGTGCCCCAAGTGCTGTAGCAACCAATGGTGCAGGTATTTTGGTAGCAGTATCAAACGCTGCTATTACCTATGACAGCGCATCAAACAGTTGGGTACTGAATAAAAATGCAGTGATTGGCAATATCAGCACAGGCAATATCTCTGCTGGTAATGTTGTAGCCACAACTGTGTACGGAACCTTGGCAACTGCTGCACAGCCAAATATTACCAGTGTGGGCACACTGAGCGCACTATCGGTCACAGGCAACGTGAGCTCTGGCAATGTTATTACTGTTCGTGCAGATGTAACCAGTGTGCGTTTTGGAGACAACACTGTACAAACCACTGCGGCAAACGTGGCAATTGAAGCGTATCTTGTGCCAGTCAATGCCAATGTAGCGGCAGCCAATGTAGAAATCAACAGTTTGCGTGGTAACATCACTGCGGCCAATATTGAAATAGAAAACCTAAGAGCCAACATTTCTGTTGGTGCTAACATTGAGATCAACAGTCTGCGAGCCAATGTCACAGCGGCCAATGTTGAGATTAATAGCCTACGTGGTAACATCACTGCTGCCAATGTTGAAATTGATAACCTACGTGGTAACATCACAGCGGCTAATGCAGAAATCGTTTCTCTACAAGGAAATGTTACTGCTGCTAATGTTGAAATTGATAACCTACGTGGTAATATCACAGCAGCCAACGTTGAAATTGATAACCTACGTGGTAATATCACAGCGGCCAATGTTGCAACATCAAATGTTCAGGCCAATGTCACAGCAGCCAATGTTGAGATAGACAATCTACGCGGTAATATCACTGCTGCTAATGTAGAAATAAACAATCTAAGAGCAAATGTCACAGCAGCCAATGCACAAATTCTACTAAGAGCCAACATTGCCAATCCAACCTTTACTGGCAATCTTGGTGCCGATATCATTAATGCCACAGGAAATGTAACTGTTGGCAACATATCTGGTGGCAAGGCTGTGTTTACAGAACTGGTATTACCAAGTTCTATCACATTTACAGGCAATGTAACTGGCGGCAACTTGGTTACCGCTGCAAATGTTTATGCAAGCAACGTGGTAGCAACTGCTAATGTGTATGCTACCAACAGTGTGTTTGCTGATCAAGTGATCACAGTGGGCAATACCACTGCGGGTAATTTGATAACCGCAGGTCAATTGCAGGCCAACAACATTTCTACAACTGGCAACATAGTTTCGCAATCTTATGTGGTTGGATCTACTGCATCATTCACTTATGTTTATGGACAGATAGAAACTGCTAACCAGCCACAAATCACACAGATTGGTACCTTGGCTGATTTGAATATTTCAGGCAATATCAACACTGTGGACTGGGTACTGGCTTCGGGCGGAGGTGTGTTTACTGAAGTAACTGGTACACTGAAAACCAATGCGCAACCCAGCATCACCAGCGTTGGCAACTTGATCAGTCTTACAGTTGATGGTAATATCAGTGCAGGCAATGTTTCGGCTACCACCGCGGTATTCAATGCAGTACAAGGTGTGGTACTAACCAATGCTCAGCCTAATATTACCAGTGTTGGTACATTAAATTCACTTGATGTAACCGGAAACATAGTGTCACTGGCCAATGTTTCTGCGGCGCAGATCAGTGCTACAGGTAACATTTCCACTTCTGGAAACATTGTTTCCACATATGACGTTTATGCAAACAGTTTGGTACTAACAGGAGCAATCAGTCTGGTAGGCAATGCTTCTGCTGCAAACTTATCAGTTGGCAATGTGAGTGCATCTGGAAATATTACCTCGCAACAGAATATTGTAGCAGTTGGCAATATTGCTGCTGGAAATATCAGCGTGACAGGCAATGTCAATGCAGCAGGAATCAGTATCACTGGCGGTGCTGGAGTTATCAATCTTGGCACAGGTACCCTAACTGCTGGACAATTAAACGGAAATCTATTTGCATTCAATGCAACTGTTTCAGGAACCACAGAATCAATATCCAGTACCAGCGGAGCATTAATTGTAGTTGGCGGAACTGGAATTGGTGCGAACCTCAATGTAGGTGGTAACCTAAATGTAGCAGCAAATGCTAGAATCAGTACCAATCTTGTGGTGGCTGGCGACTTTACTTCAGGCAATGCCAACATTGGTACATCAGACGGTACCAACTTTGTGTTTGGTGTTACCAACTTCAAAGGCACCACACTAGAATCAGACAACAGCAATATTGCACTGTTTACTACCACAGTGAATCAAATTGAGTTTGGTCTAGCTGCACAAGATATTGAAATTGGTGCGCTGCTAGGTAACACCACTATCAATCATGATTTGATTGTGGGCGGCAATATCTATGGTAACCTAGGCAACGCTTCTCCATCCAGCAATATATTTGTACACAGCAATCTAGCAGTAAGCAACTATGCTATTGCCAACAATGCTGTGATTGCCAATGCCAACGTGGTAACCAAACTCAGCATTGATGGCACTGCTGCAAGTCTAAATGCTCAGGCAGGTGCGTTAACTGTAGCAGGTGGTATTGGTGTAATCAAGAACATCAGCGTTGGTATACCAAACACACCAAACAGTAACGTGATTGTTTATGGTACCACCCAGAGTACCAACTCAACTTCTGGTGCACTTCAAGTACGAGGTGGCACAGGCATTGGCGCCAACTTACATGTGGCTGGTATTACTCATATCACCAACACCACACCAGCTACCAGTAATGTAACCGGCGCACTGCGTGTGTCAGGTGGAGCTGGTATAGCAGGCAATCTGTATGTGGGCAGCAGTGTTGTGATTGATGGCGACTTTATTGTTTACGGTACTCCAACACTACCTTCTATTTCCATTGGTAGCTTGAACAACACACCAGTTGGTAATGCGGTGCCAAGTACTGGAACATTCACTGTTCTAAGTCTTGATTCAGATTACATGCGTCCTCGCAGCAAGCCTAGCTTGCTTCTGGATTTTGCTAATGGCAGAAAGCTAGATGGTAGACTGAATTTTAACGGACCCATTTATGGTACCTATGTAAACAAGCAAGGATTCTTGGTAGACGTGGTTTCAACTGGTATCTATGCTGGACAAACTCCACGATTCCATCATAACAGCGATGGTGAGTGCCAAGGCATACTGATTGAAGAAGAAAGAACAAATCATTTATTTGGTAGTGAAAGTTTTGAACAAGCAAACACTCTCTATTGGGTAACTATTAATTCTAGTGTAGTAGGCGGAGCAACTTCTGGTAATATTGGACCACGAGGAACCACCTCAGGTGTAACTTATGTTCAAGAAGATTCGTCAACTGGTATACATGGAGTGGCTGTAGAAAGTGGTTCTTTGTACACCGCTAATCTTGCAACCAACTATACTGCCAGCGTGTTTGCTCGTAAAGGTACTAGAGATCAGATTGCTATCATCTTTGATGGCGAAGGTACGCCAACTGTGTTTGATTTGAACTTTGGCAATATCACCGCAGAAGGTGCTACATATAGAAGCAGTATAGAAAGCTACGCTAATGGATGGTATCGTTGCTTCAGTACTGTGAGTAAAACCAACACCAGTGGCAATGTTACTATTGCCATGGCCAGTGGCGGAAGTACAACCTACACCGGCGACGGTGCTAGTACGCTTGAAATTTTTGGAGCGCAACTTGAAGAAGGTGATTTTGGAACCAGTTATATTACTACTACCAATACCACACGCACAAGATTTTCAGACGATCTACAAATTCCTGGCATCTACAAAGACAGCTGGATGGAAGGTAACAATGGTACTGTGTACATTGACGGTACTATTGGTTATAGACCAACTGATTTAGTTACACAGAACACTCGTGGAGTATTCTTTAGTTTAGAAGATGGTACAGCAAGCAATCGTATACAGGTTCTGGCAGAAACTCGTTCATCACCAGTTCCAGTACGTTTTGCTAATCTAGTGGTAGTAAGCGGTGGTTCAATTCAGGCCAACATTGGTGGACAAGGAAACTTGTTAACCACATCATCTGGTCGGATATCTGCTCTGTTCAGTCCTAATCTGTTTGGATTCAGCTTTAATGCAAACACTGTGGTTACAGACATATCTGGTACACTGGGTGATGTTATCACCATGTACATTGGTAAAGGATCCGGAGGAAACTATTTGAATGGCTGTGTGAGCAAGATACAATACTATCCTACTGTGCGTTCAACCAGTGATATACAAACATTAACAAGGCAATAAGGATCAGCAATGATTAATAATCTCATAGGTAATGCACCACATCAAGTACCCTCAAATGCAGATCTGGGAGAAATGGCCTACCAAGACTCCTACTGGGTCACGGTTGGCAATATCACTGTTGATTACAACACCACAATCACAGGCAATACCACTGTAGTAGGCAATTTATCCATTACTGGAACCAGTTCTAATGTGCGGTTACTAAATGGATCAAATCTAAGCATAACCACCGGCAATATCTACATGGCATCTGGAAATATCAACGCAGGTGGAGACGTGAATGTTACAGGTGGCATTAGAGTTCAATCAGTATTGATCTCCCAAGGAAACATGTTTTGCAACACAGCGGTACTCAGCAGCGAAGCAAACGTGGTTATAACCAAAGGATATTTGGATCAACAAATGATTGTGTTCGGGTTTTAACCTTCAATAAATATGTATATAAAGAGAAAATCTAATGAGCATTGAAAATATTGGTATAGGCGCAGCAGCAAATGATGGAACTGGCGACTCCATACGTGATGCTTTTAGAAAAACCAACAATAATTTTTCTTATCTTGATAGCCTGACACAAAATCTAGTCACAGGCAATCTCACAGCGGTCGGAAATATTGCGCTGGATTTTACTGCAAACAGCTATTGGTCGGGTAATGTTTTTCTCAATGGAATTCAGATAGCCACAGTTGGTACGCTGTTCACAGGTGGACAAGTTTCTGGAGCAGCGGGCAGTACAGATTTTCAGTTGACCACAGACAGTACTAACACAACCACCGGTGCTGTGATTGTACGAGGCGGTATTGGTGTTGTTGGTAATGCTTTTATAGGAAATACTACCACTTATAATCTTACTGCAACTGGCGCAGTGGGTGCAGCAGTTTTAAACTCAGGCAGCGGAACTTTCACAGGAGCAGTGGGCACTGGTGCTTTAACAGTTACAGGCACCGCCACTGCCACCGGCAACATCACAGCAGGCAATGTGAGTGCAGCCACCAGCAACAACACCAAGAGAAATGTTGCTGCATATTTTGGTTACTTCCAGGAAGTCAATGGCACACTATTAACAGCAGCACAACCAAACATTACCAGTATAGGCACTCTCACACAGTTGGCTACCACTGGCAATGTTTCTGCGGCCAACATAGTGTTAAGTGGTTGGGGCAATGTGGTGGCAGCCAATGCCACATTCAGCGGAAGAACCATCACCGGTAATCTACAAGTAGGCAACGCTGTGATTGCAGGCGGTAATGTAACTGCCAGCAATGTGGTTGCTCAGGTCGGAACATACAGTAATCTCACAGTGCAAGACATACCCTCAAATTTCCACGTGACCACCAAAGGTTATGTAAATAGTCTAGTGGTTGCATTTGCAATTGGACTCGGATCATAAAAGTTTAGGAACTTACAGATGGCAAAGAAACAGATTTCAAAATATAAATTTACACCAGGTGTTATTGGTGTTGGCAACGTTATCATTCCTGGTAACTACAACACTGACAAAATCCTATTGATTACCAACGTAACTCGAGGCACAATTTTGTACAATTTTGCTGACACGCAAAACGTTGGTGCCACTGTAACTTTTAAACCAGGTGGTATCAAAACCAGCGTAGCTGATACTTCTGTGGTTACCTATGGTAAAGATGTGTTTGGTGTAACCGGTACTGCAAACATTCAACGTGTGGAGTCAGGATATGGTGAAACCACAATCACTTTTACTGGTGCCAACACCTTCACACATTCTGCTTCTGATAGAATCAGTGTGCTAGTAGAAGAGCCTTATCAAATGGTGCGCATGTGGAGTGATTTTGGAACAGACGCCATTGAACGTACTCGTATCGCAGCACCTCAATCACAGATTGACGCTGACTTTGAATACGGATTACAAAACACCAAGTGGCAAGGATTTCAAACCATAACCAACTATCCCAGTATCTATGAATCCATTGCACCTGATCTAGTGGTAACCAATGTAACCACTGATGGTGCAGACCCTAGTTTGATCACCGTGAGTTGCAATGCTCACGGGCTAGAAATTGGCGACCCGTTTACTGTGAGCCAACTGTTGGTAGACATCACCGGCTTTGGCAAAGCTGAAGGCGGATTTTTGGTGTATTCTAAAAATACAAACGATTTCAGTTACTATGCCAAAGGTCAAGTGGGCACAGTTGGTCAAAGTTTAAAAGATCCTAGAACACAGATACGCAAAGGCGGAATTTATTCTGGTGCCGATTTGCCTCTAAGCCACATGGCCACAGACTTGGCTACACCAAGCGAAATCAAACTCAGCTTTACCGGACCTCACGGTTTCGTTCCGGGCATGCCTATTGTTATTAATGCCAACCCCAACTGGGGCAGCAATACCAGCTTGCAAAATCTACCAGGATCTTATTTTGTGGATACTGTGGTAAACTACAACGAAGTTACTTTTACCGCACGAGGCATTGTGAATCCCAGCGGCAGCAGCAACGTTGGCAATCTACAACTTGACAACAGCGGCGGCATTAGAGTGTATGCACGACCAGATGGTTTCTTTACTCACCGACCAGGTGATGGTGGTGTGATCATTGGTACCAACAGTCCAATACATGGTGCTGCTGCAACACGTCAAAGTAAAAAATATTTCCGTTATCAGTCTGGTAAAGGTTTCTTATACACCACTGGTGTGCTGTTTGCACCCAACTACGACATTGTGGAAATCACCGCATCTGGTACAGTGGCAACTGCTCCTTTGCCTACTATCACTGTTCGTACAGCAGTTCCACATGGTCTACAAATAGGCGCAGTGGTACGTGTGCGTGGAGTGGCAACTTCAGGATACGACGGAACCTATACAGTGACCAACGTGCTTGACGAATATAGAGCACAGTTTCCTCTAATTTCAGGACAAAACCTAGGCAGTGCAACAGGTGCAGTCACAAGATTGCCCAAACTTTATATCTATCAATGGCACGGTGCATGTTTGCGTACAGGTCCCCATGATGATAGCAACGGAATGTTTTTTGAATACGATGGAAAATATTTCAACGTGGTCAAACGTACCAGCACACTACAACTGGCCGGAACTGTGCAAATTACCAATAATAGCAACAAGTTGATTGGAACCAATACCTTGTGGGATCAACAGCTAAAAATTGGTGACAAGATTGTGGTCAAGGGCATGGTACATCGTGTGACCAGTATCACTGCCGGAGGCCTTGAAATCTCCATAGCGCCAGATTTTAGAGGTATCAGTTCCAGCGCAGGCAACTACATTTATAAAGTAGAAGAACAACGTACCGATCAGCCAAACTTTAACAGAGACACTGCGGATGGATCAGGAAGTATTTTCAACCCTAGTGGTTATCTAATGGATCCAAACCACATGCAGATGGTGGGCATTCAGTTCAGCTGGTATGGTGCAGGTTTCATGGACTTTATGGTACGTGGTATTGATGGTAATTTTATTATTTTGCACAGATACAAGCAAAACAACATCAACATTGCAGCTTCCATGCGTACTGCTAACTTGCCAGTACGATACGAAGTGATCAATGAAGCAGGGTCTGGCGTGACGGGAATTAGTGCTCTTACTGCTGGCATGACTGCATTGTCAAATCAAGTTGGCGTTGATGATGCTAGCTTTTTCCCAGACAGCGGCACTGTGTTGATTGAAAATGAGTTGATTTCTTATGCATCAAAAACAATCACAGGAGCAGCACCACACACTCTAAACGGTCTTACAAGAGCTGCCAATTATAGTATTTTTGTTAGTGGAGCTTCAAGAACCTTTACTGGTGTTGCAGCAACCACACATGGCATAGGAGCAGGTGTAGAACTAGTGAGTTTAACCGCTACACCAAACATGACACACTGGGGAAGTTCTTATATCATGGACGGTGGTTTTGACCTTGATAGAGGATACATCTTCAGTTACACAGTTACAGATGCCAATATTGTGACCACAGGAAACACAGTGATGGGCCTACGACTAAGTCCGAGCGCCAGTAACTCAACTGTGGGCGATTTAGGTGAACGTGAGCAGTTGAATCGTGCTCAGATTCTGTTGAATAATCTAGAGCTCAGCTGTTCTGACCAGCGCACAGGCGGTAACGTGCAAATACTAGTCTCAGGAATATTGAACCCTGGCAACTACAGTGAAACCAATCAACAGTGGGTAAATCTTAATAATACTGTTGGTGGCAATCAGCCTAGTTTCTCACAGTTAACTGCCAACTGTTTCTTTGTTTCACAAACACATGTGGGACAGTCAGGACAGATTGCAGCACCAGGAGAAAAGGTGTTTGAGTTTGTTTTTGATCCACAGAACAAACAAACATTTGACCTAAGTGGAGTCAAGGAACTGAGTCAAAGTGCTATTGGTGGACGAGGAACTTTTCCAAACGGGGCAGACACTCTATACCTAAATTTACGTGCGCTACCAGGTGCAACCACTTTGAATGCTTCAGGCGGCGCCACAGGAATCACCGGAGCTACCACCGCACAAACATTTGTAAGCAATGTGCATATAACTTTACAGTGGTCCGAGGGGCAGGCCTAAAGAGCTCAAGTCCACTAAATATGTAATAAAAGTGGACAAACATGGCTCAAATTGCATGGACAACGCCCGCAGGCGATCTTGGTACATATCCAGAATTAATAGAATTCAGCTTCCAACTGGAAGCTGAAAACCCTCTAACCAGCGCACTAACTTTTACAGTGGTGTCTGGCGATTTACCGCCGGGTATTCAACTGTATACTTCAGGTTTGCTGTACGGAATCCCTAACATAATTGATCCAGGCGAACCTGTTGCAAGAAAATATAGATTCACAATTCGTGCAAAAAATGTCAATAATCAAATCGCAGATCGGTCATTTTCGCTGTCTATTAATGGAATAGCTCCTCCTACTTTAAACACTACAACCGAAAGCCTAGGCATATATTTCAACAGTGATTATGTTAACATTCAACTGGCCTTTACTGAAACCAACCCAGGTACTGCACTGCAATGGTCTGTTAGCAATGGACTGCTACCCCCTGGACTGACTTTATCACAACAAGGAACCATAACTGGGTTTGCCGAAGCGCCGCCTGCAGGTGGTCCTGCAGGAACTGCCAGTTATGATATTGGCAGATATGATGAATTCACATGGGATTTTGAAGGTGCCACTATTAACCGAGTGTATAGATTCGCTGTGAGAATTTTTGACGGCATACTGTCGGCCGAAAAGTATTACACTCTTACCATCTTAGCTAAAAGTTATTTTAGAACAGACAACATTCTCATCACAGCCGATAGCACAGTGTTTACCACTGATCAAGATGGGTATGAATATCCTACCATTACCACTCTACCTGGAGAACTAGCACCAGTGCGCGGCGACCGAAACTATGCATTTCAGTTCAAAGCATACTATCCTAATTCCAATGTGCCAGTGTATTGGAAAATAGTAGGGGCTGGACCTCATGTGTTTGACCAGGGGGCACCACCTGTTCCTGATGAGCAAGGAAATGTTTATGAACTTGCTACCTATGATGAAAAAGCATTTGATCAAAGTAATTTGTCATTGCCGCCAGGATTGCAGTTGGACAGAGAAACCGGCTGGTTAACCGGGGGCATAGGCACAGTTACAGCTAGAAAGTCAAGTTATACATTTATTGTGGTAGCATATGTTGAAATTCCGGTGTCAGAAACTGAGGTCAGTTTACGAGAAAGCACTCCTATTCAATTCTCAATTGACATTTTGTCAGACATTGATAATTTTATCACATGGACCACTGACACAGATCTTGGCATAATTGACAATGGCGACCTAAGCACACTGTATATTGAGGCTGTGTCAAATCGCAACGACCAATTGTTCTATAGTATCAACTCAGGAGAATACAGCAGATTACCTCAAGGTCTACAACTGTTACCCAGTGGTATAATCTCAGGAAGAACCAGTTTTGACTTTTTCAGCATGGACAGATCCAGCTTTCAAGTAACCATGGACGACGGCACCACCACCTGGGATACCAAGTACAGATTCACAGTATTGGCACAGGATGCCACCGGGTTTGTGTTTGACACCAAGGAGTTTACATTGACTGTGCGCAATGTAAACATAAAACCATTTGAAAATCTATACATGAAGGCATTATTGCCAAAAGATCTAAGAGAAAGATTTAGAACCACAGTTAACAATCCTAGTTTAATTCCAAGCAGCATAGTTTATAGACCTGATGATCCATATTTTGGCTTGGCTAGAGATTTAAAATTTTTAGCAGTGCCGGGACTAAGAGCCAGCACATTTTCTCAGTATATTGAAGCCTTGGTACTGTATCACAAAAACAAAAAAGTCAGATTTGGAGAGATCAAACTGGCTGTGGCTAAAGATGACAATCTAAACACCAAATATGAGGTAATATACATTGAAGTACTTGATTACAACAACCTAGCTGCTGAACGTGCTAGTACCAATCTATCAAGACAATCACAGTTTAGACGTATCACAGACACCGGTAGTATCAATACTCAACAGGAAGAAACTGATGATTTTGGTCAACTGTTTGCAGGCAGAAGTACTAGTCAGGATTTTGGTGAAGTGGATGCGATACTAAGCACCTCCACACAAAACGTGTCATTCAGCAACAGTTTTGGCAATATGACAGGCGAATTAGTAGACAACATTGGATACGAATATCAAGGAGCTATACCTGACTGGATGAGTACTATACAACCCAGCACCGGTCAGCCACTTGGATTTGTGAGAGCAGTTGTTTTGGCCTACATTAAACCAGGAGAAGGCGAAAAAGCACTGTTTAGATATACTAAAGAATTAGAATCTTCTGGATTCGGAATTCTAGCACTGGTGAACCAATATGCATTTGAAGCAGATCGATATCTTCTAGATCGTGCTCTTACAATCAATTACGATTCGGATAGCGAAAGATTTACTCGCGCTGTTACAACCACGTTTGATAGAATTCCCAGTATTGGAGTGGTGGACACAGGACCTTGGGTACGAAAAGAATCCAACACACTTAACAATCTACAGGCAGTGGATTTTGGTGCCGGAGAACTCATAGCAGTAGGTGCAAATTCTACTATCATTACCAGTACCAGCGGCGAACTGTGGAACACTGTGCCGCAGCTGATAAATTTAGGATATTCTGCTGGAGTAATCACTGCTGCCAACGTTGGTGCAACACAGTTTAATTTTGCTTATGGAACTAGATTCAGTCTTGGCGACGAACTGTTGAATCAAGGTGAATATCAATCAGCACAAAGTTCCTATATTACCAGTATTGAATACTATGTTAGATTATCTACACCTGTTGTTGGCGAAATTTCGCAGGGTACTGCTCTAGAGTTCATCAGATTTGATGGCACAACATTTACCAATAACACAACTGCTTTTGTGTCTAATGCCACCAGCCTGATTTATTTTGATGATATTTCAACCATTGACAGAGGATTTGGAGTTAGAATAGCAGGTATTGATGTTGAAAATCGTGCCAATGTTATAATTAAAAATGCTAGCACCAATGAGCTACAGTTAAGTAAACCTTTAACCAATCTTATTCCAGCTGGCACACAGATCACATTTGATGATTTAAATGGCAACATCATCAGTTTGATTACATCAACCACTGCTGCAAATGCTTCAAGCAATTTGACCTTTTCAACTTCAACTACCAACGTAAAAATTGGCAGTTTTGCAACCATAAGCAACATTGCTCAGGGTGCTTTTGTACAGGCCTTGAACACAAACATTGCAGTTACAGAATCTTCCTTGGTCAGCATACCGTTGGGCACACAATTGTTTTTCAGCAGTGTGATCACAGCCAATGTGGTAGCGGGAGACACAACAATCAATCTAAGCTCAACTGACAGAATAGGTATTGGTACTTCGGTATTTGGTGATAGTGTGACTAGCGAAACTGTGTCAACTAGAGCCTTCTGGCCAGCACTGCCTACTCCAGGTACATCACTTAATCTGTCAGTGCTAACTTCGGATATTATAGGTGTTGTTCCGTTTGTGGGCATGACAGTGACTGCTCCTGGACTGCCCGCAGATTCTAGAATTTCATCTGTAACCACTTTTGGTGCAAATACTATCATTGGCCTAAATTTTGCCAACACTGTGGTCACAGGCAACCCGGTTAGCACCACCATAACAGTAACAGGAGTAACTGGGCCAGTAGCACCAAACATAGATATAAATCAAACTTATATAGGACTAAGTTCAACTGCTGATCTTGCTATCAATGATTACATAATTTCTTCAAACATTGCACTTGAGGATAATGTGAGAATCTTGAGTGTGTTAGCCAACGGCGGAGTTATTATTGACAACACAGACAGCAATATTGTGCTGTCTTCGGGCGAGACTGTGTATTTTATAAAGAGCATTCCTATACAGTTTGCAACAGCGACCGTTGTTCCAGATGGCACAGTGGTTACGGCTAAAACTGCGACCAGTATCACTTTGAGTTCTCCTGTGCAGTCAAATGTAAACATAGGCGAAGACCAACTGTTGAACTTTGGCCTCAGTGAGATTGATCTCAATTTTGTATTGTATAATAACGGGTGGTATGCAGTTGGAACCAAAGGCACAGTACTACAAAGAGATGCAGATGGAGTGTGGAGTCAAGGTTATGCAACAGCGTTTGGTGACCTGTACGGCTTGGCCATTGGACCTGGTCCGGTATATGTGGTTATTGGCAATGAGGGACTGATTGCTAGATCCACAGACTTCGTAACCTGGACCCGACAGTCTACTCCTTCTATCACTGACTATAGAAGTATAGAATACCATAATAACTATTGGGTCATAGTTGGCGACAACGGAACTGTTTTGGTTTCTTTGGATAATGCGTTGACCTGGAGTATAGATAACACTATCACAACCAAAAACATCTACAGTGTGAAGTATTTGAACAACAACTGGATAGCAGTTGGAGAACGTGGTCTTGTGATGATAAGTCAAGATGCCCTAAGCTGGGATGTGTACTACGCCGGAGTGAGCTTTACTTTGCGTGACGTGGCCTATATAAGAAATCAATACATTGCTGTGGGCGACAAAGGTATTATTCTAGAAAGTATTGATGGAACTTCGTGGAGCACTCGTTTAAGCTATCAAACTGATAATATCTTGAGCATTGCAAACAGTTCTAGATCTCCTATCGTGGTTGGCAGCAACGGTCTGATACTGGTGGAGAGCAACAATTTCACAGTGGACTTTGCAATTCGCGGAGTGAGCTTTGAAATGTTCAACTATAATACTCTAGAAGATCTAGCGGCTCTTGGGTACCCTGTTAAAGAAAACGACACCTTGCTGTTTGCTCAGCAAGAAGGATTTGATCCTTCGTTGTTTAGAGGAGCAACATTTCAAAATGATGGTTGGAATGCCTATAACGAAATCTTTGATGATGAATCTCCATCTTTAGCATACGATAGTACCGCGTACGATAATATCACCGTGATCCCGGGTTACGTGGCAAATTTACTGGATTCGACAGTGAGTAACCAAAGAGCAGGAATTTGGAGAGTGGCCTTGAATTCCAATGGTATAGCTTATCTAGTGTTTGTGCGTCAAATACAGTTTGGACAGATTATCACTGCACTAAACGAAAGCAACAAACTGGTGTACGATCCTGATGTGCCCACTGGTGGAACAGTTCCAACGTTTAGGCTACTGAATCAGGTTAATAACGATAGCACAGTAGCTACTATTTTTGACACAAATAGCACAAGATTCAGCGAGCCGCGTGATCAGTATCTATCAGATCCAAATCAGCATGATCGTTACTTGAAGTTTCCATCAACTGATATAGTCAGCTAAATATGATTATGGCTGAAAAAGTACAAGTTATAGCAGCTAAATAATTAAAATACTGGAGTTTTATAAGCATGGCTAGTTTAGTTAACCCATCAAACATTAACGGTAATTTTCCTATTGCAGGTCAGGACAACGATTCGCAAGGATTCCGAGACAATTTTACCAACATTCGCAATAACTTTACTTTTATCAAAGCAGAAGTAGAAGATTTGCAGAGTAAAGCAGTGTTAAAATCTGCGCTGATTGGCAGTACTCTTGACAATAACTTTTTAGGCAGTCAACTAAAAAATACCCAACTGAAAAATTATGCAGAAACACTGTATGATTGGGGAAACACATCAGGTGAAATTCAGCTGGATCTGGCACTTGGAAATGTGCATAAACTTTATACTGATGGTTCTATCAGTATCAACAGCGTTATTAAAAACTGGCCCTCAAGTTTGCAATATTCTAGACTGCTGCTTTATATCACAATCAGCAACACAGCTCATACTCTTACAGTTCCAAACAATATTACCACAAGTCTTGAAGGTTTACCTGGTCTGAGATTTATTGGTAGTAACAACCTAGTCAAGTTCCCAGAGAGTGGAACTTATGTTTACGAATTCAGCAGTGTTGACAGTGGTACCACAGTGTTTGTTAGAGAACTCACACGTGGTAATCAACTGTTCCGTGATCCAAATTTTTACTTTACAGACATTGGTGCAGGTTCCAGTTCAGGTTCACATCCTAGCGGTTATGAACCCGTCACACTGAAATTAAACTACGGCAATGTACTATCAATATCAGGAAACATTGATAGTGCAAAAAATGGCTTTGATGCTCTTAGTGTCAAAGGTGGTGTGAGTTCATACCTGGCATTTAACACCAGTGAAGGCAGTAATGACAGCTCTCTCATGCGTTCTGCAGGCTTTTCTGTGTCAAGATCGCGAGCAGAAACTCCTCTTGATGGCACAGCAGTAACTTTATCCAGTGGCGAAAGAGTACAAACTGGCGACTTTATTGGATACTTTAATGCTCTTGGTCTTACACAATCTGTGGTTGGATCAACTTATCCATTCTTACAGCTAGGTGCAGTACAATTCTATGCCAACGGTAGTTCAAATAGCATTGGTGGTAATATTGTTATTGCTACAAAAGCCGATGGCGGTAGTCTTACTCCGGCTATGATTATTGACAATGGCCAGAATGTTAGAATCGCTGGCAACTTGACAGTGGATGGCAGTACTACCACTATTAATTCAACTGTGCTCACAGTTGACGATAAAAACATTATTGTAGCATCTGGTGTTGCAAGTGCTACCGCTGCCAATGGATCTGGTATTGCTGTTGACACTGTGTTTGCCAACATTGAATACCATGGCCCTACCTCCAGCCCTGCTGTTAGTACTTACGGTGGCGGCGATCGCTGGATCAGTAATAAATCTTTTGCTATTGCAAACACTGCTACCAGTACCAGTAGCACAACCGGTGCATTGGTAGTTGCAGGCGGTCTTGCAGTAGGAGAAAATCTAAATGTAGGCGGAACTTTTGGTCTAACATCATCCACAAACTCAACCAGCAAAGACACAGGTGCATTTGTGCTTACAGCGGGCGGCCTTGGTGTTGAGCTGAACATTGTGGCAGGAGGTATGATTTCTGCCAACAGTACCGAAGAATCTACAACAACAACCAACGGTGCTCTAGTATCCAGAGGTGGTCTGGGTGTAACCGGCAAGGCTTTGATTGGCGGCAATTTATTTGTTACCTCTGATATAGAAAGCACCAGCAGCACGATAGGTGCTATTATCACATCAGGTGGGGTTGGCATCGCCAAACGATTGAACGTTGCAGGGAATGTTGTGTTTAACAGTGGTACTAACAGTACCTATACCATGGGTAGCAGTGGTACCAGTTATACAGGTGCATTGATTGTGAGTGGTGGTGCACATGTGACCAAAACACTGAACATTGGCAATGATGCTGGCGACGGACAACTGATAATCAACGTGCCAACTAGTGCGCTGGATGCAGTTGAAGGTACCAGTGACACCGGCGCACTGATTGTTGGTAGTGTGACCAATGGTAGAGCTGGTGGTATGAGTGTAAGCGGCAACTTTAACCTAGGCTCTGACGCTAACGGAACGCTGTGGATAAGAAGTCAGCTGAATGCATTTGGTACCGTGATAAACAACCCAGCTAGAAGTCCGTATAGCCTTGCTGAAAATGCCTATGGTTCAGCCACTGTGCAAGGCGGTGTAAACATATTTGGTAACCTATACGTAGGACAACCACATAATACACCAGCAGGTGGTGCATTAACGTTCCCTTTACAAAACACTGGTAACATTTATATTCAGTCAGGTACACCTAGTATCAGTGCTCTTACTGGAGCCTTGGTTATTCAGAAAGTAAGACTACCAAGTGGATACAATCCTGCTACAAGTCCAGATGGGTTCAGTTATGGTGGCTTGGGCATGGAGGGTAACCTTTATGCAGCTGGTAACGTGATTCTTGGCGGTGGCGGTAACGGCGACGCCATTAGCAATGTTGTGGTTGATGCAACCACAGTGGCAGTTACCACTTCAAGAGCTGCTCTAGTAGTCAAAGGCGGTGTTGGTATTGCAGGTGTTACACAAACAGCTGGTAACATTGTATCCTCATCCGGTACCGCAGGTAGAATTGGAGCAGCTGGTGCCAAAGAAGGCGCACTGGTTCTCACAGCAGGCGGCGCATACATTGAAGGCGCTAGTGTGATACGTGGCAACCTGGTACTAGACGGTGGTAGTGCAAGTGCAAGTACCACAACTGGTGCATTAGTTATTGCTGGTACTGGCGGTTTGGCAGTTGGCGGTGCTACTAACCTAAACGGCGACATTAGTATTGCTGGTGCAACAGCTGGCGGCAGTGGTACCGGAGCACTGCGTGTGGTGAACGGTGGTGCAAGCATAGGCGGTAACTTGTTTGTTCAAGGTGCAACCATGCCAATCAATGCTATTGGATCCAGCGGAGTTGCCCTGTTAAATGCCACTGGCACTAACCAGAGTGTTGTGAACAGTGCAGCTGACATTACAAACCTTAACTTTACTCCAGAACAAGGCAAAAACTACTACTTTGAAGCCTGGATTTTTCATGATGCAACATCCAGTGGCGGGGCAGCGGCTATAACCAAAGGATTTGATGTTACTGTGACTGCAATTGGAGCTGGTGGTACAGGATCTATTGCGTATGTGGTGGAACAAAACATAACATCAACTGGTGCTCTGTTAGTAAGCAGTTCTGCTACAGGTGGTACCAACTTGCCGCAAACCACAGCTTCTACTACCAGTATAACCAACTTGCTTGCTAAAATCACAGGAACTTTTTACAATGCAAATGGCCCAACCAATCTTAAACTGCGTTGTACTGTGTCGGGCAGTGCCACAGCAACCGCTGTGCTGAATGCTCGTAGTTTCCTAAAGTGGACCAAGTTGAACTAATCAACTCTTGACCTCCTAGTTTGAAAAGTGTAAACTATTCACTAGGAGGTTCTTATGACCGTAGATTTAAACAGATACAAAGATTTTGTTCAAGCGGTGACCAGTCAACCCTCAAACGATCTAACCACATTCATGAACAGGTTAGATGAATTAGATGGTAACTGGGATGCTGCGACTCAGTCGCATGGACCAGACGTCAACGTGCCGCTACTGCTTACTGGTGCATTAGGCCTGGCTGCCGAAACTGGAGAGTTTTGCGAAATTCCCAAAAAAATGTTTTTTCAAGGCAAGCCACTCACAGAAGAAAATGTGTTTCATATGAAACGTGAGCTAGGAGACATCATGTGGTATTGGATTAACGCATGTAGAGCTTTGAACCTAGATCCAAATGATGTTATAGATGAGAACGTAAATAAATTAAAAGCCCGTTATCCTGGTGGAACATTTGATGTACATCACAGCGAGAACCGGCAACAAGGAGACATATAATGTATCATCCATTGGCACCAAATCTCAGCGAGTTTACAGATCAACAGTTACATGAAAAATATAATGAACTGATGAGCAAAATAAATCAAGCGTATAAATTTGGGCCAACTGGTGCGATTCCGCAAATGCAACTGATGCAAGCACATTTTCAAGAGGAAATACATCGTCGTAATGCCAAGCAGCTGGAAGAGATGCAGAGCAAGACCAAAGATTTCAACAAAATAATTGATATCAAATGAAGTACGATGCCAGCGGAGTACATTATACAACTGCACACGAACTGTTTGATTTATTATATCAACGGCCAGATTTAGAGCTTGGCCGTTTCAATGTAGTAGATCCAGAAATTTTTAACTATGCAGTTGGTCTCTTGTATGCAGACGTTCCTAAACTAAAACAGTTTAACCAAGTTTATGATATAAAAGCATTTGATGAACAAAATCAAACTCAGTGGTTGATGCCCGCTGACTATTACGAACTGGATATTGCAGAATGGGTGTTGGACCAGTGTAGCAATGATGCAGAATTACAACGCTGCGGCGAAGAACTGCTGTTGTATCAAGAACGTGATGCATTTAATCTGTTGCGCTATCTCAAGTATCTTGTGGACGTTATGCGCAAACATAACATTGTTTGGGGAGTGGGTCGCGGTAGCAGTGTGGCCAGTTTTGTGCTTTACAAAATTGGAGTGCATCGTATCAACAGTTTGTACTATGATTTAGATCCGCAAGAATTTTTAAAATAAATACAGTTTCAAGGAGAATTTAATATGGGCAAAGTATATCGTTCCGCACAAGGAAAAATGGTTGATGTAGATGCATTGCGACTACGCAACGAAGAAACTATTGCAGTAGGCAATATGAAAGTGAATGCTCGCGGGGATGAACTAGGTCCCGGGGGCGTGGTAGTAAAAACTCGTAATGAACTCATGGATGATTATTATAAATCAAATGCAGTTTATACCAAAGAAACATCTGGTAGCAATGCAGATAAAACTTCTCGTCCCCAAGCAGAAGATGATTTCAGCGATCTTGATCCTACCATTCTAGAACAAGATCAAGAAATGGAACAAGCTCCTGTCAATCAACCAAAACTGCGCGGCAATCTAGCAGATGCAGTGGCCAAAAGCAAAAACGTTGAACAAAAACTTTTAACTCCTAAAAAACCAATCACGAGGATCTAATGGCAGAAAAGAAAATTTCAGGGGCCGCTGACCTTTTCCCCACCGGCGGGTCAGCACGGTTCACTCATCGTATAGGCACTTTGCACCCATTGCATGACAATGTGTTGGTCAGAGACATGAGCTTTGAGGGTCGTCAACTGCAAAGCGGAATCCTTTTACTAGGCGACGATGGTAAAACTGATGGTATTCGTCCACGCTGGGCACGAGTGTACGCAGTAGGCCCAGAACAAAAATCTGTAGAACCAGGACAATGGATTCTGGTTGAACACGGACGCTGGAGTCGTGGAATTGAAGTAGAAGTAAATGAAGAAAAATTCACTTTACGTAGAGTGGATCCTGACTGTATAATGTTTGTTAGCGACGAAGAACCAACTGATATTGAAACCTTGAGTACAGCTCTTCACGCAGAAAAGAAAGCACGTTAGGAGACATCATGCCCATGTATGAAACCACAGTAAAAACACCGCAAGGTGAAACCAAAGACCGAGTGTATGCCAAGGATCTGCAAGAAGCACGGCAATTGTTTGAACAACGGCATGGTCCGCGTAATGTTCCCTACATTCCAAAAGTAATCCCCAGCTGATTCATGGGTTTCCGCAAACCAGATTTAGAAGCAGCTTACTCTGCCATAAGGCGTTGTATTGGCGAAATTCGTTCGCCTTATAATGACGGCTTCACTGGCGAAGGTTGCAAGCACGAACTTTATCAGTTAAAATGTTGGCTTGAAGATCAGTACGCTGATCTTCCCTCGTTTGCTACTGAAAAAGATTGGGAGCAAGAACGTATTGTAAAAATTCTAAAACAGGAATAGCATGAAAGAACTTTGGGTAGAAAAATATAGACCTCGCACAGCTGACCAGTATGTGTTTGTAGACGAAACACAGCGAGAACAAGTGCAGAGCTGGATCGCTGCCAAACACATTCCACATCTACTGTTTCACGGTGGTCCAGGCACAGGCAAGACCACATTGGCTCGTATGCTGATCAACGAACTGGGAGTGGATGAGTATGATGTAATGTATGTGAATGGATCCAAGGAAGGTCGTAAGATTGAATGGATTGATCGCCTGATCAGCTTTTGTCAGACCATGCCGTTTGGTGAATTCAAGGTAGTACTGGTAGACGAAGCAGACTACATGAACAAGGAAAGTGTGCAGCCTGCACTGCGCAACCTAATGGAAGACTACAGTAGCAGTGTGAGATTTATTCTCACCTGTAACTATCCTCATAAGATTATTCCGCCATTGCACAGTCGTTTCCAAGATTTACATATTGCCAAAACAGACCACACAGAGTTTACTGCTCGTGTGGCCACAGTGCTGGTGTCAGAAGGCATAGAATTTGATTTGGACACACTGGACAGTTATGTTAAAGCCACTTATCCAGATCTACGTAAGTGTTTGAATCTTGTGCAACAGAACAGTACCACTGGTTCACTGAACCGACCACGAGAAGGCGAACGTGGTGTAGGCGATTGGAAGTTGGACTGTGTGCATCTGTTTAAAACAGGTAAGATTCGTGAGGCTAGAACTCTGCTGTGCAGTCAGGCACAACCAGAAGAAATGGATGAGATTTTTCGCTGGATGTATGACAATATTGATTTGTTTGGCAAGAGTACAGAACAGCAAGATGAGGCAATCAAAATCATTCGTAATGGCATTGTGAATGCCAACTATGTAGCAGATGCTGAAATCAATCTCAGCGCAACACTAATTGAACTAGGACAACTATCATGAACAAAAACAATATCTATCTTGTAGCACAGTATTACATGAAACCCAAAGCACATGTGCGCACACATGTGAAAGGCTGGATGAAAGACCCTAACAACATTCGTTATGACGAAAAAGTTGAAATTTCTCGTGGGCTGCGCAGCAAAGATGTGAATGCCAAAATTATTCTTGATCTTACTAACAAACAGGTTCATAAAAATGGCTTTGCTACAGATCGCCCATTTGATGAAATTTTCAAGTATTTCTTTGCCAACTACAATGAGTATATTATCAAGGTAATGACCCAACTGGATCCTGTGTATCTAGATCAAATTGTGACCGAACTAGAAAAAGAAATTGCCGAAGCTGAGCAAGCACAAAAGACACAAGTGGAAGCTAGTGCTCCGGAGAATCAAATTCCACTAGGAACTATCAACAGTGAAAAAGTTCAGGCTTGAGGATAGTGGTGCCCGCGGGTGGTTCATTGGTGATTTTCCTGAAGCTGTACACAGAACCAAGGATTTTGAACTAAACTGGCAGACCAATGCTCGTGGGCATGGAGTCAGCCACTATCACAAGATCATAACGGAAATACAGTTAATCACTAGAGGACGCATGCTGGTCAACGGCGTGCTGTTTGAATCTGGAGATATCTGTTATCTTGAACCAGGTGATATATATCAAGTGCAGTATCTAGAAGAAACTGACACTGTGGCTGTGAAGTTTCCTAGTGTACCAGACGATAAATATCTATTATGAGCAACATTTTTAAGGCCATGAAGGCCAAGAAAAAACGTGCAGTGGATCCTGATGCTCCTCCACGCCCTACCCTGCTTGGTCACGACAAACAGATCCGTGACATGAGTGCTGCCCATGAACGCGAGCTTGCAGAATTGAGGTCGCGTGTTCACAATTTAGAGCGTAAACTACGACATCAAACCAATTACTTAGACGCATTACACAATAGAGTAGTAACAAAAAAATAACCTAGAGGAGCAAGGGCATGATGCAGGACTTCTTTACTGGTGCTGTTGTTACTAAATCAGCAACAGATTATTCCGTGGTTTATAAAGAGCAAATAGTTGCAAATTGTGCAATATTTGAAAGTGCGCTCATGCTAGCCCTAGACCGCAAGCAGCTGGAAAAGTTGCATAAAAGTAACGAAAATTCCCCCAAAAAACAAGCATTTACAGCATCCTAAAAATGGTTGACCCAAAAGGTCCCATTTGTTATACTGTTGATACAGTAACTAATAAGGAGCGTAACAAATGGGCAAGCTCACTGCTTACACCTTTGAAATTTACAAAGCAGACAAACGTATCAAAAAAGACGAGCGATACGGCAAAAACAAAGCAGGTCTGCGTTTTGTTGAAGTCAAGGATTTTGCACCACTCACCCGTAGCCACGTAGAAGCACTGGCTGAAGACTTTCGTAAAGAAGGCCTGGTGGTACATGTTTACGAAACTTTTGTAACTCGCAAGAACATGATGTCAGGCAAGGAGTATCAAGAACGTTATGACACTCCCTACTTCTGCTCGCCTAGTTCTGAAACCTACTGGAGCATGTGATGAAAATAGTATTCAATAAACTGCTCAACGGCTGGTACATTGTGCGTGGCCGTCACCAAACTCCTATCAGTGGTCGCTTTGACAGCAAGGAGCAGGCGCTAGCTCATCTGCGTCGTCGCAATCCGTTGCAAATGGTGTAACAAAGATTGCAAAATTGTTAACAATACTTTTTGGTTGACCAAAAATACCCATTTCTGTATAATAGTGGTACAGTAACTAATAAGGAGCCCATGATGCCTACAGCAACCTACAATGCACTTACCGAACAAGAAAAGCGCGAAGTTCGTATGTACGGCTGTACAGAAGCGCAGATGCGCGAAGCAGTAGAGTCCAGCATAACCTTCAAGCTCAGCGGCCCTGCAATGATAGCCGCTAGCATGATGAGCGATGCACAAGAAATGGTCAGCTACGGTCCTTACGACAGCGACACCCTGGCCAATATCATGGAAGACCAGCGTCAACTGCTCAACCGTGCCAAGTTTGTTTTGTTCACTTATATTATGGATCGCGACGGCAGTGCTGTGGCTCCTATGAAAGGTTAATTGTATGAACTTTGATCAAAAGGTAAACTTTGTAACCAACACTTCAGGTGATGGGTTTTGGTCCGACAAAGTAAAAACTGTGCGTATCACTCGTGTGGAACTGGCCTATGTAAGTGAAGAAGGCAACTGGGGAGAACTGCGAGCCTACTTTGATACTAAAGATTGGGATGTTGAAAACGACGGTTTGATTTACACAGACAGTGCGTGGATGGGCAGCTTCATGACTTGTATGAGCACCTTGGGCTTTAGCGACACTGCTATAGATGATATCTCATACAGTGAACAGGGCATGCAAGAAGTTGATTACGTGAGCATGGATGTTGGTGAGCAATTTATAAAAGAGTGCGAAGCACTGTATCGTTGGACCATAAATCGTGAGGCAGTTAATGGTTAAGCTAAACACAGAATTCATTGCGTTTCCTACACACCTACAAACCAGTTTGCGCGACTATATTGATCGTGGCATTCCGCAGGGCGGGTTTTTGTATCATGTGTTGTGCAACGATCTAGAGGGAGCCGTGCTCCGTGCTACAGATGAAGAATTGCTGTTCCTGCGAGCACTAATGCAATGGGTACAAACCTGTGTGCCCGAAGCTGCATGGGGCACAGAAGCCAAATATCTACGCTGGGTACAAGAGCATCCTGGGCAAGCAAGAGGTCCAAAAGATCTTGAATAAACTCTAATTTTCCTTTACAATAGGTATAAATATTTGCATACAGGTGCCACATGGGCCTGTATGCAAAACCATTTGTTAAAGGAGAATAAGAATGGCTAAAATCATAGGTATCGACCTAGGTACCACCAACTCATGCGTAGCCGTAATTGAAAACGGCAAACCCAAAGTAATTGAAAATTCCGAAGGCGCACGTACTACACCCAGTATCGTTGCTTACGCCAATGATGAAATTCTAGTAGGCGCACCTGCCAAACGTCAAGCAGTTACCAACAGCAAGAACACTGTGTATGCTGCCAAGCGACTGATTGGGCGCAAGTTCAAAGACACAGAAGTACAAAAGAATATCAAGCACACTCCCTATGCCATTGTGGAAGCAGACAATGGCGATGCTTGGGTACAAGCACAAGACAAAAAACTAGCACCACCACAGATCAGCGCAGAAGTGTTGCGCAAAATGAAAAAGACTGCTGAAGACTATCTTGGTCAGCCGGTTACACAGGCAGTGATCACAGTGCCTGCTTATTTCAATGACAGTCAGCGTCAAGCAACCAAAGACGCAGGTAAAATTGCCGGTCTAGAAGTGCTGCGTATTATCAACGAGCCCACTGCTGCTGCGTTGGCATATGGCTTGGACAAAGGCGCTAAAAAGGACAGCAAGATTGCTGTTTATGACCTTGGTGGTGGTACCTTTGACGTATCGATCATTGAAATTGCCAATGTTGAAGGCGACATGCAATTTGAAGTATTGGCTACCAATGGTGACACACACCTTGGCGGCGAAGACTTTGACCAAAAGATCATTGACTATCTGATTGAAGAATTCAAGAAAGAAACAGGCACTGATCTCAGTAAAGACACACTGGCACTACAGCGTTTGAAGGACGCTGCTGAAAAAGCCAAGATTGAATTGAGTAGCGGTGCTCAGACCGAAGTGAATCTGCCTTATATCACAGCAGATGCCACAGGTCCTAAACACATGAACATCAAGATCACTCGCAGCAAGTTTGAAGGCTTGGTTACTGATCTTGTGGAACGTTCAATTGAGCCTTGCCGTCAAGCCTGTTTTGATGCTGGGCTAAAGCCTAGCGAGATTGATGAAATCATTCTCGTGGGTGGACAAACTCGTATGCCTATGGTACAAGGTTATGTGGAAAGCTTCTTTGGCAAGGCTCCACGTAAAGATGTGAACCCAGACGAAGCAGTTGCCGCGGGAGCGGCCATCCAGGGTGATGTGTTGGGAGGCGGCCGAACGGACGTTCTCTTGTTGGATGTCACACCACTCTCACTGGGAATTGAAACCATGGGCGGTGTTATGAGCAAGCTGATCAACAAGAACACTACCATTCCTACAAAGACCAGCCAGATTTATAGCACGGCTGATGACAATCAGCCAGCAGTTACTATCAAGGTGTATCAAGGTGAACGTGAAATGGCACAGCACAACAAACTGCTGGGCGAGTTCAACCTGGAGGGCATTGATCCTGCACCACGCGGCATGCCACAGATTGAAGTTAGTTTTGACATTGACGCTAACGGTATTTTGACTGTGAACGCCAAAGACAAGAAAACTGGCAAGGCCAATAACATTACTATTAAGGCCAACTCCGGTCTAACCGAAGAAGAGATTGCCAAAATGGTGCGCGAAGCTGAAGAAAATGCCGAAGCTGACAAAAAACAGCGCGAACTGGTTGAGTCACGCAACACAGCAGAGCATCAGATCTGGGGTGTTGAGAAAAAGCTCAAAGAGCATGGCGATCAGCTTACCGAAGAACAGCGCGAGGCTGTTAATGACCATCTAAAGAAAATTCGTGAGGCCATGGCAGGCGAAGATGTGGACGCTATTCAAAAGTCCATTGAAGAAGCAGTGCCCAAGTTCATGCCTTTGATGGAGCTCAGTCAAAAAGCCGAAGCTGAAAAGCAAGCAGAAGTAAAAGCAGCACCGCAAGCAGAATCATCAGATGCAAAAGACGATAATGTTGTTGATGCTGAATTTACTGAAAAGAAAGACTAACAACACTGGGGGCTTAGGCCCCCATTTTATTTCAAGGTGACATATGAGTTTCAAAACCATGTTAGTGGACTGTGATGGTGTGCTGTTGGACTGGCAGTATACATTTGATGAATGGATGAAAAAACGCGGCTATGTACAAAAGCCCAATGCTGAAGATTATTATAAGATATCTGATCAATTTGAAAATGTAAGTGCCACAGAAGCTAAAAAGTTTACCAAGCTGTTCAATGAATCAGCGGCAATCGGATTTTTACCTCCGTTGCGAGACAGCGTGTATTGGATCAAACGTATTAATGAAGAACTTGGCTATAGGTTTGTGTGTATTACCAGTCTCAGTGAAGATCCCTATGCTGGCAAACTGCGACGCATGAATCTTGAACGCTGGTTTGGTGATGTGTTTGAGGATGTGGTTTGTTTGCCCACAGGCAGTGACAAACATGAGGCACTGGAACAATATCGTGATTCAGGATTGTTTTGGTGTGAAGATAAATTAGAGAACGCCGACTTAGGCCACAATCTTGGCCTGAAAAGCATACTACTTGAGCATGGACATAACCGTGGTGTGGTACGTCCATACCCAGTAGTCAAACACTGGCGTCAAATTCACGCACTGTTGAGCAACTAAATTTCTTTATAGATTTTTAGTACCTCAACCACAGCAGGATGTCTATGCACATCCTTGCCGGTGAACTCCACTCCGGCCACATAACGACAATCTTTATATTGATCCACTAGACGTTGAAAGTCTAGCAGCCCATTGTCGTTTTCTTTTCTATCAGCTTGTCTGGTGTCGCCTGTGACTACCAGCTTGCTGTTCTCACCTAAACGTGTCAGCAGCATTTTCATTTGACCTGGGGTCGCGTTTTGCATTTCGTCTGCAATTATCCACGCATTTTTAAATGTCCGCCCACGCATGTATGCTAGTGGAGAAATCTCAATCTGTTGGTCTTCTAGCATACGGGTAATATCTTGTGGCCTATAGTGTTCGTGCATGATATCAAATATAGGCCGGGTCCAAGGTTCCATCTTGGCATTTAAATCGCCGGGAAGAAACCCGTGTTTTTCATCATCAACTCCAACTGCTGGGCGAGTAACAATTATCTTGCTACATTCACCTGCTCTAAAAGCTCTAAGAGCTGCTAGAACTGCTAGCATGGTTTTTCCTGTGCCAGCTGGTCCTGTTGCAAAAACTATCAAACGATCCGGATTTAAAAGTAGGTCTATATACTCCTCTTGTTTTAGACTTTTAGGTATTAAACTGATTTGTTTCTTTTGTGTTCTGAATTCTTGAAAACTAATGGTATTATCAAATGCGGGCTGTAATGCCAGTTTTTGCTTTCTTTTGCTCAAGTTTGATGCTCCTATGTTGGTAAATTTGTAGACAGACATTTTGAGCTCCTTAAGAGCCAGTGGTTGTGCTGGCTACACAAATATTTAAAACTGTTTCTAGATAGTAAAACACAGTTGAATTCGGCAACAGGTCTTGCATAAGTAATAGACTGTGCCTCAAATTTAGCTTTGCATATCCAATCTGCTTTTAGAGCTAAATAATGTAAACGGATAAGATATGTCAACCGAATTACTAGATATCATTCAGAACTCCAAAGATCTTTACATGAGCGACAGTGCTGTGACCAGTCTCATGGATTTTGAGCGTGTGCTAGACGAGCTGGATCTATATGTGTTCAAAAACTGGAAAAAAGGCGAACTGGTAGCAGGTCCAGCATACGAGAAGTATTTTGTAAGCTGCACCTTTATGTGGCCTCGCAAGTTCATGCCTGATCCACGTGGTGGCGAAAGACTACTAGATTATGGTTGTGAAGTGTACTACAAAAAAGACACTCTCAGCTATCCAGTAAAGATTAAGGATCAATCTGATTTCAAACCGGGTACCAAGATGCCCAAGCAGGCCACAGTGCCTATTTGGTTGGTTGAAATTGTGATGCCTAAAAAACTCATGCAAGATGTCACACGCGGTAGTGTGGAACTTGAAAATGAAAGTGTGGATGCAGAAGACATTGAACAGGCTTACGAAACAGGTGCAGATGAGGATGCGTACAAAACTCCAGACGCAGTTGCAGGTCAACCGCCAGCGCCAATATCAGGAGCACCAGCATGAAGCAATTACTAGAAGGACTTGAACACGGCGATCTTCGTAGACTAGTGCATGACGAATTGCACATTGACGAATTCAAAAGCAAACTAGGCGAAGACAAAGATGTGGTGGTGGTTAGTTTTAAAGTTGCAGGCAAAGCACCTGCACAAGACGTGGTTGATTTTTTAGAAAAAAGCTACGACTGGGTAATTGATGCAGATGTTAGCTCAGGAGAAATGAGCGACGGCGACTATATTGTGTTTGTTGAGCTTCCAAGAGAAAAAGAAGTTGTAGACCAAATCATAGAAATGATGCAAGATCTAATGAATCTTACCAATCAAAAGATCAAGGAATGGCGTGTGCGTTATTATAAAGACAATCAAGAACACAAACTGGATCGCGATACTCTGCAGAAGTTGATTCCAACCACTCCAGAAGAATACGAAGCTAGATTTGGCAACAAAGAAATAGACAGTTTAAAAACTGCGGCCGGTGTTAGGGTAAACACCAAGGCCCCTAAAAATGAATTTACGGAGGCACTGAGAGTCGCAGCAGGCATATTATAAAAAAGGAGCTACCCATGAGTTTCAAATTTGATTTTACTGAAGCAAAATTACGACAAATACTGGTAGGTGCACCACATGTAGATCAGTGGTACAAAGCACTTTACGAAATACTTCCTGACTATGAAATTGACACGCCCAATCGTGTGGCCTGCTGGTTAGGACAAACTGCTCATGAAAGTGGCGGTTATAGAGCACTAAGAGAAAATTTAAACTATAGTGCAGAAGGCCTTGCCAAGCTGTTTAAGAAATATTTCCCTACAGTTGACAGCGCCAAACCATATGCACGCCAGCCTGAAAAAATTGCCAATAAGATCTATTCCAGCAGAATGGGCAACGGCGACGAGCGTTCAGGCGATGGATGGAAGTACCGCGGTCGTGGACTGATTCAACTTACCGGCAAGAGCAATTACATGTGGTTCGCGGCCAGCATTGAAACAGATCTAGAAGAAACAATTCGCTTTCTAGAAACCTACGAAGGTGCTGTGCAAAGTGCTTGCTGGTTCTGGGAAAACAATAATCTCAATGACCTGGCAGACAAGATGGATATCAAACTGATGACCAAGCGTATCAACGGCGGGTTTATTGGCTTAGATGATCGCATCAAACACATCAATCATGCTGTGCATGTTCTAAGCGGACACTGATATGTGGTTACTACACCTAATGCCTGATTGGTTGTTGATGTTTGTGGTATATGCTGCATTAGGCATAGGTGTGGCATTGACCATAGCCGGTTGGATAATGAAAAATATCATTGCACAGATTGGCGGAGTGGCACTGCTGGTAACAGGGGTGTACTGGTACGGTGGATATACCACTGAAATGATCTGGCGAGAACAAGTGGCTGCACTAGAAGAAAAGATCAAAGAATCAGAAAACCGTGCACCAGTAATCACCAAGGAAATCGTTACCAAATACAAAGATAAAATTTTTGTGGTTAATCGTGGTGTGGAAGTGATCAAAAAAGAAATTGAAATCAAACGAGAAATCATTAATGAAGGGTGCAAGTTGAACCCAACTGCTGTTGAAATGTACAACAAAGGAATAACAGGTGGTGCAACTGTGGAAGTAGGTCCATTGACTCCTGAGGAAAAGAGATGAAATATTTTTTAATATTAACCATTTTTCTTTCTGCTTGCTCTACCACAGTTCCAGTTAAGAGAACATTTCCAGAAGCAGATCCGTTTATGTTGGAGCCGGCAGCAGCTCTAACTCCATTACCACCAGATACCACAGAACTGGACAAGTTAATTGAGAATGCAACAGACAACTACGGAAAGTACAGAGCCTTGGTTCATCGTTACGAAATGTGGCAAGAATGGTACAAGAAACAAAAAGAAAACTTTGATCAGGTGAAATAATGTTAGAGTCGCTAGTACAAGAATTAGACACATATACTCAAGACAGTTTTCATGCGGCAAATTTTGCAGTACAAGCTAGAGTGTTCTACAGATTATATCAGCAAGGACATATCAGTAAACAGGTATTTTTTAATCAAATACAAAACATTATTGATGCACAAGTGGATAGAACTAACAATAACGAAATCGGCGACAAAATCAAACTTGACTCTTTTTTGTATAGATTCAAAGAGTGGTTAGAACGATAATAATCAAATAAAGGAGCTTAAACATGCCTATTACAGGAAAAACCCCAATTGCAGATCTAGGTGATGCTGGAGATGCAGATCATAGAATTGATTCATTGCTAGGTGCAGAAGAACCTTCACCAGTATCTAGAATTGAACCCAGCATTGGTCCATCGCCTGGCGCTGGTTTTGGTGCGCCAACTGCACCTAGTTTTAGTGCTGCACCCATGCAATCACAGATGGCACCACAACCACAAATGAATCTCACACAAGCAGGTTCAAATGCAGCGCAAGGTGCGGATGTACTAGTCAAAAATACCAATGAAGACTGGATCAACAAGAAATGGCGTCCGGTTATGGGTTGGGTATACATGGCCACCTGTACCGCAGACTTTGTGCTGTTCCCTGTACTGTGGAGTATTCTGCAAACCATGCAAGGTGGACAGGTTACTAGTCAGTGGCAGCCGTTGACATTGCAAGGTGCAGGACTGTATCATATTGCCATGGGTGCTGTGCTTGGTATCGCTGCGTATGGTCGTACCAAAGAAAAACTAGATCAAAAACAGTAATCTATAAATATTTGCGTAACGGTCAGCGAGAATTGCCTAAAGTGGGATTCTCGCTTGACACATGGTTAATTAACGTGTAGAATATGCGCATGGACTATTACTCTATCCTGGGTGTACAAAGAAGTGCATCTGAAGACGAAATCAAACAAGCCTATCGTAAACTGGCTATGAAACACCATCCAGATCGCGGCGGTGATCAAGCACAGTTTCAAAAGATACAAGAAGCCTACGACACACTAGGCGATCCGCAAAAACGCTCACAATACGATAACCCGCAACCACAAGGTGCTCATTTCAGTTTTAACTTTGGTGGTGGAGATCCTTTTGCAGATATTTTCAGCCAATTTGGCTTTGGCCCAGGTGCAGATCCATTTGCGCACATGCGTCAACAGCAACAGCGTCGTAACAAAGACATTAGAATTAGAATTCATGTGGGTCTTGCAGAAACACTCAAAGAACATACAAAAACTGTGAGTGTGCAAACCACAACTGGAGAAAGACAAACAGTAAATGTAACTATTCCTCAAGGTATAACCACAGGCAGCACAATCAAGTACCCAGGACTAGGCGACAACATGTTTAATACCTTACCACGTGGTGATCTCATTGTGCAGTTTGTGGTAGATGAAGATCCTCAGTATTCTGTTCATGGTATAGACTTGCTTTATAAAATTGTAGTAAATGCCCTTGATGCAATGACCGGAGTAGCAGTGGATGTTCCGGGAATTGAAGGTAGAATATTTAACATGCAGATTCCAGCTGGTGCCACACACGGTTCAAAGTTTAGAATCCCTAACCAGGGATTGTTTGCCATGAATCACAATGGACAAGTTCGTGGTAGTTTGATTGTTGAGGTGTTTGTTGACATACCCAAACTGTCCACACCAGAGCAGCTGGATTTAATTCAAAAATTACGCAACACCCTATAAATACTTTTACCTATTATAAAAATGATTACACCTAACCCTGAAATAGAAGTTATCATTAATGCTGCCGGCGACAATGCCAAGAAGTACAATCACGAATATGTTACTCTTGAGCATTTACTGTACGCCATAGTCACTTACAAACCATTTAATGAATTGCTCACCAAGTTTGGTGTGGACACAAACAGTCTGATACTTGATATCAACACGTATCATGCAAATGCAGATTATCTGGTGAGCAAAGATGTTGATGTGAACCCTAAAAAAACTCATGCACTTGAAAGAACATTTAACCGAGCTCTAACACAAGTTCTGTTTAGTGGCCGCAACTACATGCAGGTGATTGATCTATATCTCAGTCTAATGGGAGAAACCAACAGTCATGCTGCATTCTTCTTGTTAAGGCATGGAATTGATCGCGCTAAGTTTCTTGAATTTTATAAAGAACACTATCAAGAAAACGCTGGACGTAAAAACGCTACCAAGCAACGTGCCACAGAAGTGCTCAAAGAATATTGCGAAGATCTTACTGAACAAGCTCGTGAAGGCAAGATTGATCCTGTGATTGGTAGAGAATTTGAGATTGAAGAAATCACACATGTGCTGGCCAAGCGTAACAAGAGCAACGTGCTCATGGTTGGTGACCCTGGTGTGGGCAAAACTGCTATTGCAGAAGGACTGGCAAGAAAAATTGTGCATGGCGAAGTACCCGAGTATCTTAAAAACTTTACCTTGTACAATCTTGACATTGGCACACTGCTAGCAGGCAGCAAGTATCGCGGCGAGTTTGAAGAAAAACTGCGTGATGTTATCAAGGCATTGAATGTAAAAGGCAACTGCATTCTGTTTATTGATGAGGCACACCAAATGCGTGGTGCCGGTGCAGGATCTGGCAGCAACGTGGACTTTGCCAACATGATCAAACCAGCATTGACCAAAGGACGCATCAAGGTTATTGCATCAACCACTTGGGAAGAATTCACACAGAGCTTTGAGAAAGACCGTGCGCTCATGCGTCGTTTTTATAGACTCACTGTGGACGAACCAACTCCTGCAGTGGCCAAAGACATTCTACGTGGACTGCGCAAACACTTTGAAGAGTTTCATGGCGGTACCATTGAAGACGATGCTATTGACAGTGCAGTTGATCTCAGTGTGCGCTATCAAAGTGATAAAAAGCTGCCTGACAAGGCCATTGACTTGATTGATACTGCTTGTGCCAAGGCCAAAATCAATTTTGTTGATTGGACCGTGAACAAAACCAACATTATTGAAACACTGTCAAAATTTACCAAACTGCCTGTGGAGCAAATTGCCAATACCGAAGGCAGCAAAGCTATCTCTAACTTAGAAATATCTATCAAGGAACGACTGTTTGGACAAGACAGTGCTGTGGACAATGTGTTAGAAAAGATCTATGTCAGTCGTGCAGGCCTAAAGGCTATCAACAAGCCAATTGGCAGTTTCTTGTTTACTGGTCCTACTGGCACAGGTAAAACCGAACTGGCAAAACTGTTAACCGAAAATCTCGGGATGAAACTATTACGATATGATATGAGTGAATACCAAGAGAAACATTCAGTTGCCAAACTGATTGGTGCTCCCCCCGGGTATGTAGGTTATGACGATGGCAATCTAGGCGGCGGCTTGCTGATCAGCGACATTGAAAAGAATCCCAATGCTGTGATTCTGTTTGATGAAGTGGAAAAAGCACACCCAGATGTTATGAACATTCTTTTGACCATGATGGACGAAGGCATTGTTACTTCTAGCAATGGCAAAAAAGCCGACTGCCGTAACTGCATTATCATCATGACCAGTAATCTTGGTGCAGCAGACAACGAGCGCAACAACATTGGTTTTGCTCGCAGTCTTGAGCGTACAGGAGAAGATGACAAAGCAGTTAAAGAATTCTTCAAACCTGAATTCCGCAACAGAATGGATGCTGTGTGCAAGTTTAATAAACTAGACAAAATGAGCATGAAAAAAATTGTGATCAAGTTTATTAACGAAATGAATGAACTACTAAGTGATCGTAACATGCGTGTGCGTCCTACAGATACCATGATAGATCATTTGATAGAACAAGGTTTTGATAGCAAAATGGGCGCAAGACCCTTGAACAGAAAAATCAACGAACTGATCAAAGTTCCGTTGAGTAAGAAAATACTTTTTGAATCGGTGCCAAACAACACAAATATCACTGTAGATTACAAAGACAATGAAGTTTGTTTTGAAATACAATTGGCCTTAAACAACGCACTGCCTATAATTGACAGCAATGGATATATTGTCTTGGACCAAGTTGAATCCTAGGATCTCTGTAGAGCCAGTTACCAAACGGTTTTTTAATCAATACTGTTACAAACTGGATCTAGAGATTCACGGTAGTGCATTTTTACGCTACCCTGATATACCTATCGAGGAACAAATTGAACACAGAAGCCGAGTTAATAGAAAAATTAACTTTGCAGGCACCTGGCGAAATTATAGAACTAAAACTCCAGACAGCGAAGATATCAAAGCTCTAGAGTATCTCATGACCAACTATATCAACTCGCCGGGAGTGTTTAAATTTAGAATTGAAGAACCCACGCTGAGTGTGTATGCAGAAGATGAAAATGATCTTTATGATTTTGCATACAAGTTATACAAATCTATCAAGAACAACCGGCAGATCAAACGCATTCATCGTCCAAGATCTTTGGACCATTTTGAATTGTTGAGTCAAGGATACACAGTCAAGCAGAATAAAAAGGGATACAAATACAAAATTCTACTTCGTGAGGGAAGATACAGTTACGTGGTAAAGCAGCAGTTGTTAAACTATCTTAGAAATCTCAATGATGATGTGCTGTTGCCCAAACATCTAGAGGAGGCACTAGAAAAGCCTTACGATAGTTTTTGGGGCAGTTACTTTTACTCAAAAGACACAAGTATTCTTACCATGATTGCTTTGATCAATCCTCACTTTGTACGTTCTGTTGAGACCTATCAAGCTGTGAATAAATAATATACATAGATTATAGGAGCCCAACATGGCACGTATACACGAAGAAACCATCACAATCAAAATCAGCAAACTGGTGCGCAACGAAGATTCTTGTGGCAAACTGGCTGACTCAGAGATCGTACAATCTCTTGAGGCAGTGGTACAAGAACTTGTGGGCTCAGATGTGATTGTAGAAATTGCTGAAACCAACTAAAATAGCTTAAATAATTTTACTGATTTTCAAAGAGGAAACTAATGTCAAATTCAACCAATCCCCGCAAGGGCAAAAAAATCGTTATCCCCGGATCTAGTGCAGCTCAAGCCGAAGCTGCACAGGCTGTGGGTCAAGAACCATTACCAACCAGTCCAGGTGGCGGGGCCCCTGGTACCCAAGCACAGCAAGACATCTTAAAAGAAATTGCCAAGGTACAACAGTCTCAACAGTCTTCTGTTGGAGAACCACAAAAATTTGATTTTTCTAAAGTTCATTTGCACATTGGTATTCCTTGCTACGGCGGCATGGTCAGCGAACCCACAATGACCAGCTTCTTACGTTTTGTGCTCATGGCACAACAAGTGGGATTGAACTGGAGTCTTGATACCATGGTGAACGAGAGCTTGGTAACTCGTGCTCGTAACAACTTGATGGCCAAGATGATGACCAATCAACAGGCTACACATTTCATGTTTATTGATGCAGACATTCGTTTCCAACCAGAAAGTATTTTTCAAATGATCGCTTGCGACAAGGATGTGATTGGTGGACTGTATCCTAAAAAAGCACTGCCTATTAACTACGTTATTAATTTGAAGCCTACTGTAACTGTACAGGGCGACATCTATACCGTGGACACCATGGGCACCGGCTTCTTATTGTTCAAACGTCATGTGTATGAGAAACTGATTGCTGCGCATCCAGAATCAAAGTACGTAGATGACATTGGTCTAGGCAAGCAATACGAACCCATGATGTATGCTATTTTTGACTGCGTGATTGATGAGCGCGGACACTATCTCAGTGAAGACTGGACCTTCTGCCGTCGTTGGCAAGCACTAGGCGGTGAAATCTGGGCACACAGCAAGACACTGTTGAATCATGTGGGACACTACGAGTTCGCTGGAGACATCAGCAAACTTGATATTACCAAGATGGCTAACCCCGTTTAAAACATGCAATCAAACAGCATCGCCAGCATCGTTGGTGCCAGCGATCTCATACGTACAATAGATTCTAGTCTTGCGGCAAATGATTTTGCTCAGGCACTTGAAGCTTGCGATGCTGTGATTTCCAAGTTTCCTCATCATCCTCACAAGATTCATGTGCTCAACAATCGGGCAGTGATCTTGTGTCACTTTAGACAATTCGCAGAAGCACTATCCACAGTGAATCTTGCACTGGATATAAATCCCAAAGATGACTATGCTCTTTTTAATCGTGCGTTGATACTCAACGAATTGGGATTTTTTAATCTGGCCTTAAACGATTTAAACTATTATTTTTCGTTATACGAAAAAAATCTGCATGTGGATTTTTATTATCAGAGAGCACAATCCTACTTTCATCTCATGCAGTTGGACCAAGCTGAAGCTGACTATCAAGCTCATATTCAGCAAGCATTTGCTACTATCGGAGAGTTCAACGGAGACAACTACCGGAGCAAGGCTGGCTTTATAGAATTGAATTTTTGTAATTGGGCATGTGCAAACATAGAGTTACTCAAAGGCAACTATAAAAAAGGATTTGATCTATACGAATACCGACACGATCTTGAAGGCGCATTTAAATTTCCTGTGCCAAAAATTCCTTTATATACTGGAAAACAAGACATCGCCGGCAAGAGCCTATTGGTATATGCCGAACAAGGACTTGGAGATACCATTCAGTTTGCACGTTACGTACCCATGTTAGAATCCACGAGTGCTAAAATTTATCTAGCAGTGCAAAACGAAGTTATAGATTTAGTACGCACTGTGTCTGACAACTTTGAATTTTTATCTGATGCTAGACAAGTGGTCAAAATGGATTTTAGAGTGCCATTGCCTAGTTTGCCTAGAGTGTTTGAGACCACGTTAGATTGTATTCCAAGTGCAGAAGGGTATCTCAAAGTCAACGCACCAAAAACCACTGTCTGGCAACAGCGATTGCCAAAAACTAACAAACTGCGAGTTGGATTGTGCTGGAGTGGTGGTAGTCGCCCCGACCAACCACATACTATTTCAGTGAATCAACGTCGCAATATTCCTTTGCACTTTTTTTCAGCATTTGCTGGACTAGATGCAGAATTCTATAATCTACAACTGAACAACAGTGAGTTGCAGAACAGCATCAACCTTGGAATCAATGTTCAAGATTATACACATTTTATTCACAACTTCAGTGATACTGTGGCTTTTATCAACAACCTAGATCTTGTGATCACCGTGGATACTAGTGTGGCTCATGCAGCAGCAGCTATAGGCAAACCCACTTGGATTTTGAATAGATTTGACAACTGCTGGCGCTGGCTGCTGAACCGAAATGACAGTCCTTGGTATCATAGTGTAAGACTGTTTAGACAATCAAGATCTAATGATTGGGGTCCGGTTATTGATCAAGTGAAAATTGCCCTAAAAGAACAAATACAGCTCAAAAACAAAAACTCATAAATATAGTAATAGATTTATGGGTTTATAATGTACATATTTGAAATGTTTGAAGCAGCTGGACGCAGGGTTGTAGTCACGTATCCTGGGCGTTTTCAGCCTTTTCATCTTGGGCATAAAGACGTATTTGCCTATTTGCAAAGTCGGTTTGGCAGTGACAATGTGTACATTGTGACAGGAAACAAAACCAATGAAGTTGATACGCCTTTTAACTTTAGCGACAAAGTTAGATTCATGAATGCAGCCGGCGTGCCTGCACACAGCATTATAGAAGCTGACAAAGTTTACGATCTACCAGAACAGTTCCAAGCCAACAAAGAAAACACAATTTTTATTACCGCAGTAGGAGCACCGGATGCAGCAAGACTGCGCCCTGGCAGTACCAAAAAAGACGGAACTCCAGGATACTTCCAACCGTTGCCATCTGAACTAGCACAAATGGCCACTGCTGATCAACATGGATATGTGATAATTGCAGACGAAAAACAAGACAAGATATCAGTTGGCAAAAATACATACGACATCAGTCACGGAACTCCGATTAGACAACTTTGGAATCAGGTACGTGATAATCCTGAGCAACGAGCAGAAGTTTTAAAAAAATTATACGGCCAAGCAGATCCAGTGCTAGGCGAAATCATGGACAAGATTCCAACTCAAGCACCTGAACCAAAACCAAAACCAAGTCCAAAACTTAAAAAAGTCAAACAACCCGAAGTCACCACTGAAACTCGTGTGATCAGCAAAGATGAACTGGTTGATATCTATATCGCTGGCATGCACAAAGGAAACTTGATTAAGAAACAAGTTGGCAAAGATATTCCCAACAAGCTGGTTGATAGATTCATTGATCATGTGTCAAAAAAGTTTGGTGTCAATCCAACCGCATTCGTGTACGGACCTTCTAAAAAGATCAGTGAGGAGGCAGCTGGTGTGGGTGTTGTGCGTGACAGTAACGATCCTCGTTATGTAATGGCAACCATGGGCGACCAAAACGACGTAACTGGAAACACGTTAAATAAAATGATGCAGGGATACGGTCTGGTAGGTAAGAACGCTCTTGCAAGATTAAAGCCAGTACACAAGCATGTAGGCAAAGGCAAGATTAAAGAATCTATGAGCACAAGAGAAAAACTACACAAGCGTCATCAAGAACTGCGTAAAAAATCAGGTTTACCAGATCCTGAATACTACAAAGAACTAGGTCGTAAAAAACAAGCAGAGCTTGATACACTTCGTGCAGAAATAGCAGCGGATCAACAGCGCATGCAAAAAAGCATCAGTGAAGAACTTGTGGCAATAAAAAAAGAACTGCGCAGTCTTAAAGAAAACAAAGATCTTCAACGCATCAATGAATTACAACAGCGTGTGGCCTATCTAATCAAACTGCAAGAATCATGGAAAAGCAAACTGGCTGCACTTGGCCTAGCAGGCGCTGCTGCTATGAGTCCTGCACCTGCACAAGCAGATGCTTGGGACACTGTCATGGAGCCTGTGCGCAAGGTACAAAAATTTCAACGTGATGTTGGCAACTTTGGAAGAAATGTAGAAAAAGATGTTAGCTCGGTTCGCAATCGTGTGGGTAGAGATCTTGAACAAATCCCCATAGGCGGCATTGATAAAATTGGTCGTGCTGTAAGAGGCAGTACTGATCATCAACAGTTACAAAGAGATCCTGCATGGGATGCTAAAGTACAAGCAGCTAGAGAAAAACAACAACGTGATCAAGAGGAACGTGAAATGCGTATGCAACAAGATGCTGAACGTTATCAAAATCAACAAATAGAACGGCCATCAAGAGATCAGGGACGTTGGGGGTCAGGCGGCATGAATGAAAGCAGTGCAGGTGCTACAGGTGCAGGTGCTATTGCCACTGGTATTAATTCATCAAATGGATTTGGATGGAGTGTGTTCTACAAGCCCACAAAGAAAAAGAAAGTGAAACCAACATGAGCAACATGAAAGAATTATTAGAGAGCGTTACCAAATTTGCAGGTGAACCAAAACAAAAACCCGGTGATCAAGTACGTGGGCACGAAAAAGCCAAGAAAAAGTCCAATGGCGAACATCCTTTTGCTGGACGTCTAGTAGGTGGGTCGGCCAACGAAAGTCAAGAGCTTGAAGAAAGTCTTATGACCGAATACAAGTATTTTGTCAAAGAACAAACTCCGCCTGCTGCAAATGCTGCACCAACTTCAACCAGTCCAGTGGCCAACATCAATCCGGCAGGCACTGGAACTGCTCCAGCACAACCAGCAGCAGGACAACAGCCACCAGCGCCAGGACAACAACCAGCAAAACCAGTGCCAGGACAACAACCAGCAAAACCAGTGCCAGGACAACCAGCTGCACCAACAGGACAACCACCTAAGCCAGGACAACCAGCTACAGGTGCACCTGGAGCAGGCACAGCTACTCCACCAAATCCACAACAGGTGAAATCAGCTACAGACACAGTTACAAAAATTATGAACAATCCTGCTGATCCATTTAATGCACAATTACAGGCATTATTGAAAAAAGCCGGTATGGTACCGAGGTAAGATTATGAATGTTTTTGATTTGTTTGAATATAACGACACAGATCCTGAAAATGAAGGTGTAGAAAAACTACGTTTTCATCTAAAAAAGAATCGCTTTAAGAGTCTTGGCAAACGCAAACTGCATAGTGGACATCACCATGGTGTAGATGAAACTGCTAGCATGACCAAGGGCATGAAAAGCAATCATGAAGCTTTCAAGGTACAGGAAGCTCGCAAGCCTGATGTGAACTTTGACATTGAAGATATCAAACGTCTAGAACAGATCAAAGATCTTGCTACATTGAAAACACAGGCCTTGGCATTGATTGCCAAGCCCAGTGCCAAGCCTATGAAGCCAGAAAAGGTTGAATGGTTTAGATCTGCATTAGAGCGCATGGACAGTCCTATGAAGATCATCAAACTGATGTATGACCTCATGCTCAGTGGTGAAGGCCATCAAGTGATTGGTTCACGCGGCAGTATGAATCCAAACAGTTATCGTAGTAGATTTGGCGAAACAGCATTAAATCCTAAAGATCCTCGCGGCGATTATGACGCCAAGCGCAAAGCATTGCATGACCTATCTAGAGATCCTAAAGTGGATCAAAAAGAAGTACAACAGCGAAGACTGGATTTAGACAAAGAGGCAAAAGCAAAAGGGGTGTTGGAGGCTATGTCAGCAAGCGAGCGTATGCAACGTGCTTTACAACGCGAAAAAGAAAAGCGTGAGTTTAGTCAACACTATGCTGAAAAACATTTTCCTGTAGGTAAGAAGCCTGAGCCAATTAAAAACCCAAAGAAAGAACAAGGCGTGGCGGAAGGCAATGAGCCACGTTTCCTAGATGATGACTTCTATGCATATGATCCAGAAACCATGGAAATCAAAGACACTTGGGGTTATAAGAGTGTGGGACGTAGACACAGTGAATATCGCGCACAGCAAGAAGGTTGGAAAGTGGTCAGTGGCATGCGAGCCCGAAGCCTAGGCTTACACTATCCTAATTCTAACAATAAACCGGATAATACTGGATTGTCTGAGGCCATGGAAGAATATCTTTATGAACTAGAACTTGCTGGATATGAAATAGTAAATGAAGGTCGTATGCAGTGCCCAGAATGCGGTGGCGTTGCCTATGCAGATCAAATGTTGGCAGAGAAAAAAGATGCATGCTACAGTAAGGTCAAGAGTAGATACAAGGTATGGCCTAGTGCCTATGCGTCAGGTGCGCTTACTAGATGTCGTAAGGTAGGAGCTGCCAACTGGGGTAACAAGAGTAAAAAATGAAATATAGAGAACTTCTAGAAGCCTGCTGGTCAGGATATCAACAACGCGGAATGAAGAAAAAAGGCGACCGTATGGTGCCTAACTGTGTGAAAATGTCTGAGCAGGAGCTTGAAGAAGATCTTCGCAAATGGTTTAAACAAAAATGGGTGCGTTTTGGTCCAGATGGTAAGATCCGTGGCGAGTGTGGCGGGCGCAGCGAAGGTGAAGGCAAACCAAAATGTTTGCCTGCTAGCAAAGCTCATGCACTTGGTAAAAAAGGTCGTAAAAGTGCAGCAGCCAAAAAACGTAGAGAAGATCCTAATCCAGAACGCAGTGGTAAGGCTATAAATGTGGCAACCAAACCAAGAGGAAAATAAAGACTCGACCTTAGGACCGAGTGCGCGGCTGCTGCGCATGGCGATGGATTCGCTACCCAAAACCGTAAAGTGAGCATAAATACAACACTATGGATAGATTACAACAAGCACTTAAAATTGCATTCGCAAGCGAATTCAGTTTTTATTTAAAAGCCCATAACTATCATTGGAACGTAACCGGTCCAATGTTTCCGCAGTTGCACGATCTATTTGGCAAGATTTACGAAGAAGTGTATGGCAGTATAGATACCTTTGCTGAAGAAATTCGTGCTCTAAACACTTTTGTTCCTGCCAGTTATACACGTTTCAGCATGCTCTCGCAGATTGATGATGAAACAGCCATCCCAGATGCGCAAACCATGTTAGCAGAATTACTGTCTGACTGCGAACGCATGTGCAAATTATTAAAGTTGACTTTCGACATGGCCACCGCAGAAGGTCAAGAAGGACTTGCAGACTTCTTGGCAGGACGCATGGATGCTCACAAAAAGCATTCGTGGATGTTGAGGTCAACACTAGCATGACACCTTGCAGTCTTAAATTTATAAAACAGTGTACGTTCTGGCAGTTTTACGCAGGTATATCTGTAGGATTGGTCACCGTGCTTTCAATCGTGCTGTATACAAACGGTATTAATGATTGGAACATGTTCACAAAATTTGCAGCAGGATTTGGTGCGTTTACTTGTTTGTGTTGGTGGTTGTGGTGTGTGAAAAAAATCAAAGACATTGCATTTTGGTGGGTTGATTTACATGATAAATTAACTCATACTCATTTGCTGCTCAGTGAAGCCAAACAAGATCTAAGGCAAATAAAACAGGCATACAAACAGGAAAACAGTCTGTTTAACTAATCAAGGAAACCAATGCAAGACTTGGTACTCACAAACAATCAACTGAATCCAGAAGGATACTGGACCAATGCCATAGGCAAGTTGGTGTTTGCACCTGCGGCCGAAGATCTTGCACTGTTTGATCAGAATGGTTATGATCTTACTGAGCTAGAAAAAGAATTTGCCAGCGCCAACGAATCCACACCAAAACCGCATCGCAGTCATAGAACAGCATTAAAACAAGACTGGTTTGTTCAAGAAGAAAAAGATGCAGGCGCCATACTCAATCATAGTCTTATGTTTGAACGCAAAGGCTATAAAGGCGCAGCTCTTACTCAATTGAAATTCTGGGCAGTGGATCTACCACGAGTGCATCAACTGATTGCCATGCGACCCAAATGGGGACTGGATTTCAGTATGGACTGGGTAGACCATGATGGCAATGCCTTTGAAGTTCTACATTGGGAATACGACAGTTTTGATTACAATGAAATCATGGAAATGAAAGAACTGGTACAGCCCAAGCTAAAAGAAATAGATTGGGATGATGCCGGGCAACGCATATTAAAACACAAAGATGAATGGCATCATTTGGAGTTCTTTGCTCAAAGCGACTGGAAATGCAATTACTTTAGAATACCACAAGAACGTTTCAAGATGGTAATCTGGAAGTAAGTAAATACAACACTATGACAATTGTTTACATTCACGGAGCAACTGCTACTGGTGCCAGTTTCAATTATCTACGCGAGCATGTTCCTGCCGACAAAGAACTGATACTAGAATACGATAGCGAAAACGGATTTTTTAAAAATCTGGAAACCATGTATAACACCTTGATGAACACCAAGGGCAAACTGTTTTTTGTTGGACACAGTCTAGGCGGAATCTACTGCTTGAGTTTGGCAAACTATTTTCCTGCCAAGGTACTAGGAGGCGTAACTATTAGTACGCCCTATGGCGGAAGTGAAATAGCCAGTTTTGCCAAATACTTTGCACCATTCAGTATATTGTTAAAAGAGATCACGCCATATAGTAAACCCATTGCACATGCAAAACAGATCACGGTTCCAAACAATTGGACCAACATAGTGACCACAAAAGGCAACAGCCCGTGGATACCTGGAGACAATGATGGTGTGGTAACAGTAGACAGTCAACGCTATCATACGAACATGAATCTAACAGAACTGAAAACCAATCACTATGAAGTGCTCATGCATCCAGAAACCATAAACATTATTAAAGAAAAATTACCTAAATGACAGAAATATTTTATACTGCGATTGTCACACACATCACAATTGCCTGCGTGACACTGTATCTACATCGCAGTCAAGCGCACCGTGGAGTTACATTTCATCCTGCGGTCGCACACTTCATGCGTTTTTGGTTGTGGTTAACCACTGGAATGGTAACCAAACAATGGGTCGCAATACATCGCAAACATCATCAGCATGACGATCAACCTGGAGATCCACACAGTCCGCATGTGTTTGGCATTTGGCGTGTGCTGTTTGGTGGAGCATTTTTATATGCACAAGCAGCCAAAGATCATGCCATGATTGAGAACTATGGTGTAGGCACTCCTAGCGACTGGCTAGAACGCAAGATCTATACACCATTAAACTGGGTTGGTATTTTGCTCATGTTGATCTTAAATATCAGTGTGTTTGGATCGTGGGGACTGCTGATTTGGGGGGTACAAATGATCTGGATACCGTTTTGGGCAGCTGGTGTAGTTAATGGACTGGGACATTGGATAGGATACCGCAATGGGCAAACTCGCGATGAATCTAGAAATTTATTTCCTATTGGCATTATCATTGGGGGTGAATGTCTTCACAACAATCATCATCTGGAACCTGCTAATCCGCGCTTGAGCAGACGATGGTTTGAATTTGACATAGGATGGATGTATATCACCATTCTAAGAATATTAGGTTTGGCTAAACTACGTGTTGCAAGTGTGTAAAAAATCTTTTATAATCTATCATTATAGGAGACCACTATGCCAGCAAGAATGTTTAGTACCGAACAAAAGGCCAAACTCACTCAACTGATCAACGAAGGCATGACCATCATGCAAGAAGTTGAAGATCTCACTGAAGGCTTGAACGACACTGTGAAAGCCATTGCAGAAGAACTGGAAGTCAAACCCGGTGTGTTGAAAAAAGCCATTCGCATTGCACACAAGAGCAAGCTGGGTGAAACCAACGCCGAACACGAAGAACTCAATACTATTCTTGAAACCGTAGGCAAAACTCTTTGAACAACGTACTAGATGGTATCTTCAAATGGATCAAGCAGGATTATCAAAGTCATAAACTTCGTTTTTGTCTTGAGGTCCTGGCTTGGGCTATATCTATTGGCTGTAGTATCACTATGGCCCTCACCGTGCCTAATCCACCCCTTATTGTCCTGTACCCTATTTGGATTGCAGGTTGTGCTATATACGCTGGGTGCGCTTATAGTCGTCGTTCCTTTGGTATGTTGGCTAATTACCTTCTGCTTACAACAATTGACACCATCGGATTGATAAGGATGCTCACATGATGATCATTGCTTTAGAAATCTTTGGGTATTGGGTAGGTCTAGGTGTAGTTATATGGATTGTGATGTACCTGGCATTGATGTTTGCCAACACATGCGAATTTGTAGTAGATCACTTTTTCAAGTAAATAACTTTGTCTCGCCGGACATGAAACGGCATGTAGAGTAGTGCAAGCTAGAAATTGCACATGGAGAAAATATGAGTTACATTGACGCTCTCTTTGACAGAGACAAAGATCGCATACACGTGGTTGAACGTGTGAACGGCGAAAGACAGTATAGAGAATTTCCTGCCGAATACGTATTTTACTATGATGACCCAAAAGGCAAATACCGTACCATGTACGGTACTCCAGTAAGTCGTTTTTCCACTACCCATAGCAAAGAATATCATAAAGAACTGAGAATACAGTCAGGCAAACGTTTGTGGGAAAGTGATATCAATCCTATTTTTCGTTGCTTAGAAAAACACTATCTTGGTGCCAATTCACCAAAACTGCAAACAGCATTTTTTGATATTGAAGTTGACTTTGATCCTGTAAGAGGATTTTCAAAACCAGCAGATCCATTCAATGCCATTACTGCAATCACAGTGTATTTTGATTGGCTAGACAAAACTGTGACCTTGGCTACTCCTCCCAAAAGCATGAGTTGGGAAACTGCTCAAGAAATCGCAGATCGGTTTGACAACTGTTTTCTGTTTGAACGAGAAACAGACCTGCTGGGCGCATTTCTTGATCTAATAGAAGACGCTGATGTGCTCAGTGGGTGGAACAGCGAAGGTTTTGATATTCCTTACATGGTCATGCGTACCAAACGTGTGCTCAGCAAAGACGATTGTAGACGTTTTTGTTTATGGGGACAGTATCCCAAAGAAAGAACCTTTGAACGTTTTGGTGCAGAAAATCTAACATTTGACCTCATAGGTCGGGTACATCTAGATTACATGCAACTGTACCGTAAGTACACTTATGAAGAACGTCACAGCTACAGTCTAGATGCCATTGGCGAACATGAACTAGATGAACGCAAAGTGGCCTACGAAGGCACACTGGATCAACTGTACAACAAAGACTTTGAAAAGTTCATAGACTATAACAGACAAGACGCACTGTTGGTTGCCAAGCTAGACAAGAAACTCAGGTTCCTGGATCTAGCCAACGAACTTGCACATGACAACACTGTGTTGCTACAAACCACCATGGGTGCCGTGGCAGTTACAGAACAGGCCATCATCAACGAAGCACATCAACTGGGACTGATTGTTCCTAATAGAAAGGGTAGAGATGACCAAGGTGATACGCAAGCAGCAGGTGCCTACGTTGCTTTTCCCAAAAGGGGCATGCACGACTGGGTCGGAGCGATTGACATCAACAGTCTGTATCCTTCTGCGATTCGGGCGCTCAACATGGGTCCAGAAACCATTGTTGGACAACTCAGACCAATAATGACTGATAGATATATTCAAGATAAAATGGCAGCAGGCAGCAGTTTTGCAGATGCCTGGGAAAACATGTTTGGCAGTCTTGAATATACCGCTGTGATGGAAAATCAAGCCGGCACAGAAATTACCATTGACTGGGAAGATGGCAGTAGTACTCTACACAGTGCAGCAGAAATTTGGCGTATAATTTTTGACAGCAACCAGCCATGGACTTTGAGTGCCAATGGTACTATCTTCACTTATGAGAAAAAAGGTGTGGTACCTGGACTATTAGAGAGGTGGTATGCCGAACGAAAAGAAATGCAGGCCAAAAAGAAAGAAGCCGAAACCCCTGAAGATAAGGCCTTCTGGGACAAGCGTCAATTGGTCAAGAAAATTAATCTTAACAGTCTGTATGGAGCCATTCTCAACCCAGGTTGTCGTTTCTTCGACAAGCGAATTGGCCAGAGTACTACTCTCACTGGAAGAATCATCGCAAGACACATGGACGCTTATATCAACGAGTGTATCATGGGAACATATGACCACGTGGGCGAAAGTATCATCTATGGAGACACTGATAGCTGTTATTTTACAGCCTGGCCTGCTATACGGGACGAAGTTGCCGCAGGACGTATGGAATGGAACAAAGACACCTGTGTGCAACTGTACGACACCATTGCTGATCAAGTCAATGCCAGTTTCCCTGCGTTTATGGAACGGGCGTGCCACTGTCCACGGAGTATGGGGTCGCTTATCAAAGGTGGACGAGAGCTAGTAGCAGAAAAAGGCTTGTATATTAAAAAGAAACGCTACGCTGTGTTGATCTATGATTTAGAAGGTGCAAGGCTGGACACACATGGCAAGCCAGGCAAGGTCAAAGCTATGGGGCTGGATCTCAAGCGTTCGGACACACCTAAGGTTGTGCAAGACTTCTTAAGTGAACTGCTTACTGATGTACTAACCGGATGTAACAAAGAGCATGTGTATGACAAGGTGCGTGAGTTTAAAATTGCTTTTCAGGATCGCCCAGCTTGGGAAAAAGGCACACCCAAGCGTGTGAACAACCTAACCAAGTTTACCAAAGAAGAAGAACGTCTGGGCAAAGCCAACATGCCAGGGCATGTGAGAGCAGCCATGAACTGGAACAATCTCAAACGCATGCACGGTGACAATTACAGCATGGCTATTGTGGATGGTATGAAAACCATTGTGTGCAAACTCAAAGACAATCCACTGGGATATACCAGTGTGGGATATCCAACAGACGAGTTACACATACCGCAGTGGTTCAAAGAACTACCCTTTGACGACGCTGCTATGGAGACCACCATTGTGGATCAAAAGGTAGAAAATCTGCTAGGAGTGCTAGAATGGAGCATAGCAGAACACACAGACATTGCCACAACCTTTGACAGTTTATTTTCATTTGAATAACGTCGCACTTAATAATGTATTGACAAATCTAAATACAATCACTATAATCAACTATTACTGGAGAATCCTATGAAAGACTATTTACAAGACATTGTACAACATACACATAGCCTAGGCATTATTGACCTAATAAAAATCACTGGCACAGACCAAGAGACCACACTGAGTGCTATTGCAGAAGATCGCAGCGTGATCCTAGATGCACAATTTAAAAATCCTGTGCCCGAGTTTGTTGGTACGTTTGGCATGCCCAACCTAGGCAAACTGAACACTATCCTGAACATTCAAGAGTATCGTGAAGATGCCAAATTGAGCATTCTTAGTCAAGATCGTAATGGCGCAACTGTGCCAGTTGGTATCCACTTTGAAAACAAAGCAGGTGATTTCAAGAATGATTATCGTTTCATGACCAGTGACATTATCAATGACAAATTGAAAAAAGTCAGCATGAAAGCTGTTCCTTGGAATGTAGAGATTGTGCCCACTGTGGCTGCTATTCAAAAGATGAAGTTTCAAGCCAGCGCCAACAGTGATGAGCCAGTGTTTGTGGTCAAAACTGAATCCAACAAACTGAAGTTTTTCTTTGGCGATCATAGCACACATGCAGGTGATTTTGTGTTTGCTGATGGTGTTGCAGGCACTTTGACCAAGAGCTGGAGTTGGCCAGTGGATGCGGTGATCAGTATTCTAAGTCTCAGCGGAGACAAAAATCTCAAGATCAGTGATGCCGGCGTGATGCAGATCACTGTGGATTCAGGTATTGCCACATACGAATACAAACTGCCAGCACAAACCAAATGATCAAGGGCATTTACTCAGGCGGCAAGTATGTCCAAGTAAACAATGGACAGACGCCGTCTGTTAGCATATACAACAGTGGCAACAGTTTTTCCAACGGCGCCCAAGGTTTTGCTGGACAGCTTCGCTACAATACCAACAATCAAAGCATGGAAGTGTTTGACGGCAACATGTGGCAGATAATCAGTACCAGTGTTGCACAAGTCGGGCTGTCGCCAATTGCTGAAGAAGCTCTTGATTGGGTACGTCAAAAGATGCAAGAAGAAAAAGACCTGTTCGAACGCATGAAACGACATCCTGGACTCAAAGACTCGTATGATCAGTTCAAAGTAATGGATGCACTTACTGCGGAAGAAGAAAAATCAAAATCTGGAGTATACCAACGTGCCTGAACAAGATAACCTAACAGCCAAACAAAATGATTATGCTGTGTTTCTTCCTGCTATATCTGGCTTCTATGCGACCTTTATAGGAAAACAACGTGTTAACAATGACTATGTTAATCCTGCTCGTATGCCTGCGGCATTACAAGACATGGAGCAATTTAATTGGCTCAACAGCCAGCAAGCCCTGTTCCCATACAAATGGAGCCTCTACTCAGGAGGACACGCCAATCTAGATCTCAACAAACCAGATGCTAGTGAGGATATGGTTCGTAAACGAGAACCTGGTACTGTACTGCTAGGAGATTCAGGTGGATTCCAAATTGCAAAAGGTGTATGGGACGGCGACTGGCGAGCAGGGTCAGGTTGTCCGCGAGCACAAAAGAAACGTGAACAGGCATTGGCTTGGTTAGACGGTATCGCAGATTACGCCATGGTACTAGATATTCCCAGCTTTGTGATCAACGAAAAGAACGGTTACAAGTCAGGTATACGCACACTGGAAGAAGCAGCAGATGCCACCAAGTACAACAACGAATATTTTATCAAACATCGTAAAGGTATTGCCAATGGTGGTACCAAGTTCTTGAATGTGTTGCAAGGCGGAAATCATGCTCATGCTGATGAATGGTACGATATGATGAAAGGTTACTGTGATCCTGCTCAGTATCCAGATCGGCACTTTAATGGTTGGGCCATGGGTGGTCAGAACATGTGTGATGTACACCTGGTGCTGCGACGTCTAGTGGCACTGCGTCACGACAATCTGCTGCAAGAAGGCGTACATGATTGGATGCACTTCTTGGGTACTAGTAAACTGGAATGGGCACTATTGCTTACAGACATTCAACGTGCAGTAAGAAAGTATATCAATCCTAACTTTACAATCAGTTTTGACTGTGCCAGTCCTTTCTTGGCCACTGCCAATGGACAGGTGTATCATCATATTGATTTACCACATGATGGCAAATGGTGCTATCGCATGAGTCCTATTGTGGATGATAAAAAGTATGCCACAGACACAAGACCATTTGGTCAGGCTGTGCTGGCTGACAAACTGATTGATGTGTTTGATGAAAGTCCAATCAGTCGCAACATGATGATGAAAGATGTGTGCGTGTACAAACCAGGTGATCTAAACAAGAACGGCAAAGAAGGTCGTACCAGTTGGGACAGTTTCAGCTACATGCTGCTCATGGGGCACAATGTGTGGACACACATTGAGGCTGTGCAACGAGCCAATAGAGAATATGACAACGGCACTTGGCCCAACATGCTGTGGAACGCACGTGGCGATCATGCCAAGTTTAGAGACATTGTGGATGCTATCTTTGCAACACCGGATCGTGCAGAAGCAGAAGCCATAATTGAACACTATGATCGCTATTGGATGGACATTGTGGGTACCCGCGGGTTCAAAGGCAAGAAGACCAAAAATTCAAACACCATGTTCAATGCACTGTTTGAAGTAGAACATGATCAAATGGAACAAGAAGATTTGGACGAGTCCAAATTGGACGAATTGGAACTTGCTCAAAATTAATTTTTAATGCATAATAGTTTATGCTCAACAGTTCTCTTGTAAAGAATATTGCACAGTCTTATGTGATGTGCAAGTACCTGTCTGCACTATGTGCTAGAATAGGTCCACACAACTACATGAACAGTGTGTTGAGAGTTGAACACGGCACCGGAACTGGCTTTTTTGGCATTGGAAACAGTGGCAGTACTGACTGTGTTAAAGAACGTTTTCGTGCTACCACTGATGCACTTGATCAAAATTTTGCCACTTGGCAAAAGATTGATTTTGTAAGTGAAGGCTGTGTTGGTATAACCATGCGTGACTCGCAAGTACATCGTGTAGAGCATACTAGAGAAGTGATTGATTTATACAAACAGTTTGAACAAGAATACATTATTACCGGTCGCAATTTCACTCCTGTTGAATTAGGAACTTGGTTAATTGAAAATCAAATTGTATGCTTGATTCAACAATCAGAACAAAAATCCAAGACAGAATATAACGACAATCTTCCCTTTAGCAAATACAGTGCCAAGATATACTATAAAGGTACAGATATTTCTGCATATACCTTGGATCAGATCAAACAACTGAATAGACAACGGTTTGCTGGGGTAATTAAAGATTTACAACAGTTTAATTTTACAGATTTGCTAGATAAACAATCTAGAAATTTACTGCATGCCAAGAAAAAACACACACTGCCTCCCATGGACCTAGCTGTGAAATATTTTGATAATGAATTTTATCTGTTAAAAGAACACTATCATCACAAGCTGAACAAAAGAACAAATCCAAAAGACCGTTGGTACTGTGCCAACGACACTGCCAGATATATTTCATGGCTTGATACTGCGGTCTAAATATAATACTCAAAGGATAATATTATGGCAGAACTATTTAACATCAACAACAAGAAAAAAGTAATCAATCGCATTGGACGAGAATATTGGATCTGGAACACAGACAAATTGTATGAACAGCGCATGGCAAGAGAAAATGGTCCTTATCAATCACGCAACTTAGTAATGAATCGTAGATTGCTGCCCAATGCTAGAACTGTGATTGATGTAGGTGCTAATATTGGCATGAATACCATTGAATATGCCACGTGGTGCAAAGACATTAAAAGTTTTGAGCCTATACAGAGCAGTCTAGAACTCATGAAGTTGAATGTGGATATTGCTCGTGCAGCCAAACTCAAAGGACGCTATTGGGATAACCGACTCAAACAAGTGCGACATCAACCAGATCACGACGACGGCTGGTTCAAGCAAGCAGATGGTACCTTTGCCAGTCTTGACTTAGTGGGCAATATTGAATATTTTGAATATGCTCTTGGAAAAGAAAATACCACTATTGTGATGGAACAAAAAACAGCAGAGTGCAGTAGAGGCGATGCTGTGCTGGCACAGGGGCGAAACACTCATAATCCTACACAAACAGCAGAACAAAGAACACTTGACAGTTTTAACTTTCAGGATGTAGACTTAATCAAGATTGACGTTGAAGGCACCGAACTGTTTGTGCTTCAAGGCGCTGTGGATACCATACGTCGCTGTCATCCTGTAGTACAGGTAGAACTGCGCGATACTCACTGCAAGAGATTTGGATACAAGTGCGACGATATTATTGATCTCATGATGAGTTTAGGTGATTATGTGATGTGCGACTTCAACGGCAACGATCTAGGGAAAACTTATCAAAAGGTATCAGGTGTAATGGATAGATTTTTTGTTCCTAGATCAATATTTGTTGCTACAGAATTTAAAAACAAACGAGTGCATCCAGGCATGAAAAAAACAGCCAAAAAACCCAAAGTAGATCAAACAGTTGTGGACAATCTTTTAACAGTAGACTAAGGAGACTAGATGTATAAGGAAAAAATCCGACACCTTGAAGAAATGCATCGCGTGTTAAACAAGCAAATTGACGACATGGAACGCAATCATCCTCATGTGGAAGTAAACAAACTTGCTGAAATGAAAAAACAAAAATTAGCCTTGCGTGACGAAATCAGTCGCTTGACACGATTGCAATGGGAACATGACCACGAACGTGTGGACCTAGGAGATTGATATGGATAGACCAGGCCACGGCTTAGCTAAGATGTTTACAGGCATAGAAGTAGAACACACACCAGCACATGGTATGAAAACCTTGTTTGTGGTAGGTGTGCAACCAAAAGAATTGGTTGAAGCTGCATGCGTAGCCTACAAATGTCAACATGTGTATTTTGGTGCCAATCAAAGTTTTCCAAAATTGCATACCAACAGCAACGATTGGACAGTTTGGGAAAACATGATTTTTCCATTTCTTTCCCAAGGATATCTCTGCACTCTGGATCTTGATGTGAGTTGTGTAGAAGGCTTGCTGGAAAGCGGACTTGTTGAACATCATAATTTTATTCCAATGATTTCAATTAAGTTGCCCTATATCAATCAACTAGGGTATAATGCTACAATCAAACTAGATGATAAAGATTTTGCAGCAACCAATCCTGGCGTTTGGTGTCACAGTGTGCATGAGTTACAAAAACGCGAACAATTTACCAGTTGGTCTAAATATAGTCAAGATGAGGTCATACGATGAAAGAATTCTTAATAAGAGATGAAGCAGCATTTAAATTGCGAGGCACTATGAAACCGTGTTTGCGTCCAGATGATCTCTGGTGCGTAGAATTCACCGGCGAACAGTACAATGACAAAGGCGAAATGACTGGTGCCAGCACCTATCAATTTTTTCTAACCAATGAACACATAAGCAAAATGGTACAGGGATTACAATCATGACCATTCAAGCAGAACGTGAGCAAACGGATATCAATCAACAGGTAGCAGATCGCATGATTTGGGTATCCTTTGCTAAAGAAGGTATCCATAAATACCCCGCAGCCTTGGAGGATCCAAAACTTGCAGACGTATCTTTTCTGGGTTATCCCCATCGTCATATGTTTCACTTCCGGGTGTCAATCTCGGTCTTTCACAATGACCGTGATATCGAATTCATTCAATTCAAACGGTGGCTTGAATCATTGTATTCAGGGCAAGAAAATTGTTTGCGACTGGACTACAAAAGCTGTGAAATGATTGCAGATGATCTATATGTCCAAATTAATAGTCGTTATCCAGGCAGACATGTTATAATCAGTGTAAGCGAAGATAATGAAAACGGTTGTGAGATTGTGTATCGCGATCCACGCACACCAGAAAAAACTTTTCAACATCCAGTCTAATAGGAGAAAATGATGGCTCAGCCAAAGTGGCTCAAAAAGTATTTGACCATGCGTCCCGAAGTATCCAAGATCTACGATGATCTTGAGCAGTATCGCGAGTTCTGCGTTAATTATGGTCATGTGTTTGACGAACGTGATCTTTACAATGAACGTAACACCAGTTATCAAGATTTCGTAAGACATCAAAGTGGGAAACATGTAAAGAATCGTTGGTATCAACGAGACGATGATCGTCCTCGTGTGCCAAGAGGACACAACAACTATCGCACAAGGAATAACAATGCGTAAGCTCTACTACATGGGGCTTGAACCTTACAAAGCACGATACACCTTACAGTTACAAGAGTGGAATCGTGCTGTGTTTGAACGGCGCGGTATCAACTATGAAATTGTTACTGGAGAAACTCTTAGTAATGATCAAGCTATTGTAACAGGACAGGTGCTGGATGCACATGGTCGCACATACTTTGGCATGAGTCAGTTGATGAACCTTATTCGTAAAATGAAAGCTGGAGAGCTTAATCATGCAGATGTTGTATACTTTGAAGACATGTTTCAACCCGGCATCGAGAGCCTACCTTACATTCTCAATCAAATTGATCCTGTTAACCGTCCTAGGATTTTTGTGCGTTGTCTTGCTCAATCCATTGACCCAGATGATTTCGTACATGTATGGGGCATGGGCGAATGGATGGGCCATTATGAAAAGATGGTGGACAGTTTTGTAGATGGTGTATTGGCTACCAACGAAGAAATGGTCATGCACATGAAGGTGGCAGGTTGGAAGAGCAAGATCTACAACATTTCAGGCTTGGCCTTTGGTAAAGACGAAGTTCGCTCGCGTGTGCCCGGTGAACTGCGTCCATTCAACGAACGTAAGATGCGTGTGGGCTTTGCTGCACGTTGGGATCAAGAAAAGCAACCAGATTTCTTCATGGATCTCATTGAAGCATATCACGAACGTCATCCAGGATCTGGCATTGAGTTCTGTTTGTTTTCTGGTGCTAAACTAAAAAGCAACAACGACAGCTACATGGCTCGTACTCGTGCAATGCAAGCTGAAGGCAAGTTGACCATACATGAGGATCTGGAAAAGAATGAATACTACGAGCTTCTTAACGATACTCGTGTACTATTTAATTGTGCTTTGCAAGATTGGGTCAGCAACACTGTGTCCGAAGCCGATACACTGGGAGCAAATGTTCTCTATCCTGCGTATAGGAGTTTTCCTGAGTCTTTTGCTAATGATCATGAACGTCTTTATGTACCCTGGTCAATAGACGATGCTCTGGACAAACTGGAAAAGCTACTGCGGGCACCGCATCCTAATCAAGGCAAAATCAGTGACTGGACCAATGGCACTGTGGACCGTATCCTTGATATCATTACAGGGCAAGGTGAGCAATGGCAGCGCATGAACACAGACTATCGCAAACACACACACGAAAGCAAGTTCTAATGAGCTTTGACCTCTGGTACCAAATGTTGAAAGATTCTATATACTGGCAGAACATACCAGGAGACATGGCTGTTGACATCTATCATCGTACTGTTGTGGCGTGGGGGCATGGTCAAAACTACTATCTACAATCAGGTCCGGAACGTGTGGATTTGACAAAACTCTATGAACAATGTAAACTAATTGAAACTCTTAAAGGAACAAATTATGACAAAGAAATCCCCTGGGGCGGTTAAAACAATCAGCGATAAACTGACCAAAGTTGGTGAATCATTCACAGTGAACATGTACGATAATGGATACATGATTGAAGTAAGTGGAAGAAACAGCCAAGGTGATTGGGCAACTGCCAAAATCATGGTATCAAATCTCAACGATCTAACCACACTGATTGCCGAAGCAGCAGAAATGGAACGGGACAATTAATGTCTACCACTGTGTTAGTAACAGGTGCCACTGGCTATATTGGTAGTCATGTGTGCAAACATCTACTTGATGCAGGTTATAGAGTAGTAGGTGTGGATCGTGTGAGTAGAGATCATGCTCTTCCTTACATGACTTTTTTAATCAATGAAGACTATTACAGCGACGGTGTAGTTAATTTTTTAAATAGCGAAACTGTGCATGCGGTGGTTCATTGTGCAGGTACCAGTTTGGTAGGTCCTAGTGTGTTGGATCCTGCAGAATACTATACCAACAACGTGGCCAAAACAGCTATGTTTCTGGATGTGCTGCGTCGTTTGCCTAATCCACCTGCGTTTGTGTTTTCTAGCAGTGCCAGTGTGTATGGATCACCAGATGTGGATATCATCACTGAAGACACACCATGGAATCCTGTGAGTCCATATGGTCAGACCAAGGCCATGATTGAACTCATGCTCACTGACATGTGCAAAGCATACAACATGGCAGCCATGAGCTTGCGTTACTTCAATGCTTGCGGCGCAGATGTTGATTCTGGTGCACTAGGACAAGCACCAGGTGCCACACATATCATAGCCAGATTGTTAGAAAGCATAAGAGATCGTAAACAGTTTATTTTATATGGCAATGACTACAACACTCCTGATGGCAGTTGCATTAGAGATTATGTGCATGTAGATGATCTTGCTCGTGCTCATGTATATGCCATACAGTATCTATTGAGTTTTGAACACAATCAGCATTACATGGTAAATCTAGGCAGTGGTCGCGGATACAGTAATGTGGATGTGATTGCTGCTGTGGCAAGACACATTGGACCTGTTGACTTGCTTGAAGGTTCTAGACGTGCTGGCGATCCAGATCGTTTGGTAGCCAGCAATGATCTGGCTCAAGCCTATCTAGGTTGGTCACCAGAACACTCAGATTTAGAAACCATTATTACCAGTGCGTGGCGTTGGTATAATAACACATCAAATCTTGTTGACACAGCATCTAAATAAGTTTACAATTAACTATTAGCCATCCTCGGCTATAACTCGGAGAACAAATGGTATACAATAAAATATATGTAAGTCACGATGAAGAAACAGCACTTGACGCAATGGCAGGTGATGCTGGTTACGAAATAGGCCAAGCTCACAAACATCTCGCATTTAAAATGCGTCGCGATGGTAAAAGATTCTGGGCCGGTGACAATATTAGCGAATATGTTGATGGCTACATGAAAGCACAGTTGATTGACGAAGCCACAGCAGCATTTGAACAGGTACTAGACACACTGTTGATTGATCGCGAAAACGATCCTAATTCAAAAGGCACAGCACGACGTCTTGCCAAGATGTACTTTAACGAAATCATGGCAGGTAGATATGATCCAGCCCCTGATGCAACCAGTTTCCCAAATCATACAGAAGATCGTTATGCAGGCATGCTGGTTGTTCGTAGCGAATTGCGCAGCATGTGTAGCCATCATCATCAACCAGTTAATGGAGTAGCATATATTGGAATCATTGCTGCCGATCAGCTGATTGGTCTAAGCAAGTACACTCGTATTGCTCAATGGTGCGCTCGGCGTGGTACACTTCAAGAAGAACTGTGCAATGATATTGCCAGAGAAATCATGAAAGCCACAGGCAGTAAAGATGTGGGCGTTTATATTCAAGCCACACATGGTTGTTGCGAAAATCGTGGTATTATGGCGCACTCCAGTCTTACACAAACCACAGTTCTCACAGGTGTATTCAAAGATGATCCTGCGGTAAAGAAAGAGTTCATGGACAATATCAAACTGCAACAAGAATTTGCACCGCGATAAGGAGAGCTAATATGGCATTTTGGAAAGTTTCAACCACTCACAAAAAATCTTGTGAAGAACACATGATTTGGTATCAGTCTGGTCGCAGTTTCAAAATTATCACAGGATATCGTTGGGGAACATTCACAGTAGAAACCAATGACGACAATCCACCTGAAGGCATAGACCCAGACAACCCAGAAGGTATCAACATGTATGATTATTTCAGCGACAATGCAGATTGCGCTGAACTAGACAGCATGGATGATGGTTGGTACATGGATTTTGAATTTGACGACGAGATGTTCTCAGAAGATGAACAAGAACAACTGCGCCAGCTATGGGAAGATGATAGCTTTTCTGCTTTAGAAGGTGCAGGCTGGGTCAATGACGAAACCGAAGCATGGTTGTTTGGACCATTAGAAATCACTAGAGAAGATGTTGAACCTTCTGCTGATGAATGGATCAAGGCAGACAATTTACCAGAATTACAGGATGTGTTTGAAAAAGACATGACTGACAATGTGCCAAAATCTGCCACGATTCCACTATGGCCATTTCCAACAGGAGATAAAGATGATAAATCAAGTTAAGCAAGCAGCAGAAAATCTCATCAAGCGTGTTATGAACATGCAAACTTTTAAAATCATTAGACCACTACCTGACGAATTTGAGTTTCGCGGACCGGCACCGTTTGATATCCGGGTGGACAAAGAATGCATTATGACATTTACGGTTCACTGTATGACCTTACAAGAAGCCAATCAAATGGTTGATGAATATCTTGAAAAAAATTCTATTTAATACTAAAATATACGTGTCCTTACTGGCATGTTGTATGTCCGTGGTGTGTATTGCACAAGCCATACTCAACATAGATAATATGTCTGCTGCCATGGCGTGGGCAGTGGCTTGTGCAGCCTGGATACCGCATGTGTTTGTAAACCGACTAACCAAGGAAGATATAACATGAGAGATCAATTAATAGACACACTACGAGTAAACTTTTCAGCCAATTTACTCAAACACAAAATGAATGTGGAAATCATGCTCAAGAAACCCATGGCCATTCACGATCACACTGACTGGATGACTGCTGTGGAAAATGAGATGGCCATGATTGCAGAGTATGAAGACAAGCTGAGTGTGTTGAACAAACACTTTGGGAGCAAAGAATAATGGGTGCCATGCGAGAAAAAGATTCTGCAGACTTTGATCTAGAAGCATTCATTGATCTGTTTGATGAGGCAATTACCAGCGACGATCCAAATGTTCAAAAAACTCTACAGCATCTAATGGTTATTGCCGCGTTGGCTCGCAATCATAATCAGCACAATCACCGCAATGGCCCTCTGCGCAGACTGTTTGAAGACGTTCGCGACATAAACAACAGACTTGGCCATCTAGAAACCAATCTTAGAGGTTATCAAAAAGGCTATGGTCCAGTTCCTACGCCATATCCTAGTATGCCTTTGAATCCAGTTCCTATTTGGACTGCTCCTACTACAGGCACACGCTGGCCACCTTCCCCAGGAACTTACCCACCAGGCACACTGTTTGCACAAGGTGTGGGCGGTCCAGTTGGGAGTGGCGCAGCACTAGCTGGTGCCCAAAGCACTACCAGCTACACCTGGGATCCTGTGGCGGCTAACAGCATTACTAAGAAAATCAACAGCGGAACTCCTGGAGGTATTGCAGAACGTGTGGACGAATTGCTCAAGGATAACAAATACAAAGGCAGCAGTGTAGGAGCACCAGATGTTAAAACTGCTTGAGCGTTTGGGCCGCAAGCGTATCATTTATGATCGCATCAACAACGAGCCATATCTTGAACGCTACTATCTGTTCTTGAAAGAAAGAAAACGTTTTCCGTTTAATGTGTTTCTGCACAAATTCTTAAAAGGCGATCCAGATGATGTACATGATCATCCATGGCCATATGCCACACTGATTTTAAAGGGCGGTTATTATGAATATGTTCCAGTCTTTAATAGCAAAGGTCTTAAAACTCATGAACTTTGCCATTGGCGTGGGCCCGGACATTTCCGTATTTGTAAGCCTGAGTCTTTTCATCGCATTGAACTAAAACCTGGTGTGACTGCATGGACACTGTTCATGCCAGGTCCGCACAAACGAGAGTGGGGATTCCTTACCGGCAAAGATCCATTGAGAAATTGGGAACACAATGAAAGTTATCTCACCAGGCGCAGTGGCTCTGCGCCCAATCAAAATCACAGTGAATAAACTAAACCAAGAAATGGCGGATTGGTGGATCATGCAAGGTGCCGAAGCACAGGAAATACATGATCCTTATTGGACGCATTTTCGTGGAAACGTGGTGGACAAACATTATCGTATTCGAATGCCAGGTCTAGGCGGCAAGTGGAGTCATAAGTTTAATGATGGCAGTGGCATACACCTAATTCATTTGCCAGAAATCTATGCCAGTACTGCCAGTTTGTTTTGTTTAAAATTTTTTGATGCTATAATATCACATAACATAGAGGTTCCAAAACATGAAGATTCATTACAACAATAAACATTTACACGCATGGTTGCACACGATCATGCGTCAAATGCAACACTACAATTTCAAACCAGATTACATTGTGGGTATTACTCGTGGAGGATTAATTCCTGCTACTATGTTAAGTCATTATCTTGATGTGCCCATGCACACACTGGATGTGAGTTTTAGAGACAGCGGCACAGGACCAGAAAGCAATCTCTGGATGGCCGAAGATGCTTTTGGCTATGTGAACAAAGAGGATCGTACAGACGAAGGCACAGTTAGTGACCCTAAACTACGCAAGAACATTTTGATTGTGGATGATATTAACGACAGTGGTCGTACACTGCAATGGATCAAGGACGATTGGGAAAGTGGTTGCATGCCTCGCAGTGAAGACTGGAATGACGTTTGGCATCATAATGTACAATTTGCGGTAATGGTAGACAACACCGCTAGTAACTTTAAAGGTGTTGATTTTTACGGTACAGAAATTAACAAGCAAGAAACACCTGCCTGGGTAGTGTTTCCTTGGGAAAACTGGTGGGAGAATTAAATGCTGAATGGTAAACGAGTAGGCTTTACAGCCAGTACATTTGATCTATTGCATGCAGGACATGTGGCCATGTTGCGCGAAGCCAAAGACAAATGTGAGTACCTAATATGTGCATTACAAAATGATCCTACTATGGATAGACCAAACAAAAATCGTCCTGTGCAGAGTATTGTGGAACGGCAGTTGCAACTGATTGGCTGCAAGTACGTGGATGAAGTTTGGGTGTACAATACAGAAAAAGATCTAGAGGATCTATTGCTCACACTACCAATAGATGTTAGAATACTTGGCGTTGAATACGAAGGCAAGGAGTTTACTGGTCGTGAAATATGTCATAAACGTAATATTGAACTTTACTTTAACGGTCGTGATCATAGCTTTAGTAGCAGCGAGCTTCGTCAGCGTGTGGCATCAGCTGAGGATTCTAAGAAGAGATTAAACGAACAATAAATATTAGTCTCAGCGGTCTCAAGGCATTCATCCCGCTTTACAAATTCTGCATGCCATTGCTAACTTTCAGGAGATAACAATGGCAAAATTTTACTCAACAAAAACATATGGTAATGACAGAGGTCTGTCATGTTGCTTTAGACAATGGCGTGCCACACACAGTCATTGCTCCACACTACACGGTTATTCAATTGGCATTAAACTGATCTTTGAATGCGACACATTAGATGACAAAAACTGGTGCATGGACTTTGGAGGGCTCAAAGAATTCAAAGCATGGGCCGATCACATGTTTGATCATACATTGGTCATTGCAGAAGATGATCCTCATTTGGAAACATTCAAACAACTAAATGAAATTACGGGCGGATTCAACGAAAGCGGAGTGTGTGATTTGCGTATTGTGCCTGGAGTAGGCTGTGAAATGTTTGCCAAATTGTGCTATGACAAAATGGCTGAGCTATTAGCCAGCGGCACGATGCGTTATCCAATCAATCCGACTGTGCGTGTTAAAAGCGTTGAAGTGTTTGAACATGGTGCTAATTCAGCCACATACGAAGGATAAAACAGTTTTTTAGCATTTTTGCCCGTTGTCAGTATTGACATTCGGGCTGTTTTGTTTTATAATGTTGTTTCAATATTTCTTGAGGATTCTATCATGTCTCGTAAATTCAGCACCTACTCGCATTCAGTTAAAGATCTCAAAATCAATGTACGGTTTGAAGCAGAAGTATTAAATGAACAAGGTCTGGTCGTTGACGACAGTTTTGGTCTTGAGTTTCATGAATATTTTCATAGCTTGGAGATTGCTGCTGATGCCACACTTGAAAGCACAGCTCAAACTGTGTATGAACATTTTGAACAAAAACTGAATTCAGACCCTGCTAATGTTTATACCAACTTGATGGGCGACGAGTATCCTCGGGTAAAACTTATCTTTGTAGACGTACACGGCGCTTACACTGCTACCTATGGAGATTGATTAATGAACATGCATAAACGTATTTTTGATGGCCCAGACCATTTAGACGAAAGCGATGCACCATGGGACGACACAGTGAGAAAAGACTTTCACGTGGCGGTGTTTAACGATAAGTACCCTGTGACCTCGGGTCATATGCTGTTTGTTCCTCAGTACAATAGCATCAGTGTACTCAAAGAAACCTTTGAGGATGCATTTGATTACGGAAAACAAAAAGTTGACACAGGGGAATGGGACGGCTTCAACATCGGACTTAACTATGGCGAAGCCGCGGGACAGACTGTGTCATGGCCTCATATTCATCTTATACCCCGTAGAAAAGGCGATGTGCCGGATCCAGTAGGTGGTGTACGGAATACAATTCCAGGCAAAGGCAACTATAGAAAGATGCCAACCACAGTTCAAACAGTAGTTGGCGACAGTGAAGGCGGAGACATAGATTAATGATAATTGTAACAGGAGATCGTGGATTCATTGGCAGTGAGTTAAAGCAGTATCTTGAGTCAGTTGGACACAAGGTTCACGGTCTTGATTGGGCCACTAGAGGCAAAACCTATACTGTAGATGAACCAGTTGAATGGATCTATCATATGGGTGCAGTAAGCAGTACCGACGCAGGCGATTGGCAGGAACTGGTTACAAAAAACATTCAAGACACACAGGCATGGATACGTGCAGCCGAGCAATGGAACTGTGGTATAACCTATGCCAGCAGTGCTAGTACATATGGTCCATGGACCAACAGTCCAGAATGGGGACCGGTGCAACCACAACACTTGTATGGAGTTAGCAAGCTGGCAATTGACAATTGGTGTGCAGAACAATCATTTAGCGTACCTGTGCAAGGTGTGAGATTTTTTAATGTGTACGGACGTAATGAACAACACAAACGCCAGCCCAGTCCAGTCAGACGTTATCTTGATCAAGCAGCTACCAAGCGCGAACTCACAGTATGGCATCACAATGGTCGTTATGGATCAAGAGATTTTATCAGTATAGATGATACTATTCATGCCATGGAACAGTTACGTGCTGCTAGAGTAAGTGGAGTGTACAACATAGGCACAGGCAAAACTGATAGTTTTTATGACATTGCCAAAACCTGTCAACGACTGGCAGGAGTGACCAATTGTAAGTTGGCGGTGGTCCCCATGCCTGAACACATGTTGGCTACTTATCAATGGGAAAGCTGTGCTAATTTGGACAAATTAAGGCAAGTTATTCCTGATTGGAATCCAGAAAACATACATGACTGGCTTGAACACAACTGGCAAACCCTGTATAATAAAACAATTGAGGACTTAAACAATGAAATTCAAAATTAGTGAAATTTTTTATAGTACGCAAGGCGAAGGTCGCTATGTAGGTGTGCCTAGCATATTCATGCGCACGTTTGGTTGTAATTTTAAATGTGAAGGCTTTGGTTGCAAGCCCGGAGAAAAAAGCAAAGAACGTGAGCAGGTTTTAGAGTTAATACATGCTGAGCCAGCAAAATATCAAAAATTTGAAGATCTTCCTTTAGTGTCAACTGGCTGTGACAGTTATGCTAGTTGGGATCCAAAATTTAAAGACTACAGTCCTAGTATAGACAACGATACGATTGTAGAACGTATGATGTCTTTATTACCAAACGGACAATGGCAACAGCCTAACGGTAATAACATACATCTAGTAATCACTGGTGGAGAGCCACTCCTAGGTTGGCAGCGTAACTATCCTTCTTTACTAGATCATCGTGGCATGTTTGATCTTGCCAATCTTACATTTGAAACCAACGGGACTCAAGAACTTTCGGAAGATTTTTATGATTGGATACAGGACTGGCATGCTGATCCTGATTTTATTCAAGAACATCTAGGACAATTTAGAGAATTAGTGTTTAGTGTAAGTCCTAAGTTGAGTGCCAGTGGTGAAAGCTGGGCAGATGCAATCAAACCTGATATAATCAAACAGTATCAGGAGGTAGGACTAACCTATCTTAAATTTGTAGTGTCAACTGCGGAAGACTTTCAAGAAGTAGACCAAGCAGTTGCTGAATATCGCAATGTTGGGTTCATGGGTAGTGTGTATGTGATGCCTGTGGGAGGTACACTAGAAAGTTATAATCAGAATCGTGTGCATGTTGCAGACGAAGCACTCAAACGCGGTTACTATTACAGCCCAAGGCTTCACGTGGATCTGTGGGGCAACGGGTGGGGCAAATGAGTGAAACTCATAAAAGAACACTGATTAGAGCCATTACCTGGCGCATCGTGGCCACCCTGGTCACTGCTGTTTGGACTGGACTAAGTGGAGCGATTGTGATTAATATTTTTATGACTATCGCACACTATATTCATGAACGTGCCTGGTTAAAAGTCAAATGGGGCAAAACAGATGGGTGACCAAAGTGTTCAAACTGACGGCGGAACATCAGGACGTTTGTTCTATAGTCGTGCGACATGGGAATGGTGCTTTGCCTGGCTGCCGCATCGTTGCGATAGATCCAATCAATTGATCTGGTTACGCTATGCCTATCGTGGTACTGTGTATTATGAAAGTGTCAAAGGTATTATGACAGATCGCGCAGCCTTGACCAGACGTTGGCTCACCACAGATGAATTTCTTATTGGATCGCTGAAAGGAACTATTAATGGCTACAGCTAAAAAACCCACAGCAAAAAAAACTGCTACAAAAAAGACAGAACCCAAACTGCGTGTGGGTGCCAGTGCCAAGGACGCTGCTACAAAAAGAAACGAGCCATATATCAGTGTGCTTAATGTAGAGCTAGACCCAGACAATGTGCAAAATGGTGCATTTGAACTGGATTGGAATGATGTGTTTGTGGCCAAGCTGGTACGAGCAGGCTACAAAGGCAAAGACGATGCACAGATTGTGGATCAGTGGTTTCAGGACATTTGCCGAAACGTGCTCATGGAAAACTATGAGCAGTGGGCAGCCAATCAAACAGGCGAAAACAGAATTATAAATCGTCGTGATTTAGGCGACGGACGTACAGAGGTCAGCTAATGACTCATACACTTCATACTCATATAACCACTGAAAACTTTGAGCAAGATGATTACAGAGTTTATCTCACACGGGATCTTGAATGGACCACTCGTAATCATCCCATGCAAAAAACACCTATAGAGCTTGAGGGAGCATGGGGTGAACCAAATGCAAAATTTGATCCTGTGTTCATGCAACGACTGTGCGCATTTGCAAAAGATCATAAATTTTCTCTACCTCCTGATTCCATGTGGGGCAATTATTATCTGCATCATCAATCTTTTCTAGACATGCTCAAGCAGGATCAACTGGAATCAGCACATGATCTGTTGAATCTCATGCATCAATCAGTGCTAATGACCGGAATGTCACAAGGTGTTACCGAATTTGGTTACATCACAAGATATCCAGACACAGTTGGCACCATGCGATTGAAACGTCATTGGGATGTGTTTCTTGGTTTCATGGAATACTGCGGGGTGATCAGTCCTCAAAATCATGAGCAAGGAGCCAGCTATGTGGCAACTCCTTTGAATGACATGTTGGATGCGTTGCCAGCAAATATTGTGGCACCACAATGGCAAGGTGGTCTTTGGTCACTTAAAACCAATAGAGGACTGTTTACAGACCGAGATCTTACTGCACTGTATCTTGCATATAAGATTAGAGAAAAAATGCCCGTGGAAGCATCTATAACCGAAATAGGCGGCGGTGCTGGATATCTAGGTTATTGGTTGCATGTTTTGGGTTATAGAAAAATTTGCATGGTAGACTTACCAAGCATCATATGCTGTCAAGCCTATCAGTTGGCACAGAACATTGGTGCCCACGAAGTGTGTTTGCCAAACGAAGAATATCATGGTCAGGCTGTGAGATTTTTAACTCCTGATCAATTTTATTCAAATGTTCACACAACAGATCTTGTGGTCAATTGCGACAGCATGCCAGAAATGGATGATGCCTCATTGCATGCATACTTGAAGTCTATAGCTCAATCAGCGAATTATTTTTACAGTATTAATCAAGAGTCTCGTGGCACGTATGGACCACAAAAACGAATGCAACATGTGGTACGCAGCGTGTTGAAAAAACAATACAGCACAAACTACACTCGTATAGATCGTAGTCTTTTTTGGTTACGCAATGGCTACACTGAAGAATGGTATTCTATAATCAAATGAAAAGTCTTGATCCGCCAGAATTTCTAACCTTTTGGGTGCTGTTCAGTCAAAGCAGCACCAATCTTTATTTTTCAACAACAGGTGCGCCGGTGAACCCTGGTACCTCAGGTTTTGGAACTGGGTTCTATGCCACTCGGGACGAAGCAGAAAAAGCACGGACCTTTGCCATACTCAACGATAAAACGGATACCAAATTTCATATTTTTGAACTAGAATTTCCAAATCCAGCCTACAAAGGTGGTTGACACGGGGTAAATAAAGTGCTATTATTACTCCATGAACTATTTGATCGTCGACACCGCTAACACATTCTTCCGCGCTCGCCATTCTGCTCACAGAGCTACTTCTCTTGAGGAAAAGGTGGGCTTTGCCATACATGTAACACTAGGCAGTATCTACAAGGCCTGGCGCGACCAACGTGCAGACCATGTGGTTATCTGTTTGGAGGGACGCAGCTGGCGCAAAGACTTTTACGAACCCTACAAGAAAAATCGTGCAGTGGCTCGTGCTGCTCTTACCGATGCAGAGCTAGAAGAAGATGCTGCGTTCTGGGCTGCCTTTGACGATTTAAAAACATTCTTTATTGAAAAAAGTAACTGCACAGTTCTGCGTCATGAAAGTCTAGAAGCAGATGACCTTGTGGCAGGCTGGATACAGAGTCACCCACAGGACCATCATACTATTGTGAGTTCTGATACAGACTTTTATCAACTGCTGGCAGATAATGTTAATCAGTACAACGGCATCAGCGACGAGCTTCATACCCTAAAAGGCATACTCAATAACAAAGGCAAATTGGTTGTTGACAAGAAGACCAAAGAGCCCAAGGTAATTCCTGATCCTAAATGGATCTTGTTTGAAAAGTGCATGCGTGGCGATCCTACTGATAATGTGTTTTCTGCATTCCCTGGCGTGCGTACCAAGGGCAGCAAGAACAAGGTAGGTTTACAAGAAGCGTTTGCAGACATGGATCGCAAAGGTTTCAACTGGAACAATCTCATGCTACAACGTTGGATTGATCACAACGAAGTTGAGCATCGTGTGTTAGACGATTATGAACGTAATCGTGTTCTAGTGGATCTTACTGCACAGCCCGACCATGTGAAGGCCTGGATCGTTGAAACCATTACTGTAAATGCTGTGCCCAAAGATGTTGGACAAGTTGGCATGAAGTTCATGAAGTTTTGCGGGAAACATCAATTGGTAAAAATTGGTGAACAAGCCACAAGCTATGCAGAGTTTTTAGCAGCACCTTATCCCAAGTGAGGAGACCATGTTTAATCGTGATCTAGTAAACACTGTAAGAGAAATGCTAGAACGCAATTGGGACATTTATGATATGGCAACAAAGTTAAAGATGGATCCGCTTTTGGTAAGAGCCATAGTAGATTTTATAAACGGAACACTAACATGAACAAAGAGCTGTTAAGAAAATTACAGTTACAGGCAGGTGGATCACACTATCCTGATATCAATCCGCAGATACAAGCAAAGTTCGCCGAGTTGATTGTTCAGGAATGTTTAGAACAGATTGACACAGTTCGCGATGGTTGTGACGAAGATGGCGAACATCAACAGGCATTGGGTGCTGATTGGGCCGGACTAGCAGTGGCAAGACATTTTGGAATTGAATAATGACACCTGAATTTATTGAACGTGCCAAGCGAGATTATGCAGAAGAAAAGTCTGTGCTGGATTGGGACAGTTATTTGGCAGGATATCTTGCCTGCCTTAAACGATTTGCGAGTAAATGATGAACGAACAAATTAAAGAATTAATGAAACAAGCTGGCACTGATTCCAGTGGTAAATGGATGGGAATGAATCATGCCGAAAAGTTTGCCGAGTTAATTGTGGCTGAGTGTATAAGACTTTGTGACCAAGTTGACTTAGCTGGTGCCGATAATTGTATTGACAATATTAAAGACCATTTTGGAGTTAAAGAATGACTGAAAAGAAACTGAACATACAATTTGCGCCTGGGTGTTTTGATCATTTTGAAGGTACTCAGGAAGAACTAGATGAGATGATAGCAGAGATCCAGGGCATATTTGAAAAGCTCACACCAGAAGAATTAGAAGCACAAAGTCGTCCGGTTTGCATTGATGATCTACTTGATGACGATGACATTTCCGACGATGAGTTTGAACAGATGTTGAGTGCATTAGTAGGTAATAACGATCGTACATTGCAATGAATATCACTGCTCATAAAAGCGTTATTCGCAGTATCCGCGAAGGGGATGCAGATTTCATGTTGCACGACGGCATGATCATCAGTCCTCGCGCTCATTTTCAAATCAAAAATGATTGTCCTGCGCATGTCAAGAATAATATTTTATGGGCAATCAACAACGGTTATCTTACGTGTGTGGCCAATGTGAAAGATCATGAATTAATGTGGGATCAGTTACATGAGTAAATTAAATTCCAGTCCTGATAGATATACCTTTCAGTTGAACAATTATGTGCAACGTATGACCGAAGCAGGACGACTGGATGATCCTCATGTGCAACGCATGATCAAGTTTTATAAAGACTGGGCTATTCGTGCTGCCGAAGCAGAAGCAGATCCTGCATTTCAACAAAACAATCTTGAATGGGATCTGCGTACCACAGACTGGGTCAGAGAAAAATGTCAAAGCGACAGTTATGCACAAAATCTTTATGCTGCCTTGTGCAACATGCGTTGGCAAAAACGTGAGGTAATTCCTATTCTAAAAGATGAATATTGGACCTGTACCTGGCGCAGTGCAGGAGGTATTGTGGCAGACATACAAGGCAGAGGCGACTATATTGATTGGTACTGCTCAGGTATACAAAATAATATAAGTCTAGACGAACGAGAAAATCAAGACTGGCATAACAATGGTTATGTGCCAGAAGGTACTGTGACTGAAGAAATTGAAAATGACATGTATGTACTAGGCTGGATTCATAGCCCTTACCCGGAGGATGACCAATGAAAAGAAGTTTCATGATTGACATGTTGATCTTGCTAGTGGTGTTTGTGGCCAGTGTAGGACTGCTGTTTTTGATTCCACAGCCCACACATCAAGTGATCAATTGCAGTCTGGCAGAAATTTCACCAGACTTCACTCCAGAAATGCGCAAGCAATGTAGAATGATTAGAGGAACCAAACTATGACAGAACTCAAAGCACGACCAGTAGTTAAAAATAAATTCTGGATAGTTGAACGTGACGGTGAAAAGATTGCCACTATCCAGGCAGTGGATGAAGGCGGATTCGTTTTTGTGGACAACGAACAACGACAACCATATGCCAACATCAAAAGCATTCGTAACAAACTAAACATTGTTTTTGATCGTCCTGAAAAACAAAAATCCGAAGTAACCAACGAAGTGTATGGCTTTCCTGCATCTACCAAAACCTATAACTGTTTGTACGATGTAAGCAAACGTCTGCCTATCTATACCAAGAACTTAAAGAGCAAGAGTTACTATTGTGCAGGACACTATGCAATAAAATTTAACAACACTTGGACCAAGGCCTATTGTCCAAAACTGATTACCTTGCAACGATATCAGTTTCTAGGCCCTTACAAAAGCAAATCTGAACTGGATCTTGCTGTGGAGAATGCCCATGGATAATTTCACTCATCATGTGAGCATGTTTAATGACCGTGTGCGAGCCATGAATCAAACTCACAAAAACGAACTGCGACTAACCGCAGTGGAAGCAAACAACCTACTATCAGATATTGTGGCTGTGCTAGCACAAGTGTCCAGCTTGAAACAACAGTTAGACTCTGCTAGTGAACAAGTGGTAGAAGTGGTCATGGATGGCGGCGGATTTAAATAATATGCCCACTTTATATCATAAATAAACAACAAGCAGGAACAGGATATGTCAAGACCAAAACCAACAGTGTTGTTAGAGTACGTGAACAAGAGCAACTTTAAAAGTGAGCAGGTGCTCAGCAGCGAAGGAATCTGGGCAGTGTTCTATGATGGCAAGCCTATCAATCTCAAGAATCAAAATATCTTGATTTCCTATCCAGGACCCAAGTACAAAAAAGTCAGTTTCAGCAACCCAGGGCATGCTATCAATCTAGCCAAGAAACTCAACACTCTGTTTAAGACAGACAAATTTAGTGTGGTGATATTAAAACAAGGTGACCAAATCTTCCCTTAAGCCAGGACGTCAGCGTGACCACGAACAAACGCTGTTTAGAGGGCCACGTCCACGACAGATTTGGCAAAACCCTACTAATCCTGACAGTTTAAGACTTACCACAGAAGCATACAGTGTGCTGACCAAATACGAATGTGTGCCCAGTTATCCTTTTAAGTTTACAGAAAGCATGAGCAACCGAATGCTATTACAACTTGACAGATTGATGACTGCGCCTTACTATATAGGTAGTCGTAAACAGATTCAGCTGTTAGGCGAAGCAGATGCCATCATGCTCAGTTTGCATGCAAATGATCTAGCACGATATTTGAATAACTTAGCAGAAAGTTAACAAAAAGCATTTTGCCAAAAGAGTTGACGACAGGACTAAATAAACGTACAATAGATACTATGATGAAACACACTATTCTATCCGCTCATTATCAATTGCCTAATGTACAGGCAAATTGCCCAACCTTTATGGTTTCAATTGAGCGTGATCTAATTAAAGGAATGGGGTCTCGGTAGAATCTAAGCAACAGGATAATACCCAAGACCCCAGGATTAAAACCCTGGGGTTTTGTTTTTAGAAAGGAAGAAATGACAACTGAACAAGAGATACTGTCGTTTCAAAAAAAGTTAGAAGAACGCGATTTTGTTTTAGACGATGGATTGCTTGCTCAATTGATTGCAGGTAAAATGGAAAGAATGCGCAAGCAGTCAGAATTCATAAAACAATTGCAAGACATTAAGAAACGACGATAGTACAGTGTGATGCGGAACGAGGCTGCGGCAACACTATAACTTGCCAAACGGGCGGAGCTGAGGATGAAGCTGTGGCGATAACGCAGTGGTAAAATTCAGAATGATAAAGCACATTCAAACACATGATGGCGGCCGGCGCCATGGGCGCACGTTACGGTGGCCCAGGAATGTGTTTTATCATACACTTTGGATGAACAGATAAATCTGACTCCGAATCAGACAGACTCCTGGTTGACAACAGCCCCCCAGAGTGTTACACTAAATAGAGTTTTGCCCATGTGGTGGAATGGTAGACACGCTAGTCTTAGGAACTAGTGCGAGAGCGTGGGGGTTCGAGTCCCTCCATGGGCACCATTAAATACGTGTATGAAAGAACTGCTTAAAAATCTGCCTCAGATTCTAGGTGCCTTGCCTGAGATAGTAAAGTACCTCAAGTACATTCCTATTCTTATGGTACTAGGTGGATTAGGTTATCTAGCATATTTTTACATGCAAAATCACAAAGATCCATATGTGTGTGTTAACAATCAGGTATTTGAACAGTTACGAGTGGATAGCGATATCTATATTTTCAAAGGTGAAACCTGTGTTGATGCAAAAGATTTGAAATAATTGGGGGTATAGCTCAGCTGGGAGAGCGGCGGCTTTGCAAGCCGTAGGTCGCAGGTTCGATCCCTGTTACCTCCACCAAATAAATCCGAGTGTAGCGCAGCCTGGTAGCGCATCTGCTTTGGGAGCAGAGGGTCGGGAGTTCGAACCTCTCCACTCGGACCAATTCTATTGGGGATTCGCCAAGTTGGTAAGGCATCGGATTTTGATTCCGACATTCGGTGGTTCGAGTCCATCATCCCCAGCCATGCGACCGTAGCTCAGTTGGATAGAGTACTGGCTTGCGAAGTCAGTGGTCGGAGGTTCGAGTCCTTCCGGTCGCACCAGTTCAAGGAGATAACCATGAAACCTATTACATTTGAAAATCGTGTAAGTCACGAGCGTGTGATCTGTGATGACGTGCGGCAGGTTCAGACCATTGACGGCGTTGAGTTTCTACAGGTTAGACGTCAGAATGAGCAACGACATTTTTTAATGCGCAAAGACAGTTTGCAAAAAATTGTTGATAAAAAGAAATAACAGTGGTGTTGGTAGCTCAATTGGTAGAGTTCTGGATTGTGATTCCAGTGGTTGCGGGTTCAAGCCCCGTCCATCACCCCAAAGCCAACTTAGCTGATGTGGTCATAGCGGCGGTCTGAAGAACCGTGGAAAGACGTTCGATTCGTCTAGTTGGCACCAATTAACCTTTGAATTCGCGCCAGGCGTTACAACAGCCGCGAGCATCAACTTTAGTATCTAGTTTGAAATCTTTGGGCAGCTTTTTGTTTAGGTCATCAAACAATGAACAGATCTTGGTGTCTGCGCCAAAGTACAAACAGTTTTCGCAACGCACTTGTCCTAGTACATAACCAGATGCTTTGGGATCAACTGGTCTTTCAATGAACTCTTGATCGTCCTTGGGCTCACCGTTGATATAGAGTGCGCAGCTGGCATTAGCCACAACCTTGAAGCTCTTAGGGTAAATGTTACAGCGTTCTTTTCCTGGCATAAAATGCAAACAGGTACCACATTGTGCATGTTGAGTCACACCAGGTGGCGGATCCATGTACAAAAATGCATCACGAGCAACTTTAGGTCCACTGTCCTTGGCTTCAGTGACAATTTGAATAAAATCTTTAAGATCCATACAGTATTTAGCTGCTCTCATAGTATAAAGGCATTACACTACATTGGTAATGTAGAAACTCTGGATCGTTACCAGATGAGAGCACCAATGCCCCTGTAGCTCAAAGGTAGAGCAATCGATTGATAATCGATAGACGTTGGATCGTTACCATCCGGGGGTACCAAAAACGGTAATGTAGCATAGTGGCCAATGCACCTCCTTCATACGGAGACTATCGCTGGTTCGAGTCCAGCCATTACCACCAAACGGCCCTTAGCTCAACTGGATAGAGTTCTGCGCTTCGAACGCAGCGGTTGTGGGTTCAAATCCTGCAGGGCCGGCCAAAGAATACGGAAGTGTGCCAGAGTGGTTTAATGGAGCAGTCTTGAAAACTGTCGTACTGAAAGGTACCGTGGGTTCGAATCCTACCACTTCCGCCAGTATTAGCAAAATAGCAACAAAATAGGCGGTTGACCATTATTCAATCATTTGCTACACTATTGAAAGTTAGAAACATTGTCTCGTAGCTCAGTTGGTAGAGCAGGTGACTGTTAATCACCCTGTCGCTGGTTCGATCCCAGCCGAGACAGCCAGTTTTTGCACCCATCATCTAGTGGTTAGGATATCGCCCTTTCACGGCGAGTACACCGGTTCGAATCCGGTTGGGTGTACCAGTTTAAAGTTGGGGATGTGTGCCGAGCGGCGAAGGCAGCTGACTGTAAATCAGTGACAGAGAAACACCGTAGGTTCGATTCCTACCGTCCCCACCAAGTTCCGGTTACCACTTTCCTGAAAGTGGCGTATGGTAAACGAGAAAACCCAGGTGGCTATGGCACCTTTAGCGAAACATAGACTCTGCATTACGATGTGGTGTCTCCGGTGTTTCAGACGACATAGCAGCGTGGACACTACGCGGCACAGTCCTTTTAGTGTTCGGACAGGGTAACAACTCCAGCTTGGGGGCGACCGTGGAAAAGCGTGGCCCAAGCATAAAGGCAAGTGCTATAGATGACAACTGGGTATCGTGTGTGGACGCACACACTATGCGGGCACTCCCGGCCGGGGACGGGTCCTGATATAACCAACAGCGGCTTTGACACACTTAGCGGTGGACGTCTAAATTGGTACTATAGCACTTACCTTTATGTCAAGACGTGGGGGCGCCACCCCCTACTCTGGTCCGGAGGATGAGAAGACCGTGGTAGGTCAGGACCTTACTGTTTGGTGCAAACAGCGTTGGCAATACGAGAATCCTCTCTGGTCGGGGAGCGGGTGGGGGCATGCGTGATGTGGGCAGTGCAAAGACTGTTCACTGATGTGCTATAATAACCGCCGCAGAGAGGAAGCACCTATTCAGGTCTCAAAGTGTTCATGGACGCACGCCAGCCTGTCACGTTGGAAGAAGGGGATCGTTACCCCTTGGGACCGCCAGATAAATTGAGAAGACAATGAGTGAATTTAAAGTATATTGGACCTACGGCGGTGAGAGCCATGGAGAAGCGTTTCAGGACGTGACCCAGGCATTGGATCGCTGCCAACAACTAAGAAACAGTGGTCGTAGATTTGTGACCATGGCCAGTGAAATTGATGACATGGTTGGAGAGTTTGGAGTAACAGAAACGGACTCCACTTACAACTGGAAAAAACGGAGAATCTAATGAGAGATTATACGCCAAAAATTGCCAAGGCAGATCTTGAGCATGGTGCATACTATGCGGGTCGCTGTCGCAATGCACACGAAGCACGTTGGAACGCCAGCATACAAAAGTTCGTGCATTGGCGTACCAAATTCAATCATACTTTTTTAGAAGAAATTTGTCATCCAGAAGACGAACAACAGTTTGATGTGTTTGTGGTTGAAGCAAAATTAGATAGACCAGAACGAGAAATTCCATTAAAATAAATTTTTACACAAGGAGAGTCCAAAATGGACAGTGACAAGAGTGACAAACGCCCGGGGGTGTAGCTCAGAGGAAGAGCAACTGGCTTTTAACCAGTAGGCCGAGATATCGTAATTCTCCACCCTCACCATATGAAAACACATTATAGCGGATTTCGCAAGTATAAGTCGCATTCTAAAGAGTGCCCTTGAGATTGGATATAGTGTGTTTCCATATGCAACGGTGGCAGAGAGGCCCAATGCAAGGGACTGCAAATCCCTAAAACCGTGAGTTCGAATCTCACCCGTTGCTCCATTTCAAACTCTAGGAGGTCACAATGCCGTGGATAGAAAATGTTGCTGCCACTGATGTGTCTCAGGGTTTTCATCATGCAGCAGGCGATAACAGCATGCTGATTCAAATTGCCGATCCTGCAGGTTGGTTCCCCACTCCTAAATATCAGTTCAAAGAAATACACCAGTTTGAATTCTTGGACGCAGAGGACTCAGATGGCTTTCCTGAGGAAGCCAAGTGCTCACATGCACAAGCCGCTGAACTGGTTCGCCTGCTTCAGCATGCACTTGACAATCGCATGAATGTGGTTGTACACTGTATGGCTGGTATTTGTCGTAGTGGTGCGGTATGCGAAGTTGGTGTGATGTTGGGATTTCAAGATACTGAAAGGTTCCGTCAACCCAATCTGCGTGTGAAACATCGCATGATGCAGGCACTGGGCTGGTCATACAACGCAGATGAACAGCCAGATCCAGACAGCTGGCGCAATTTTAAATTAGGAAACATATGAAAATTGGTTTTAGTTTTGGCCGTTGTGTGGCCAGTATTGTGCGTGGCGAAGTGAACATTGATGATGTGTTGTGCATTATTGCTCGCACTCACATGCCCAGTGCTGCTGCTGTCAAAGCCGTGATTCAATCATACCTTTATGAACCTAGCTATCTAATGGGACTGGACGCTAACACATGCGAAGCTGTGGGACTAGAGCTGTTTATATCTGGCAAGGTACTAGAACCAAGAGCCAATGGCATTGGTGTGATCAAGGTGCCACGTGATTATGTGTGGATGGATCTTTATCCTACTGTGGCGGACACACAAAATGCAGGCGTTCGTACTGCATGGGAAAATTATCGTATGATGATAGAGCTAGCAGAGCATGTGCCGGATGGTGATTACCAACAGGAAGTATATCAACATTCACCTAAAATGAATCTTAATGATGATGGCCAAGAAATCTAACGTATTGAAAAATAATTGTTTTTTACTCAGTTGGGATTGCAATGGGCTTGAAGCTTGTGTGCCCTTACACGAGCTAGAGGAAAAATACAATCAGGCAAATAAAGCACGAGTATGGACCACTTTGGCCAGCGAAAATGGCGAGGATCCTGGTAACCCTGTAGACAGAGAAATCAATCATGTCTACACTAGTATACTCTTTAGAGCTAGATTGAATCCGCAGCGACACTATGAAGTTTACACTGTGCAAACAGATCCTAGTATCTCCAAAGAGGACATGATTCGCATGTTTAAAGACAGTCCACAGAGCATGGCGGATCTTGTGCGCGAACGTGGTGAACGTCTCTACGGTGATCGTAGCAAAAATACAACAAAAATCACATAAAATAACCGTTGACAACTGCCTAATGGTGTAGTATTATAAGAATCATAGCAATAGTGCTATACAATTTCTCCTAGAACCTTAAACTAGGAGCAATTAAAATTTGGAGATTATTATGTCAACTGCAACTGTACCTGCTCAGGCTAACAAACGCCTAGGCACAAAAAAATTCGCCAAGCTGGCAACCAAGGTCTTGGTTCAGCAGGCCGCTACAACACCAGCTACCTATGCAGCGCAGCAAAATGCTCGCTACAATCACACAGGCAGCATCTATGTAAATCTTTCTCAACGATTCAATAATACTCTTGCCAATCTGCCTGCAATGAAGGCCACAGGCATTCGCGCACAAATCGCCGCCGCATGTAAGGAATTTCAAAAACGTTATCCTCATGTGACCAAGTTCAGCGATTTACAACTAGCAGATGCTAAACTAACGACCCTGGGAACTATTTTTATTGACATCACCATTCAGCGTCTATTGGACTTGGGTTGGGTAGTCACGATCCTCAAGAACTTTCGCGAAGTGCAAGCTGATCCTATCAAACTGTATGAAGTGATGGATGGCGGCGACCTAGCCAAAGAATTAGGTGTTGGCACAGTGTTTGCCAGCTGGGACGCTCAACACACCGCTATTGTGTACTGGATCATTGCTGTGATGATCAACAAAGAAGATCCAATGAAAGTAGAGGTTCCTAGCGTGATTTACAAGGTTAAAAATCGCGCAGACATTCGCGAGAACTTTGTGAACGGTAACAGTCGTGCAGGCAAGCATCTGTTGGACAGTATTGACCTGTTTGCACAAATGGTATCTGGTGTGCGTGTGGACGGTAGCAAGGACACCAAGTGGGAAGAAGCAGAACTCAAACAGCAATATCTTGAACAAGCAGATCTGTTTGTAACTGCTGAAAAGTTTGGCAACACTCACATGCCAGGTGCTATCAGTCGTATGGCAGAAATAGACAAGTACACCAGTGATGTGATCCGCAAGTTCTGTTTGTATTCATCACAAATTGATCCTCCTCGTCCAATTGATTCGCAGGAAATAGAGATCATGTGTGCATGGTTTGACATGGCCAAGAATGCAGGTATTGACTATGATGATGCACAAGTGGTTGAACTGGCTACATACGTGTTGAATACATTTGGTCAAGATTGGGGTAACGAAGCCAGTCCATTCTGGGACAAGGTTAAACATTCATATCAGAACTGGCACAACAAATATTACAAAAAGTTTCCTGCTAGTATGCGTCCTAACTCACGCATGGCCAAGAACTGGAACACCGGCGGTACTTTTTTGTGGGCACAGTTGAACAAGAGCTGGAACCACAACCCACTGCCTCCGTTGAGCAATAGCACACCTTTTGTGCCTGACAACAATGACCTGTACTAACATGACTACTACTAAAACACTAGTTGAAAGCTGGAAGCCTAAGAAGAAAAAGATGGTCAAGCGCAATGACATTGCCTATCAGCAGTGTCTAGAGGAAACAACACAAGCACTAGAACGTTTGTTGGAAGAATATCGCACCACGGTATTTGAAGAAGACATGCGAGCCAGGCTCAAGCGCGATGCAATGGACCATTGGATTCGTAGGTATCATAAGTATGCCATACAAGGTAAAATTAAATCGCACTACAAACAACGAGGAGTGAGCATGGCTCCAGAAGACTGTATATTTGAACACGTGATTCCAGAGGGTCAGGCCAGAGACATGTTGATTGATGGTGCTCTTACCATAGTTCAAGCTCTCAATATCCCCACTTGCCGTATCAGTCGTGTACATAACAAGATGCTGAATGACCGGGGCATGCATGATCACAATACTGAACCTTATTATCCTTTTAAGCGGTATGTGCAGGGCATGCAAGATGCAATTGAAATAGAAACTTACAATGGACAAGTAATTTCTGATTTAAATACTTGGACATTAGATGATCATTTCAAACAATTTAATATTAGATGATATTATGAAACTGGATAGACTTAAAAGGTTTGATAAAAGCAAACATGAACAATTAGTTGGCTTGCTGCAATGGTGCGAGCTCATGGGTCTCAGCGGCCGTGATCTCGTCAGTCTAGGTGGTCACATTGATCGCTTGCAGGCTCGCGAGGCTGCTCAAAAAAACATTGAGATTGCCAAAGGCTACAAGATTGATCTAGTGGGCCACGACACCTCTACCGACGCAAGATTCAGTCTGAAGACCATAAACGGTAGATATCTTTTTCAATACTACAGTTACAATCAAGTGCATGTGACCAGCTACAAGACCAAGGTCAAGAAAATTTTTGCAGTGGATCCTTATGATCTAGGTCGCATGGGTTGGCGCAAGGCTTGGATATACCGTGCTGTTCTAAATGTGCATTCTGGCAAAATACTTTTGGATTTTTAACATGACAAAATACATAGAAGATCGTACCGAGCTGCATGAAGCTCTTTATCAAGACTGGGCCAAGATCGCTCCGTTACAAGGAACTCATACCTGGTTTGGTGTAACTGTACAAAAGCATCCGTTTGACATCTGGGTCTATCAAGAAATGCTGTACCGTATGCGTCCGGATGTGATCATAGAAATAGGACACTGTGTGGGCGGCAGTACCATGTTCTTTGCTCACATGCTGGATCTGTTGAATCATGGACGCATTGTAACCATAGATATCACAGATGGTCTTCGTGACACTAGACCAGAATTGTCCAAGCATGCTCGTATTGAATGGATCACAGCCGATGCCACAGATCCGCGAGTGGCAGAACATGTGAAATCAAAAATCAAGCCAGACGAACGAGTATGGATCATTGAAGACAGTGCTCATGATTTCTGGACCACGTACAATGTACTAGAAGCCTATCATGATTTGATCAAACCTGGCGATTATTTTGTGGTGGAAGATACCATTTGCCAACATGGTCTTGCAGAAGGTCCGGCAATAGGTGCTTGGGAAGCTGTAGATGCGTTTTTGGAACAACATCCAGATTGGCAAGTGGATCGCAGCATGGAAAAGTTCAGCATGACCTGGTGTCCACGTGGATTCTTGCAAAGAAAAAAATAAGCTACAATGAAACTTTTTATAACCATGCGAGATACCATTCACGGTCGTGAAAATTTTACAATCAAATGGAAAATTAAAGAGACTGTGTTAGCAAAGAACTGGGCCAATCTATTAATATCAAACGTGCTGAATAGTAACCATCCTATTGAAAAAACCTATTGTCTGTTTGGATGGCAAACAACATGGGACAGTAATTATTCAAGAAATCTTGAGGTTCTTTGTGTAAAACTCAATGATGCTATTGCAATTATCAATCAAAACATGTGTCCTCTAGGGTACAACAAAATCAATCTAGATTTTACTGTTGATAAATTAAAATCAAACGATCATCAAACATTGATGAATGAAATACATCATCATTTTGAATTGCTTATTGGACAAATTTGGAATGTAAGTGAATGGTATAAAAAGACCCCAAATGAACTTACGAGAACTGCCATTCGCATGCTCAATAACTATTGCCACGAAATTGAAAGTGCAATACGTGTAATTAATATTCAAACCCAACTCTCATTGGAAAAATTTTCAGCACTCTTATATGCTCCATGCACTGTAAACATTTCTTGTAATGGGGTCAACAGTCAAGGAAAATACTACCTGACGAAAAATTTGAAGTACCTAAGTTTGCCAGAATTTGAATGCTTCCAAAATCACACAGCATGGGGAGATGTAACATTATATTATGCACAATTAGGCAAAACACATCTTGACGCCTTTCGGGATCAAGACGAATACATTGATAGAAAAAATATCAGCAGTCATCAAACCATTACTGGCGAATTTGTAATTGATTTTAGCCCTGGCGAAATCATCCAGGATGATTTTAAAGCATGGTGTGAAAAACATGACTTTGATTTAAACGACAAAACTCTTGGTATAGGGTTTCCTGTAGTGGCATCTATTGAAAATCCATTCTTAACAGAAGCAGATCTAGTAAGACATATAAGAAAGTATAATGATCTATACCAAATAGGTGTTGAAGATGATCAAGGTTCTATTACAGCCACGAAAATCTATGACTATACCTGGAAAGACGAGGAAGAATGGAAATGCTTACAATCTTAACAAAATTGCAAGGTTGACCAAAAAGATCTATTTTGCTATACTATGTAACAACCAGGAGATCAAGATGTTTTGGATATTTTTAATATTTGTTATATTGTTAATATGGGGCTACTTTGCCTACATAGACGGAGGCAAACATGATTAAATTTCTCAAACACATTTGGGCAGGTGGATGGAGCGTTAGGCTCAGCTTCTTGGTTGTGTTTCTGTTTGGCGCTATGGCCCTTTTGACCATGCCTGGTCCAATCATCATACTCACCTTGGTGATAGCAAGTTTTATCAGACTGATCAAACATTTTCATGACAACGATTACAGTTGACTGTAATTCGCACATCGCATACAATAACCCAGCTAACACAATTTTATAGGAGTAGAGATGAGTTCTAAATCCACTGAAAGCCGTACTGTTACTACCCAAGGCGCACGTCGCGGTATTCTTAAATGTTTCAAAACCAAGCGTCCTGTGTTTCTTTGGGGTCCTCCGGGCATTGGTAAATCCGAACTTGTTGCAGGTATCACTGAAGAACTAGGCGGTCATATGATTGACCTGCGTCTGGGTCAAATGGAACCAACTGACTTGCGTGGTATTCCTTACTTCAACAAAGAAAAAGGCGTAATGGATTGGGCACCGCCTATTGATCTTCCGGATGCAGAGCTTGCTGCTCAGTATCCTTTGATCGTGCTGTTCTTGGATGAGATGAACTCAGCTGCTCCTGCTGTTCAAGCAGCCGGTTATCAATTGATTCTCAATCGCCGAGTGGGTCGTTATGTACTGCCGGACAACGTGGTTATTGTGGCTGCTGGTAACCGTGAAAGCGATAAAGGCGTTACCTATCGTATGCCTACTCCGTTGGCGAACCGTTTTGTTCATTTGGAACTGCGTGTGGATCATGCCAGCTGGGAAAATTGGGCCACTGCCAATCGTATTCACAAGGACGTGGTTGGTTACATTGGTTTTGCCAAACAAGATCTGTTTGACTTTGACAGCCGTAGTCCAAGTCGTGCATTTGCCACTCCGCGTTCTTGGAGTTTTGTAAGTCAGTTCTGTGAAGACAATGATACCACTGATCAAGAACTCACTGATCTGATCGCAGGCACTGTGGGCGAAGGTATTGCCATCAAGTTCATGGCACATCGTAAGGTTGCAGGTCAAATGCCCAAGCCAGCTGATGTGCTCAGTGGCAAGGTCAAAGAACTGCAAACCAAAGAAGTTTCTGCTCAGTATTCTCTAGCAGTGAGCTTGTGCTATGAATTGCAAGAGCATCATCAGAACGGCGCCAAGCCAGAACAGTGGAACGAAATGGCTGATCATTTCTTGGCATTCATGATGAACAACTTCAACACAGAGCTAGTGGTTATGGGTGCTCGTACTGCTCTTACCACTTTCAATCTACCCTTGGTACCAACCAAACTCAAGAACTTTGACGAGTTCCACAAACGATTTGGCAAGTACATTTTGGCAGCCAGTGCCAAAGACAGCAAGTAACAACAAGGGCTACGGCCCTTGTTTTGTTTTGACATAAAAGATCTAGCCGTGTACAATACAGTATTACATACAAGGAGTGACTATGAGCATAGCAGGTACTACCGCAGTTGACACTAAAAAAATTGCCAAAGATATCTTGGATCGCGTGGGCGCAAGCGCAGAAGATGTTGTAGAACGCAAGCCGGTGGATCCTGTTGTGGATGCGCAGGTGCGTGAAAAAATTATTACCGCACGTATTGCACTCTTGCTCAAGGCTCCGTTCTTTGGTAATCTAGCCACTCGCCTTCAGCTTAAGAATGCAGACGACTGGTGTCCTACTGCTGCCACTGACGGACGCAACTTCTATTACAATACTGAATTTGTTCAAAAACTACCCCCTAAACAATTAGAGTTCTTGGTTGGACACGAGGTACTGCATGCTGTATATGATCATATGGGTCGGCGTGTGGATCGTAAACCCAAGATCTTCAACATTGCCTGCGACTATGCTGTGAACGCAGACCTAGTGGATCAGCGTGTGGGCGAACGCATTACTGTGGTTCCCATGCTGTATGATACCAAGTATCGCGGCATGAGCGCAGAAGCTATCTACGACGACCTCATGCAAAATGTAAAAGAAGTCACATTGGATCAGCTGGCACAGATGCTGCTGGACGAACACTTAGATGGCAACGGCGAAGGTGAAGGCGATAATGACAAAGACGGCAAAGGTCGTCCCAAACTAAGTGAAGCAGAAAAAGCAGCCATTCGCGACGAGATTCGTGAAGCTGTGCTCAACGCGGCTCAACAAGCAGGTGCAGGCAACATTCCTGCAGGTGTTAAACGCATGATCAAGGATCTTACCGAGCCTGTGATCAACTGGCGTGAGCTACTGCAACAGCAGATTGAGAGCACTATCAAGAGCGACTTTACCTGGATGAAACCCAGCCGCAGAGGGTGGCATATGGATGCAATCATGCCCGGTATGCGACCAGGCGAACAGATTGATGTGTGCATTGCCATTGACACTTCTGGTTCAATTAGCGAGCGAGATATCAAAGACTTCATGACCGAAATCAAGGGCATCATGGAAGCCTACGATGAATACAAGATTCATGTATGGTGTTTTGATACTGAGATCTACAATCCGCAGATCTTTACTAGCGACAATCTTGATGATATTGCTGCATACGAACCACAAGGTGGTGGCGGAACCGACTTCATGGCTAACTACGAGTTCATGAAAGAGAACAATATTGAACCTAAAAAGTTTATCATGTTCACAGACGGTATGCCATTTGGTGAGTGGGGCGATGAACAGTATTGTGACGCTTGCTGGATCATCAAAGGCAATCCAAACGCAGAACCGCCTTTTGGTGTGTGGGCACATTATGAAGAAGCTGCAAAGGAGGCAGCATGAAAAAGTTCTTGAATTTTTTGAAGTGGGCCTGGCGCAAGACTGACTGGTTTGATAGGAGCATGATGGTTGCAAGTTTCTTGATAGGAGCCTCGCTACCTCAAGATGGTCCTGCAGGCAAATATTTACTTTATGCTGGATTAAGTATACCTGTACTATGGGCCTTGCGATTTGTACTGTATGTTGGACCCAGGAATGCTTGGCGAGAGTACAACAAAGAACAAGAACAAACTGTTGAATTACTAAAAAAGGATTACTCCAATGAACGAAGATTTTAAATTGTTTATTTGGCTCATGGTAATCTTTGTGGCTTTGCCCTTGCTGGGACTTGGAGTGAGTGAATGGCGCAAACAAGATTGCAAAATTGAACTGGCCAAGGCAGGCAAAACTGTTGAAGAGATAACAGCCATATGCAAGTGATCGCCTGGCTCAGAGGTATACCTGTTTGGTACTGGTGCTGGAGTTTCAGCACCATTTGCATAGGGCTGGCACTCATGCTCTACTATCCTTACAACAGATACTTCTTGATAGCTAGTGTGTTGTGCAGTCTAGCACTGGTAAGTAACTATGTAATTTACACACTGATAACCCATGCAAAAAATTCTAGATTTTTTCAAAATAAAAAGTAGGCCTGTATGGGAATATAAGATTATTCCCATAATAGATGCTGACGATGGTAATTTTGTAGAGTACGAATTGATCATGAATGCTCTAGGCGACCTTGGGTGGGAATTTGCAGGCATATACAAAGACTATCTAATTTTTAAATCATGCTCAAACAAAACGAAGTAAATCCGTTAAATGTGTTTGGTTTGCGCCGGGTAGAGCATTGCCCGCCTCACTTTGAGACCTTGTGCTTTGACCTAAAAACCAACGAAAAAAATATCTCAGATTGGATCTATGAAAATCTTTCCAGTAGATTCTTTTTAGGAGATACCTATATTTTGAGTCCAGAAAACAACAATGTGGTATTATGTCACAAGGTAGGATTTGAAGATTCTAGCGAGCTTACTTATTTTGGCATGTTTCTTGATACCATAAACACCTACGATCACTTCTAAATAAATTTTCTCTTACACACATCGGTCGTTAAATACACTGTGTTAATTACGGAGGAAATGTATGTCTGAAGAGCAAGCGCAACCAGCTGGTCCAAACTTGACCATTGCTGACCTTATACTCACCGCGCAAATTATTCAAGCTGCTGCACCAAAAGGCCTGTTTAAAGCAGAAGAGCTAAAAGTGGTTGGAGACTTTTATGAAAGATTGATTGGATTCTTAGAATCATCTGGAGCCATTCAAAGACCCAACCCGCCCACAGAAGCAGTTCAAGAACCAACCCAAACTCAGGAGAAAGCAAATGCTAAAACACGTCGGAAAGCATAACGATCGCAAGATTGCACTGCTCTGGAGAGAAGTACCAAACGAAGATCACATGTGTCTAGTGGTTTACAGTGATCTATTACCTAGACTGATTCATGACGAGATCATGAAAGTGCTTGAAAGCGCCAGCGGTCAAGCAGCAGAAAATCTAGCTGATGCACTATGGCGCAATGTAATGGCTGACGGTAGAAACACACTGGAAGCCTTGCATCGCGAAGGTTTCATTAAGAAAGTGCCAACCAATCAAGTGATAGTCACACCCAACGCCAAGAGCACCGTACGTCTTGATGAATTGAATACTATTCTTAACGAGATGAAGAATGGTGAAGATGCTGTGAAAAGAATGGCAGAGCTTGATGCTAGTGCAGGCATGACTGGTAAAAAACGTCGTGCTCCAGAGCCGCGTGAAGTTGGCATGCCGCGAGACAGTCGCGGACAACCAGCACAAGTTCCTTTAACTGAAGCTGCTGATGTGCTTCTAAGTGATGCTGATTTAGCAAAACAAAGATTAGATCAAGCAGAAAAAATGCGAGCAAATGCTCAACAATTACTAGCCGAAGCAGAGCGATTAATGGCAGAGGCAGCAGAATTTGATCCAAAGTTAAAGACCAAGCCAAATGCCAAGAAAAAATCAATCCAAGCGCATTAACATTGACCATAGAGAACGATGGAAAAGCATATTGAAAGGTGTTACCAAGGACGAAGTCCCGGTGGCACTGATCAAGTCAGTAACAGTCAATCTACTAGACGGAACTCAAGTGGAAATAGATGTTCTTGAGTTACTGGATCAAGGATATGACACTGACGAAATTGAAAGCATGCTTAACAGTCGTTTGAAAAAACTTGATGAAATAATCAAAGATGTAGATTTTTTTATCAACGTTGACAGTGTGGCAAGCACTGTGCAACCGGTCACAGATGACATATTAAAAAACCTATAGCATGATAGCAAGCATTTTTTCAGTTGACCAAACCGGAGGAGTTGGCAATAGAGGTACATTACCTTGGCGACATCACCCAGAAGATATGGCATGGTTTAAAGAACTTACTACCAATCATATTGTGATCATGGGACGTCGTACATGGGATGATCCTCGTATGCCAAAACCTTTACCGCAACGCACTTGTATTGTGGCCAGCAGTTCCAATATCTCATCACATCCTCGTATACGCATAATCAGTGGGGACCTAAACAGTAAAATTCTTGAATTAGAACAACTGTATCCTAGCAAAACCATTTGGCTCATAGGCGGTGTTAATCTATTGAACCAATGTAAAAGCATCACCGATTATGCATATATCACTCATCGTAAGGGCAGTTTCTTTAGCGACACTCGCATTGATCTTGCTCGTTATATGGCAGGCATGCGAATTACCAGCAGTAGACCTAGCACGGATAAAATGTTAAACTTTGCTGTATACAAGAACATTGACCCATTTAGATAATGAAACCCTATCATGAAGCTCTCCAAACTGTTTTACGAGACGGTACCCAACGCGGCGACCGTACTGGCACTGGCACTATCAGTGTATTTGGTATGCAGCAACGTTACGACCTGGCTGCAGGATTTCCTGCGGTAACAACAAAAAAACTAGCGTGGCGAGCTGTAGTCAGCGAGTTGCTGTGGTTCATTGAAGGTTCAGGGGATGAAACTCGCCTACGAGAGATACTACATGGTAGTAGGGATTCCAGTAAGGACACCATCTGGACTGCCAATGCTACCGCAGCATACTGGAAGCCGCGAGCCAAGTTTGATGGTGACCTAGGTCGTGTGTACGGTGTACAGTGGCGTCATTGGCGTACTATTAAAGAACGCGAAGCCAATGGATCTTTTAAAGATAGTTTTGGAACCACTTACCGTAGAGTGGGTAACAATATAGAAGTACAGGAAGTTGATCAACTATTATCTCTGATCAACGGAATCAAAGCAGATCCATACGGACGAAGACATATGCTATCAGCATGGAACCCAGGCGAATTAGAAGCCATGGCCCTGCCCCCGTGTCACTGCTTTGCGCAGTTTTATGTAGCAGATGGAAAGTTGTCGTGTCAGATGTATCAAAGATCCTGCGATATGTTTTTAGGTGTTCCTTTTAACATCGCTAGCTATAGTCTGCTCACACACATGATAGCACAGGTGTGTGATCTGCAAGTAGGTGAGTTTGTTCACGTACTCGGCGATGCCCACATATATCTGAATCACGTAGAGCAGGTAAAAGAACAATTGCAACGTGAACCCTTACCCGCTCCACAACTATGGCTCAATCCAGACATCAAAGACATCACTCAGTTTACCATGTCTGATATACGTCTGGAGAACTATCAATGTCACAAAGCAATACCGGCACCCATGGCAGTATGATCTTTGCTGAGTTTTTTATAGGCGATGTAGAAGATCCAGAGATTTATGCAGCTGAGCCTCTTTGGCAATGGCAACAGAGTGAAGCAGGTAAATTTGTCATGGAACATGCACTAGAAACTCCAAGTTTTCAAATCATGCCTAATATGGAAACCATGGGCTACAAGGTTCGTGTATATGGCAATCTGTCAGAAAGAGATGAAGTTTTTTATAGGTTGAAATACAAATGAATATCTTGGTTACCGGCGGTGCCGGCTTTATTGGACACAATGTAGTTCATGAACTAGAAGCTCAAGGACATGCTTGCATGATTCTTGATAATCGTACCACCTACGGTATCATACCAAACGAGCACATGAGCGCACTGCATGAAGAACGGAGACAATTTTATACCGCTCCTGTACATGGCATTGATCTTGGACACAGTGATGCGGCCGGCTGTGACTGGATCATGCGACACTACGCAGTTGACACGGTGTTGCACTTGGCCAGCTTTCCAAGACAGAAAGTGGTCAGCGCCAATCCTGGACTGGGCGCAGAAGTTATGATGGTTGGACTCATGCACTTGTTGGAAGCTGCTAAGAAAAACAATATCAAACGTTTTGTGTATGTGAGCAGCAGCATGGTGTACGGTGATTTTACCAATGATATTGATGAAGACTATCCTTGCAATCCTATTGGGCAGTACGGCATCATGAAATTGGCCGGAGAGTGGTTGGTCAAAGACTATGCTCGCCGCACAGGCATGGAATACGTGATTCTACGACCCAGTGCTGTGTACGGACCACGCGACATTGAAGATCGTGTGGTCAGTAAGTTCTTGATAGCAGCCATGCAAGGCATTCCTTTGCGTGTAAAAGGCGAAAAAGAAATGCTGGATTTTACCTATGTAGATGATGCTGTAGCGGGCATTGTAGGAGCCACGCTAAGTGCAAACAGTGTCAATAAAACCTATAACATCACTCGTAGTGCCAGCCATACCCTGCATCAAGCAGCATTGCTGGCCATACAAACTGTGGACAGACCCGGACACATAACTTTTGAAAGTGCAGATGCAGAGTACCCCAGTCGTGCCAGCTTGCGCATAGATCGGGCTAGAGCTGATTTTGGCTACGAGCCAAAAGTGGACATTACCCAAGGGTTCCAACTTTATTACAATTGGCTCAAAACGTCCGTTTACGCTCAGTCATAAAATCTCATAAATAATAGAGCTATTGTATTTTTGGACAGCTCAAAAAACTGTCCATAAATACACAATCTATTACAGGATTAAAACATGGCAGGACCAGGCGTATTCCCCAAAGAAAATGGGGACATCATATATTATCAAGATTATAATGCAATCCGTGCTATTATTGAGCCAATTTTAGGCGTAGGATCTGGAAACAACGGCTATGGACAAGTTCTAACCAGCTCTAATATAAATCAATTTGATCAAATAACAGAACTGCACTGGGACAATTTACGTTCAGATATTGATAAATGTCTTACACACCAAAGTGGCGGTACTTCGCTGACCAACGTGTCTACCTCAACAACCATTTTAAAAGATCTAATTAATCAATATAAAACTGGTGCTGATACCGCAGTTACAAATAAAGATCTTGTGTTTGCTCAAACGCAGTCAGCACTTGGAACCGGTATTAGTAGTACATATGCCACTCCGTGGAAAACATCTATTCGTCACAGAGTCACTGTAACATTTTCTACTGCCAACGATGCAAGACATTTTTTTAATCTTGGTGGTAATATACGTCTTACTGCCAGTCAAACTGGTAGTGTGGCAGCAACAAAAGATCAACGTTGGGCCGAACTAATTGACAGTTTAGGTGGCATTTATTACACTCCTAGCAATTATCGCACAGGAGGTAATATTATAATCAAAGCTCAAACTTTTAGTGTGAGTCCGTATGCCGCCAACTTTTATCAAGCATGGGGCGAACGCACGAGTGATACTACCTTAGTAATTACTGCATTGTTTAACGATGCTTCTGTGCAAACTGGATTTAATCAATCACAAGCTCAATTTGATGAAAATGTAACCTTATCTATAACCAGTGCTGTAGATTTTTTCAAATCAATCGGAGCTATTGTAGGTGTTGTTCCTAGCAGCGTTACAAATCTGTTTGCTCTAGGACCTTAAATTTTCAATGAGATCTGTCTACTGATAATTACAGTAAAGGATCTCAATTATGTCTGAACTTGATCAACTGCTAGCAGAAGCAGCATTTCAAACTCATTTCAAGCAACAAAAAGAATTTTTATCAGTTGTGTTCAAAGATGCCTGTGTGTTTACCTACAATGGCGGAATTTTTGAATTGACTCCTGAATTTTTAGCTGGTCTACAGTTGCGCAACAATTATAATACAGATAATAAGATATGGGCCATTGATAGAAATCAAACTTGTATTTTAATTGACAACGTTGATCTATTCATTGAAAAAGCAACTAAAATTTACAATAAGGCATTGGAAGAATACGGAACTGCATGGAATAACATGCGCACCAAACGATCAGTAAGTGCATTGATAAAATGAGTCAAGGGTTTCTTTTATTTGCACACAATAACGAACATATCAACTATGGCGAACTGGCTGTATGGTGTGCCCGACGATTAAACCATTATTATAATCGCCCAGTGTCGTTGGTGTGTGACAGCAATACATTACAAAGTATTGAGTCAATCAAATCGTCGCATTTTGATAAGATAATTCTTTCTGAAGTTACCACTTCTCAATTAAAAAGATATCATGACAAATTGTATTCGTTTAACAATCTTGATCGTACTGATGCATTTGAAATAACCCCGTACGATGAAACTATTATAATTGATACAGATATTGCAATACAATCATCTGTGATGAACTGTTTATGGAACAGTGTACATGATTTTGTAGTGTGCGCAGACTCGCTACATGTGTTTTCAAAAAAAATTGAAGAATTTAAATATCTAAGTCGCTACAGTTCAAGATTTTTTTGGGCCACACAGTTTTATTTTCGTAAAACTGAACAAACCAAGTTATTTTTTGATACTTGCAAATATGTAAAAGAAAACTATTGGTGGTATGCGCAATTATATGATTTTGATTCTAATCTTGTGCGCAATGATTACTTGTGGAGTATTGCCCTTGATCTTATGGGAGGATCGGCCAACAGTTCTTGGTGTGCAACTATGCCTTGGAAACTTTTTTATGCAACAGACGACGAGCAGTTATTTGATTTAACTGAAGATAAAATAATTTTAGGTAATACTAATACTGTTCGGTCTAAGGAAGTATGTGTGATTAGAAACAAAGATGTACATCTAATGAACAAAAATCAACTGATCTACTTTGTCAAAAAAGAGTTAGGATTAAATCCATGAGTAAAGGATATTTGGTCATGGCACAAGGGGGATATATTAAGCAGGCAGAATATTTGGCGCTTAGTATTCATAAAACCCAAAAAGAAATAAAAAATATCAGTGTTATAACTGATCAGCCTACAGACTGTAAATTATTTGATCAGGTATTACCATTACCTGATACCGATATGGCTAAACATGCTGATTGGAAAATACACAATCGTGCGCAGTTTCTTGATTTAACACCTTACGAAGAAACTGTGATTCTTGATGCTGACATGCTTTTTCTTACAGATGTTAGTCATTGGTGGAGCAATTTTAGTCGTTATGAGCTGTTAATCACAAATAAAGTTTTAACCTATAGAGGCAATTGGGTTACCCATAGTCCGTATAGAGAGACCTTTGTTGAAAATCAACTGCCAAATGTTTATTCTGCATTTACATATTTTAAATCTCAAGGAGTTACTAAAGAATTTTTTACCTTGATTAAGTCTATGGTATTAAACTGGGATGAATGGACAGCACATTACGCTCCTAGTAGTACACAACTTTGGCCCAGTATAGATTTAGCCATGTCCATGGCAGTAAAAATCCTAGGGTGCGAAAATCATGTTACCAGCGACCGGCATTACCCAACATTTACTCATATGAAAAGTGGATGCCAAGGATGGAAAAACTATGCTGAAGATTGGCGTCTACATCTACCAGTTCATGTTCGTCAGAATCAATTAAGATTAGGAAGTTATGTACAAAGTGGTGTTTTACACTATGTGATTAAAGATTTTGTAAATCCAACAATTATGGATATCTTCAAATGAACTTTTTATACTACGATAAAGATACCGGAGCAATTAAAGCTATATCACCAGTTTTAGATTCTAGTATATCTGATCCATATATCAAAATACATCCAGATCTTGGGCAAGATTTTTATTCAGGCAAAAAACATACACATCAATACGCTGTAAATTATCGTGGAGAACTTTGCGAAAAACATAATCCTGGCAAACAAAATTCTTCAGATAACAGAATTTATTGTATTCCTTATTGTTCAGATTCACAGAGTGAGTTTTTATTAGAACAAAACTGTACAAACAAAAGCATCAAATTGAGCCTAACCCCTGAAGCTAGTGCATGGTGGCAAAATAACAATTGTTTTGGACAAACACATTATTTTATTGTAGCTTGCCCTCCGCAAGATCCTTATTTCTATTACTGGACATTTGTATTTGAAATATCTCAATTAATTAAAGGTTCGGTAATTTATCATTATCAAGGTTCTGATAATTTAAGTTTTTTTACTAGAAAAATTTTTGAAAGTTATTGTCATGTCAAACATTATTAAATTGCACGAGCTTGATTGTATATTTTTAAGCTACGACGAACCAAATGCCGATTACAATTACGCAGATTTACTTTCAAAAGCGCCTTGGGCTAAACGTGTACACGGAGTTAAAGGCAGCGATGCAGCACACAAAGCCTGCGCAGATCTTAGCGAAACCGAACATTTTATAACCGTTGATGCAGACAATATAGTAGATCCAAAGTTTTTTGACTTATCTTTTGACTTAGATAATTTTGGCACTGGTGTAGAAAGTCAACTGAGTTGGAGCGGAAGGAACAATATCAACGGCCTTGTTTATGGCAACGGTGGATTAAAATGTTGGACTAGACAGCATGTATGGCGTATGCGTACTCATGAACAGGCCGAAGATAATACCAATCAAGTGGATTTTTGCTGGGATCCTTATTATCACCATGTTGAAGGGTGTTTTAGTATAGTATACAACAATGCCAGTGCTCTTCAGGCATGGAGAGCTGGGTTTCGCGAAGGTGTAAAAATGAGTTTGCTTTCAGGAATAAAATTGTCAAATCCCAAGCATGGCAACTTTAAAAAACAGCTTCCAAAACAAAATTATCAAAGACTAATGGTTTGGATGACTGTTGGCGAAGATGTTTCATACGGATTATGGGCTATATACGGAGCACGTATGGGTTGCTATATGACCAATTGCACAGATTGGGATTACACTCAGGTGAGAGATTTTGATTATCTTGATTCATTGTTCAAAGAGCAAGAACTTTTGATAGATAATGAACCATTGCTTAGACAAGCATCTGTTCAACTTGGAGAAAAACTTTCTACCCGACTGAATCTTGAATTTGCTAATTTTAACAAACAACAAAGTTCTTTTTATAAAGAAACCAATGTATATCTTCCTCGCAGTAATCAAGTTATCAACAAATCATTGACTTTTATCACAGATATACAATTGCCTATTTACTACGATGTTGTTTTTATTAGTAACGGCGAACCTCATGCAGATACAGTTTATCAGCGTTTACTTAACAAGTGCGGAGATAAAATTAAAATACATCGGATTGATAATGTCAAAGGAATATTTAATGCACACAAGGCCGCAGCTAATATAGCTAATACAGAAATGTTTTTTGTTGTTGATGCTGATGCATGGATTACAGATAATTTTTCATTTCCTACAGTAAACGAAATCAACGACACTAGATACAATTATATATATTATAGTGTAAATCCTTTGAATCATCTCTGTTATGGACACGGAGGCCTAAAAGTTTTTCCTAAGCATGTGTTTGACCAACCACTAGATGAATACGTTGATATGACGACCTCAGTTGGACAAGGAATAAAAATTCTTCCAGTTATTAGCAACATAACCAAATTTAACACAGATGCATTTAGTACTTGGCGGACTGCATTTAGAGAGTGTGCTAAATTAAGTTCAGGAATCATTGCAGAACAAGTGCATTACGATACAAAATATAGATTAGACGTTTGGACCAGTTATGCATCTGGAGATTTTGCAAACGAATGCATTCAAGGAGCAATAGCCGGAAAAACCTATGGCATGGAAAATAAAAACAATTTAGAAGCCATGCAACGTATTAATGATTATGAATTTTTAGAAAAATTGTATAAAGAAACAAATGGCTAGCACTGTCAATTTTTACAAATCTGTCAAGGAAGCATTAGACGCAGTAGGCCCAGGTATGTGTTTGGCCAAATGGTACCAAGTTACTCTGCATCTTGAGAACGGGCATAATCATAGTTGTCATCACCCTAAAACTCATAAAACTCCTTTAGAAGAACTAGACAAAACTCCAGATGCTTTGCACAATACAGTTTATAAAAACACAGTTAGAACCATGATGCTAAATGGCCAGCGTCCAGATGAATGTAGATATTGTTGGAATATAGAAGACACTGTGACCAATGAATCATTAGTGTCCGATCGTGTGTTAAAGAGCAGTTGGGGTATTGAGAAACTGCCAAACATTATAGAACAAACAGTTGCCCTTGGCAACAACAGTCAACCACCACCAAGCCACATGGAAGTCAGCTTTAGTACCACTTGTAATTTTGCATGCAGCTATTGTAGTGCAGATGTAAGCAGTAGTTGGATGAAAGAATTACAAGAACACGGCAAGTACCCAACAGAGTACCCTCTAATTTCAATTGAACAAATACAGCGTGATGGAAAAATTCCTATATCAGACAGAGAACATAATCCGTACATTGAAGCATTTTGGAAATGGTGGCCTGATCTGTACTCTCACTTGCAGGTGATGAGGATTACTGGTGGAGAACCTTTACTAAGTCCGCATACATTTAAAGTTTTTGATTGGATCAAAAACAATCCTCGTCCAGATCTTGGGTTGGCACTAAACAGTAACATGGGGGTGCCTGCTCTGTTAATTGATAGGTTTATAACTAAAATTAAAGATATTCTGCATAACGATCTAATTAAAGATTTTACACTGTACACTAGTTGTGAGGCACATGGTTCAAACGCAGAGTACATACGTCATGGGATGAAATATCAACAATGGTTAGACAATTGTAGCAGATTTCTTCAAGAGATACCACAGGCAAAAATTAGTATCATGGTAACTTATAATGCCATGAGTACTGTGTCATTTTTATCATTTTTACAAGACGTAACCAATTTAAAAAGAAAATTTAAAAATCGTCTTTCTTTAGACATTGTATACATGGCTAATCCAAAATGTATGACTATTGACATTTTATCAAAAGAATTTTTAGTTTATATTGAACAGCAGATGAAATATATATCAATCATGCATGCTCAAGGACTTTATAATGATTGGGAACTTCATAAAATACGTAGATTACAGGATTATTTTGAATCCAGGCTCAAGGATCCAATGAAAAATTTAGATGTTTTTAGAAGAGATTTTAAAGTGTTTGTTGATGAACATGACCGACGTAGGGGTACAAATTTTTTGCAAACTTTTCCACAGATGAAAGAATTTTACACATTATGCAGCAATTCTTAGACCTTAACAAAGATGCATTTAGCAGTGGTCAAATAGGTAGCAAGCTATGGCTGTGCAAACAACTTGAATTAACTGATCTTTATAGTAAAGAAACAGCTATCTATGGTGGTTGGTATGGATTAACCGCATTTCTTTTGTTAAGTAGATCAAAGTTCAATGTTGAAAAAATACGCAGCTATGACATTGATCCTGCTTGTGTACCAATAGCGGACATGATTAATGAATACTGGGTATGGCAAGATTGGAAGTTTAAAGCATTTACAGAAGATTGTAATCATCTTTATACCGAAGCAGATTTAATTATAAACACTTCAACAGAACATTTTGATGGTTTTGGCTGGTGGCACAATATCAAAAGTGGTACCGCAGTTGCTTTACAAGGCAATAATATGAGGCACGATGACCATGTTAATACCTGCGGTTCTTTAACAGATTTTTGCGAACAGTTTCCATTAACCAACGAAATTTATAGAGGATCATTAGAATTTAATTATCCCGAATGGAGTTTTGAAAGATACATGATTATCGGCATTAAATAGTATTATGGAAATTGAATGCGGACCGGAGAATGATAAACGCACTCTAAAAGTATCTTTACCTCCAGTAGAAAAAGTAGGTGTATTTGTAAGCGGGGGTATTGATAGTGCTTTATTATACTATCTACTTCTAGCAGAGAAGTATTTTTTACAAAGCAATCACCAGATTTACCCAATAGTAATCTACAGAAAAGAAGGGTCAAAATATTTTGCTGAGCCGGTAATTAAAAAAATAAACAGTATTTTTGATCATGCTCTTCCTACAAAACGGCTTGGTAACACAACATTGCCCGAAGTACAACAGGTAAAATCAGCAGTTGAGCAAGCATTTCGTCTTCCGCCATATTTTCAAAGTGTTTTTATTGGAGTAATACAAAACAGACCAGAGCACGTTGTTGGGTTTGATCCAATACCACTACCCGAAGAAAAAGATAACGTGCTGATGCCTTTAAAGCATTTAGAAAAAACACATATTGTAGATTTATATTTTAGATTAGGAATTAATCATTTGCTTAAATACACTCATAGTTGCGATCAAAATGAACAATTATTGTGTCATGTTTGTAATGGATGTAGAGAACGGGCATGGGCGTTTGATCAATTAAATTTACAGGATCCAAGAACAAATGAATCTCACACATAACGATAAAGTGCGAGGGTTACAAGTAATTAACCACATCGCATCTATAGTTGGCATATCATTGGCTTTTTATTTTCAAGAATGGTACTTGTTCTTAGTGGCTTTACTAGTCTACTGGGCCATTGGAATTTTAGGAATTAATGTAGGATATCATCGCTTGTTAAGCCATAGATCTTTTAAAACTCGTCTATGGACTGAAAAACTGTTAAGTGTTATTGGTATACTTACTACTGTAGGTTCTCCACTAGCATGGGTAGCAATACATAGACAGCATCACAGACGTGCAGAACATCCAGGCGATCCACACAGCCCATATCTAATTGGAAACTTACGGGCATGGTTTGGCATATGGCCTAAAATTAGACTTGATTTAAAACTTATCCGAGATCTGCGAGAACAAGAATTTCAAAGATGGTTACATAAAAACTATTTTGTTATAATTTTTGCCTATGTTGCTATACTAGCTTGTATCAATCCGTGGCTTGTTGTTTTTGCTTATTGTTTACCTGCTTGTTTGTGTTTGCATTCTTCAAGTGCGATCATTGTAATTGCTCACAGACATGGATATGTTACTCATAAAGTAAATGATCACAGTCGTAATAGTTGGATTGCAAATTTGATTACCATGGGCGAAGGTTGGCATAATAATCATCACGCTAAACCATATGCATGGAGCAATTGGGAAAAATGGTGGGAATGGGACATACCTGCACTGATTATACGAGTTATCAAAAAATGAACGCTATCAAATTAAAAAAACAATTTGATTTGCACTCGTATCAACTTGAGGGCTTAACAACACAATTTGGTCTTATTGTTAACGGTGTCTATCGCGGAATAAGATATTTTAAGGTACAGGACAAAGCTGCTCTTAAGTTACTAGATATGATTCCTGAGCGATATCAATCAAATTTTGATTTTAGTTGGGTTGAAATTAATTGCAAGATTCCCATACATGTGGATTCTATAAACCAAAGTGTGATTAATATATATTACAAGACCGGTGATGCAGTAACTAACTTCTATAAACCAAAAGTTAAAAATAGTTATTATTTTGATCAAACAAACGCATACCATCACAACGAGGTTGATCAAGAATCCACACAATGGTTTCAAGAAGAAAATGTTGATTTAGTTGAAAGTTTTATAGCTCACGAGAAAGACGGCTGGGTATTAAATACTTCACAGCCTCACAGTGTCAACCCATCAAATATTTTAAACGGCGAAACCTTTGAAGTTAACGGCGTTATATATAGCTGCGATATTTTTCGAACTTTTGTTCAAATTTACACCGCGACTTATCAATTTGATCAAGTCTGCGAAATGCTTCAAGCTACAGGATACATTGACTAATGAAAAAATACGGTAAAAACTTTTGGATGTGGTTCCTTCCTGCACATGTGTTAGGATTATTAGGTTTATTTTATGCGCTGGATAACCTATTAACTCTTTTTTTTCTTTGGTTTGTTATAGGTGTTGTTGGCAACGGCGTGGCAGCACATAGATATTTCGCGCACGGTCAATTTAAAACTTGGAAACCAGTTCGCTGGGGCCTCGCACTATTAACAACCCTAGGAGGCATTGGGCCTATTAGTTATTGGACTATTCAACACAAAGCTCATCACCTTTTTTCAGATACAGAGCTTGACCCTCATTCTCCTAAACACAAAAACATATGGCAAGTATTTTACTCATGGACTTTTCCCCAGGGACAAAATCAACAAGAATACCTCAAACATCGTTGGGCAAAGGTACTAGCAGCAAGACAAATGCGCGATCCTATGTTTAGATTTTTTCATAATCACCATTACACTATTATCTACTTGTTCTGTTTATTGTTATTTGTAATAGATCCGGTACTACCATTAATCTATTGCTTGGCTTATGCAATAGACTTTTTTAAATTAGGTCTGATTAATTTTGTATGTCATAACTATGGCTATAAAAATTTTATTGGCAACGATTCAAGTACAAATAACTTATGGCTTGGGTGGCTTACTCTAGGATTTGGATGGCATAATAACCATCATGCCAATCCTGGAAAATTAGTGCTTCAAGAAAAATGGTGGGAAATTGATATTGAAGGATATATAGGTAAACTATTATCTAAAAAATCATAGATTAAAAATCATAGTTTTGTAGATTTCAAATAATCGTTTTTTATCTCTTGCGTATTGACGCCAGGGTAGATCACTGGCAGGTATGTTTTTTAAATCTTTAATGTCGTAGCCATAACTTAATAAGGCAAATAAAAACCAAGTTGACGGTGTATTTTTTCCATATAGTCCATGTGCGTTAAATTCTTCTGCAAGCTCTAATGCTTTAGAATATGTAAAATTGTCATTATACCAGTGCCCGTCACTGTCAATAGTATATCCGTATTGTGCAAAATTTATATCAAACTCGCTTTTGTAATGCGTGTCTGATCTAATGAACAGCGGAAACCATACATCATTAATAGGTGATTGTTGGCACCATTCGTGTGTTTGTCTAATGGTATTTTCTGTATCGTGTGGTAATCCTATTATAAAACTACAAGTGATAGGTATTTCTTTTTTCCACTGATTATCGTGCAAATCAAGTAAAAAATCTTTGACTTTGGTTGGACTCATTCCTTTACCAATTACTTTACCAGTGCGATGATTCAGAGTCTCAATTCCAAAAAATGCAGATCCAAGCCCCATTTCATAAAGCAAATTTATTTGTTCTTTGTGATGATAAATTAAATCTAATCTTAAGTAAGTAACAAACTTAATTTTAAAAGGTAAAGATGTAATCGCTTGATGCAATCTCTCTAGTTTGAATGTACTATCGTTAAATGTATCGTCAGTAAAATAATAATTTGTAGTTCCATATAATTCGTAGTTTTTAACTAACTCATTCTTAATGTGTTCTGGATCTCGTAGATAATCAAATTTCTTTTTTCCATTAAGTGGATAAGCACAAAACTTACATTTAAAAATACAGCCTCTACTAATTTCTATTGGTAAAGTTTCTTTAGGCAACACACAGTCGTGCTTGTGCCATTTATGATCCATGTGTTCAATATCAAAATGATCCGCGGCACCGTCTATAATACTAGTAGTACCTTGCATGGGCCAAATTCTTTTTGTTTTTTTCTTGATATTGATCAAATATTCTACAACACTTTGTTCACTATATCCATGAAAAATTGCATCAAACAAACTATCATTTTTAATCTGATGACTTTGTGCACCACCTGCTAATAATTTTAATCCAGGATATTTGGATTTAATTTGTTCTAAACTTTGACGTATTGTGGTAGGAATAACTGTTTCAAAATTACGATCAGCACTAATAAATTTTTTCTTAGTGGTTTCGTTAAAATAGAAACTAGTAGATACCCCAATAGCCAGAGTGCTTTGATCAACAAACTTATCCAATAAACTATTGATTTCTTCTAGACTAAAATGATCAGTAAAATCAATCACCTGGCAGCTGAATCCGTGATCACGGCAATGTGAGGCCACTTGGTAAGCTCCAATAGATCTTTGCCAAACAGGACCAGCTGTGTTTGTTAGTATAACCAAATCAACGGACATAATTTTTGTACTTGCGAAGTGAGAGTATAACTACTTATAACAAGAACGAGAAAGAAAAATGAAACTAGCACTTATTACCGGCGGTACCAAAGGTATCGGAAAAGCCATTGCTGAAGTTCTAAAAAATGAATATGAAGTTGTCACTGTTGGTAGATCTAATTCTGCTACAGAACCGGGTGATCTTAATGATAAAAATTTTAGACATTATCTAGCTACTAGGTATACCCCCGATGTGTTTGTCAATAATGCAGCACTTTTATCTTATAACCTTGAAACCATGATCAACATGAACGGTATCATAGCTGTTGATTTACTTTTTAGGTTCTACGAAAAAATGCCTAGCGGTAAAATAATTAATGTGAGCAGTATTAGTGCAGAAAAAAACTTTTTAGCAAAAGAACCTGAAATACGCATTGCTTACGCAACTGCTAAAAAATATTTAAAAGATGTTTCTCTAGCTTTATCTTATAGTAAAAACAAACCAGTTAAGGTTATGTGCGTCAGTCCTGCTGCTACTGATACTGACATGATAAAATCTATTTCTAATAACTATCAACCACTTGAAGAACACTATACCAACTACGATTGGAATACAAGTATTTGTTGGACTAGGCCGCACGAAGTTGCAAATATTGTTAAATGGATGATTGATCAACCAGAATGGATTAATATTCCCGAACTAGTAATTGATAACCATTATTCAAATGCAATTAATTGGTAATTATAAATCCCAAAAAAACAATCTATCTTCTGGAGATTTTGAATCAAAAAAAGTTTTTTGCGCTTGTATTTGAATTTTTTCCAAAACTCCTTCTTTTAAAGTCACATTGTCATACACATAGTATAGATATAAATCATTACTGTAAGTCACGCTGTGGGGAGTATAAGCGGCATTAAAAATTAAAACACTGGATCTTGCATGTGTTTGAATTGTGCAAGGTTCAATATTTTCTACATAAGAATTTAATAAATTAGGGTTTGTATAATAACGTGAAAACAACGGATCGGTTTCGCTGATTGGATCATAAAAAGAGTAAGTAACTGGTTTGTCAAAAAATGTTAATCTAACAATAAATGTAATTGTATATTTTTTTACATCACTAAATCGGTGGGTATGAACATTGATTTGTTTTCCTAAACTATTGTGCCCAACAAGAACTGCGGAATGTTCACAGTCATAAATGTATTCTTGTGCCATTTGTTCCACTTGATGGCTTAACTTTGTTAATCTATGATATATAAATGGTTCTTTACCAATCGCAAATTGTAATGCATGTTCAAAATCATATGTTAATAAATCTGGAAAATCTTTCATTGATTTTTGACTCGGGTCAAGACGAACTATATCACTGGTTCTCTTTTTAAAATACCTGGCTCCATCTATACCAACATTCTTAAATTTTCCTTGACCAATATACTGTTGAACTTTTCCCAAAGGAACAATGTTTATTACAAACCAATAAGCAAAATAAGGAATAAAAACCCAGTCTATCAACACATTTGCATCAGGATATGTGGTTTCTAGGAACTCGCTTGTATACCCATCAGAGGATGTGTAACGATAAAAATCAACTGATTTATCTAGATAGTTTTTTTGCAATCTATCAATCATGTTTTGATACTGTTCACTAGTTCGTTTAGAAAAGTCATAGTAAGAATTTTGATTCCAGAAAATCACTCTTAACTCTGATCTCAGCTGATCAAAACTTTGATGTTCTTCAACTGCTAGAACTTCGGGCGCAGTTAATAAAAGTGTGTACAGATCTTTTACATCTTGCTCAGAATGAGTTTGTTCAATTAATTCTTTCTTGTGTGTAACATTGTATACCGTGTATCTTTCTTGGTTGTTATAAACTTTTTTAGGATTATATTTGGTTACACTTGATTTCAAGAGCTTGTTATACTTGTTTATATCAGGTATACCGCTGACTACCATTAGTATTTTTGATTTTCCTTTGTGATCTGCTCCGTGCAAGAAAGCTCCGTTGTTAAAAGCAAAAGAATTTGTATCGTCGGGCAAGATTACATAATCAAGTTTTGTGTCATTACCTTTATTCTTTGCAACATAAAAAGTTGGATCAGAGTTTTCGTCGTAGATAATACTTCTACATGACAATGGTAAATTGTAAGTCCAATCTTGATCTCTATGCAAGTCAACCGGTCTTGTGTTTGACCAAAATCTTATAAAAAAGATTTCTTTATAAGGAAATAATTCAAATACTTGTTCGTATAACTCAGGAAATATTTTTGTTGCATCAACATTGTGATTTGCAATAGTGTTTGTTCCAAACCATTGTTTTGCTGAAGGAGATCTATAAATTTCTAAGGTACGCCAATAAGGATTGTGCCAACTGCTTTGATTATCATTTTTGTCAGCATACTCATCAAATGATTCTATTTGTCGTAAACCTGGTATAGAATTTTTTTTAAAATAATCTACAAAATGTTCTATGTCTTTAGGTAAAATTTTTTCAATAGCCAAAGGCATCCAGGGAATATCACTATATTCCCTTTCTAAATTAATAAATTGTTGTTGCGTTTGACTGTCTAGCCAAACTGTCTGTGGAGTAGGTTTGCCCGAATGATCAAGCGGGGTCTGGATCATTGAAAATTTGATCGTAACTTATTCTTTGTTCCTCAAGAATACGAGGATCGTCTGACGCCCATGCATAATCATCTTCTGGCGGATACAGCCTATGAAATTCAATGCCCATGGTTTGCATGTATTCTTCCATTGCTCGCTGTAATTCTAAATGTTCAGTTTCGTGATCTTTGTGCCAAGAATCATAAGATTCTTTTGATTCCCAAACAATATAAATCTGAGCATAGCTTTTATCTTCTGATCGATAGTATAAAATGTCCAAAACTCTAGGATCAGCAAAAATAGTAGATCCTAGCTCTATTGGGCCCAAATAATGTTCAAGCAACACGTCTGCGCCTGGCTTTTCATAAGTTTGTTTAACAACGTACATAAACTTTCCTTGTGGATATATTGGAACTAAATATCTTTACAACTATTTAGTGCTATGGAATGTTTTTAAATTATCTTTATCATTGGCCAAAAATTCCGCTAGAACTGCATCAACAAGTCTCACATATAATTACAAACGAACAAGACGAACTAGATAAGTTTGTAGGAAGTTTTTACGCTCCTTATAAACTATTTCCGATTACAGGAGAGTTGGGCAACTGGTTAAAATCAAATTTGCCTATGAAATTTGGATCTTGTTTTCACATACATGTAATCACCGATGATCTTGTGGTTCATAAAGATTACATGCAAGAAAAATATAAAGTAAACTATATATTTGAAACTGGCGGAAGTTTAGTGCGCACAAACTTTTACAACGATAATCAAATACTAGTAGAGTCTCACCAAGTATCGCCTTACGAGTGGCACTGGTTTGACGGTACTACATATCATAATGCAACTAATATTGAACCAGGAAAAAAACGTATTGCAATAACTTTAGGAACTAATGATGTTGACAGTTTTGACCTATGAACATTTGGATCTTTTTTTAGAATTAAAAAAGAACAATCCAGGGCAGTGGAAATTAGGAATAGCGTTTGAACAAACAGTAGATAATTCTAGATTTTTTCTTGAACGATTGGTATCAGAAAAAGCATTTAGTGTTGGATGGATAGAAGATGGCAAATTACTTAGTATGTCAAGTATGCACGATCTAGATAATCAAACCTGGGGCTGGCTATACTATGCTAACGTCGCACAATCTTATATGAATTTTTCGCGCAATCATGGACTAGAAGTAATTAACGAGATGTTTAAAGAAGCTGCTAAAAGAAAGTACAGTACTTGTGTTACTCTTGTGCGAGACGATTTTGCATCAATTACTAGCGATGCAGTTGGAAAGATGCAGAAAACTATCGCATCCTGGCATGACCAAGTACCAGAAATAAAAAAATATCATTGGGTTGATGAAGCTAAAATTCCCGCCAATTCATTTTCAAAATTGTTTTATGTGTCTTGGATGATGGGTTTTAGAACATGGCCTGTAAATCTTAGAGTAAGACTGGGATTTTTAAAACAAGAATTTCGTAACGAAATTTTATTTTCTTAAGCATTGCCGAGTCTTGAAACAAATATCCCATATAGGCCAAAAAAGTCCAAAATTTACTTTGCTATTAACATGATGTAGTAAATGCCATTTTCCGCTAGTTAACCAGGGGTATATTGAAAAATTTTTGTTGTGTTCTATTCTTTCTTGCAACAACGAAGCCCACAGATAATAAAAAATAAGTATCCACCAATGACCAGTAATCCAACTAAAAATGACTGTGGGAATCACTTCTGTTATCCATAAATCAGCGGTGCTTTTATAGGTATCATTGAATAATAATAAGTTATTCCAATGCCATTTGGTATGATTTAGATTTATATATTTGTGATGATCCCAATGCCAAGATCGTAACATGGGTATCTTATGCACTGCTCTGTGAATCCAATACAACACAAAAGTCCAGAGTAAAAATATAGATATAAAATTAAAACTTTTTTCCATATACCATAATTGATGCTTTTGGCCCAGAATAGCTAGTAGGCTGATTATCTTTAATTTTTATTACATCCTTATTTTGAACTGATACCAAACTCATAGTTCGTTTAGCTCCTAGTTCTTTTGATTTTTGAAGATAATAAGGAAAACATAGCTTACTAATTCCTGTACCACGTTCTTCGGGTAAAGAGAAAGCCGTTACTAACATTGAAACTTTATCTTCAGTGATAACAAAAGAAAGTCCACTTAATACCTTGTGATGTGCATCTTGAGCATATACCGCATGACAAGAACTTAACTGTTCCCAATAAAAACCTTGAGTTCCTAGATTGTTCCTTAACAGTTCTGCATAAGTGTTAAAAAGTAAACCCAAAGCAGGACTTTGTACTATTTTATTGGCAAAGTATATATTAATATCTTTAAGATTTTTATCTTTTGTTGATTCTAATAATATAACATCATGCAGCATCTTCATTAATTAAAGACCTTGTTAAAATATAGTGAGTGGGGTGCATACCAACTAGCTTTGATCTATTTAGACTTGACAGATCTTCAATATGCAAAATATGATATAATCCACTAATGTCTTTTTGTTTGCCATACGAGATCATATGGTCAATACATTTCTTATGCATATTACTGCTATAAGAATATGCTGGATCTTCAAAAATCAAAAGAATATTAATCATGTTAAATTCTTTTTCATTAACAAAACAGATCCCCCCAATTGTATTTTTATCTTTGTCTGCCGCCCAAATAATTTGTGCATCATTGAGTTTTTTCCACTCTAAACTGGGCTGTTGAATATTTTGAGTGTGCATGTTAGATAAAGTCTGAAAAATTACTGCAAGCACCGATCGTATTGCCACATGTTCACAATACCAGAAAGTTATTTCTTGATCTTGATCTTTAATGGTTTCTATAAGTTGTTCCATTTTACTCTCCAAAAACTAAACTAAATTTTCTAATACTTCTTGGTATGTATGATTACACCATTGGAATGCAACAAAAATTCGTGGGTTAAGTGAAATTCGTTTTACGCTATGTATTTCGCTTACATTTAATAGATAGGTTTGATTACTACTGGCCACAAATTTGCAAACTGGATTTAAATCTGTTTCATGATAGATGTTTTCTATACTTTGTCCGCTATGTGCATATCCTCGTACTTGACTATTTTTTGTTGCGTAAAATATAGTATGATCATGTTCGGCTTCAACATAGTAATTTAAACTTGCATTAACGTTGTGATCTTTATGAGGATTGAGCATACCCTCGCCATTTATTTCTGCGTATAATGCGTATGTAGGAGTAATTTTACAGAATTTTTTAATGTTTAATTGTAAAAAAACTTCTTCGTTGACAGAGAAATATGTGAGCATGGAGTTGTATTGATTAACTTGTGTCTTTTTCAAGGTATGAAGGACCTCAATATTATGCTCCATGTAATTTTTAGTTTGTTGAAAATAACCTGGAAAACTATTCATCATAATATATTTCTTTGATAGGCGACAGTACTACCTGTCGAAATAAATTTCCATTGTGTACTCCAATGGCTAAATCTCTTTGTAATGGCCCAAACATATAATCCTCAATATCTTCTAATCCGTGCTTTTTTGCTCTTGGTATTAGTTCCGGCCAAGCTTCTCTATATCCCTGAATCTTTGTAGAATGTACTCCTCTTTTGCCCATAATTTTATCTGAAATTAAATCATTAAACCACTTGGTTTTAGCATAGGCTTTAAGTAGTCTATGAGACCATCGTAACCAATCTGAAATTCCTACTCTGTTTTGATTGATAAAATATTTTAGTCTTCCAAAATCATATTCAATTTCAACATTTAACCAGGTACCCGGCTTGTCATAGCCCGGAGTAGTTCTCCAAAGTTCAGGGTTACCGTCGCCTAGTATAGGAATACCATCAACCCTATCAGTTAACGCTAGTGTTGTTAGTATTGGTGGTATAGTTATTTGAGCCTTTCTGCTACATTCTGCTATGTCATGTTCAAAAAAATTTTTTACGTTAAAATCAATAAATTTGTAAGATACATTCATATTTTCACAGGCAACCACAGCATGAGACACATCATAGATGTTTAGATAATCTTCAAACCTTCCAATATAAACCTGAAATGGTACACCAGCTTCTTTGAACGCTCGAACAAGCATTTCGCTTTCGCCGCCTCCGGAAAGCATTAAACTGAATTTTTCGTTTGGGTAATGATCTCTAATGCTTTGGCATGCTAATACCATTTCAGTTCTTAAATCTTTACACGGTGTTGAATCTAGTTCAAAATCAATGTTAAAAATTTGATCGTTGTTGCTTCTAAACAAAGCCGTGGGATCATCGTCGTAATACCACTTCATCCAGTTGTTTTCAAGGTAGGTAAACATTATAAATTGTGTTCAATACAAAATTGCTTTACATCATTGTAATGAATATCGTATAAAGAAAGACTCAATAACATACGTCTTTGTTCTCTAGTAAACACACAATGTGGTTGTTTTAAATTCATTAAAATACCTTTATTACTTGCGTACGGCACTTCACAAGTTTCTCTTAATTCAATTGTGGGTTTACTGTGTAGGCGCTTTGCTGCAGAATAGAAAGCATGTCCGTCAAAACCGTTTAGCAGTACATTCACAGCAACCTTTCTTGGTATATCTGTATGCCAGTGGTAGAACGTACTAGGGTCTATACATAAAAGATGTATGTCGCAAACAAAATTATCAAAAAATTCTTTGACCCACTTGGTTTGCCAACTCACGGTGTTAACCGGAATTACTAGCATTTCAAATGCGTGTGCTGTTTTCCATTGTGAAACATGTGCTTGATCAACCATTTGCATCACAGCGTCGTGATCCAAAAAATCATCTTTGAGTGTATAGAAAAATTGAGAGGAATCTAACATATTGAAATAACCGTGCCTATAAATACTTATCACTAAAACCCATGAAAGATAAAAATGCATGCTATAACTTGGCAGCCTGGTACCGACACATTACTTGATCCATTATTTGATTTTCATAGAGAAATGCACTTTCGGAAGCAAGATCATCCTCTTTGGAAAAATTATAATAGGAGTCATTTCTTTGAAGAATGTGTGGCAATAAGTTTGGCATTTAATGAGCACAACATACCAGTATTGGGTAGTAGCATACTCAAACGAGACTGCTGGCCTAACAACGTTTATAGAATTTTAAATCGTCTCTGGGCCATGAATCCGCATCCCAGTCCAATTAAAGATTTACACCCTAGCGGGGGTCCAATACTAAGATCTCAGATTGACTGGCTTAAAAAAAACTATGAGTACGATTTAGTGTTTATAAGTCGCGAATCTTCATACTGGCAAGAATGGACTGTGAATCAATACAAACGTTTATATGACTTAGAGTTTGAATATGATACTAAATTATATCAGGTATGTGATAATCCAATAGACGACAGTTGTTGGCAACGTATAATTTATCAAGGTAATAAAGAACTATTGACACAATGGTCTCAAAAATAATAAAACAAATATTCCACTGGACCCCTACCTGGGGTGCCTGGCTACCTGTGCAGTTTTTTGGTATATTGGCTATCTATAATATTTTGACTGGTTCTACTTCGCCTTATTGGTGGATCTATACAATTATAGGATACTTTTTGTTTTCGGTTATAGGTATATCAATAGGATACCATAGATATCTAAGTCATAAAAGTTTTAAAACAAGAAAAATTTACCAAAGAATCATGCTCTGGTGCGGCGTAATGGCTGCACAAGGCACTCCTATTTTTTGGGCTATCATACATCGAGGGTATCATCATAAGCACACCGATACAGATCTAGATCCTCATAGTCCAAGACATGGATTTTGGCATTCGTACCTTGGATGGTTATTTAAAATTAGACCTGTTATGAATACCAAATATGTATTAGATCTAATGAAAAATCAGGACGTATTTTTTGCCCATAAAAATTATTTTACTATATTGTGGATATCAAATATTTTGTTATTGACTATTAACGTAGATCTTTGGTTATATGGTGTGATGTTGCCTTGTTTTTTATCTTTCCATGCTTATGCTACCAACACTAGTATAAATCATTGCAAGGCATTAGGTTATCAGCGATATAAATTAAACAACGATAGTACTAATGTAATAGTACTTTGGCCTTTATTATTTGGTGATGCGTGGCACAATAATCACCATAATAGAGCCGCTGATCCAAATTTTGGAAAAAGCACTTGGGAATTAGATCCTGCTTTTTGGATTATTAAGTTGATTCGTTCTGATTAAGAATTTTTTCAAGTGCGTCATGAAGACTTTGCAAAGTTTTTATTTCTGCGATTTCAGGGTACTCGTCAAGATTTATATCTATACCAAACTCTTCGTCACAGGCAATCAATAGCTCAGTTAGACTAAGACTATCAAGTCCTAAATCTTTTTTAAACTGTAAATTAAGATTGATATCAGTAACTTTCTTTTTATTAAAATGCTCACGTACAATTTTTAACAAACGTTCTTCAATATTCATAGAATGTGCGCTCCGTATATATTTACACAGTACAGGCCATGTTTATAAATATTTTTATGACCTTTGCTAATCAATATAGACTTTTTTATTTTATCATACTTTTGTCTGTCCCATTAAGTGTATTTGTAGCTATTCAAACATCTATTTGGTATTTGATAGGCAGTTATCTGTGGATGCGTATCACAAGTTTTTTATTTGTTCAAATAGGTATGCACAGATACTTTGCTCACAATGGGTTTACTACCGATAAAAAGCGTCATATTTTTTTAACTTTAGGCAGTATTCTCACTGGTAATGGCAGTCCATTAACTTGGAGTACTCACCATTTACATCATCATAGACATAGCGATACCAATCTTGATTTACATAGTCCTGTAAACGGTATCATTAATACTACATTTTTATGGCCTATAAGAGATGTTAGTTATTTTGAAAACGGAAAACAAATAGGAATTACGCCAAAAAGACTTGTTAAAGATAAATTACTAATGTTTATTCATCAACACTATTTCAAAATATGGATCTTCATTATTCTACTAAGTGGGTTTATTGACTGGAAAATTACTTTGTTCTTATTTTTAGCTCCTGCAGGATGGAGTGTACTACACGGAAACATAATTACCAACTTTATAAGTCACTGGAAGCTGCCAGGGTCTTATAGAAATTTTGATACTAACGATAACAGTTACAATAACAAATGGATTCAGCTACTACAATTTGGCGAAGGTTTACACAATAATCATCACCATAACATGCGTGATTATAATCAAGCTGTACGAAAAGACGAATTTGATTTGGCCGCTTGGACTATTGATAAATTTTTTAAGGTCACTAAATGATTATTGGCACAGGAATTGATTTGGTAACTATTTCAAGATTTAGAGAAATGCCTCGCAAAGAAAAATTAGCAGAAAAAATTCTTACAGAAATAGAATATAATGAATATACCAATTCTGACGATCAAGGATTATATCTAGCTAGAGCTTGGGCGGTTAAGGAAGCAGTGGCAAAAAGTTTTGGAACTGGTATCGCAGATGATGTGGTGTGGAAGAATATGCAACTGAGTAAAAATAAAAATGGTCAACCATTATTGCAATTAAAGAAGCCATTGATTCGTGAAGGCATACAATGTCATATCAGTATCAGTCACGATGGCGATAGTCTAATCGCCACCGCTGTTTTATCTACTTACTGACACCACCGACATAACCAATTCTTCGTTGTCAGTATCTTTATTAACTAGGAGTCTGCCAATTACGTTAAATGCGTTGCACTCATCTATGTGAGCTACTCTTGCACACCCGTTACCAGCAGATACTAGACGATCGCCTTTTGTTCCTTTACCAATAACTCTAACAGGAACTCTTCCTGTCATAGCAATAGCAGGATGTGTATTGTCTTCGCCTGCGGCTTGATTCATAAGATAAGCGTAATTTTTACTCACTACACCTAGCACTTGTGTACTTGACTGTTCAAGTTCTTGTGTTACTTCTTGATCGCCACCAATACGAACCACAGTGCCTTCTACATATTCTGCATCAGCAGCAAATCGTTCTGCCAAGTCAGCATATGTGGCTTGCCATTTAGATCCAGCAGTTAGAGTCCAGGTTCCTTCAACTGATCCAGATGTTCCAACTGCTCCTGTGGTTAGTAGAGGAGTCTTCACGCTGGTATTCATGTCCACAGTGCGACCAAAAAAATCTCTAAATCTGAAACTTGAAGAACCCCAGTCATATGACAAAGTAGTGTCAGGTAACAAAGTGCCTTGCATGCTTCTAGTACCATCACGTAACACAGCTGACGTTCCAAGACTGCTTAGACCATTTTGTAATGCTCTCACGTTTGAATACATACTAGCAGTTGCTGCCGGTGCGATACCAGTAGCACTGAGCACATTGCTATGTATTGCTGCAACGTTTGACCAAAGAGCCACAATGTTTGCTGCAATAGTTTGACTCGCTCCGCCGGAACCAGATGGTCCAGTGATTTGTGTCCATGGTGTAGTATTAGCAAATCCTGATAAAGGTCCTCCAACTATACCTAGTTCACTTTGAATCACACGAACATTACTGTAGACCAAGGCTGTATTTGCACTAAGTGTGTTGATAGTTGTGTTTAAGGTATTAACGTTGGCTGCAATAAATCCTTTGATCGCAGTATCGTTGGTATCAACATATCCTTTGGTTGCAATACCCAACACTGCTGTAGGATCTGCACTGACACTGACCAAGCCAGTGGTACGGTCAATGGTAATTGCATTGATGCTCAATCCACCTGCATTGTCTGGCTTGGTTTTAATGATCAAACCATTACCACGTAACAAACTGGCTAAGTTTACGTTGTTTCCTGCTACGTTAATTTCAAAATAATCAACTGTACCAGCAGTTTCCTGTATGATCAAACCGTCTGGGTTTTGAATTTCCAACTGAGCTTCAATAACCGGGGTGGTTTTGGTCAAGTAACTGCTGGCAATAATACCACCTAGATAGGCTGCATTGTTTGCATTCTCATTAAAGGTTAGTGCAGGAATTCTATCTGTTGCCAAATTAAAGCCAGGCTTAACTGTGGCAAACCCAGGCAGTGTGGAGTTTGGAGTAAACACTGCATCTTTGCTTAAAATTCCTAGCAGTTGGTTTTGCACAAAAAACTTAACCACCACGTGACTGATCAAACTGGTGTCTACAATGGTGTCAGCAATAGCGCCTGATGTGCCTGTAGTAGCTGTAAAGCTGGGTCCAATGATAATCCAGCTGGCGCCAGAATATACTTTTAACTGTTGATTAACTGTATCAAACCAAAGGTCTCCTGCAATAGCATTTGATGGTGCATCACTGGAGCTCTGAGCACCGCTGATGGTTTTCCAGGTGCCAAACCTGTCATACACTTGCAGCAGTCTGGTGTCACTTTTCCACCAAAGCTGACCCACAAGAGGATTGCTTGGAGCACTTGAATTGGCAAAATTTTCAAGTAATCTTATGAAATTTTCGTTTAGGAACGTGCCGTACCCAGCGTAGTTTTTACCAATCAGCGTCAAACTACTGGCCGTGCTATTGGTTTGCCCGTCTGCCACTGTGGCTAAGGGTGTTCCATCCGTTTTGATAATATTATAACTCATTCCTAAAACTCCAATTTATCTAGTATTTATTGTATCAAATAACCTTCATTATGTAGCAAAGTGCATAATAAGGAGGCACAGTGCTTACTACCACGCTATGGTTGTGTGCTCCGTCTGAGCCAATAGTGTGTGTATGTCCCTGACTACCACCAGTATTTGCCACGGTTAATGTTGTGGTCCCAGTACTTTGCGATGACTTATGCACTGCGAATCCAGAACCGGTGTTGGTTAACACTGTAGCACTACCTGAATGGGTATGACTTGGCATCTGATCAATTGTCAGTGCTGTGCTTCCGGTCGCACCTGAGTGAGTGTGAGAACCATTGCTTGCAGTGGTTGCAGTGTTGGCAGTTGCACCACCAGTAGCACCTGGATTGTAAGTGCTGCCTGCACCAACAATGAATCTATTTCTTAAATCAGGTGTACTGTTGGTTCCATCACAAATTTGCCATCCAAAAGGAACAGTAGCAGCAGATCCACTCCACATGATAATCATACCTGCTGGTAATAATCTATGTACAAAGGCTGTGGTTGCTAGCTGTGTGGTATTGGCAGAAATATTAGCAGTTGGTGCAGCAGGAACATTAGTAAACGTTGGACTGCTTAACTGAGCATAAGTGGCTAGATTAATATTAGCGATTGTGCCATTAACCCATGCTGTACTTGCGATTTGTCCTGAGTTTGTTCCAGGCGCTGCATTAGGAACCACTGGTGTCCCAGTGAACGTTGGACTTGCAATACTAGCTCTTAATGCAATTTGTGTATTAGCCGCAGACAGATTTGCCACCAAACTAGCATTCAAAGAATTGTTTTCCCCAACAACAAACGCAGTGGTAGCAATTTGTGTAGTGCTAGTTCCAGCAGACGCAGTTGGCGCAGTTGGGGTACCAGTTAGTGCAGGACTTGATAGATCTGCTTTTAACAGTAACGATGAACTTACATCTGCAGATAGAGTGTTAATTGCGCCGGTTACAAACGCAGTGGTAGCAATTTGTGTAGTGCTAGTTCCAGCAGACGCAGTTGGCGCAGTTGGTATGCCTGTAAATGCAGGATCGTTAGTGTTTGACTTTAATGCTAATGCGAGCTGTTGACTTGCTGCATTAGCTTGCCATGCGTTGTTTGTGGATGCAATTAAATTTTGAACAAATGCTGTAGTGGCAATTTGTGTGGTATCAGTTGAACTATCAGGTGTTGGAGCAGTTGGAGCGCCTGTGAATGCTGGATTATTAATAGTTGCACGTAACCCAACTGTTGTGGTCAGTGTTGCTAGATTACTGTAAACATCGTCAATAATATTGCTAACATTTCCAAAGTCTTGACGAGACACAGGTGCAGAGTTGATTAGTGCTGCAACATTACTTGCGATAAATCCAACTAGTGTATCTTTTGTAGAATCTACATATTGTTTTGTGGATACTCCAAGATTAGCAGTAGGATCTGCACGAACTGTTAGCAATCCGTCACTGCCATCAATATTTAAAACTGTAGTAGTTGATCCCACCAAAGGAACATTACTAACAAAACTGATGTTTGCTCCACTCACAATGTTTCTAATTGTCAGATTGCCAAGATTTTGCAATAGTTGTATGTTGCCGCCAACTGCAAGATTACCTTCAACATCAACATTATTCAAGAATCGTGAATAACTGTCTAATTGAGCATACAAATCAGCAGATTTGTTAGCCAGTTTCTGTGCATTTGTAGCAGTTCCGTTGTACAGAGCGACGGTGGTACTGCCTCTTTGGAAAGTTACATCCTCGTTGACATACACTGTGGTAGTTGTATTAACTGTTACTGCATTGTTAGGATACAGAGCAGAGACTATTGCACCTGCACCAATTGACACATTTGCAGATGTGTATCTGTCTCCTACTAGCAAGTCTTGATTTGAGACCAACTGAATCAAAGTTTCTCCAGCAGACCCAACTGAGTAAGTTTGTACTGTCTTGACTATTTGTGTTGACGACGATGATCTTAGTTGCAGACCGGGTTTGATTGTTGAAAACCCAGGTATTGCTGACCCAATTGCAGGAGTGTATTCTAAATCATTGCTTGCAGTACCAACAATTGATCCATCTACATATATTAAACCAACTGTATGACTTGTGGCATTGGTGTCTGTGATTGTGCTAGGTATGATTCCGTTGACTTTTTGCCCGCGAGTATATGCAGGTCCGACTGTGTACCAGCCGCTGCCTCGAGTAAAATTTATAGCATCATTTAATGTTAAGTTTGCATTTGCACTCAAACGAATTTGTGTTGGATTTAAAACTTGACTGATTCTTACATCATTGAGAAGACTAATATTAGCATGCGTAACTACATCGTCAGTTAATAAACTAGTGGTGCTAGTAATTGTGGCAATATTTCCAGTGCTGTTAGCTGTTACATTTCTTTGAAATACAGTTTCCCCAGTCCAAATTTTTAGTTGGTAGGTGTTGTTGTCAAACCAAAAATCACCAATTTTTCTGCCTGCGGATCCAGGTTCTGATTCGCTACTGGTAATTGAGCTAATTACTTTCCAGGCACTACCTTCCCATAGGCTTAAATTTTTTGTTGTAGTACTAAACCAAAGTTGTCCATCAAGTGGTGTGATTGGAGCATTGGTACTGGCAAAGTTTTCCATGAGAGCAACAAAGTTGTCATTTAGAAAAACACCATAACCTGAATAGTTTCTACCGACCAGCGTAACTCCGTAGTCAGTGTTCTTTTCAGTATCTGGAACTGTTACAAGAGCATCGCCATTGGTTTTTGTTATAATATAAGCCATTTTTTATTATCCTATTGCACTCAAATTGGTCAGCGTCTGAATACGCACAGTGTAATCAATTTGAATCAGCCTGTTTAAACTTTTTTGTACAGGGTGAAAAATCACGTGTGTTAATAACTTCCCTGTACCTGAAGTTTCGTCAAGACTTCTAGCCTTAATTCCTAGTTCATCAAAAGTGAACGTGTCATTTAATGTAGTACTGTTGTCAAACACACTTTGGGTAGCAGGCTCGCCGTAATCTAGCAAGCAGCTGATAATTATGTCGCTGTATGGATTACCTGGAACATGACGCACCTGCATCTTGTTATTGGTTGGATCTGCGTTATCGTTGTCAGTATCGTCAATGATCTTGTAATAGGTTGGGTTGTACAGAGTTGCGTTCACACTAGTGGTATTTGGAATTAGATATGTGATAACTCCGGTGCTGTCTACCGCACTACCTCCGTTACCAAAATGCATTTCGTACATGTATTGTGCATCTCTGTGACTGAGAGCAAATGCAATAGCTTCACTCATGTTTTCATAGTGAATAGCGTTTTTCTTGTCCACAAAAACTTCGCCGCTGTGCGGATCAAAAATCTTTACAAAACCTTCAATTTTGATTAAACCTTGTGTTATCATGTTCTAACCTCAACAAAAACTTGCTTGGTTTCAGGGTCGTATATTTTTACAACTCCAGAAATATCAAACCCACCTAGTTCATTTGGTTTTTGTGAGTGCTGAACCGGTTCCTGTGGCTGCGTATTTTCGGGTAATTTATTCATATCCTTATTTAGCATAATAATGAATCCTGTAATTAAGTGTTCAGCGCAAGCCCAAAATGCTCACTAGATTTCCAGCAAACACATTGCCAGAAATAGTACTGTTTGTGGTTCCGCCCACATTTCTAGTTAAATTGGTTAATCTGCTGTTAGCAGTCCAAACTCGTTCGTACCAGATTACCTCGCTGGCGATTCTAACGGCCCCCACAGTAGGCCTATTACTAAAATACAAGTACTCACCTGCAGATACTGTGACATTTGCGTCAATATTTTGCACAATCACAGTGTTGTTAGTTGGAAAGATTTTACGCACTGTGGTTAAAGTATCATCAGATACTAAAGCAACGATATTAGATGTAGCTACTAAACTTCCTATCTTTATATTGTCTAGAGTTTCAAGTGTAAGCACAAGACTGTTTGCTAATAGTGCGTTTGCAGTGATAGTGCGCAGGTTTCTAATGGTAAAGTTTTTTGGATAAAAGTAACAGGTCTCGTTCGCTGAAACAGTAATGTTAGTGTTAGCAATTAAATTCTGTATTAGCACACTGGCGTTGGAGAATATTTTTTGCACTATACTGTTTGCTGTACTAGGAATGTTAGCGGTAACAATTTTGTCGCCTACTGTGATATTAACTGTGCTTGACAGAGGAATCCATAGGTTACTGTTTATTTGAGCACCGTTGGCAAAATACGTATTGGCACTCACAACACTGTTTGCTGTTATACTGCTTGGCGTAGGAAACAAAGCAATGTTGCTTACAGCTATTTCTGCATTGCTCCATGTCACTAAGTTACTAGTCAAAAAATCGTACTTGGGCAATCTAGGATCAATATTGGTTCTATACGACGGGAGCACTTTGAGAAACGCTGTTTCAAATGTGTTAGTGGCATATAATCCAACATTAGATACTAGTTTTTGAAAGGTAATTGTGTCCCCAATACCCGTTGATAAATTGGTAGACACTTGTACCACGTTTGAACTAGCAAATATTCTTTCAACTCTGACATTGTCACTTCTTGGCACACTGTTGGTAATAACACAATCAGCTACTGCTACCCCTGATACAGAGTCTACATAAACATTAGCGTTAGAAGATGCTACAACTATATTTGCAACTACACTCATATTATGTTCCTGGTTCTAACCAAATACTTGATTGCGGTACTTGATTGCTTATGCTGGTTTGGTATGTTACAGAATTAGCGTCTCCACTAAAACCATTGTTCACAGTAAGATCAGAAAGTATAGTCAACACTGTGTCTCGTGTGATTTCTTGTGCCTGACTTGCATCACTAATTAGACTTCCTACTTCATGTACCAACGGAATACTGGTTCTTGAGGCACCTCTACGTATGTCTGTGATAGCATTTCTTCCTACATCTCTTCCAAAATAATTAATGCGTTCTGCATTGATCCAGATGGATCCAGGTTCATTTAGAACTGCATTTGGTTCTGGCAGTTTTGTTACGTCTTCAACTATGATTTCTGTATCGTCGTATGCCAAACTAGAAGCCAACACGGTGGTATTTGCCTGACTCAATCTATAATAAACAGTTGGATTTTTATAATCTGTGAATATCTTATAAGCTATTACATTGCCATAATCCACATTACCGTTGATCACATTTGCAGTGAACACGTTCATTTGCAAACTGTCAATTACCTGTCCAGGCACAAGTTCTTCAGGTGCATGGCTACTGTATGTATCAATAAATTGACCACCATTGATAACAATGTCTTCAGGTCTAGTACCAAGATTGGTATCAGTATATTCACTGCTAATAGTGGTATCAAGACTCAGTATATCCGAAGCAGTTTCAGTAAATGGTTGTCCAAATACTTTTACACCACTGTAGCTGGTTCCGGGTATTAGATCAGGAATATCCTTGGCCAAATGATTCAGCACACCGCCAATGGTGTAAAGTTTTGCACCAATCACGCTGGTGCCACCTTGAATTCCTAATGTGGTATTTGCTTCTAGAGTAAAGCCTGACGTGATTGCAACTGCATTAGCAAATACCAAGGTTCTAGAATTTTTAGGCAAAGCCTGCGTGGTCACATACTGAGATTTTAATCCAGTAGTGTCAAACAGAGTAATCAAAGATCCTACAGGTATGTTTGCAGTGAACGGCTGACTGATTCGCACTGTGGTTGTGTTAACACTGATACTGTTGTAGTCAATGTTAAGATTACGTCCACTGCCTTCAGCATACTGCCAAGTAAATGCAGGGAATCTACCAATCTGTTTGATTCTAGCACCTGTTGGTATACCAGTACCAGAAATGGTCCAGTTGGCTGCAACTTTGTCAAATCCTGACACATACACTGTGTTTTCGCCTCTTGACGCAGCTCTGCTGGTCACCAAAGTTTTGATTTCGTTGTTTGGCCCTGTAAAGGTCAATGTGGTTCCTACTGGAATGTTTGCAGTAAACACATAAGCAAAGCTGATGCTTTGCCCTGTTCTTGAACTAAAGGATGTTGATGCAAATGCAACATTCACTGTCCATTCGTCTGTGTTAGAATCATAGTTAGCTGTGGTTACCACACTGTCCGCTGGCAGGTGTGTGGAAGTCACTGTCATGCCTGGAATTATCCAACCTATTAGTGCTGATCCATTAATAACAATTTCAGCTGTGGTTGCAGATACTACTGCATCCCATCTAGCCAGGGTTTCTGATGATGCACCAGCTCTTGATTCAGCAGATAGAATTGGATTGATGTTACCTAGATCAATGTAGGCTTCGCTTTGTGATCCAGGATATCCCCAGATTGTGGTACTACCAGTTCCTGTCACAACAAATTTTTCATTATCCCATGCAATATCTGTGAGGTCAATTTTCTCTAAAGCACTTGGAGTCAGTGGACTAACAAAATTATCTGCGTTAAAATATCTAAAGTTCTTGTACACATAAATTCCGTGATCCACTACAGTTTTTCCAATAGTGTCGCTTGCAAGATCGGCAGTTCCAGTTTGCACCTCAAGCGGACTATCAATTCTGTTCCAAATCAGTGTACCAGCAGAACCAACTGCCACAATGTATCTATCAAATGTGGTACTAACTGCTATACCATTGATTTGTTCTCCAGATACTCCGTCACCCTGGCCTCTTATTTCAGCTGGCACTGCCATGGAGATCCATGGATAAGATTGGTTGGTAAGTTTACCAGAATCGTAATTATAAGATTTGGCATATCCTTGAATCAAATCGTCCAATCGGTTGTAACTGGTGATAAACATGTTGCCGTTTACTCCGCCCACAATTACAAATCCCTGCTTCATTAAAGATTGGGTACCTGATGTAAAGTATCCAGAAGACTGCAAGTCTACAGTATACTGAGTACCATTGTTGTCGGTTAATGTGCCAAAATCAATCGCATGTACGGCTAAAAGTTGTCTTGGAAAGACAAAAATGTTTGGTTGAGGTTTAGCACTGTACCAGCCTTGTGCAACATCTTCTGACGTGTTGTACGGATTTACTAACACACTGTTTCCATTGCCCACAGCTACTACATACTTTGATCTTGTGGTAGCAGCAGATGCTACTCCAACAAAGTCTACTACCTGATTTGCATTTTGTTGCACAGCTCCTTCAGGATTGTTGGCATCAGGACTAAATTTAAATTCAGTAACTTGTTCTTTTGTCCAAGTCAGAGCATTTGTTGAAGTTAACAAACTGCCTTGATTGCCTACCACTACCCATACGTTGCCGTCAAAAAAGCATCCATCTCTAAGATCAATATCGCTTTCTCTTACAGGTATGTAGGTCCAGGTTTCACCTGTTTGGCTTACTGCTAGCAGAGCTCTATTCCCGATTGCTAGATATTGATATTCGTGCAGATAAGAAACGCCGCCGGAGTGTAAAACCTTGTTCCACTCATTGTTCTGGCTAACGGCTGCTTCATTTGTATTACTTGCATCCAATCGTTGGCTATCAGGACTGCTGTACAAAGTTGCAATATCAGGACTTCCTGGTTGATTGTATACTGCAATTCTGTCAATGGCATTATCAATATCAATTCCTGAAAGTTTCTGCACCACTGACGCATCATTAAACAGATTTAAGTCAAGCGTACCCGAGCCCAACACTGTTTTTAATACTTTGTATGCGTAGTTGTATCTTGGCAATGCTTGATCTGGCAGGTTGTTAAAGAATACCGAAGTCACATCAGACACCACCACTATGTCATCTGTATGATAGGTGGTATACGGTTTCCATTTGGTTACTTTTGAAGCGTATGTTACTCTATCAAAACTTATCAAGGTTTTGATATTTCTAACAGTTTTGTTTACTGTACTAGACGAAACATCGCCGCCAATACTTGACAATACCACATAACCTTTAGCACCAAAACCGCCACCACCTTCAATGATTATACTAGGTTGACTTGTATAACCAGTACCTCTGCTGATTAGATCAATTTCAATCACGCTACCGGTGCTGTTGTCAATAGTAGCGACCGCGGTGGCTCCTGTGCCACCACCGCCAATTATAAACACACTAGGAGCTCTTATGTATCCTTCACCTCCATTGATCACAATCACAGACTCTAACACATATTTGTAATTAACTGACCAGCTAACAGCAAAACTATTGGCAATTAAATTTGCGTCTGTTGTGTTGTTAATATCAAGCACACGATAATTTCTTTGATCTATATCATAAATGCTTGACAAATCAAAATCAGTAGTATTGGCATTTGTGATATCAGTACCTTCGTAATCCAATAGATAATTGCGCAGTTGAGTTCTGTATGGCTTGACTTCGTTAATGTAGTTTTCAAAATAATCTTGCTCGTCTCGGATGTATGACGAAAAAGTTTCTAGTTTACGTATCTTGTGTACCACCGAAACCAAACTGGTCTTGATCAACCAATCTAGAGATCTTTGTTCGCTCAAGATATAGTTAACCAAAGTAAAGAACAGCTTGTTTATCTGAATGGTATCAGTATCTGTAAAAATACCAGAAATTAACCCTTGCACAATGTTTCTTAGTTCTAGTGCAATGGTTTTGGCGAACCCAACGTTATCAAAAGGAGCGTTATCAAACCCAACAAGACTTAAATCATAATCGTACAATGCAGTACTGATTTGTATAGTGCCATTTTCTACTCCAACAATAGTTAACGACAAATCTGCATTGGCCAAATACAATTCAAATTGTCCGTTGCCGTCATCAAGCACCTTAATTATATTGCCTGGTACCAAGTTCAACGTGACTATATCTTTAAATTCTTGAACAATATAATCAATTGTAGTTGTTTCATTATATCCACCGGCATACCAGTCGGCATAGAACCAATAACGACTGCTGTCATAACTTTGAATTCTTATCAAAGTCCAAACAGAATAATCAGAATCTGGAGTGTATTCGTATATGGTCCAATATGCTTCGTAATCAGCATCGGATCTTACCAGTACTTTATAACCTGCTTGCAGTTCTTCAGTTTGAACATACAGCAGTTCGTCCTTGGTATCAACTATAAGATTATAAAAACCAGCAGCATCTGGGGGTATCGGTTCTGCATTTTTTAAAATACTTAGATCTTTGTATTTTACAATCAGTTGTTCTTTGAGGAAACGATTTACGTAATCTACAAATACCTCAGTGGCCTTTATGGTATCTTTGATCATGCTCTGACGCGGACGAAGTGCAATACCATAACGTGTGCTCTCGCGTAGAGATAGATCAGGTATTACTTCACCAACAATATTTTCTCCTGCAAGACTATCAATTAATTTATTAATATATTTCTCAGGAACCGGACTGAGCGCATTTCCTTGCTGAACTAACTCGTACTCGCTGTGCGCAATATTTTCATTTACAGTAATACCATAGTCTATTTTGAAAATTATTTCGTCTGCTAGAAGATATCTATTGACGTTGTATAAACTAAATGCATTAGAACCAACCACTGCAAAGTAAGGCAAATTTTGACTTTTTGGATCTGCGATGATTTTTGCTAACGATGCTACACTGTTTGACCGTTTGGTTCTTACAATATCTACGGTGATTTTATTTTTTACCCAATAGTAATATTTGGTACGTATTAATCCTGACTGATTATCTAAAAAGTTAAATTCTACGTAGGCAGTATCGTCAGCATACAATGCTTCTCCGTCGCCAATTAAAGTTTGATATTCGCTAGGCAGTACAAAACTTTCAACCCATTCGCACACTTCAATTTCGCTTCCAGGGAACAATTCTCCCCAGAAAGTTGTTCTATATGATAGGTCGCCTTGTTCATAATCAATGTATCTACACTTGTCCAGATTCCACCAGGTTTTACCCACATGTAGATCATTCCAAACACTGTTTTCATCAAACGTTTGTGTGGTTCCGTTGCCCCTGTTGTAAACTGCCGGATCGTAGATAGTTTTATAATCTAGATCTTGGTCAGCTATTCCTAATATCTTGCCCTTAGCAGGATCAAAATAATCAAGATCAGTGACAATGGTTTGAGTTTTACGATTGTACAAGAATCCTTGATTAATGTAATCAATATCAACTTTGTCTGTTCTTGATCTTAATTTGCTCCATCCTTTTTGTTCGTTAGGATTAATAAAAAGATGTAACAACCCTGCATTATCATTATAATAATCGCTCTTGGTGGCGCCCACGATGATCCAGTTGTTTCTTATTTCAATACCAGATCCAAAATTGTCATCAAAGAAAATTCTACTGTTCTGCAATACCTGATTGTATAGATATTGACTTGGTGCCTCTATGGTTTCGTTTGGAATAGGTAGATAATCGTAGATATAAACAGCACCAGAATTTTTCAAAAGATCAATAAATCTTGTGGTATCTTTATCAAACACAGTTGCTTGATTATCAAAAGTGCTTTTCTTGAGAGTAACACCGCCCTCACTGGATACCACTAGGGTTTCACCTGTTACATTGTCCAGTTTGATAAGAGTTCCAAATCTTTCCGGAGCACCAAGCTCTGGGTGCCTAAATTCCTGTACTGGTGTATAGATAGAAAAACCTATGTCTTCTAGTGCTGTACCTGCGCCGGGTAATATGTTTATACTGTTTGATTTAGCGGTCGCATTGGCTAATATAGTAATTTGAGATGTTCCAATAGTTGACGACATTCTTGCCAACACTGTATTTGCGCCAGTTACTGTCACAGTAGGAGCAAAAGTATATCCGCTACCTCTGTTGGTAATTTCAAAACTGTCAATCGCCCCATTAGCGAACAGTGTGATGTTGCCCACCGTAGCGTTGATACCATTTTCAATTTGATCTGGAGCGTCTATTACTATGGCCACATTAGATTCAAAATAACCTGTTCCTCTTAACGGAGTACCAAGATCAGATAAAAACACTAAATTACTTACACCATCAGTACGAGCAAATATACCAGTTATTGCTCGGTTGTTAATATCTTTAGCAACCTTTTCACTGTTGCCATCGCTTTCCTGAAACACCACAGGAATATCATTTATTCTGATATAATCGCCCTGTAGAACTGTAATATTGGCATTGTCTCCGACTTCTTTACCAAATACCAATGGCTTATTAACAAACCGGTATACTTTTCCATTGTAATAATCAACATCTCTATAGCCAGGTGCACCAACAAATATGTTTTTTCTTGATTGGTCTACTGCCACGCTTTGACCAAAATAACTGTCTTTGACTATATCAGGATTCTCTATTTTTTGAATCAAACTAAATTGATTTACATCAACTTTTATTTTAGCTCCGCTTCGTGGAGCAGTTGTAAATGTAATTGTGGTTTGTTCAGGTAAAACTACATAAGCAGTGGCTATATCTTCTAAATCAACCGGACCACCGCCTGATAAAACCACAGTTGGCACCGATGTATATCCAGAACCTGCATTAGTTACTATCACACCTGTTACTTTGCCTGTGGTAACATCAATACTAGCAGTAGCGGTAGCACCAGTACCGCCGCCTCCTGTAATAACCACAGTTGGTGCACTGGTGTAATTTGCCCCACCATTAATAAGCACAATGTTGGAAATTCCAGATTGACCCACGGATCCTACTTCGTAATCAATTCCTTGAGAGAGTTCAAATCCGTCAATGGTAATTTTTGTAACTCCTGCAATGTCTCTTAAGGTTTTGTAAGTGTTGGTACTTCCTGAAACTGAGCCAACAAACACTTGATATTCTCGGTCAAAGATATAGACTTTACCTACTCTAATAATATCAGTGTTATCATCAGTTGCCCCTGCTTCCGGAGCTCCAATTGCAACTTGATATCCTTCTTTATCTATTGCCAAAGACCAGCCAAATTTTGCCACTCCTCTTGTGACTTTACGATTTTCAGTTCCTTGCAAAGCAAAAGCGCCGCCTACTAATTTTTTATACAGTTGATATGATCCTGAGTTAGCCCCATCAGTGTTTAATACCTTGACGATGTCACCAACTTGATAACTACCAGCAACCATTGCACTATAAGTATCCACCGTGGCCGCCAATAATTGTCTTGCTACACTGTTAGATTGTACTCCAGCTTCCCACACAATTTGATCAGTTGGCTCAAGTGTGGTAACTAAAATATAATACTTGGTCAAAACATTTACTGCTAAAGTAGCTTCAGTAGCAAAGTCGTTGTTAAGAAAATTTAATGTTACTCCAGTTAGGCTGTAATCAACCCCCGGAATAAAAATTCTACCACTGGCTCCTACTACATTTATCTGCTCAATTTCCACCGGAGTAGTGGCCAAAACATAGGATGTTTGTAAAATTCCTCTAATTACAGTTGGTGTGATAGCAGTTGTAGGATATATCTGCGACAGATATAAAAAGTTTTCATTTTGAATTGTACCAAAATTTCTAAAGGTTAATACGCCTGCTATCACAGTATAATCAAAATCTGGTTCGTACAGTTTACCAGAATCCCCTACTACTTTTACTTCTGCGCTGGTTTTGACCAAAACGTAATTAGTAATATAACTGATTTGATTGGTTATAACTTCTATTTTTTGTTGATTTGTTGGAGTGGATTTAGCAGCGTATACATAAACTTTGTTTGCTCCTGGAGCACCAACATATAACCAATTTTCATCATCTGATACAGCCAAAGCGTGTCCAAATCTATTATTACTATCAAGTTCGGCTGGATGTAATACCTGTTGAGAAATCCAATTAGACCCGGTACTCTTAGATATTAACACTGCACCTTGTTGATCAAAACTTCCAGGTGCTCCTACATATCCATATCCACTGCCTAATTCTAACGAGAAACCAAATTCCTCCGCGTCAAGACCAAATGTGATTAGATTTTGAACTTGAGTAAAGCTACCTTCATCTAGCTGGAAAGTTCTTACTGCTCCTGTGGTTTTTACAATTTCTAATTCGCAGTCAATGCCGTTACCAATAGAATCAGTTATTATCACCGTGGGTTTATTTGTATAACCTTGTCCAAACTCTCTTAATTGCGCAATTGTAACAGATCCGTTAGTGACATTAATATTACCAGTAGCACCTGCTCCAGTACCCCCGGACACAGTAGAGAACTGTAATCTAGGAAAGCGATAATTTTGTCCTGTTGCTGCTACTAGCAGAGTTTCTACACTGCTAGGAGCTAGTTTTACTCTGAGAATCGCTCCATGATTGGTGTTTGTGGTAATAAGATTTATTTCAGGTGGTGATGTAAACCCAGTGCCTGGATTTAGAATAGTGCAAGAATTAATAGAACCTGTGCCAGCACCAGTGGTAATCAAGTTAACTATTATTTGTGCTCCAACACCGCCCCCGCCTACAACTTCTACAACCGGAGGAGTAACGAATCCACTTCCACCATTTATCACTTCTACGCTTGAAATAAATGTAGGGGCTAGTCTTGCCTGCACGTTACCACCAGAACCGCGAGAGAAATTTAATGTAGCTTCACTATTAAAATTAATTAATATTGGCCCTGTTTCAACCGTGCCTGTTAAAGTATTGATAGCAGTAATTCTTGTATTTTCTGGAATTACATTACCAGTACCATCGTCGCCTGTAACTATGTCATTTAAGAAAACTCTTGAATGTGTAAAAGTAAGAGGTTGTGAATTAACAATAGACCATGTGATACTGTCAGTTAATGTGATTGTGTTGCTTGAGTAATTGATACCTGCAACTACTGCTGATGCAACTGTGTTTCCTGTGCCATCATTGCCTGTGACAACATCTCCTACCCAAATATCATTAGAGTTTGTTAATACCACACTCTTAGAAGATATCACATTAGCAGATACTGATTTAGTTACACTCACACTGAGTGAGGATATAGGAATAGTATTGCTTTGGTAGGTGTTTGACGATGTAGTAGCAACATTAAAATCAACAATCTCAATATTAGGTAACAGATCGTAATTGTTTCCTGACGCTGTAAGTCTTGCGGTCAACAGCGTGCCTGATTCAGTATCTAATGTAGCAGTAACATTTTTGCCATTTTCTAGATCAGGGGCGCTAAATGTTGCTTCTGGAACTTCGTATAAAAATCCAGGATTTATAACTCTAATTCCAGAAACACCACCGTCTGAATAATCTTTGGCACCGCTGATTACCAGTCGTTGATCATTATTAATAGCAATAGCTTCGCCGTACCCTTGCTGAGACTGAGCTTCACCTTCTCTCAAAGGTAAAATTTTATCAAAAGTCCAACCTGCATTTTTTTCAAACACAGCCCACAGGTTGTTTCCTATATCATTGTCAATCCAAATCTTGTCTTTGTCTCTCCATCCATGTCTTGGCACAAAATCTACCAGTTGATTTATTCTTGAGAATCTTACTGATACCAATGTAAGTAACACGCCAGTACCGTCAACAAATTGTTGTGATCGCAATCTCTGTAAATTTTGATATCCTTCAACCACAAATTGATCGTTATTAGTTACTGCTGTTACTTGGTAGAAACCATTGTAATCAATATCAAAGTTTTTTACAACTATAACAGTGCCTGCTACCAAGCCGTGCGGAACATTGGTGGTAACAGTTATTCTGTTGTCCAGACCAATTTGAAACTGGTTTATCAAAACATCAGTTTCGTTAACTCTATAAACATTCCAATCTTTGTTGAAGTCTCTGGCTACCCAGATTTTAAATCCGGCGCCTATAATGTTTACTAGATCTGCATAACTGGCATAATCTGTGATATCAAAAATTGTGGCGTCAACATCATCAAGTCTAGGATACCCAGCGGTTACTGCATCAGATAATCTAGTTTTAACATCCTGTCTTAAAGAAATAATGTTTTTGTCAGTGAGATTATCTGGTGCATAATACAACTGACTAATTTCCACATTTATCAATCCCTCTTGATCAACATCAGTTTTGTTTTTTAATACCAAAGTTGATGGGTTGTTCTTTAAATCTTGTTCAAGCAGTTGAAACTCAACTGCTTGATCGCTGCCCAGAGCACCATAATCTCCTACACGCAGAGCCCATTCTTCATACAATTCAATATTACTAAAAAGATTATTAAATCGTGCAGTGGTCAGCGCATCAATTGCATTGATAGAACCTTTTTGTTTAATGTATCCTTGATAGAACTTGGTCTGACTCACGTTATCAAGTTTGAAATCTTGAAAATAAGATCTTTCTCTGAAGCCAGTTATTCCTGAACTTAAACTATCAAGATCAGCATCTGCTACAGTGTCATCAATGTTATAGATACTGTTGAACTTTTCAGCGTTGTAAGAAAAGTTTGGCAATAGTCCTGTCTTGATTTTTGCTTTATCAATATTACTCCAGTAAGTAAAATCAAATTCTGTTGAAGCAGGTACTTCGCTGATTGCAAAATAAAACTTTTCTTTGAAACTAATCAATGCGCTTTTTCTATAATTTCTACCAGGTTGCCATTCATCAATGATATCGTTATTGTAAACAAATCCACCAGGATTCAATTGTCCAGTCCAGTTGTTGGTTTTGTTTCCTATTAGTCGTAAACGGTACTGTCTGTTTCCAAGTTCAGGTTGGTAGACAATGTCTCCAAACACTGTACTATTATCCATTAATAACACATGTTCGTATTGTACAAGGTTAAAGACTGCTAGTCCAATAGTATGTCCAAATACTGAGGTGATTTGAAAAACGTTATCATCCCGTAACACTGAAAACTGACTGTTCTTGATTATGTTAAAGTTCTGATCAAGAATTTTACTTGCGCTTATAGAATTAACCACATGGTCAACTACACCAGCAGTGTTGATAATTTTAATGCTGTTAAACACCGGACTCAATACCAACAGATTACCACTGGCCCATCCTTGTTGACTCCATACAAGGAATTCTTGCGCACTTAGAATCCAGGTTTGTTTTGTTTCTAGATCAGGATTAAAAGTATCAAAAATTAAACCTTGCGCAGTTAGATACCTACCATAACTGATCAGGAAATCTACTACCTGTTGCTTTGTGGCAAATTCAAATCCATAAGGAACTATCACTTTGGTGAATTCAAAATCTCTATAAACAATCGCAGTTTCCTCAATAGCATCTATAGAGAATACATTATTATTTCGCTTGCTAGGAATTATTGTAAAATATGGTTGCTCTAGATCGTATCCGCGCACAGCAAAGCCAGTAGTAGTTCTTTCAATTACCACTGCACTATAGATAATTTTTTCTACAGGAGCGGATTTGTTTAAGAAAATTTTATAGTTTTCTGGAGGTAAAATTATACTACTTGCATTACTCACAGGAGAACTTTGATCTGCAATCACTGTGAGGAAATTATTGTCGCTGTAGCCAGCCATTTTATAACTGAGCTTTACTTCAACGTTTCTCACAAGATTATTAATCTTGGCCGTTCCGTCTATGGCTTTGTTTGTGAACCAATCTCTTACCCAGTTGATGTATCCTGCAGTTAGAGTAACTACTCCTGAGTTAAGTCCATCGTCAGGAATTGTAAAATTATCTTTGTTAACTCTTTGTTTGGTATCTGCTAGAACCAACTGATCAATATTACTATCGCGTAGATATCCAACTGTGTTCATGAGAGACCCAAAGTAAAATGCTGGTCTACTCAGTGCTATGGCTATTTGAAGAGCATACGGATATTCGCTGCTTCTTCTCCAGGCAGTTTCAACCGGACCTTGATCCCCAATTGCCCAGCTAGAGCTCAGTCGCGTTGCATCAAAACTCACCGGAGCAAATTTTTCTGGGCTTTTTAGTTGCCCATATTCGTCAACTGGAATATATGTTGACAGTCCTGGTCTAGCGAATCTAGTATCAATACCTTGTCTTGTGCCTTCTGCAATAAAGCCTAGCTCTAGATCGTCCCACAGTACAGTATTTGATCCTGTGTACGGTGCCGGGCCATATCTATTTTCCCACCAAGAAGGCTTTTCGTAAAATCCCAGCATTTCCCAAGGAGCAAGATGAGGTCTATCTGTGTCAAAGAAATAGAAATATATTCCTCTCCAGAAGCCTGGTAAAAATTCGTCATCATTATCTTTTAAGAATTTGTAGTTCCAGGTCCATGCATTGTTACTTTGAAAAGTATCATTACTAGAGTAATTAACTGAATTAACTCCGACCCAACGCAGAAAATTTCTTGATAACAGTTGGTTAAACTCTGCTAGAGAATAATTTATTTTTCTAAATTTACCAGGAATACTATCAATTATGTCAAGTATGGTATTGGTATATCGTACCTTGATATTGTTGTAAATTCTTAATTCAAGTTCTAGTAATAAATCGTCTCTATAATCTCCAAATGTTGGCATGATACTACCGTCATGTCCTTGGATAACCTGTCTTGGAGTTTGATAACTATCATCAATAAAAATGCTTGGCACATAACTAGGATACAACCCCAACTTACTAGGTGTTTCGGGAACATAACTTCCTACTGTGGTTGGTCTGTCAATTAATTCAATGTATGACGTATAGGTCAACGTCACTGTTTCAGACAAGTCAATTGCAGCAATGTTTTGATTAAAAGTAAAATCTTTATTTTTTGCTAGTTGTCTATAAGTGCCTGTAGCAGTATCTCCTAAGTATACTAATACACTGCGTCTGCTTGGCACTGTGTCATTGTACAAACTTGGAATTTGATATCTTAGTTGTCTGATATCAACTATAGGAATTCTGCTGTTTGTAAAGGCTTTGCCATAAGGAACCATGTCGCTATCATACCAAGGCATGGTAGTATTTTTTCCTAGATTCACAACTTCCATTATTTTATCAACTGCTTCAGGAATGTTACCAACGTTTATTTCAACTTTTAGAGATTGATCCAAAAATTTATTTTTAAACTTGGTGTACTCTTTTTGAGCGTATTCAATGGCTTCAATAAATTCAAAGCCTTGATCACCAAATGCCAGTCCACTGTACAATGCTGGCGAAGCATGTTGTAAAATACAGCCAGTCCAATCTTTAATTTCAAGATCTCTAAGATTATTTTTGGCTAAAATATTTCCAGACAACCCATAATTATTTTGACTCATTGCAATTAGATGCTGTCTTAACTGACCTAGAGTCAATGTATTAAAGTTTTTATTTTCGGTGTTTAAATCAATGTTTAACGGCAGTTGATAGTAGCCTAGCTCCGAAACACTAGAACTATAAATTAAAATATCAACTTTACTAGGCGGATCAAAACTTAATTCATCTTGATTAATTACTACCACATCCAGCTGTTCATATTTGGTAACTGTGTACAAAGACTCAGCTAATAGTCTATTGTCAACATAAACTTTCAAATAAGGAATAGTTTCGCTGGCATTAGGATTAATATCTATCTGAAAATAATTTGTATTGCCATCAAAAAATTTTGTAATAATCTGATACTGTTTGGTTTTTTCTGCCGTTTTTGTCCAAATGTTTCTATATACAAATCCACTGTCTGTTTTTTGTTTGAATAAAAATTGATTTAATGGCAACGATGTAGATAGTTTGTTTTTAATAAAAGAAAAACTATCAGTGTCGTAGTTGTTTGCAAAAACGATATCTCCAACATTTTGGAAATTTTTATAACTTAATGCAAATCCTAGTTCTGCATCTCTCTGACCAGTTCCTTCTAGATAAGAAAATATCTTTGTTCCTTCAAATTTAGATCCAAGAAATGCAGTGGTGTCTGAAATAGAAGATCCGTCGTCATCAAACAGATCAAACAAAGGTGCTTGATTGTAAGATGTTTTTTGCTGTGCAGGGATCCATTCTTCTCCGGTATACCAATACTGGTTATAAGTATTCACACCAGTTTGTCTTTGTTTTATTGCATTTTGTCCTGTAGTTGGCAGTGCCACAATAACTGTATCGTCACTTTCATAAGTGTCAGGAGTAATGTCGTCAGTATTAATTACTCTTGATCGTGCATCTGTTATAAAAGCTATGGCCTTAGTAGCATAATTAAATGTCACAAGAAGCCCAGCAAACTCTGGTTGAGCATGATTTAATATTACATAATATTCAAATTCAGCAGCGCCAATTTGAATAGTGTCTACTCCAATCACTTTTGGTACAATTGAGCCAGTAGTTACACCGTTACCGGATGCATTGTACTCGCTGGTTACTGTCATTCCAACAATAATACCGTCTAGGTCAGATACTAATAGTCGGGCTGTACCAACACTGGATGCTACCTTTGTTACTGCGGGCACAGCCGGCTCAACTGTTATTAGAGGAGCTGAAGTGTATTCTGCACCAACATTGTCAACAGAAATTGTTTGAATTTTACTTGGATTGAGATTAGTAGTTGCTGTGGTTGCAGTTGATATCTGTAATGCCAAACCTGCTGCTGCATTTATTCTTCTGTTTAATGTGATTTCATTACTTACAGCATTTACAGTTTCAATTAACAATCCGTTACCAAGCGAGTCTGCAAGGTCGTTTACCAACATGCCTTTCTGTAGTCCTGTAACATCTTCAAGCACAATTGAAAAGGTATTGTTCACCGGTTGTTTAATAAAATAATTGCTTTTGAAGTCTCCAACAGGATTATTATCGCCAAAGAATCCTTCAACAAAAAATCTATTTTTGGCTGTAATAAAGATTTTTGTACCTGCTGGTAGGTCAATTGATTCACCGTCAGAATCTAAACTGTCAATAGTACCATTAAGAGTGATTTCGTACTGAGTTTCAAAATTGCTATCAAGAACTTCTTGTACTCCTGCTACTTTGAGAATATTGGCCTGTGTTAATGCCACATCCATATAGTATTGATACAAATTAGAATTTGGTCCAGTGGTGTCTGTACTTACATAAGGAACTCTTGAAAAATCTCTGTAGCTAACATTTTCGTTTTCCTCAACTACTAGAAAAACTAGCCAGTCTTCTTTAACATACGTGGCTTCGGGGACATTAGTCACAATCAATTTGTTACTTTGATATGTTGTTACAGATGCTGTGATTAACTCAACACTGGTAATAACCTCAGTGGTTAGATCTTTGTTGAGTTGATATCCAGATCCAGCCGAAACTACCTTAAAATATTCAAGCACATTATCATTAAGCACCACTTCAGCGGTGGCTGCCAAAACACCCGAAGGAGAAATAGTAATAGATGGAATGGAAGTATAGCCTGCACCAGGATCAGTCACAGCTATTGCATAAACTTCGCTACTGTCTGTATAAACTGCGGCTTGAGCTTGTCTTCCTACAAATGACACTATAGTACCAACTTTTACACTCACTGGTCTTGATAGCAGAATACGATTTTCGTCTAACAACTGTACAACTTTTATCTCTGGCTCAATTGTAAATGCGGCTGCTACTCCTCCAGTAATGTATGCAGTGTAATTTCTGCCATCTAATGTGACAGAACGTGCTTCATCTGCGTACAAGCGAAGGGTGAAAGGATCAATAACTTCAACCCAATAGGTGTTGTTATTCATCTCAACTGTGCCCAGTACACCTCTGATAGTGATCTCGTCACCATCAATTAAATTGTGAGCATCTGCAGTAGTAAGAACTACAGGATTATCAATTTCAATATTTGCAATATCAAGTGGAATTGAACCACCAGTAATGTACATGTCAATTCCGGCCACATTACTGTTGTCAACTGTGATGGTCGTGCTGTTTCTAGATGTAGAGACTACAGTTGCAGTTTGCACCCCAGGTGGTTTAAAAATAAAATTACGATTGTTTTGAACTTGTACTAGGTCTGATACTTTTACAACCAGATTACCAAAAATATCTTCAATAGTGGCGTTCACAGGTACACCATCGCCATACATTCTATAGCCAGTAGCAAGTCCTGTGACAGAGTTCAAAGATACCAATTGAGTGCTAAAAACTGCGCTGTTTCCATACACAGCTTTAAGAGTCACTGCTGTTGCTTCGGCTGCTTTAAAAACCAACTGTACATCGTTTGACAGTGATGCCGGACTAGAAATTAAAATTGAACTTCCGCCTAGCACATTATTAATCACTGTACCTCCAGTGATCCCGCTGCCGTAGATCAGCTGTCCGGCTTCTAGACCAGTGGTGTTATTGAGCACAATGATATTGCTCGTAAAAGTAGCAGTGTTTCCGTAGACTGTTAATTTTTCTAAGCTATTAGGGCTGCTAATGTTAGCTGTGGCCATGGTCCCAATACCAGAACCGCCATTGGTAATACGCACATAGTCAACATGTTTGTACGTAGAATATACAGGATCAATACGGGCATCTTGTGTGTTGGGAGTATCAATCTTGACAAACGGGTCTGCAACAAAATTTAATCCTCTGTAGTTAACCGTGACATTAGCTACGCTAGTAGACTCCATTATTACTGTGCCTGTAGCTTGTACTGCACCTATGCTGGGAACTGGTCTAGAGAAAGTTACTGCGGGTACAAAATCGTACAAAGGCGCTACCGAATAATCTACTCCTCTAGAAACAATTTCGTAATTGCTTATAGATCCGTTTTCAATAGTAACCGTGATTTCTGCCCCGGTTCCTGCACCACCACCAACAAATCCAACTTCTGGGGTGCTTCTATAGTTAATTCCAACATTACTAAAAACTAAATCTTGTATTTCTCCAGTCACAGGATCCACAATAAGAGTAGCTGCGGCAGGAAAATCTGGATTTCCGCCTATAAAAGTAACTGTGGTATCTTCTATTATTTGAGTAGAAGATACTGTGTACGTAGGCAATAATTCAGTACTCTCGCTGACTAAATGAATCTGTGTTCTATCCGCAATAGAAATAAATTCTACTTTAAAAATTTTGTTTCTGACTTCAGGATTCTTGTCAGCAGCAAAAATTATTCTTGTTCCGTCAGTTAAAGGACGTGATACATTATTAGGCAAAGTAATCACATAGGTCTCTTTACCTTCAACTTCTTTGAATGCATCTGTAATTGTGTAATCTAAAACGTCAACTGGTGCTTTGGCTCGTTGTCCATAATTGAATAGATACAAGTCTGATTCAAATTCAATAATTGGACGTATTGCTCTTATTGGAGTCTCAAGCAACAAATTTGGATTGTCATTATATTGTGCTGCCAACTCAATTAATTCACTATGAAACCAACGGTTGCTTCTGCTCCAGGCATTTAGATCTCTACTTCCTCTTGACACAGTAATATAATCAGGAGTAGTTAGATTGTCATTCAATGCATATTCCTCTGGTACTGTAAGATTGCCAGTTCCAACCAGTCGTATGCTTTTGCCAACACCTTCAACAATATAAACACTGTCTGCGTATTCGCTAGGAAATGCAGTATTATCAAATCGTATTTTTAATCCATTGGTAAATCTTACACCATTTGGACTTGTATAATTTTTTCTACCAAGAATCACCCCTTCAACATCTAGACGTGCATCAGTAGGTTCAATAAGTTTAATAACACCACCATAACTGTCGCTATTTGCATCTTGATAGTATAGTTCGGTAAGAGGCGATGTAATTTGCTTTACTCTTTCCCAATAGCCTTCTGCATTTTTTATAAATTCAACTCCGGCATTATTAGTACCGCCGCTGATATAAACTTTTTCGTTAATGTTTACAGACTGTAGATGTTCTAGCTGTACTAGTCCATTATTAGTGCCTATGTTTGTTATTCTAATACGAAAAATATCGTATCTTTTTGATAATGGCAATAGATCACCTTGTTCGTATCCGCTTTCAACAAAAGGTGCTCCTTGGTCGTACTTGTCAAAATCAAAAGTGCCTTTGTCTGTCCAATCAGTATCGTTTTCTGATCTTGAAAGGAATATTAAGGTTGATCCATCTAATGATCTAGCAGTAGCACCATCAATGCCGCCTGACTGTCTAATTATTGTAAGCAGATGATTTTGAACTCTAGAGTATGATAAATCCGTAGCATAATTTACTGTGGCTATTCTTGATGCGAATCGTTCGGCATCCTGTGCATTTGATGCTGGAACGGAAAATACAACTACACCGTTGTCTTCACCATTGTTTTCAACTCCAAAAACTTCTCTTGACAAAGCTTCGGCTTCGGTTGATCTAGTACCAGTTTTTCCTGGCTCGGTTTGAATCCAAAAACCATTGCCTGGTTGGTTTACTGTGAATCTATAGGTATTGCCTTTGACCAGAGTTAAAACTGGATTAGGATCTCTGCCATCACTAGAAAGTGTATAAGCTGTTTGTTTTGAATCACGAGCTACGGAAAAATTTAATACTTCCGTAATGGCACTGGCACTTACTGCCACTTCTGGTGGTCCGTCAGGCAACCAATAATATTGATTAAAGTTAACAAACTTATCAAAGTCAAACAGACCATTGAAATTGTAACTTTCGTTTTCAAAAAGTCTGCTGTGGTCATTGGTTAGACCACCGTAGTAATTAATTTTTTGAATTAAATCAATGTAGCTGGAATAGAATTCTACATTTTTGTTTTGATCCTGTACTACGAAACTGGCCTCAAGTTGATAATTCTGTCTGTCTTGTGTGGGTTCTTCTATGTACGAATCATTATACTTAAAAGTTGGAGCAAATTTACGTCCTACAAATCCGTCAATTTTTTTTAAGTCAGGTTCTGAAATCAACTGATCAACAGTTGCAGCCAAAAACTTTTTGTTGGTGTCGGATCTAAATATTTCTGGTAGTAAATTAATACTTTTAATTGAGGCCATCTTTTTGTTCTCTCAAAAACTTAATATATTATTTAATCATAAAATTAAAGCAGATTTGCAGCAGTGATAGCTGAAATAATTTCAACATTATCTACTGTGGCGCAACTTATCATAATTTCATCTGGTTCGGCATTTATTTGATACAGATTACCAAAACTTAGTCCATTATTTGAAGGCACAATGATCACACTGGCAATTTTGGGAGTAAGTACCTGGTGCAAATAAGCACTGAGTTCACTAAAAAAGAACGGCTCGCCAAAGTCCCAGTTGGCTACATCAAAATATTGATTGATTGCAGATATTACCGCGGTCTTTATATCGTTATCGCTTACAACCACATTGGCATTTTTAACCACTTTGAATGTTGCTCTTAAACTAGGATCTGCTTTGGCACCAAACAACGGTTTAAATCTTGCACTGGCAAATATCAAAGAATCGCTAATGGCTTTGTAATTGTCTAGTATACCATACTGAAGTTGTAGTTCTTCTGTTGTGGGCTGTTCAGGTTGAATCACTCGATCAGTGCTGTCTTGTGCCCATGCTTGATAATCAGCAGCATACTGCTTGGTTAGCACATAAAGGTCAATAATGTTGTTTGGGCTTGGGTCAATTCTGCGTGTGGCCGGAGCTGTGTGTCTATACTGGAAGTACAAATCCTGTCTACCTTGTAATAATAGATAGGTTTCACCGTTTTCTGATGATTCTAAAGCCTTGCTGGTAATGTTTGCAATCGTGGTTATTACCAAAGTGTAGAATAAATTTTCGCCACTGGCATAGAACACTTGCCCGTCGTCATATTGATCAATAACATCAACAATGTCTGCCTGCGATACAAAGCCGGTTTCAACCACACCATCATCTATTATTTGATATGTAATATAGCTGCTGGCTGTATACAATTTTCTAAAGAAAATCTTTTTCTGTGTAGGATTGACCTCAGGGTTTACAATTTCTTTAAACAAATCAGGATTGTCCGGAACACCATCTCTGTTGGTGTCAGGGTATTTCACATAAATTTTACTGGTGTTTTCGTAACCATCTGCATCAATAATCATTTTGTAGATAAAGAAAATTTTATCATCGTACAGTGATCCAGTTTGATCGGGTGCAGAATTTGATCTTAGAACTTTAATTTGATCATTTATAACTTGAGCACTTTTTGGATCGTAGACTCTAACCTTGGGATCAAAATAAAACTTGGTTTCTCTTTTGCTCTCAAACACATAGTTTATCTGTCTGTAATATAATTTGTATCCAAGATTGGTACTTACAAATGCCACAAGCCAGCTACTATCAAGACTGCTAGATGTAGTGTCGCCTGCCCTTGCTTCATTATATTCTGCATTTATTCCTGAATTACCTAATAAAGGACTACCGGACTGAGAAAGTTTCAAATCTTGCGGCTGTATCACTTTCCATGCTTTGTTCAGTTGATCAAATCTTAATCCAAAGTTTTTCTTGCTGTTTACCAGTGTGGCTGCGGATCTAAGAATGTCATTAGGAATCACATTGTAAATCTGAGGAATAATTTCATCAATGTATGCACCCGGAGGGACAAAAGTACTCAGAGAAATAGGACCTGGCGTGTTTGCTGTGATAATGCCATTGGCAGTTCCGTCACCTTCAATCTTGACCACAGTGGCATAGATGTACACACGATCACCAGCAACACTAGGAGTACCAGATTTTATATCGTTGGTTTTGTCAAAATAAGCTGGGTCAATAGTAACATCTGCTGATGCACGAAACTTGATGATTGAACCTTTGGTTATGAATCGCAAGGCTGTTGAACTGGCTGTGCCAACTTTCACCGGAGTGGCAAAGGAATTGAGCAGTTCTGCAGATCTATAGTTTGCAGATGTGGTAAAATATCCTGTGCTTTGATTTGTACCTGTGGTAAGTTGTACCCAGTTGGTGTCAAAAATGGTTCCGTTGACCGCAGCATCGCGTGTGTTGTATCTAGGAAATTTTTCATAGATAAACTGTGTGAACGAAACGTAGTTATCCACCAGCAGTTTGTTATTAATTACCTGATTAAGACTGCCCACTACATCTCCATTTGTTGGAGGCACATAGTCTTGGGCATCAATAGTTTCTTGTCTATACAAGGCACCGTCTTCACCAAACACATTGGTTGAGCTGTATTTGCCTGTGACATCAATAGTATCAAGATATCTACTCACACCAGAGCTGCTTCTATTTGTTGCTTTGATTTTGATTATGTTATTGAACAGCGTGAAAGGCAAGATATTATAATCTTCGCCTGTGACCATGCGGTTCTGTGTGTAATACTGTTGTGGGGCTTTGGTTTTAATATCGTCTAGTGTTTCGCGTGAACTTGCATTGTTCACAGTGTATTGTAAACTGGCTCTAATGCTAAGAGTCTCAGCTCTGCCTGCCTTGCTTACATAAGTCAGAGGTATGATTATACTCTGCATTTCTTCAGGAGTGATCTTGTAGCTCAGCCCATTGCTCACACGATAGTATAATCTAAATGTACCAATAGGTATGTTTGCGAATGCACCGTCGCCGAACACTACGTCAACTTGGTCGTTGGCTCTTGTATTAATTTGGTAAATGTTTCTTTCAAGACTGTTGTTATAGATAACGTTAAATCCTGCCACGTTTGGAACTTCAGTCCACTTTTCATTTGGCTCCCCATTTGCGTCCAGTTTAAACAACCAAATGTCAGTATTGTTGATGTTATCAACGTTCACGCTCACAGTTCTATTTGGAAGACTGTCTGTAAGAGTAAAATCCAACTGCCCAATATCTCCTTGTTTGAAATACAAGAACCAGCCGGTGTTCTCGCTGTCATTACCAAGATTGTCGTTGCGATACAATATGTTAAAAATTCTTGATGGGTTCGGATCTCGTTCGTAAAGATAACTTTGATTCACACTGGTAGGACTAACCACTTCAAAATTCATGTTTGAAGTTTCTACCAAGGTTTGGAACTTGAATGCTGGAACAATGTTTGGCAGTAGATTGATACTGTATTCTTCTGTACGTACTCCGCCAATGTTCTGTGTATTGCCTGGTTTGCCCACAGTCTGACTGTTTATTAGTGCTGTGTTAACAATCAAGCTAAACTGTTCTAACCAGTTGTCGTTACCAGGGTCATTCCATGACACAGGTAAATTGCTAAGGTTGGTTCCGTTGCTGTCAAATAGATTTTCTGAAGTAAACACTGCTTCAAATTTTAGCAATCCAGAAGCATTAGTATTTCTTTTAGGATTGTAGCTGATCAATCTAGCCAGCTTGAGCACACTGTCTCTACGCTCAGCAGTGTCCAAAAAGTTTTCTCTTGCATTCAGATCGGTTCTAAATGCCAAACTTTGTCCTAGAAAGGCTATAAGATCTATCAAAGCAATGTATTCACTGCTTTCTAAGAAGTCGTTAAAATCTTCAGGATAGTAAGTGCGCAAGTAATCGATCATGCTCTTGCGTAGAGTTTCAAAGTCGTAGCTTTGAAAGTCTGCATTTTGAAAACTTTGATAGATTTTTTTCCAGTCCTGCTGGATCAGTAGATTAGTTTGTCGTGTGGTAGCTGCCATGTGAATAACCCATTTCTAGTATTTATTCACTGTAAAATATGCTACTTTTAATTGGATGCGTTTCCGTACACCCCGGTGCTGATGGTGCGACTGTCGCGATCAAAATTCAGCAGCAGTGTGCTGGTGTAGTTTTCAATAAGATAGGTAACCACTAGTGTGACTTGCACACCCTGTTGATATTCATCAATTTGTATGCTGTCAACTGCCAGTCTCGGGTCGTAAGTGGCTATGCGCTTAACATCGTCGGTGATGGCCTTGCGCACATCGTCGGTAAAAGGCTCAAACAGAAGACCCCAAATTATAGTTCCAAATTCAGGATTCATTAGCTTTTCGCCTTTACGAATGTTAAAATGATTGAACAGATCCTGTTTAACCAATTCAAAATCAGTTAGTTTATATTTTTTATAGCGATTGTAAGTGCTAAATCCGTTGTAAAGTGCCATAGTATTTTATTTATTTTTAATTCACCCTGGCCAGTACGTCAATAGCATATCTACCTAGTAGAAAAAACACAGTTCCATAGTTTCCATTGATATCTTTGCCGCTGCCTGTACTACGCCATCGTTTGGCGCCTGGATCTAGCTCCGTTCCAAGATCAGGACCAAGTATATGTGCTACACACAACATACCAGCAATAGTGCAAAGATTATCATCAGATTTGATTGCACCATTTTTTTCCATGGTTTGATAGTTTTTTTCTAGTAAATCAAACATGCTGTTTTCTTGCACACCTTGACTTCTGAAGTAACTTTCAAGATTGTTGACACCGTCTTTGCCTGTCCAAGCTGAAGCTTTTTTTACAGCTTCTGATCCAAACAAATCAATGTATTCATTTTTAACATACCCAAGATCAGTAAGGATTTTAGCACTCAGTTGATACTTGCCCACATAATTGGCCGGACCAATAAACCGATAACTGGATCCGCTGGTTGCGTTTGCTATCATGGTCTTTATAGCTTTCACATGCAGTCTAGATAATCTACCAATTCCTTCTGGCGGTTCAGGGTTGAGTACGCTGGCCAACACATGTTTTGGCACTTGCAAATTCAAAGATAAAACTTGATTTTTTGAAATCTGTGGACCAGGATCCAGTATTTCTTCGCCGCTGGTTAAAAATAAACCATTAGGAAGTTTTATAGGATTGCCTGATGCGTCTCTAACCACATTGTTTGGAATACATTCTTCTTCAATTTTTTGTCGCACTGGAAGACTTATATCATTAACGCTGGACATTTATCCTCCCGAAGCTTTGTCAGTTTGGCTAGCACCACTTTCTCTTGACCATGGCTCATGTGTGGGTGCTATGTTCACAATACTGTTTATTTTGTTCGGTGATATTTCCCATAATCCGTTGCTGGTATTGAGCAAGGTATCACTATGCAAAAATTTAGGTATTGGTTCTGGTTTTTGTACCACTGGCGCTGCACTGGTATTAAGATGAATTTTTCCTCCGGTATACTGTAACAGTTCTCCGGCTTTGAAACTGCCCACACCTCCAGCACTGATGTTGACTGTGCTGCTGCCGCCTATCTGTACCTTGCTGGCATAGATTTTGCTCAAGTCTGTGCTCAGCTGAATAAAGGTCTTGGTGTTGATGTCAATTTGATTGCCTGCAAATATTTTGATTTTATCTGCTGCATGCATTTTGATATTTGTGTCGCTGTGAAAATTAATATCGCCTTCACTGCGCACATTAAACCCGCCGCTGGTAAAAATGTGCATCTGCCCGTTCTTGGCCAGTTCTATCCAACAGGTGCCTTCACTGTTGATCACATAGGTCATACCGTTGGTATCATCTAGCAGCACTTGATGCCCGGCTGCGGTACGCATGCGCACCAGTTGACTCTTACCATAGAAGTCGCCGTCGTCCATAACAAAGGTATGCCCACCTTTTCTGGCCAATGTGAACACATCTTCTGGACCAATGTCTCCACTTTCTACCTTGGCTTGTAGTGCAGGATCTTCAGCTGGGTCGCCTTTTAGCTGTCTACCCGGAGTGCTCCAGCCATATACTGCACTGGGAATATTTCTCTGCCCTGAACTGCTGACTGCGCCACGCAGTGGGTCACGATCCAATCCCTGTTGAATATAACGTTTGACTTGAAACTCATGAGGAGGCTTTTTGATATCTAAAAAATCACTTTGTACGTTTGCACCTTCGTTTTCGTTGGCTTCGCACAAAGGCCACACACTGTCGTCTGTGAGAGCTTTTTTCACATCAGGGCTGCCAATCTCTCTATCATCAATTTTGCTTTTACCAGCACCTGCAATGCCCGGGATCATGTTTTTACCCAGCTTGTTTACCACACAGGCAAACCAATAGCCTCGGTTGGGATCACCGTTGATAAAAATAACCAGTACCACATTGCCCACGTCTGGTGGTACTGCCCAGAAGCCGTAGGTATGTTGTGTGTAGGCATAGAAGTTTGACACTACTTTGTCAAAGCCAGGCGGTTGTGAGGTAGTGCCTGCAAATGGACTAGCATAACTTACAGTGTACCAGTTGCTGATATTTTCTTGATCTCCTGAACCCAGTTCTGGAATCCAAACTTGTAAACGTCCGGATCTTGTGGTGTCAAGCACATTCTTGATCACTGCTTCGTATGGGCCAGGATTAATATTGGTACCAGCAGCTTCATCGGCTCTGGCCCGCTTTGGTACTTTACTGCCATAAATTTTATCTGTTGTTCCCATTGATTATTCCGTTAATACATTATGTAGTTGAAAATTAAGTACCAAAAAAATCACTAGCTGTTTGTGTTGGCGCCGTTGCTCTAACTGAAGACAATGCACGAGCTTGGCTGTTTTGATATTCTTCTCCGTATCCCCTTGCATCTGCTTCTGGTGTGGTATCTACCTTTTGTATGTTGCTGTTTCTTTCAACCGAAGTACTGGTAGTTTTATTTTGCAACAGGCCAGTAAGCACTGTGGTTTTCTGTTGTTCAACTGTTTGGCTATCAAGTGCTGCCCATCCTTGAGATGTACCACTTTGTGCCGTGCTAGGAAGATTGTCAGCTCTTATGTCTGTGCTGCTTTTTTCTACATTTTGTTTTTCATCTGGCTGATCCGGCAAGCGTACTGCATCCAACATCTGTTCAAATTTACCTTGAGCAAATGTGCTTTCAACCATGAGCACTTGAAATATACCACTGAACGAAGATTGAAAATACTTTGTATTGGTTTTTAAGCCGCCGGTTTCTTCGTCAATATCAACTGGTGTTTTCCAATTCAACCTAATATGCACTTCACCGTTGTCCATGGCAATACTGCTACTCTCGTCTGTAACAAAATTACTGGGCTGACCTTGTACTTCGCTATATCTGCGAGCAGCAGGACTGTAATAGATTTCGTCTTGTTTGATAAATTGAGGGTCTCCAATAATTTTCAATTTAATTGCCAACTGGTCAGCAGATTGTCCATTGTTAAAATGTTCTGCTACAGATGCAGTGGCCATGCCAACCCCGTCTTTTCTATTGGTAGCTTGTCCTGCAACAGCTAGGTTATCAGATTTAGGTACAGTGGTTTTTGGTTGGAATCCAGCGAATGCTCCTTTTTTTAGATCTTCAACACTAGGATTTGGATTCTGTACTTGACTGCCTTCAATGTCCGGGCCAGCTTGTGTGAGAGTAGCAGCTACTCTGGTTCGGTCAATGGTCACCGCAGTGTAAAATGCTGTGTCAAAGTCAATGGAAAAATCTATAATGTCATTGTTTTGTCCGGTATAGATGTAGTTGTATTCTCTGTGCCAACCTTTAGGCAGATCCTTGGGTGCATTTGGATGTACCCGATTGTACACAGTATAGGGTTTGACATAATAGGTTATGTCCATAAACCATTTACCATTCTGGGGATCGTACTTGCGCAGTTTTACATCTGGAATTATTTTCCACCAGTTGATAGGTTTTTTAAGATCTTCGGCGTTTTGTGATGCATCCTTGGTGGTGTCTATCATCTGCGACCGAATGTATTCACTGCTGAGCATGATGTTGTTGATTACAGCCATTACGCTGGTCTGTCCAGTAACATTAAACTTACTGAATCCAAGATTTGGCTGTGCTGTGGGTTTGCCTGCGTTGGCTCTTACCATAGCAGCCAGCTCTTTTTTGTTTTTTGGATTGTATTCAGATACCTGGCTAGTAGGCTGATTCTTTGGGTTTACAATCTTTCCGCCATTGCCGTTGGCAGCTTTTAAAATAAAATCATCAATCACCACTGCTATTCTATTATAATCTGTGGCATGTTTGTTTTCTACTGATGCTCGCCCCCATGCATTGTATGCGCTCACATAACTTTTAACAGTGTATGTAGGTGTGCTGGTATCGTTACCTGATGCACTACTGGTTTCTTTATCTGTTTTTCTTGTGTTGTTGTTTTTATCAGGATTGGTTTTTTCTTCTTTTTCTTTGGCTTTTTTTTCTGCTTCTAATCTTTGATTTTCTTTGTCTGCTGCCTTGGCATCGTTGGCGTCGTCGATGTCTTTGAAAAATTCTTGCAGTGTGCTAGCTGTGATTTCAAAGTTTGCAGGAGTAGCTGCCACTGATTCTTGAAATCCTGAATGTGCGTAGGGCACTGCGCTCATCTGATATTCTGCTCCCTTGATACTGGCTTTTATGCTCATGGTCAGAATGTTAATAGGAATATATTTTCTTTGTTTTACAAGATGTTTTCCTATGCCCTCGTCGTCATACCCAAAAAAATCAATCTGTATCAAATAGGGTATTTCAAGATAGTTTTTACCGTCTACTGCTGGATCTAGACAAGCATCAATTAATCTGTCTAGTAGTGTTACTCCGTGAGGTTCAATTATTGTAAAATTCAATTCTACAGCATTTGTTCCTTGGTTGCCGGCTGTGCTACCAATTATGGTAGTCATCTTAAGATTGTCAAAATAAAAATCATCTAGGAAATTTTGATCTCGATTAAATCCAGGAACTCCCCATTTGCCTGCGCCGCCAATAAGAGTTTTTGAGGGCACCCAATTGCTATCAGGATCTCTGCCCATTTTGTTAAAATCTTCTTTGCTCAACATGTGCAAACTGATATTATAGGTGTAGGATGCAAATTGGTGTAACAGGTTAGTTCCAACTGTAGGGGCCACAGTTCTGTTGGTACCTACTTCTATTTTTTTGTTACTTGCAGCAGTGTCAACGGTGTTGCTAGCACTTTGAGCTTCTAGTACTCCGGCGCCTAGCGTGACTTTCCTACTGCTGCCAAATTCGTCGCCAGCATCTGGTGTCGCTTCTTGCGGAGCATTTGTTTTGTTTTCCTTAACCCGTGCAGCTTCGGTTGAGGACAGTGGTTGTTCAGTTTCAGTACCAGTTTGATTTTGTACTGTTGATGCAGCAGTGTCGGCAGACTTGCTAGCCGGAGGCGGGGTGGGTGCCGGCGGCGGCTCCCGTGGATCCACAGGCGCAGGCAAGTCTGTGCTTTTTACTCCTTTTTCTAATCCTAGATTGTTTACGATTGTAGGTGATGCTCCTCGCGATAGAGTTTTACCGGTGGAGTCAACTAGAAGTAAAAGACCAGTGTCCTCGTCTGTTGTTATTTTAAGAGGAAGCGAATATGATATGGCCATTTATCATATCCCTAGTGCAGCATCAATTGTGTCTTTTTTTGGAATACTAATCAGTACCCCTGGTTCAAAATCACCTAGAGGATTTTTAAGTACGTTTGGATTACGTGCAGCAAACACCCACCAAAGAGCAGCATCGCCGTAAAGATCATATGCCAGTAAATCAGGACGATTTTTGTACACGCGGTCAATTATGTATTGCACATCATCTGCACGAGATGGTATGCTGCGATATTCTATTATGTCTAAAAAATTGCCAAATCTAGCTGTGCTGTAATAGGGACTTGTTTTAGCATATTCAATTCTCTTGGTTGCCATTATAAAAATCCTCCTACGCCTTTTTTGTCTCCTAGTAATAAACCTTGTGCCACATAGTCAAGATTGAAATCTTCATGTATGCGTTTACGACTGACCACCGGTTGTAGAGTAATACTGATTGTGCTCAAAGTAGGAATTCTTGTGTTCTGATAAATGTTCTTTAACGGAATATAGTCTACGTCTGCTGGCAGTGTGTGTGAAAAATTTGTTACCACGCAACTCACGTGCGGAAAATAAAACTGCCCGTACCCATCAAGAAACACTATGGTTGGCGGTGTGCCCACTGGCAATGATGTACTCTGACCAAAAAACATTTTTGTACACGCTCTTAAAAAATGCACACAGGCCAATACGTAAGCTGCTTCTTTTTCGTTTTGTGCTGAGAACTCACCGCTGATAGTAATTGCAGCCACATCACTGCCCTCGTAAAAATAACTAGTATAGTTGCTGTGTGTTAGATTTTGTGGTTGATACCTTGCATTATGTTGTACATTAATTGATGGTGTGTACGGAAATATCACGCCGTTAACACCACTGTCAATAATTGGTTTAAGTGCCAGTTGGCTGCGATTAGGATCTTGATAAAAAATCTGAGATTTGGTTGGCAAACTTACTCGGATTCTCCAGTCGTCTTCAGTAGAGATTAACGATGTGGATGTGATGCCGCTTCTAATCTCTGGTTCAATCACTCTTGATTTTTCGGAGTTGGCACCGCCTTTGTTCAGTCCAGCATTTTGCAATCGCATGTTGGTAAAATCCACACCAGGGTATAGTTTGCTTTGAGCTGAGCCTGCAGGACTATCAACAAATCTTCCGTAGCCACCACCGTTTTTTATGTCTGGCCCGGGCTTTGCAGGGCCGTCGTTTGAGTACGGTAATGGGCCAGTTTGTCTCGTGCCAGTATAGCTGCTTGAATCGTTTGTGGATGACGCAGGGGTATCATAAAATCTACCATATCCTCCAGGTGTCACTGCTGGCATAAGTACTAGTCCTCTCTTGCTTTTTTATTATTTATTCGCTAAAATATATGGTAGTTTTATAAAGGAACACTAACCCATGAAGCACAATTACCTCAACAACAAAGACATACTGAAGGAGATACACAAAAGCAAAAATACCTATTGTTGGTATGCTGTACCGGAAGATGCAGACTACGATATCATAGTATCGTTAAACAACAAAGGAACTATAGCCAAAAAAGACGTACTGCAAGGACGTAAAAACCGTGCAGAGCGTCTAGCCAAACTAGCACATGAAGCTGCTACATCAGATGGAACCAAACGCAAACTGGAAGAATTTGAAATCAAATATACCAAAATTCCAGAAACAGACGTGGTATTTAGAGTGATGACCTGGAGCCATGTGCCTGTAGATGATAGCAAAAACAAAAAATTGCCAGTAGAGGAAGAAATCAATGCAATTGAAACAGAATACGATGCAGGAACAGAAGAGTTAGTTAAACTGCCCACCAAATATGTCAAAGTAAATTTTCCGCCATTTCAACACTGGAAGCTCAACGAAGCCGGAGAGTACTACGTGGTTGGCATCAGTCATTGGCATTGGCCAAAAGATCAAGCCACAGGCAGCTTCAGTAGAGAACACGGAACCATGACCAAAAAGCTAGCACTCATGTTCATGAAACTGTGTGAACGCTATGCCACTCGCAGCAATTGGCGTGGATACACATATAATGATGAGATGCGTAGTCAGGCACTACTACAACTCTCACAGATAGGACTACAATTTGATGAAAGTAAATCACAAAATCCTTTTGCTTATTATACTGCTGCTATCACTAATTCCTTTACTAGAGTCCTTAACATTGAAAAGCGCAACCAGAATCTACGAGACGATATTCTTGAAATGAACAATCTCAATCCCAGTTACACTCGCCAAAATCAAAACAGCAGTTGGGGCGCAGGCGGTAGCATGAGTTACGAGGAATGATTGTCAAAATCATTGCAGATTCGGACGCAGTTGTCTATACTGCTAGACTATGAGCAACCTATTTAAAAAAGCCGCAGTATTCACAGACATTCATTTTGGACTGAAGTCAAACAGTGTCACTCATAACGAGGACTGTTTGGCTTTTGTAAAATGGGCCACTGCCAAGGCAAAAGAAGAAGGGTGTGACGCCTGTTTCTTTCTAGGTGACTGGCACAACAACCGAGCTGCACTGAACATTCTAACATTGAATTACAGTCTGCGAGCTCTGGAGTACATGAATGACAACTTTGATGCTGTATATTTTATACCTGGGAATCACGATCTTTATTATCGCGATAAGCGTGATGTTCAGTCAGTTGAATGGGCACGTCACCTCCCTAATGTCAAGATTTGCAACGATTGGTTTCAAGACGGGGATGTCGTTATCGCTCCTTGGCTTGTTGGGGATGATCATAAGCGGCTAGCCAAGAAACGTGCCAAGTATTGTTTTGGACATTTTGAACTGCCCGGTTACTACATGAACGCCATGGTACTCATGCCAGACACCGGCGAAGCCAAACGCGAAGACCTAACTGGGTTTGAACATGTGTTTACTGGGCACTTTCACAAACGTCAAACAGCAGGCAACGTGACCTATATAGGCAACTGTTTCCCACACAATTATGCAGATGCAGGAGATGATTCTCGTGGCATGATGATCCTGGAGTGGGGCAAGGAACCCGAGTATCATGCTTGGCCAGATCAGCCCACATATCGTGTGCTGGGTCTCAGTGAAATTGTAGACAACGCAGACAATGTGTTTAGACCCAAGATGCATGCTCGTGTGAACATTGACATTGACCTTAGCTACGAAGAAGCCAACTTTATCAAAGAAACCTTTGTGGACACTTACAAGCTGCGCGAGCTCAGTCTCATACCTCGCAAGGAAGTCAGTGTGAATGAAACTGCAACTGGTGAAATCATATTTGAAAGCATTGACACAATCGTGCAAAATCAAATCAATGCTATTGAAAGCGATCATTTTGATCCTGTACTACTGCTAGATATATACAGAAACTGCTGATGTTCACAATTAAAACACTCACCGTAAAGAACTTTATGAGTGTGGGTAACGCCACACAGGCAATTAAATTTGACCGCCAAGACCTCACCCTGGTACTAGGACAAAACCTAGACCTGGGCGGGGATGATACTGGTGCACGTAACGGTACAGGCAAGACCACTATTATTAATGCCTTGAGTTATGCACTCTATGGCGAAGCACTTACCCGCATACGTAAAGAAAATCTAATCAACAAGACCAACGGCAAGAACATGTTGGTTACCATTGAGTTTGAAAAGGATGGTCAAGGTTATCGTATTGAACGTGGTCGCAAGCCTAATGTGACCAAGTTCTTTGTAGGCGACGTAGAGCAAGAACAAAAAGAAGATGAAAGCCAGGGTGATTCAAGAGAAACACAAGCAGAGATTGAACGCATGCTGGGCATGAGCCACGACATGTTCAAGCATATTGTGGCTCTTAATACTTACACCGAGCCTTTCCTCAGTTTGAAAGCAGCTGACCAGCGCATCATGATTGAACAACTGCTGGGCATTACTCAACTGAGTGAAAAGGCAGAAACACTAAAAGAACAAATCAAAGCCACAAAAGATGCAATCACTCAAGAAGAGTTTCGCATCAAAGCCGAGCAAGATGCCAATCAACGCATGCTGGATCAGATAGAAAATCTCAAACGCAGGCAAGGCTTGTGGCAGAAAAAGCATGACGAAGATATTGCTGGATTTCAAGCAGCCTACGACGAGTTGGCCAAACTGGATATTGAAGCTGAACTTGAAGCTCACCAGAGGTTAACCGCACATGCTCAACTGCTCAAAGATCGTGCTGATGTAGAACGAGCACTAGCGCGAGCTAGAACAGATCATACAAGATACAAAAAGTCTGCAGACAAACTAAAACAAGAACTAGACGCTTTACTAGAGCACCGATGTCATGCTTGCGGGCAGGAGTTGCACGACGACAAGCATGAAGAAATACTTGCAGACAAACGCAACGAGCTAGATGCTGCTGCCACAGAGTACGATGCAGTTGGCGCAGACATTATAAAATATGAGCATGCACTAGAACAGCTGGGCACGCCTGGGCCTGCTCCTGTAACCTTTTACAAGCAGGAAAGTGATGCATTTGAGCATCGTGCTAGCATGGCACATGTGCTGAGCCAGCTTACTTCCAAGCAGGACGAGCAAGATCCTTATGCTGATCAAATAACAGAAATGCAGGCACAAGCACTGGCCGAAGTGGATTATACTGTGATGAACGAGCTGGTACGCTTGCGTGATCACCAGGATTTTCTGTTGAAATTGCTTACTAGCAAGGACAGTTTTGTGCGCAAACGCATCATAGATCAGAATTTAACCTATCTCAACACACGACTATCAGAGTATTTAGACAGGATCGGTCTGCCGCATACAGTGACGTTTTTGAACGATTTAAACGTGAATATCACAGAACTAGGACGCGAATTAGACTTTGATAATCTGTCTAGAGGCGAGCGAAATCGCTTGATTTTGAGCTTGAGTTGGGCATTTAGAGACGTTTGGGAAAGCCTGTATCAGCCCATAAATCTACTGTTTGTGGACGAAGTTATAGACACAGGCATGGACAGCTCTGGTGTAGAAGCCAGCTTGGCCATCCTAAAGAAAATGAGCAGAGAGCGTAGCAAAAGTGTTTGGCTAGTAAGTCATAAAGATGAGCTGGTCAGCAGAGTTAACAACGTGCTCACAGTAACCAAGAGCAATGGCTTTACAGAATATGGCACAGACATAGATTCCAAATAATAAAATTTAATCATGGCACCGCTGGAGATAATTATGTTTGCAAATGACGTGGACCTATCAAGGAAATATTGTAGAAGAACTACCAGACAACTGTGTGGGGTTTGTCTATGAAATTGTTAACCTTGCCACTGGACGCAAGTACATTGGTAAAAAACTGGCAAAATTTGCACGAACTTCTTATCGAACAGTCAAATTAAAAAATGGCACAAAAAAACGCAAACGTGTTAAAAGCAAAATACCTTCAGACTGGCTCACCTATTACGGCTCCAATGATATTCTAAACGAAGATGTACAACAACTAGGCGCTGATAAATTCACCAGAGAAATACTCTATTATTGTTATTCCAAGGCAGAATGTAGTTATATTGAAGCAAGAGAACAGTTTACAAGACGGGTTCTTGAATCAGATGACTACTATAACGGACACATACAAGTCCGTGTACATGGCTCACACATCAAAGGCAAATTAAGTAGTTAGGCTCGCACAGGCCAATCACGTGTGCCCTACACCTGGATCTAGGATCGCAGGGATGGAAGTCTTGCCGCTACAGCAAGCACTCAATCACTACCCTTCGGGATGAAGATGGCAAATTGCCGCCATTTGATTGTTTGAACAGGATTCATAAAGGCTAAAAAGACGCTCTAGCGATAGAGCACGTTTGTTAGGTGTGCTGATATACATTTAACAAACCGCCGTTGTAATAAAGACTGCGCTCGAGGTACCGGACAACCGCCTCTGTAATGCGTTAATATCAGTGACTGTGCTACTCAGATGATGTACAGCTTTGCCCGCCCTGGGCAAAGAGTGACCAATTAATCTAGATGATATACGTTCGCGCTTCGCGCATGAAAAAAAAATAATATCACTGAGCGCAAGCGAAAGTGATAGATCTCGCTAGAGATCTTAAAAGAATGGCAATCCTGAATCCTTGGTTGCTTTCATATTATCTTTGATAATTTCGCCTATGAGTTCTTTTTCGTGTTGTCCAAGCATCATGGCGTCTTCGTAGCTGAGTCCTCCACGCATCCACCATACCATTCTTAGTGCTTCGTCTCTTATGGCTCTTGCCTCTTTATCCATGCTTTCCAGCAATTTCTCAATACCGTTTAGGTCAAGATTCAAGAGCCGGGTGCGAAAAAATTGGCGTAATCAAAAGTCACAGCAATAGACAGTGTTCCTTGGCAACCGGCACAATTGGTTTCTTGTGGCGGAACTGCACCTTCTGCTGCAACTTTTCCGTAAGTTTCTTGTATTTTGGTAGCCAATCGGCCGTCAATGTTTTTGTAAAATTCAAGAATGTAATTTTGATCAAACACCTTTTGTTCAGGGTTGTCCATCAAAGCAATATACTCTGTGGCTTCTGTTAGCACCTCAAGGTTAAGATCAATTAATCTTTTCATTTGAGAAACAGCTTCCTGTGTTCTAGACTCGTCATCTTCAATGTCATCAATTGCTTGCGACAGTTTGGAAATTTCAAAGCTGATCTTGTTGTTTTTGTTCACACCAAAATAAGCCTGCGGTCTGAATTTTACTATCAAAGATTCTATGTTGTGTTCTTGATCAAAATTTGGTGGTCTCACTTTTTCCAACACACTGCGCAAATCCATGGTATATGTATGCACTTCGTCGCAGTGCGGACACTTGCTTTCAAAATCCATGTTATGACCATAGCTGGCAATACGTATGGCAATCAGCACAGTATCCACATCAGTAGCAGGCATTTGCCACGCATTTTTAATATTTGGACAGCAACTCTGCATCACATCTACCATGCCTTGCCCGTTTATCATGGCATCCGGTGTGCGCAAGAGTATTTCATCTCGGCTGGTCATTGGATAAACTGGAATTTCGCCAGTTTCTGGTAGCTGTAAAGCGCCTTGTGGCCAATACGTTCCTCCGCTGGGCAAGGCCACGTAAATGGCAGGTTGTCTGAACATTTTGGCCAGCGGGTTGGTTTGAGCTTGTTGTTGCTGTGGAAAAGACTGCATTTTGATCCCCATAAATAATTGAAGTATGAATATTTATTGATTAAAAAATGGCAGATCAACCTTTAACAGCTAGAGAATTTGAAGATATCCTGCGCCGCATGAACGAAAGCGGTGGAGGTGGTCGTGGCATGGGCAGGGGTGTTGCCAACGAAGCAGATCGGCTGGAAAAAAGTCTAGAAGAAACTGCCAGCAGTTTACAGAACTATCTAAGTGTTCAAAAAGAATATACCAAGCGTCACCAAGCAGGCAGTTTTATTGCCGGACTATTTAACAAAAGCACTGAAATGGCTTCGCGCAACATGGGCCAGCTACGAAGTGCAATTGCGCAACACGAACGTGCATTGGATGCACTTACTGAACAAGGGCACAGTGCAACCAGTGCGCAATACAAAAAAGTACAAGCAGATCTCAAGGTTCTACAAGGACAGGAGCAAATGTATCAGGCTCAGTCCACTGGTGCTGAGATCATTCGTAATGCTTCTGGTCAAGTTTTTCAAACCTTTTTAAGACTTGGAACCATACAGGCTGAGTATCAAGCCAATCTATTAAACATTGTGGCACAAGGTGGCAGTGGATTCCAAATGGCCGCTGCTGCCATGGAAAATGCTGTGAATCAAATGCATGCCATGCAGACCACCATGGCACAGATCGCTCAGAGTGCAGGTCAAAGTCTTGGACAGCTGGGTGGTAAGTTTGCTCCACTAGCAGGCATGGCTCTAAATGCACTAGGACACGCAGCACAAGCCGCTGCTGATGCAGCTAGAACTCTTGCCATGGCACAGATCAGAATCATGGCCCAAGAGGGCGACAAGCTGATAAAAACGCATCATGAACTAACCAATGCTGGAGTAATATACGGCAATGGAATGAAAGGACTAATCAACGCCACACACGGAACCAAACTGCGTCTTGAAGAAATGAGTGCAGTGGTTGCTAGAAGCCGAGAGAGTTTTGCTGATGTTGGTATAGGCATGAGTGATGCTACTGATTTGATTGGTGGAGTGGTAAGACGTTTTGCTTCTACAACCGGGCAGTTTGCCAAGATGGACAGACAGTTGCTGGCACTAGGGTTCAGCTATCAAGAGCAAGCTGAGCTGGCAGCAGAAACTGCTGCCCAAATGGCACTGGGCGGCAAGCAGGTAAATCAAAAAGAAGTAGCACAAGCCACAATTGACATGGCCAAGAGCATGCGTTTGGTTGCAGAAGTAGCCGGCGAAGACATGAAAGAGCGTCGTAAAAAGATGCAGGCCGAACAACAGGAGTTCTTTATCAAAGGTCAGCTGGCCAAGATGCAGCGTGATGACCCTGAACGATACAAGCGATTCCAGCTGCAATTGCAAGGCATGACAGATCAGCAGCGTAAAGCTGCATATCAAATGCAGTTCTATGGCACAGTGGTTGATAAAAATCTAGCCATTCAAATGGCCACAAACAGTGGCTTCAACAAAATTGTTAAGGAAAACGATAAAGCATTAAAAGACGGTAGTGCAAGCACTGAACAAGCTCTAGCCACTAGAAAAAAATATGCCAAAGAAGAAATGGATGGTGCGATTAGACTGTCCGGTACTATTGGTAAAGCATCAAACGCAGTAGGAGCATACACAGAAGTATCACAAGCCATGTCAGAAAGCATGACTGGCACTCAGCGAGTGATGAATGCTGACATAAACAAAGCATCAAGGTCTATTCAAACACAAATGGACAAGGCAGGAAAGCCAGACGCATCAGATCCTACCTCGTTGCTGCTAACGGCTGTGGAAAAAGGTGCAATTGCTGCAAAGAATCTGCAAGAAGAAGTAATCAAACGATTGCCTAGACTGGCATCAGCATTAGAACAAGCATACAAAGATGCCATGGCCACATTAAGAGGCGAAGGTGGTGGCGGTGGAATAAAAGATCCGACTGGTATATTGGCATGGTTACAAAAACATTTACCAGAAGTAACTGCTGCGGTAACTGCATTAACACTGGGTGTACAAATGTTTGGACACAAAATACCTGGTATATTTCAAAATATCAAAGACAAAATATTTAAACCCAAAGGTTTGCCTGGCAGTGGAGGAATAGTACCGGAAGCAGCAACTCCTGATATTGAAGCACCTGGAAGAGAGTCACGTGCAGAAAGACGTAGAAGAGAGCGCACAGAAAGACGTTCGCCTGGTGGACGCAGTCGGCTACCATCAACATCCTCGTTGCCAAGCACTGTAACTCCTGGTGGTGGTGGCGCCGGCGGCGGTGGCCTAGCAGGCATGCTAGGAGAACTGGCAGAAGGTCTAACAAAATTTGGGCCAGCACTAAAAAGTATTGGAGTTGGCATAGGCGATGCATTAGCTGGATTTTTACGAGGAATAGCTGGGGGGATCAGTGCTTTTGCCAATCCCATGGTTATTGCAGGATCTATAGGATTTGGTGTTGCTATTGCTGCTGTTGGCGCAGGCATAGCTGGTGCAGCATGGATTACAGGCAAAGCTCTACCAACACTGGCTAACGGATTGTTATCTTTTAACGAAATAGATGGCAGAGCTCTTATAGATGTTGGACTAGGTGTTGCATCATTGGGTGCAGGTCTACTGGTATTTGGTGCAGGTAGTGCTATTGGCGGCGCAGGTAACGTGATTGGTAGTATTGCAGATGGATTAGGCAGTTTGTTCGGCGGCAAGGATATTGTTACCAAACTTAAGGAATTTAGCACTCTAGGCCCGGGGTTAGGCAAAACAGGTGAATCTTTAACTACTCTAGCTGGAGCAATGGTAAAGTTTCAGACCAGTTTGGTATCGTTTACAAAAATAGATATCAAACCTTTAGACACCATAATTGACAAACTCAACAAGTTAAAAGAAGCTGCAAAACCTCCTCAGGTTAGTGTGATTGATGCTACCAAAAACATGGTAGCCACAGTAATGGATAAAGTATCTAGTACTGTTGGAACTCCTACAACTGCACAACCAGGAAAAACTGCACCAACTCGTGTGGCGTTGGGCAGCTTGCCTACCAAGCAAGGATTAACTGCCGCGGAAAAGGCTGCTGCTATGGAAACAGTGGCAGTGAATACCAAATATACCAATGATTTATTGATTGCCAGCCAGAAGAATGTTGAGAATCTACAAAAACTCATGCTGCAACGTTTAGAAGCTATTGTGAGTGCAACTGAAGCTACTGCTGGCTTTGGTAAAAAGACTGCGCGAAACACTTCTTAAAGTAAATACACAACAGAGAAAGCATTCACATGACCTGGCGCAAATATTTCAAAGGCGTAAATCTTCCGCAAACAGCAAGTCCAATTTCAGGACGCTTAGCCGAACCTGGCTATCGTAATTGGCAAAGTAATTTGCCTGAAGTGTATATTGGACACCCAAATCGTATTGAACGTTACAATCAATACGAGCAGATGGACATGGACAGTGAAGTAAATGCAGCATTGGACATTATTTCTGAATTCAGCACACAGATTGATGAGGACAGCAATTTACCTTTTGATCTACATTTTAAAGAATCGCCAACTGACAACGAAATCAAGATTATCAAAGAACAGTTGCAGCAGTGGGTGAATCTAAACGAATTAAACAAACGTATTTTTAAAATCTTTCGCAACACTATCAAGTACGGTGATCAAGTGTTTATTCGTGATCCAGAAACATTCAAATTGTTCTGGGTTGAAATGAGCAAGGTTACCAAGATCATTGTAAACGAAAGCGAAGGCAAGGAACCTGAACAGTATATTTTGAAAGATCTCAATGTGAACTTTCAAAATCTTTCAGCAACACAGGTTGCAGCCACAGACACCTATATCAATCATCCGCAAGTAGGAGGACCGTCGGGTAGCTACATACAGCCTAATGCTCCTTTCTCAGGCGGTAGTAGATTCAGTCGTGCGCAGAATGAGTATGCTATCAATGCAGAGCATGTGGTGCATTTGAGTCTTACAGAAGGCTTGGATGTGTATTGGCCATTTGGCAGCAGTGTGTTGGAAAATGTTTTTAAAGTGTTCAAGCAGAAAGAACTGCTAGAAGACGCTATCATTATCTATCGTGTGCAACGTGCCCCGGAACGCAGAATCTTTAAAATTGACGTGGGCAACATGCCAAGTCACATGGCCATGGCATTTGTGGAGCGTATTAAAAATGAAGTGCATCAGCGACGTATTCCTACCAGCACAGGTGGTGGTGCAAGCATGATGGATGCCACATACAATCCACTGAGTCAAAACGAAGACTACTTTTTTCCAGTTACAGCAGATGGCAGAGGCAGTGAAGTGACCACACTACAGGGTGGACAGAATTTAGGCGAAATCACTGATTTGCATTTCTTCACCAACAAGCTGTTCCGAGGCCTGCGTATTCCTAGCAGTTATCTGCCCACAGGCCTAGATGATGGCGCATCAGGTGCGTTTACGGACGGCAAAGTTGGTACTGCCTTGATACAAGAATGGCGTTTTAATCAATACTGTATGAGATTGCAAAGCAGTATTAGTGATTATTTAGATAAAGAATTCAAACTGTTCATGCGCTGGCGCGGCGTAAACATAGACAATCAACTGTTTAATTTGGTATTTTATCCTCCACAAAACTTTGCACAGTATCGTCAAGCTGAAGTTGATATTGCACGTATCAACACATTTACACAACTAGAACAGTATCCTTACATGAGTAAGCGTTTCTTGATGACACGTTTCTTGGGCTTGAGCGAAGCTGAAATGGCAGAAAACGAGCGCATGTGGGCAGAAGAACAAGGCGATGTAGATGCAGCTCCAGCAGATCCAGCTGGCTTGCGTAGCGTGGGAGTAAGTCCGGGCAGCATACAAGGTGATATGGACACACTGGCACCGCCAGCAGACGAAGCAGGTGCAGAAGCAGGCGCAGGCGCTATGACCGAACCAGGAGCAGCCAGCCCAATGGGAGGCGCACCGGGCGCACCCGCAGCAGCACCAGCAATTTAAACATTTGGGTTAAATACACTACTATGAACATATTTGAGCTATTTGATCCAGAGTCTCAAGGGCGTTATACAGAAAAGCAGGATAACTCTGTAATGAAACTCAAGGACTTGCGTAAGACTAGATTGAGTCTAGAACAGATCAATCGCATGCGCATGATGAACGATGTGCGCAAGGTAGAACATGAAGAAAAACTGAAAAAAGTCAAAAAACAGTACAAAGCCCCCTCTGCAGAAGCTCCTGCTGCCCCCGGTGGTGTATAATTATACATCAAAATACGTCAAAAAACACCGATATTTCACCAAATATTAGTAGATTATGTAAATAATCTTACAAGCCATATTATGAGGAGTTCCTATGAACAAGTATGAAAAGTTAATTGAGTATATCGTTAATGATGAGCAGGACAAAGCTCGTGCTCTGTTTCACGATATCGTAGTAGAAAAAAGCCGCGGCATTTATGAAAGCCTTATGGACGAAGAGCAGTATGACGAGACCATGGGTGGTAATGCTGTAGAAGACATGGTAGACGAAGTTTCTGCTGACGAAGAAGGCATGCAAGAAGCTGAAGACGACATGGACGACATGGACGGCGATGAAATTGGTACCGACGATGATGACATGGGTGACATGCCAGACATGGGCGGTGATGAAGAAGGCGAAGGCGATTTAGAAGATCGCGTGATGGACCTAGAGTCTGCACTGGACGAGCTCAAAGCTGAATTTGATGCCATGATGGCAGACGAAGGCGGTGATGACATGGGCGGCATGGACGACATGGACATGGGCAGCGATGATGACGAAGACATGATGAAAAACAGCATGTTTGAAGCTGAAGAGGAAGAAGACGAAGAAGAGGACGAGGAAGACATGTCCGAATCACGTCGTAACATGTCCGCAGCTGATCAGATTCGTGAATACGTTGAGAAAGTCAGCGACGGTCACGGTGCTGAGAAAAAAGGCGGCGCTGAAGGCCACGAAGTGGGCAAGGGTGGTAGCGTAAGCGTGAACAAAAACCACATTGTTGCTGGAAAAAACGACATGGGCGGCACCGCAGCTAACATCGTAAAAGGTGGTAGCGAGCAAGCACCTGACGGCACTAGCCCTAAAGGCAAAGTGGGCGGATTTGTAAAGAAGGGTCCTGATCTAATTGGTGACGTAGAAAACCGTGTGAACAGCAAGACCAAAGGCTACACCAACAAGCAGAGCGCAAGCAAAGGCGAAGAAGGTGGAGTAAACAAGACCAGTATTGAATCTGGTGGCAAGTGATATAGGCGCAAAATATGGCTTTGTACCTGAGAGAAAACCTTACGTTTGATGCAGCCCGGTTAGAAGTATTAACTGAGGAAGCATCAGACGGCAAAGGTAAAAATCTTTATCTGAAAGGGATATGCATTGAGGGCGGCGTGAAGAACGCTAACCAACGTGTGTATCCTATTACAGAGATTCAAAAAGCTGTTAGCCAAATCAACGAGCAAATTAAAACAGGTCACAGTGTGCTGGGCGAAGTAGATCATCCAGACGACCTAAAGATCAATCTTGACCGCGTAAGCCATATGATCACAGACATGTGGATGGATGGACACGCTGGTTATGGCAAACTAAAAATCCTACCAACTCCAATGGGCAACCTGGTTAAAACCATGTTAGAAAGTGGTGTAAAGCTAGGCGTAAGTTCACGTGGTTCAGGCAACGTAAACGAAGGCAATGGTCAGGTAAGTGATTTTGAAATCATTACTGTTGACGTGGTAGCACAACCGTCAGCACCAAATGCGTATCCAAAAGCAATCTACGAAGGACTCATGAACATGCGTCATGGGCATCGTGTTTTGGAAATTGCAGGCGAAGCTGGTGAAGACCAGCGTGTGCAAAAGTACTTGAAAGAGCAGGTTACTCGCTTGATCAAGGACTTGAAAATATAGGAGAAGGTAAATGTTTGATGCCATCAAACCATTGTTAGACGCAGGCATTATCAACGAGGATACCCGCACCGCTATCAATGAAGCTTGGGAAACCAAGTTAAATGAAGCTCGTGAAAGTATTCGCGCTGAATTGCGTGAGGAATTTGCTCAGCGGTATGAGCATGATAAAAGTGTAATGGTTGATGCTCTAGACACCATGGTTACCGAAGCTCTATCTGCAGAAATCAAAGAATTTGCAGATGAAAAACAAGCTCTAGCTGAAGATCGTGTGAAGTTCAAACGTCACATGACTGAAAGCGCAGGCAAGTTTGACCAATTCATGATTGGTAAACTGGCAGAGGAGATCAAAGAGCTACGCGAAGATCGTAAACAGTATCAAAACTCTATCAAGAGTCTAGAACAATTTGTGATCAAAGCACTAGCAGAAGAGATCCAAGAGTTTGAACAAGACAAAAAAGCAGTAGTGGAAGCTCGCGTTCGTTTGGTACAAGAAGGCAAGCAGAAACTGGCTGAACTACAAAAGCAGTTTGTTCAGCGTAGCGCACGTCTTGTTAAAGAAGCTGTGTCAACCAACCTTGAAACTGAGTTAACTCAGCTCAAGGAGGACATCCAAGTGGCTCGTGAGAACATGTTTGGACGTCGTCTATTTGAAGCGTTCGCTGGCGAATTCGCTGTTACTCATCTAAATGAGAACAAAGAAGTTGCTAAGATGAAAGCTGAACTAGATCGTAAAGAGCAACAGCTACAAGAAGCAATCTCTAAGGTAGAAAAAACTGCTATCCTAGTTGAAAGCAAAGAAAGAGAAATCAAGATTATCAGAGAATCACAGGATCGCAAGGTCAAACTAAACGAACTGCTGAAGCCTCTGAATGAAGAGAAGAGCACCATTATGCGTGAACTTCTTGAGAACGTGCAGACTGAGAAGTTGCAGACTGCATTTGAAAAGTATCTTCCAGCTGTACTGAACAACACTTCAGTTAAGAAGTCAGCTGCTAAAGCTGTAATTACTGAAGGTACTGTAGTAACTGGAGATAAGGCTGCTAAGGTCAGCGCGAAGATTGACGACGTGAATAACGTAATTGATATCAAGCGTTTAGCAGGGCTTAATTAATAACCCTAAACAGGAGAAGGAAATAAAATGACAAGCGCACTACTAGAAAGCCGTTGGGGCGAAACCAAAGAAGCCCTGTTAGAAGGCTTAAACGGTTCTAAAAGAACCACAATGGGTGTAATCCTTGAGAACACTCGCAAGTATCTGGCAGAAAGTGCAACAGCAGGAGCAACTGCTGCCAGCAACGTAGCAACATTAAACCGTGTGATTCTTCCAGTGATTCGCCGTGTGATGCCAACAGTTATCGCTAACGAGATTGTTGGTGTTCAGCCAATGACTGGTCCAGTCGCACAAATCCACACACTACGTGTACGTTATGCTGATAGCCAAGCTTCTGGTTCTGGCGATCTAGCAACAGGTACCACAGCAGGTGAAGAGGCTCTAAGCCCATTCAAGATTGCTGTTGGCTATTCTGGTGCTACCAGCACAGCAAACACAGGCGGTCGTCCAAGCAGCACTTCTACATTAGAAGGTGTTGCAGGTAATCGTATCAACGTGCAAATCATGAAGCAAGTTGTTGAAGCCAAGTCACGCAAGCTGTCAGCTCGCTGGACATTTGAAGCTGCTCAAGATGCACAAGCCATGCATGGTTTGGACATTGAAGCAGAAATCATGGCAGCTCTTGCTCAAGAGATCACTGTTGAGATTGACCAAGAAATTCTGGGCTCACTGCGTAGCCTAGCAGCAACCGAAGAAACTTTTGACCAGAGCACCGTTTCTGGTACAGCTACTTTCGTTGGTGACGAGCATGCTGCACTGGCAGTTCTAATCAACCGTGTTGCAAACAAGATTGCAAGCCGCACACGTCGTGGTGCTGGTAACTGGGCAGTTGTTAGCCCAGCTACACTCACAGTACTACAGAGTGCAACAACCTCCGCTTTTGCACGTACCACAGAAGGTACCTTTGAAGCACCAACTAACACCAAGTTTGTTGGTACACTGAATGGCGCAATGCGTGTGTATGTGGACAGCTATGCTGGTGACAGCCAGGCTGTGTTGGTTGGCTACAAGGGTAGCAGCGAGGCAGATGCAGCAGCATTCTACTGCCCATATGTTCCTCTAATGAGTTCTGGTGTTGTGCTGGATCCATCAACATTTGAACCAGTCGTGGGCTTTATGACACGTTATGGTTATGTTGAATTGACCAACACTGCTTCTTCTCTAGGTAACGCAGCAGATTACCTGGGCGAGATCAGCGTAAGCAACCTCAGCTTCCAATAATTCCACTCGGGATGGGAAACATTAAACCGCCGCAAGGCGGTTTTTTGTTGGTCAAAAAAATACCTGGGTTGCCCCAGGTATCTTAAAAACTAAACAGGATGCTGTCTGACTAGCATCAAGTGTTATTATATAGTCTCAGTTGGTTTAAAGCAAACTTTATGATAAATAATTTTGTTCTAATCATTTGAGCCTCATTAGAGGACTTTGCGGCACCCACCGCGAGGCCTAGAACGCCATTACAAGGAGATAAAACAAATGGGACGTCCAATTAGTAAAAAATATATTAATCCACTGGGTGTAGGACCTGGTGGCGAAGGTGTAACAATCACATCTGGTAATGCAGTTGCAACATTCAGTGATGTTGGTAGCGGATACTATGCAGCCAACGTAAGCGCAACTGTCAGCGCACCACAATTAACAAACGGTACAACTGCAACCATTGGTACAGTTTATTTGTTTGCCAATGGTGCGATCAAGGCACTTGGTGTTTCAAACGCCGGCTCTGGCTATACCGCAGCACCAACTGTGACATTCTTTGGTGCAAACAGTGGGCCAGCTGCTGCTACAGTGGCAATTGATGCGGCTACTACCAGTGCTAATGCTATTCTAGCCAACTGCTTCTTTACCACAGGCAGTGTGGGAGTGTTAACAGCAGACATCTTAAAAGCACGTGGTGCTCGTACTTTTGTGTGCAAAACTGGTTCAACAGTTGAAACATTAAAACTGATCACCAGTCCAAACGCCAATCCATACGCAGGCGGACAAATGACTATCACAGCTACATTTGCTGATGCTAGTACATTTAACGTGGCTAAAATCACAAACCGTAAGGTTTACAGCTCAACTGGACAAAGCTACAAGTGGACATTAACCACTGGCGCAGCGGCCAATGTATCAGCTACTGATATCACTGTGGTTGTTTCTAGTCTGTAATTTTAACTGATCTAAAGAAAGGGGGCTTGACCCCCTTTCTTTTTGGGCGCAGAATCTATCAGTAAATATTCTGCGGAGGAATCATGAAAGTTATTTTAACTATAGCAGCTGGTAGACGATTAAGCATGTCTGGACTTATACCACAATTACTGGCCCAAGAAGGATGGGACGAACTGCACGTTTGGGTAAACACCAAAGAACAAGATGATCTACATTTTCTTAGAGCTTTGCCAGGTTTGGACCCAAGAATCAAACTTAAATATCTAAAAGCCAAAACTTTACAACAGATAGAAGATGAATATGTTATTGAAAGCCAAAAGGCAGGTAACATTGGCGATTGGTGGCCGGCAAACTGCACTGACCCTGATGCCATTTATGTGCGTTTTGATGACGACATTGTTTTTGTAGAACAAGGAACAGTAAAGGCTCTAGTAGAAGCCAGATTAAAATACCCTGATCCTTATCTGATTTTTCCTGTGATTATTAATAATGCTGTCCTAGCACACTATTTGGAGCAAGCAGGCAAGCTAAAACATCCACAAGGCAAAAGCTACACACCTTATGTGTTTGACCCACTGATATGGAGCCCAAACATGTGTTTTGATATTCATAATCAATTTATAGATCAGGTCAACCAACATGGAGTAGAACATTTTCATATCTCAGATATTGATCTACCCCCACAGCATATCAGTATAAATTGCATGGTTTATTTTGGCAAAGACATAGCCGAATGGGGTGGTGAGTTTGGTCTTAATGGAGAGGAAGGATTTATTACCTGTCAGGTGCCTTATTGGAACAAACGCAATCTCATGATTCTTGGCAGTAAAGTGGTATGTCACATGGCATTTCACACACAACGCGGTCATTGGGAATCTCAAGCTGAAGACCAAGACGTTGATCATTTTATTACACAAATTAAAACCACTAATCAAGTGTCTAAAGAGCTTGAAGAAAAATATCACAAAAATGTTGAATTTCGCAATACAGTAACTAAAAAAATAGACTATCATAATTCCAGTTTAACAATTCTTGAAAAATATCGTGCGCTGCATGGCGATTTATATGGAATTGAAGGGTATCCTGTTGTACATGACACATGGAACTGGGATGAAATACACGCAGAGATTCAAAAATTTAAAGAGACTTGTGGCAATCAGCCCATTGCATAAATAAAGCAAACGGTTAATTTCCTATGAGTATTATTAAAAACGCTAGTGGCCCTTATGTAATCCGCACTATAAATGCTTCAGATCCAATAATTTTGGATTCTGGTAATGTGATTATCAATGGCAATTTGTTTGCAAGAGGCAGTTCAACCACTATCAGCACCACAAACACAGATATCTACGATAACACTATTACTTTGAACAAGGGTGTGACCGGGTCTCCTATACTAAACGCTGGTATAAGTGTGGTACGAGGTACTAGCCCAAATGTTGAGGTACGCTGGAACGAAGGCACACAAAATTGGCAAATTACCAATGATGGTAGCGTCTACTATGACATCGTGGCAACTACTACAGGAAATACCCGATTAGTAGACGATGCTAATCCTCAATTGGGTGCCAATCTAAATACAGCTAATTTTGCTATTCGTAACAACAACGGAAGTTTAGTTTACATTGACCCAACTGATGCTCTACGTGTAGACGGTAATATTCAAATTAAAAAAGTTCCAAACTTTCCCACACCGTCTGTGGTTACAGATTATAATGTGTTGGTTTCGTCAAATGTTGGTACAGGCGGAACTGGTTTGTATATTACCAACGACGAAGGAATTACTAATCAAGAGCTTATTAGTAAATCTAGAGCGGTAGTGTACAGTATAATATTTTAAGGTAACAGTTTATGTCAATTTTTAATTCAACATTAGTAGATTCAGTGGCCAGTTCTGTTTATACATCAACCGGTAACAGTGCTGTAACCACAGCATATTTTTGCAATAAAACCCCAAGCGCGGTGATTGTGAATGTGTTTGTTGTGGCATCTGGTGCTGTGGCTAGTGGCGATAACATTATCTATAGCAATCTTAATATTGCAGGTTACGATACCTATGTGATGGAAACTGAACGATTGCTGTTTAACAATGGCGATTTTATTTCAGCAAACAGCAGTGTGCCAAGTGCAGTAGTATCAACAGTTAGTTTCACAGGTATTTAAACATGGGAAGATTTTTAAAAAATCGTGAACTGGAAAGTCAAGGGTATTCAACTAGAATGCCATTTGGGTCAACTGCACTTAGAACCAGCACTCCGGTTAATGGTCTGTTTAGATTCAACACAGATACCAATCGTGTGGAAGTGTATTATAACTCAACTTGGAACACCATAGCCAAAGTGGGTATCAGTCAAATTGTCAAAGACAGTCAAGGAGCCACAGCACCAGGTGCTAACCTTGAAGCAGCTGATGGTAGTAGAACCACTTTTACCATGAGCAAAAGCTACAATGCTGGGCAGGAAACACAAGTGCTCATCTATGTGGGCAATATTTTTCAAAATCCTGGAGTGGCCTATACATTCAACGGAACCACAACAGTTACGTTTACAAGTCCGCCGCCACTGGGACAAACCATAATCATTCTGCACAATTTGCCAAGTACAGACACCATTTGATAGCCAATAAATAATCTTGTAGGAGAGCATAATGGCTATTGGACGAGTCGCTGGACCCATGTTACTTTCAACCCTGGATCGTCAGGGCGTTGATTTAAATTTTGTAACAGATCCAGGTACCGGCGCACAAACACTGGTATACTTAGATTTTAGTAACTTCCGTATGGGAGTAAACACCAGTGCGACCACGGAACGCCTTACAGTAGAAGGCAACATCAGTGTAAATGCCTATATCAAAACCAGCGCACTCAATCAGCCACTGTACCTAGAAGCCAACGGAACCGGGCAAACCATTATCGCCAATGTAAATGTGGTGAAAGGCAACATAAATGCCACAGATATTGGCACAACCATTCCTTCGACTGCACGATTCACCAGTGCAAATACCACAGGCAAACTGACTGCAAACACTCTGCAAGTGGAAAATCTTGCACCAGGAAGAATTGTATTCAGTGATGGCAATGGTCTCAAGGACGATGCTGACTTGCTGTTCTTTACCAGCAACAACACCTTTTATGCCACATCTATTGAAAGTGCCGGCACAGTTGGCTATGCTAACTTGAATATCACTGGTGAGTTCATATATGACTTTGCCACTCCAAGTAGTGTACCTTACTTTACAGCCAACAACATGCTGTATATCAGTCCAGGCATAAGATTCTTTGAAGGCAACTCTGTATTTCGCGCGAATAATGTACAAATAGCATCGCAGCCGATCAATCGTGTGCTTTATACTGGTTCAGGAAATGCAGCAATCACTTCAGCTGCATTATTGTATGATGGATCTACTTTTACATCTTCAGGTATCACACGACTTGGCGGCATTCAGTTTACCAGCCAAACCATATCAGGAATTGGAGTAGACACTGACATAACCATTAGCCCTGACGGGTTAGGCACAGTTAACGTGAATAACCATAGAATATCAAATATTGATACTCCGGTAAATGGCGCAGACGCAGCTACCAAACAGTATGTTGACGAGCGTGTGGTGATTTCTAACACCAACAGAATTTTCCAAGCGTCCAGTCAAGTGATTGTGCAAGATAACGGACTGGGCACAGCCAATGTTGCAATAAGCATAAACAACACTCAAATAGCAAGATTCACTGATACTTTTGCTTTTATTGGTGATCTTTCCATATACGACAACATACTTAATAGCGTAGCAGGCGAAATCATATTCAATCCTGCACTGCAAAATAGAATTAGAGTGGATGCTACTTCGTCAATACTGGTACCAGTTGGACTCACAGCAGATCGTCCCCCAATACCAGAGACTGGAGATTTACGTTTCAACACCGAACTAGGCACAATTGAATGGTACACTGGATCCGAGTGGGATAATGCCACGGCAGCCAATACCATTGCCAGTCAAATTATTATACCCAACGGAGTGGATAATACATTTACCTTGGACCAAGGTGCTACTACAGACACAATTCTGGTAAGCATTAACGGTGTGATACAAGCTCCTAGCAGTGCTTACTCTGTTACAGGCACCACACTTACTCTTACTGAAGTTCCACTGTCTACTGACAACATTGAAGTTCGGTTCTTGGCAGCAGGCATAGCATTTGCATCAAATCCTAGATTTATTAACTCAACATACGCCAATGTAACCACAGGCGGAAACACTGTGGATATCTTTAGTATTGCACAATATCGTTCAGCAGTGTACGACTTTACTGTGAGAAACATTACCACAGCACAGTATCAAGTTGGAGAAATATTTCTAGTTCACAACAATATATCTGGTAATGTGCAAGCAGCAACAAAAACCAGAATTGGAACACAAACTGATCTAGTTACCTGGAGCGTTACCATAGACGGATTGGGTGTAGTGCGCTTAAGAGCTACTGCAACCACTGCAACAGGTACCACCCAGGTCAAGCTGGGCAGAACCTACTTCAACGACCAGTAAACTGCGTATATTGCATTTTTTTGCTGTAGCAGCCCATAATCCAAAATTTCGCTAAATAGTTAAAATTGATGCCTTTCAGGAGCTTGGTTCATGGCCGTTACCAGAATAAAAAACAATCAGATTACTGATGCAACCATATTTGCAAACGAAAAAATCGCTGCGCAAACCATTGTAGGAACGCTGTTTAATCCTAATGTAACCATTGCGTCTAATATTACCATTAACGGAAACCTTAGTGTTTCTGGCACCACTCAGACAATTAACAGTGTAAACACACTGATTAACGATCCGTTGGTCATTTTTAACAACGGTTATGTAGGTACTCCTGCATATGATGTGGGTGTGCTTGTAAATAGAAATCTAAATCCAATTAATGCAGCCTGGATTTGGCGCGAAGCCAATGTGGGATTTGCAGGTGTGCTGACTAGCGAAACAGGTACAACCACCGGATCTATTAACAACACCACTTATGCCAACTTGATTATTGGTAATACCATAATTGATGCATACAGTGTGAACAGTGTAAATGTAGACACAGGTGCGTTCCAGGTACGCGGCGGTGCAGGAATTTTTGCTAACTTAAATGTAGGCGGTACTGGTAGCCAGTTTGGTGCCACCGGCGGACTAACAGCTATTGATGGCAATGTGCCAATTGTTCAGGTCAATCAGTTAAGCAGCACACGTTATGGGTTCATGATCACAGACACCAACAACAATGGTGCGTTGGCTCTAAGAACAACCAGTGCCAGAGGTGCAGAGATTCATACCTTTGGTGGTACTAATAAAGACATTTATATTCAACCAGACAGACTGAAAAGCATCTGGTTGCCTGCTGCTAACGCAGCGGTATTAGTTGATAACAATATCAACTCTACACTGGCCAATGTTGGTGCACTGAATGTTACAGGATCAGGCGGTATTTTTGTTGGCGGCAATCTAAACGTAGGAACCAGTGCCAGCTTTGAATCAGGTCGTGTGTATGTACAAGCACCTCCTACTCAACCCAACACCATGGCTGTGAGCTTTGGATCATTATATACAGGTCTTGGCGCAAACGTTACTGTGCTTGGTGCACATGTTGGTCGTACCAGTATTGGTGATCGTTCAACCATACTAGGTGCAGGTGCAGGCAACGCAGCACCTGGCACAGACAACACTTTAGTTGGACACATGGCTGGTGGTAGTATCAGTGGAACTAACAACCAATTCTTTGGTACATTTGCAGGTAATGCAGTAACTTCAGGCAGTTACAATGTAATACTGGGCAGTTATGATGGCAATGCCATTGCCAGCCTAAGCAATCAAGTGGTAGTTTCAGATGGCGAAGGCCGTCCACGTATTCGTATTGATGCAGCTGGTAACACTTTTGTTGTAAGTGGTCTTAACAGTACCAATGCCAATACAGGCGCATTTACTGTACAAGGTGGTGCAGGCATTGGCGGCAATCTAAACGTTGGCGGCGCAATGAGCGTGGCCAGTGGCAGACTAGACATAGATGCCACTCTAACCAGTATTGTGATGGCAGGTAACACTGCAACACAATTCCTCAGCACAGACAGTGTTATTATTGGTCAGAAGATTGGCAGCAGCACAAACTTTGGCAGCAAAGTAACAATCATTGGTAGCGAAGCCAGCAATACCAACACAAACAGTGCAGACAACACGTTGTTAGGTTATCGTGCAGGTTACTCAGGGCCAGGACAGCAAACCACAGCAGTTGGTAGTCAAGCAGGTCTAAATTTATTAAGTAGTGCAACTAACAATCAACTGTTTGGTTATAATGCAGGTAGTCAAATTACCACAGGTGATTTTAACGTAGTACTTGGCGCCAACACCATGACCGGACTGGAGACAGTCAACAACAATATTTTAATCAGTGATGGACAAGGTACTGGACGTATTCAGATCACTGACACTGGTGTGACTAAGATATTTGCCACAACAGAAGCCACTAGCCCAGCAGCAGGTGCACTGATTGTGTATGGTGGTATTGCAGTAGGAGCCAACAGCTATGTTGGCGGTAATCTAACTGTACAAGGTAACTTGACTGTACTTGGTAACACAGTTACCATTGGATCACAAAATCTAACAGTTCAAGACAGTATCATTGAACTGCACACATTTGCCAATCTAGCACCACTCACAGTGGATGATGGTCGCGATGTTGGTATTCGCGCACACTACTACAAAGGCTCTGACCAACACAGTTTCTTTGGATTCCAAAACAGCACTCAAAACTTCGTATGGCTACAGAACAGCACAGAGACCAGCGGAGTACACACAGGTACCTATGGTAACGTGCAGTTTGGCAGTTTGTGGCTCAGCAACAGCACAGCTAGCGGCAGTCAAACCACTGGCGCATTGGTTGTTAAAGGTGGCATTGGCGCCGGCGCACTCAGCTATCTACACAGTGTTGTGGTAGATAACAGTGTGAGTGCAACTGGCACAGACGCTGCTATCACATTTAGTCCAACTGGTACAAGTGGATTGGTTACAATTAATCCAGCTGGTGTTACTGGTAGCATTAACAACATGACCATTGGCGTTAGTTCGCCAGCCACCGGTTATTTTAAAGATCTATTTGTACTGGCCAGCACAACTCCACAAGGCCGCAATGTAGAGTTTAGTGGCAACGGTTACGCAAATCTAAGCCCAACAGGCGCAGTCAAGATCAGTCCACAAAGTGCTAACGGTCAAAGCAGCAACATGGACAATGTGTACATTGGTAACACAACTCCACGTCAGGCCACTTTCACCAGTGCCAATGTTAACGCAGACTTTAAACTAACATCCTTTACTGGTAACAGTGTGCTGTTCATTGACAGTGCAGCTACTAGCAACTTGGCAATCACACAGCGCAACGAAAACTTTAATTTCCAGGTAACTGCTAATACATTTAGTGGTTATATGTTAAGCGTGGGTGTGGACGGTGACACACAAACACCAACCGACACATTTAACATTCGTTATCAAGGTGACGCTTACAATCCACAGAGCACTATTGCTGCCAACACAGTTGGGCAAACTCCAGGTTGGACTGTAAGCACCAGTAGAGGCACAGGCTCAGCACCAGCAGTTACTCAAGACGGTGACTTCAATGGAGTATTTGGTGCGTATGCTTACACAGGTGGCACTCCAAGTTATCAAGAGATTGGTGCATGGCGTTATGTGAACCAAGGCACCACAGGTGCTGCTAGCGGTATTGGTGGTCAAGCGCAGCTATGGACCAAGAGAGATAACGGTTCAAGCACACTAGCAGTGCGTGTGGACGCAAATCAAATCGCCACATTCACTGGTCAGGTTGTAGTAGCCAACACCACCACTAGCAATACCACAACAGAAGGTGCATTGTATGTGCAAGGCGGTACCAGCATTGGCGGCAACCTAAATGTAAGTCAAGGCGCACGTTTTAACGACCAACAGAATGCTAATCGTGACTTTTATGTACGTGGTGGCAATGATTCAACCTTGATTTGGGCCAATACTAGAAGCGCATATAACCAGGTGTTGATTGGTAACAGCGCGATTGGTGCCAACTTGATCACAGGTGCTAAGTTACAAATCAACAGTACAGACAGTATTATTATACCTGTAGGTACCACAGCACAGCGTCCAGGAGCGTCGCAAGGTTATGGCACTGCCACAGCAGGTATGGTACGATTTAATACTCTTACTGCTGACTTGGAATACTACACAGGTACACAATGGTTCAGTCCACAGACATCTGCGCTTACAGTAGTCACAGATGATCAGTTCTCTGGAAACGGAGTGCAAACGGAATTTGTTATCAGTCGTCCTGCTACTACCAACGGAACATTTATTACTCTAAACGGTGTGGTACAGCACCCAAGTGTTGCTTACAACACATTCTCTGCAAACAGCACAGTGGTGTTTACAGAAGCACCGGCAGTAGGCGATGCAATTGACATTCGTACAGTAACACTCACATCTGAAGTGGTTGGTTTAAGTGCGCCATTGGGATATGTTACCATTGTGGCAGAGAACGAAAGTTTAAAAATAACCACAGGTGAAACTGCTGCAAATGTACGTTACGAATTTTTAAATGACGGTGCTTTACTGTACAGACCAGCTAATCTTGCTGTTGGACAAAGTCAGACTATTGTGGATAGCTTTGACAAAGCACAAATTCGCAGTGCCAAATATGTTATCAATGTTGAGCATTTTGGCGAGTACGAAACCAGCGAAGTTATGGTGTTGCACGACGGAACAACTGCATATCGTACTCAGTACAACAAGATATTCACAGGCAATGCAGGCCTGGGCAGTGTAACCGCAGCAGTGGTAGGAGCAAACGTGTATGTTTACTACACAGGCACTTATACTGGCAATTATGTGAAGTATAAAGCGGACTACGTGGGTGTATAAGGTAAATAAGGTATAGGAAACACAAATGGCCAATTCATATTTTGAAGTTGATGTGGGAGTAAACGTTGGTGGCGTAAGCATCAACGGTACCACTGGCAATATAACCACTTCTGGAAACATAATTCTAAATACGACCACTGTGAATTACAGTGCTAACAGCGTGACTCCAAAAAGCTATGTAGATAACATAGCAGTGGTTTTTGGAGTATAAATAGTTAAATTACTACAAGGTAGACAAAGATGGCAAGAAAATCAGTTAAAAATTATATTTTTACACCAGGCGCAGCAAATTCTGGAACAGTAACAATCCCTGATCCGTACAAACTTGGTGACATTCTAATGATCACAAACGTCACACGTAACACTGTGATTTACAATTTTGGTGATCCTACTAGAGGGGGCAGCGTTGCGTATACTAACAATACCAACGGCACTCTTACCAGTCCTGCAGGCACAGCTCTGAGTGCTGGTAAAAACATCTTTAGTAATCTAAACAATGGATTTACCACAATTACCTTGGCATTTGACACCAGCACACATAATGCTGCTGATGTATTGCAAATCTTTGTTGAAAGCGAAGAACTAAAAGTTCGTCCATATGATTTTGGTGTTGACGCTGTGGAGCGTATGAAAATTGCTGCACCACAATCCTTGATTGATGCAGACTTTGAATATGGTATGCAGCCAACCAAGTGGGTGAGTTTTGCATCCATGAATGACATGCCTTGTACTTACGAACTGCCTGGTAGTGATATATCACTAGGTGGAGGTCTTGGCAGCTATGCTACATTTATTACTGGAGGCATTAACACACCAAGTACTTTTATCTCCGGCACCGCCCAAACAAACACAATATTTGTAAACCAAGGCTATGATGGCCCTGGTGGTACTCTTACACAAAATGGTCCAAGAAGTATTCTCAACGGCTACTACATGATTGTGGCACAAGGGCAAGCTGGGCAACCAAACTGTGCAGCAGGCACTACTCATATCACACACGACTTACCGGTCACTGTTAAAAATGGTGGTATGTTCCAGCGCACCTTCACTGTGGCAAACACAGCTGGATGGAGCCCAGGTGACATCGCTTGCGTGGTTGAAATGCCAGGTGAAGGTGCTGATGCAGCCGGTATAGGAGCAAAAGTAGTTGGCACAGTGGCCACTACCGCAGTAACAGCCGGAATAACAACACTAGCAGCCAATGCAGGCGTGCTCACATCCAATGCAATTGTATTGGTTGAAACAACACAGTTTGGTGTATGGGAAGCTATGGCTGTTGTGGGCGGTACGACCTCCACTGCAACTGTAGTACGTAACATATGGGGCACCAATAGTGCCAATGCTGCTATTCCAGTTGGATCAAAGATTCGTATTATCGCTGGTACTAGCACTTATGCTAATGCCAACGTGGAAACCATGCGCATTGACAGTGTGGATTCCTACAATCAGTTCACAGTAACACGTTCATGGTTCAATGTCAACGCCAGCCCAACATTTGGTGCCAACAGTATTGTGTTTAAAGTTAATCACACAGCGAACTCTGCTGCTGTTATGGATGCAGGTAATATTGAAATTGTTCGTGGAACCACAGTGAACCCAGTTCAGTTAACTGGACAAGTAATTGAACGAGGCAGACTTGGTACAAGACCATTGAGCGCAGCAGGTCCTGGTAGTCTAGTGGTCCTGCTCACAGGTGCATTTGTGGCAGGAAATACTTCTTCACAATCGGTGGTTGCTTATGTACCTAACCATGAAATTGGCCTAGTTTCAAACTCCAACATAGCAAACTGCTATGTAAGTACTTTGAACTTTAGTCAGGCTGTGACAGTGAGTAATATTGAAGGTGTTTATTTCAATACCATTAATGACAGAAACTACGTAAGATATTATCCAAAAGTGCAGTTGAATCAGCTGCCTGGTCATCAGTTGAATCAAAACGATCAGCAGGCTGTGATTCGTCGTGGTGGTATCTATACTGGTGCTAATATTGTGGTAGCCAACGTTACATCCAACGTGGGTTCTCCAAGTTTGATCACAGTTAACACAGTTTATTCACATGGACTAACTCCTGGTCAGGCTGTGCAAGTGATTCTAGGAACTGGTCCGCAGAGCGCAGGACAGTTTGCTAACATCTATGAAGGTGGAACTGGTCAATTTGTTATTACCAGCACTCCTACTCCTAAGAGTTTTACTTATGTAGGCAAACCAAACTTAATCATTCCTACGCTACAGACCATTAACTCAGGCACACCAGTTGTGGGCTCTGAAATATATGCTAACGTTACCATGTTCCCAACAGGTCTGGTAAAACATCGTGCATTTGATGGCGGTAACAACATTGGTACAAACACCCCAGCACACGGTTACGAGATGACTCGTCAAACCAAGAAATACTTCCGCTACCAGTCTGGCAAAGGCACAATGTTTACCTCTGGTACACAGTTCATGCCAACTTTCCAATTAGCAAATGTGATATCAACAGGTACCACTATTGGTAGCACAATCACGATCACAACAGAAAACGAACATGGTTTGCAAATTGGTGCAAACGTAGTGCTGTTTGGAATAAATTCCTCAGGCTACAATGCTTTCTATCGTGTGGCAACAATCACCAATGTTAACCAATTCACAGTACTGGCTACAAATGTGTTGGCTTCGGCAAATCCTAACTTCAGTAGAACAAGATCGCAGGCTACGGATTACCAAGGAGTTAATTATCCACGTTTGACCATTGTAAACTGGCATGGTAGCAAAGTGCGTTCTGGTATATTTGATGACAGTAACGGTGTGTTCTATGAATATGATGGACAAACATTCTATGCAGTAAAACGCAGTAGCACCAATGATATTGCAGGCCGTGCTAGTATAGCAGTAGGTAGCAATCTCATGATTGGTGATAAAGACTGCCGCTGGATTGATCAACTGGCATCAGGTGATCAAATTATTATCAAAGGTATGACTCATACAGTTACTGACATTATTACACAAAATCAACTGTATGTGACACCTGTGTATCGTGGAGTCTTCAATGCCTTTGACACACGTATCTGCAGAATCAGCGAAGAACGTACTCCGCAGCATGAATTCAATCTAGATCGCATGGACGGAACAGGTCCTAGTGGCTATGTAATGGATCTCAAGAAAATGCAGATGATTGGTATTCAGTACACCTGGTATGGTGCTGGCTTTGTTGATTACATGATGAGAGCTATTGATGGTCGTATGATTATGGCGCATCGTAGCAAAGGTAACAACATCAATGACGAAGCCTACATGCGTACTGGTAATTTGCCAGCACGTTATCAAGCAGTCAATAAAGGCGCTCGTAGCTGGACCAGCAAGGCAGTCACACCAGATGCAACAGAAATTCAGTTGTATGATGTAAGCGAATTCCCAACAGCAAATGCCACATATCCTGTGACTGTTCAAATTGACAACGAACTGATTAGTTATACAGGAGTATGGCAAGCGAACGGCAACATCACAGGTATCACTCGTGGTGCTACTCTAAACAGTTATATTCTAGGCGAACAACGCAGCCTATGGAAAGGCAGCAATGCTGGAGTGGCATGGAGTCCTCGTGGTATGCCAAGCAATGCACCTTGGGCAGCACAAGCATTTAACCCACGTACAGGTACCTGGGTAGCGGTTGCAGGATACAGCACAGGCAGTCAAGCCACTGCATACAGCAAGGACGGACATAACTGGATCGCTGGCGGCAACCTGCCAGTAAGCAGCAACTGGTTCAATGTTGCCTACGGTCAGTTGAATGGTGTAGACACATTTGTGGCTATTTCCAATACCAACAGCACAGTGAGTGCATATTCACAAGATGACGGCTTGACCTGGACTTCGTTAACACTGCCTACCACTGCACAGTGGTCAGGTCTAGCACATGGATTTGATCAAAACAATGTACCAGTGTTTGTGGCTATTTCAGGATTTTCCGGGGTCACAGGAACCACAAGTCAAGCAACTGCATGGCTAAAGTCAATTGGTGCAGGATGGCAATCAGGTGGTAGCTTATCAACTGCTTTACAGTGGACATCAGTGGCATTTGGTAAAACCACAGCTAATTTGAACGTTACTACCAACAATGTGAGTGCTAGAACCAACTACTTCTGTGCCGTGGGAAGTACAGCTACATTTTCTACTGGTACCACCACATTTAACTATAGTACAGATGGCGGTGTAAGTTGGAATCCAGGTATATTGGCTTCAACTGCCGCCTGGACAGATATTGCTTTTGGTAACAATACCTGGATTGCAATCGCAGGTGGTCTGGGCGGCACAGCAGGCAGTGTGGCAAACTATGTTCACGGAAATCCTGCGTTAGCGACCTGGGCATCAACCACATTGCCGGCCACACAAGGATGGCGTAGTATCATCTGGGGCGAAATTTATGGTATGAACCAATCTGGTGTACCAAACGTTGGTCAGGCAGGTCAGTGGATGGTGGTAAGCGACACAGCTTCAACCACAACATTTGCTTATATGACCAACCCGCATTTGCTTGGCCCAGGTGTTGCACCAACATGGTTGAGCGGCACTCTAAACACAGCAGGCAGTTATACCAGCATCTGCTGGGGTAAAGGCATGTTCACAGCACTAGCAAGTGCTCAGTGGCAAGTGCCAATCAGCACATTTGGTAATACATTTGCAACCAGCGAATTCACCAGTGCAGGTAACTGGAGAGGACTGGCACAAGGCGATGGTAACGTGGTAGCAGTTGGCTTTGGTCAAACTGTGGCACAGGCTAGCTACAATGGTGGTCGCACCTGGCAAGCAGCAGGTACCATGGCCAGTAGCCAAAACTGGATAGCAGTTGCATACGCACCAGACATGGGCTTTGGACAAAGAGGTCGTTTTGTTGCAGTAAGCAACACCAGCGGTACTACTGTTCAGTGGCAAGATGCTGTACAGTTAGGGGCTAGCTGGAACACAACAACCACAGGTGTTGCAAGTTTATCATATTCAGATATTTGTGCAGTAAACAGAACCTTTATTGCAGTGGCTACAGGATCGCAAACCAGTATATTCTCTGCTAACGGTGCACTAGGCTTCAGTCAGATAAATCTGCCAAGCAGCAGTAACTGGAGCGGAGTTGCAGGCGGGTTGTTCCCAATCTTCCAAGGCAACACAGGCAACGTGTGGATGGTAGCAGCAGTAAGCAGCACCAGCGGAACAATTGCTGCTTACAGTAATGTACGTTCTGCAATTCAAGGCCTAAGCACTTTACCAGACAGTGGTAACCAAGGACAGAATGTTGTAAGTTTGTGGGGTAGTGCAACACTACCAGCCACAGGCACATGGACCTGTATTGGATACGGGTACAACAGTTACAACAACACCGGAAGATTTATCGCTCTGGCTGCTAGCAGTACCAGCTCAGCAATCAGTGTTGATGGTGGACGCACTTGGACAGCAGGCGGCGCACTGCCAAGCAGCAGTTTGTGGCAGCGTGTGGCGTATGGTTCTAACGGTATTTGGGTAGCGATTGCCAACGATAGAAGCACAGTGGCAGCTTACAGTTTGAATGAGGGTGCAAGCTGGATAGCCAGCACATTACCAACTGCATGTAACTGGACCAATGTGGTTTATCAAGATCGTCATCATCACTTTGTGGCAATTTCAGGTGATGCTACCAACGCTAGTGCAAACGTTTCTTTAAGTCGTCCAACAGCAGGTGTTGGTATGGAACACACAGCCAACACAGGTGTTAAGGTAGTAAGTGTAACAGCCAGCCCAGACTTGAATCACTGGGGTAGTGCAGTTATCATGGACGGCGGCTTCACAGTTGACCGTACATACACATTCACCTACAACGTAACCAACTATCAAGTGGCTGCGGTAGCTGGTGTACCACAAACCATGTTTATGATGAGACTGGCACCAACAATCAGTAACTCCTTAACAGGTGAACTGGGTGGTAAAGAACTGATCAACCGTGCGCAGGTTCTGTTACAGAGCATGTACATCAACGTTGGTGCATCCGCTGCACGTTTCTTGGTACAGGGCGTTCTGAACCCAACCAACGTGATCAGTGCTAACTGGAGACCGTTGAATGCAACTTCAACGTTCTTACAACCTAGCTTTACACAGTTTGTGGCTAACGCATTAGCAGCATTACCAACTGCTGGTGTACGTCAAATAATCTTTGGTGCAAACACCACTGCAACTGGTATTCAAATTGGTGAAGGTGCACTATCGCATGCGGCAACTGGTGGCGAACAGTTGTTCTCCATACCAGTTACACAAACCAACTCTGGTTTCTTGGATCTAAGTCAAATCAAGGAAATCACATCCATGGTATTGCCAGGTACTGGTATATATCCAAATGGTAACGAGATTCTTGCTATTAACATCGTTCCAGTAACTGCTGTGGCATCAAACGTTGACATTCAGTTGACATTTATTGAATCACAAGCATAAAGCATGTGCAAGATCAAAAAAGGGCCTTAGGGCCCTTTTTTGTTATCTAGCTCTACCCATAAATACACTATAATCTGAGATTGTAATGGCACTAACTAGACCACGTTATAGCAACATTGTTGATACAGACTACAAGGCCAGCTGTAGGGTAGTAACAACCACAAATATCACACTAGCCGGGGGTGCTCCAAACACCTATGATGGTGTTAGCCTACTGGTTGGGGATAGAATACTGGTAGCAGGACAAAGCACCGGCAGTCAAAATGGTATCTACACTGTACAGTCCGTGGGCACAGGTAGTAATGGTACTTGGACTAGATCCATTGATGCTAACGACGGAGAGCGGCTCACAGCAGGTCTACAAACTAACATTTCAGAAGGTACCTATGCTGGAAAAAACTGGCGATTGACCACCCCGGATCCAATCACAGTAGGAGTTACCAGTTTAACCTTTGTAGAATCCTCAACCGTTGCAGCAGGTATTAATCGCAATATACAATTTAACAACTCTAACGAAATTGCCGGCGCCGCTGCACTAAATTATTTCTCTGGTAACACTTCATTGGTGGCAGCAGGCAATATCTTTGCTGGAACGATCTATACCAACCAGTTAAAATGGGAAGCAAACAGTCAGCCTGTGACCTTAACAGGCAATATTAATCCTACCATATATGTAAGCAATACCGCAGTTTCAACGGCCACAACCAAAGTTGACTCTTTGCCTGCTGTTGGAAATACCTATATACGATGGAACATTGTAGCCAAAGATCAAGTGAACAATAGATACAGATTTGTTACTATTGAATCTGTAAACGACACAGTTGATGTATACTACAATGAATACGGCAGTGTTAAATCAAATACTTCATTTGAAGTAGCTGAATTCACCAGTAACATTACCAGCGGCAATATAAATCTTTGGGCTGTAGGCAACAGTGCCACAGTGTATGTGAATTTCCAACGTACCGTATTAGGATCATATGCTCCAACCGGATACATAAACAACTTTGGTCCCATTGGGCCTGCGGGCACTGTGGCAGAGACCAGCAGTAATATTGTGACCACTGCAACCAGTGCAGCTACTAGTACTACCACAGGTGCACTACAAGTGGCAGGTGGTGCAGGCATAGCAGGCAACGCTTATATTGGCGGCAATGCTGTGGTTGGTACAGATCTTACTGTGCTAGGCAATTTGTATGTGCAAGGCGACTTAACAAGAATCAATGCAGCAATTATCACAGTTGAAGATTTGAATATTACCTTGGCCAACGGCGCAGCCACAGCCGGTGCAGCCAACGGTGCTGGTATTAGCGTGGATGGTCCTGCTGGTGCACAGATTGTTTATCTTGCGTCTGGCGACAGATGGAGTTTAAACAAGGATACTAAAGTCACCAATCTGTATTCAGGTGGAATCTATTGGAGTGGCAACAATGCTGTGATGCGCACTGGTATAAACTATTATAACAGCGACACTGCCCCTATTAATGCAAATTACGGTGACAAATGGTATGATACTACAACTGATATCTTATACGAATGGCAGACCGGCGACGGTGCCACTGGATTCTGGGTTGATGTGGGCAGCTTGGCTATTATTGCCAACGCTAATTTATCAAATCAAGCATTTAACACAGTAAGCGCAAACAATATCACATCCACCGGTAACATCACGGCTAGTAATGTAGTATTGGGTGGTATAGGCAGCGGATATGTGTATGCCAACAATTTTATATTCAGTCAAAACGGTGCCAGCATCTTTGACTCGTTTGGTGTTAACAGCTATGGCAACGTCAACGTTGGTCAGTATCTACCAAAGCACACTGGCAATCTGCAGGCAGCAAATGTGTATGTGGTTGGTAACGACAGCCTTACCAATACCTCAGGTGCGCTGCGGGTAATTGGCGGAGTAGGCATCACTGGTAACTTAAATTTGTATCAGCCAACCGCCAGCGGGTATTTTGCTAATATTTCTGGGTACGGACGCCCAGGCGCTGGTGTACAGGCGTGGCAATTTTACATCAATAGCAGCATAGGTGGTCCTAACAGTTGGATAAACTTTCCTGATGGGACTAACCAGTTTACAGCATATCCTGGTACATCAACCACACTGACCACTTTTGATGCTAACATTGGCACACTGTTCTTAGGTAACATCAGTACACAGGCGAACCTAGGTGCATTTCAAACCTATGCTAATTCTAATCTAAGTACTCTAACAACAAATATTACCAACTTGGTTACACAGGCCAATGCTAATACAGCAGCCTACTTAACAACCTACAGTGGCAATGTATCCGCTGGCAATTTAAATGTAGGAAACTATGCTAATATTTTTATTACCACTGGGTCTACTGCAAATAAAAGTGCTTTGACTATTGCAGGCAACATATATGGCCGCGGCGGGGTAGGCTACCTAGATGCACTTCAATTGACCAATAATTACAGTTTAGGAACCAATCCTAGCAAGTACATACGTGTGGGTCCAACTGGTACTTTTGAGATCATCAACAATGCCTACACACAAAACATATTCAGTTTGAGTGATGCTGGGGCACTTACTATCCCAGGGCAACTTTTTATTGGCGGAGCGCAAACAACCAATGGTCCTGCTTTTGCTGCCTATGCAGCCGCGGTACTACAAACTATCACCTCAGGTAGTCAACAGAAAGTACTGTTCCAGACCGAAGAGTATGATACCAACAGCAACTATGCTAATTCAAGATTCACACCTACAATTGCAGGATACTATCAACTCAATGCTGAAGTTAGACTTGACGGAGCCAGCGGCACAGGTGAAATGATGATTATTCTTTACAAGAATGGTGGAGAATACAAACGCGGCACAAATCAAAGCGGAACACAAATTGCTTCTAACTTCTGGGCCATGCAAGTGAGCAGCGTAGTATATGCCAATGGTACAGGGGATTATTTTGAAATATATGTTCAACAAGGTTCAGGCGGAAACGTCACTGTGACCGCGGTTAACAACCCAGCTATCACCTGGTTTAATGGTTGCATGCTACGAGGAGCATAAGGATAACACAATGTCATTTCCAACATCGCCAATAAACGGACAACAAGTCACAGTAAATGGAGTCACTTATGTGTATGTAAGTGCTAAAAACGCCTGGAATAGAATTACAGGATCATTTTCAGTAATTGGTGATATTACATTGGCAAATGTAAGCTATCAAGCCAACAGTGCCATACCAAAAAGCTATGCTGATTCTATTTCAGTAGTGTTTGGATTTTAACAAGGTAAAGCAACATGCAAAAACTTAAAAAACTTTATAGATCGGAATACGCAGGCGAAACCATGACCACTAGCAGTACATGGGCAGGCAGCCAATGGGAATACACACAAGAATACATTCCCAATGCTATTACCAATCAACACATATCAAGACGTGCAGTGATAATAGGCAATGGTGCCAGCAGAAAAGATTATGAAATAAATCTGCTCAAAAATCACCGCGCTGGAATACTAGGTGCTTTGGCTGTGCAAACCTATGGTTGTAATGCATTGTATAGAGATTTTGCTCCTACTTTTCTTGTTAGTACTGGTACTGATATTAGCAAAGAAATAGCCAACAGTGGTTTCTGCGAAGATAACATCGTATATGCAAACGCAGAAATCGTAGCAGCGCATCCTCAAAAGTTTTATCTTGTGCCACAAGACATACACTACGATGCTGGTGCATTAGCAGTGTACCTGGCCTGCTTTGATGGACATAAACAGATTTATTTACTAGGTTTTGACAATTGGTCTGGTGACGGCGATAACAGCAACATGTATGTTGACACCAATGCTTATGGGCCGCATGATCAAGAACCAGCACACAATTTCTGGACAACCACCTTAAAACATATTATGGAAACCTACTCTGAAGTGCAGTTCACACGAGTCATGCCCACATCAGGATGGTGGTGCCCACCTGCCTGGAAGAACTGTTTGAATTTTAGACAAATCACTTACAAAGAATTCACACTAGAAATTGATTTATAAAATTTTTTCTAGTGTTTTGATTTTGTTCACCACTTGGCTGAACTTGAAAGTTCTCCAAACTCCTGGGTGCAACGGTTTGGGATAATGCTCCAACGGAACCCAACAGTATCCATTGTGTTCATTGTTTAGTACAGGAATAAATTCATCAGATACAGGAATTAAAAATGTGTGATAACAAAAGTTATTGTCATCACTGGTGAATTTTTCTAACGGGATAATCTTGTAGCCACTGGCATCAATGGATATTTCTTCTTGTATCTCTCTTATCAGTGCCTGCGATACAGTTTCGTTTGTCTCAACTCCGCCGCCAACAAGACCCCAAGAATGTTTGTGTTTTTTCTGACTGCGTAGTAAAAATAGATAACGTTTGGTAGTAATACTGTATATCAGTGCTCCGCAGCCGACTAGAGTATTATGGTCCATTTACCTTCTCTGTATATGCCTTCATAGCTTCTAACCCAACTTTCACCGTCCCAGTAAAACTGCACGTTTGTATTTAAGTTGGTCACATAGGCACCGTCAATATTGTTTTGACTGTCAAAACTCACTCGCCAACGAGTGCCATCAAATTCAATGATGTCATTGGCATTGGCATAAAAAGGAATGTCGTTAGGACTCCATGCCTTGGCAAAGTCAGTGTTGTTTATGTTGTTAATTGGTTTCAAGATCAAAAATCTTGTGCCTGTGGCTACCTTGTAGTTTCCTGTATTACTGTCTATTAACAGTTGATCCACATTGACCTTTTGTGGATCAATGATGGCATTTACTGGATTCAGTGTGTTGGCTGGTAAAGTGTCTACAAATGGTTCAAACAAAAGTAAAGAATCGTCTACCGGATGAAATGCCACAGTGCCCACAATTTCTGTACCGTCGGGTTGTTGTAGTCGTATTTCACTAGTGCCATTTTTTAGCACACCGTACAAACTTAGGAATCCGCTCCAGCTGTCTGGCTTGCCTGATCTAGTAAGATTGAGTTCAGAAGTGTTCAACTGCTCGTTATTATCAATAATAATATTGAAAGGATCTTGTACGGGTTCGTCATATTTTATTAATTGTAGAGTGTTTCCGGTATACATGATACCATATCGCATGGGCACCCACGCTCTACGAGTGAGTAATGTTTCGGGATCCCCAAGAGCTTCTTCAGGTGTACTGACATTACTGCTGTCAAAAATAGAACTAATAACCTTTTGTACCACACCAAGTTTTTTAAGTTTTGCCGGCGGACTTATCCAAATAGGAATGTCAAACGTCATGGTTGCCACACTGATAGGATCGTCTGCGCCAATGGGCACAGTTCTACTGTCCCAACTAACGTCTGTTAAGGTCACAATGCTTAAACTGGTCCAATCAATATAGTTGTCTGTGCTTTGTATTTCAAGACTGGGATTGAACAGTGTACATAGTTGTTCTATTAACTGTAATTTTTGTTCAGTGTTACTGGTCCAAACGTCTAGTTTTAAAGTAAGACGATATGGTACCGGCATGTGTCGTTCCACAGTGTAACTATCGCCTTGTTCGCTGGTTGGCATACCGGTGTTTGGATCAATGCGTCTTTGTCTAATATGCAATTTGCTAATATGAAACGGTTCCTGCATGCGTTCACGATCGTATTGCAGTCCAGTAATATAAACTGCCATAGCAGGCACAGTGTTCATGGCATTTTCGCTCATGCCTTTGAGTATGTGCTGCGCTTGTCTGCTGGCATCGCCATAGAACACTGGTACTGTTTGCAAAGCCAGTTTGCCAGTGCCCGCGTCAGTTGTTCCAAACTGCACTTGAAAATTGCTGACCATTCTTATAAACTGTAACAAGAATCGTCTAATCTGCTCGTCGTAGAAAAATTGAACTGCCATTAGTTATCTGCCTTTGGTGTTAGTGCCTTGCTCAAGCTCACACGTTCGGTCACCACATTGCCATTGGCATTGGTCCATGTGGTTGCGTTGTTTACAAAACCGCTTCGTTGAGTCTTGTTATCTGCGGCACCTGGTGTAAGGTTGGTTCTCACGCTGTCTTCAATTTTAACCCACTTGCTGCCATTGTATCTAAAAAGTCTATTAGGCACAAAGTCTAACCTTAAAAAATAATCGCCTGATTTTGCATTGGCAGGGAATGCGATCCCCATGCTGATGTCAATTCCATTTGGAGCAGTACCGTCACCGGTCATGTAACCTTGTACTTTAGAATCAGGTGCAGCATTTCCGCTTGAACTGTTAAGAACTATACTCTTGCGCAGAGTTATTATTTCGCCGCTGGCAATAGTGATGTTACTGCTGAGTATGATTCCAGAATTGCCAATGATTCCGGTGACAGTTATACCAGCATTGGCAAGAATATTTGCAGAGCTAACCGTAGCGCCAACAATAGCTGCGCGAGCATTACCAACCAAGATTCTATTAGAATTGATTCTCGTACTGGATGCGATTAAATTGATAATGCTTGCACCGGACGCATCAATGTTTCCGGTGGCAACATTCTGTCCACTAGGTGCAGTCAGTTGTCCAGTAACCCCTCTAGTGACCACATATAAATTGGCATTATTATACCCACTCTTAGGCAATTCAATTTCTGCCTGCGCAAGGATATTTTCGTTAATATCAAGATATTTTTGATAGGTACTGACCACATCACCAATGCTGGTAGCGTTGGCATTGGCAGTAAATGGATCGCTGTCGGCGGCAATTTTGTCCAGTATGTCTTTGTATTCCTGGCTGTCTACCAACGGTTGTAGTTTAACACGCCAAAGGTGTGGATACCAAGTTGGTGAGAACCCTTCTGCTGCCCACGATGCATCAGTTACCACATAGTAGCGTTTGATTGCAAATGGCACACTTTGATCCAGTGCATGATAATCTTTAAGATGCATGAGCTCTAGTACATCACCTGCAACGATCTTTCGCCCTACAGTTTCTACCATGTCATTCAAGTGGAAGGTCATAAACTGAGTGCCAGCAGCTAAGAATATACCAAACTGACTTAGATCAAAATCCTGATCCTGCTTTTGATAAATGCCTCGCAGATTGTAGATATCTGGATCGTATTTGCGATCACGATTTTCTAAAAACAGTAGATCTTGAATGTTTAACTCGCTCTGATTAGCATATTCAGGTTTGGTAGCATCTGTACCAGCGCCGTTTGCTGGCCCAAGATACTTGTGCAAATGAATGCCGGTACCGCCCACAGTGAACATTTCGCTGATTCTGCGATCCAGGAACTGGTAATCGTTACCTTTATTTTCACGCCATAGGCTCAAACGTGGCATTTTTAAACCCTTATTATTATATTTAGCTAGGGCACCCAGGTTGACAACATAGCCCAATTGTTTTATAATTAACTGTTACAATAACTTAGGAGCAAAGCATGGCTACCAAAGCTGTTGCAAAAAAAGCAAATGCACCTGTTGCAAAAAAAGCAAGTGTGCCCGCTGCAAAAAAGAGCAGCGTCCGCCGCAAGCATTTACCGGACGAAAAGTACACCGGCAGCGAGCCGCAGTGGGATACAGAACTAGCACTCAAAATGACAGATGAGGAGTTTGATCATCATCTGCGACGCAGTTTTTATTTTTACAACTATCATTATGCAGTTAAAGATCTCAAGCCCGAATTTGTTAAATGGCTGCAAGAACAAAAACATTTTGAAATCAGCAAAGCAGATCTCAGCAAGATCATAAAAAGTCGTTGGGTGCCCATGACAGCTTGTAGTCTGGTCATGGCCCATGGCATGGGCATGCCACTGCGCGGTCGCACTCTTGAATATCTCAAAAACAGTGTACAGGAAGTGTGCCTGAAGTACGATTACTATAAAGAAGGTGACGACGAGCAGCCTGAGGTTGTAGTGCCCACAGCACCGTCCAAAGTGCCTACTATTCAAGATCGTTTGAACGAACGCACTAGCGAACTGTTAGGCGAGCTTGAAGGACACTATGATGAAGTATGCGAGGGTAAAACCACGTTTGATCATTACAAGTTTTTGGTTTCCAACAATGTGGTACAAGGGCAGTTGATCAAATACGAAACCTTGTACATGACAAGAAAGGTTGAACTGGATGCTGCCTACAATGGAGCAGATGCTGATCTAGTGGAAGCCTACAAACACTATAAAGCAGCTGATTGGAAGCGAATTTTTGCCTGGATAGACGGTCTGCTTACTGCAATTGAACAGTACCGTGGAGTTAAAAAAGCCAGTAAAAAAGCCAGAGTTAAGAAAGCTCCTAGCAAAGAAAAGCTGGTGAGCAAACTCAAGTATTGTAAAGATTTTCCTCAACTGAAAGTGGTAAGTATCAACCCTGCAGAAATAGTTGGAGCACAAGAGCTTTGGGTGTACAACACCAAGACTCGCAAGCTGGGCAAATACATAGCCAGCAACAGCGATGGCTTTGCTGTTAAAGGTACCACAATTGAAAACTTTACAGACAAGAGTGTGAGCAAGACTCTGCGCAAGCCTGAGCAACAACTGTTGGAATTTACCAAAAGTACCAAGGTACAACTGCGTAAATTTTTAGAAAGCATCAAAGCCACAGAAACCTTGCTTAACGGACGTATTAACACTGACACTGTGCTACTGCGAGTACTGTAAGTCCAAACCCCCGTTTGCATAAATACTGCAACGGGGGTTTCTTATGGCCACATTAAAGCCAGGACTGAATTCTAAACAACACTTGATCACTGACAGCTTGGGCACACCAGGTCCAATAGCCTACGATGAAACACAGTACGACAGCGTGGCCAAAAAACGCAAAGAAATAGAAGACTACGTGCGTTTTCGTTTGGGCGATGGCATGGTTGATGTTGAACTGGATCCAGATCATTATAGAGTAGCTATTGATAGAGCTCTGCTGCGCTATCGTCAACGTGCTGGAAATGGCGAAGAAGAAAGTTATGCGTTTCTAGAACTTTTACCAGAAACACAAGAATACATTCTGCCAGAAGAAGTCATGACTGTACGACAGATATTCCGTAGAGGCATTGGTAGTGTAACAGGAACCACAGCTAGCCAATTTGAACCGTTTGCGTCCGGGTACTTAAACACATACATGTTGGTGGCTGGACGTGTGGGTGGATTGCTCAGTTACGAACTGTTTAGCCAATACCAAGAACTGGCCATGCGCATGTTTGGCGGACACATGAATTTTACTTGGAATCCAATGAGCAAAAAGCTCACACTGATTCGCAAGATTCCCGAAACAGGTCATGTGTACAAGCGAATAAGTACTCTTACTGCCAGTGGTACCACAGTTGGAAGCACAATCACTGTTACATTCTCTGATCCTTGGGAAGAAATTGTGGTTGGTGGAACTTTGGTTATTGCCAACTGTCCGGTTACCGGATACAACAATGCCTATGAAGTTCTTACTGTGGACAATGACAGCAAGGTGTTTACTGTGGAGGCACTGAGCAATCTTGGTTCCACTGCGGTAACAGGCAGCAATCGTGATCGCACCAGAGCCTACAGTCCACTTACTGATGATCCTGCCGAAACAGTTTTGTTGCATATCTATAATAAGAAACCAGACAGCATGCTGTTGAATGACAGTAGAATTTTTCCATGGCTACAAGACTACGCACTGGCAGTTGCTAAAGACATGTTGGGTCAGGCTCGCGAAAAGTTTGCTACCATAGCAGGCCCACAAGGTGGTACTCAGCTGAACGGCGGCGCATTAAAAACCGAGGCTAAAGCAGAAATGGAAGCTCTTGAAGAAGAACTCAAGCGTTTTTACGATGGCAGTATGCCTTACACTTGGGTAATTGGATAATGAAGATAAGAGAAATTATTACTGAAGTACGAGCTGGTGACATACCTGACAATTTTAAACAGTCAAGTGCTGGCTTGCATACATTTAGTGATGCAGAAAGAGCCAATACAGACTACACTCACTACAGATTGGGATTGGCTTTGGCATGTGCAGATGGTAAAGGGCAGCTGATTGACATGGATCCAAAAACCTTTTATGGTAAGAAACACACTGCACATCCTTATACCAAAGAAGAAGAAGACATGCTCAAACAAAGCTACAAACTGGTTGGAGCAAACTATAAAGACCTTAACAAAGGTAATTTGAATAGTATGGAAATAAGCGATACTAATAAAGTAAGCCCAACAGCCAAACCTAAGAAAAACAAATACGGTGTTTGACCACCGAAGCAGTTTAGTTTATAATGCCCCTAAGGGGGCATTTTTTATGATCATAGGCATATCAGGATTTATTGGATCAGGCAAAGACACCGCAGCAAACTACTTGGTGGGCTTTCATGGATTTAGACGCGACAGTTTTGCAGGTGCGCTCAAGGATGCAGTTGCTACTGTGTTTGGGTGGGACAGAGAACTACTAGAAGGGCTTACACCTGAGAGCCGGGCCTGGCGAGAGCAAGTGGACACATGGTGGAGCAAACGGTTGGACATGCCGCATTTAACTCCTCGTTGGGTGTTACAACATTGGGGTACTGAAGTTTGTCGTCAAGGGTTTCATGATGATATTTGGATTGCTGCACTTGAAAATCGTCTACGGCAACGTACCGGAAACACTGTGATAACAGATGTACGTTTTCCTAACGAAATTAAAGCTATTCGTCGTGCTGGGGGTACTCTTTGCTGGGTCAAACGCGGATCCTTGCCCGAGTGGTACGAAACTGCACTGCTAGAAAATACCACACCTCTGGACAAGCAGTGGCTTCTAGAAGATGCGCATCAACTGATGCCACAAAAGTATCCTCGGGTGCATGCCAGCGAGTGGGCTTGGGTGGGTACACAATTTGACTACGAAATTGACAATAATGGCTCAGTTGAACAACTGTATGATCAACTTAAAAGTTTGGTTAATCCTCAGCGGCCCGCCACGGTAAACGCTCTAGATATAATACTTTCTGGCAGTTAAGACACACTGTTCTTAGATTTACTCTATCTACATTTTTTAAATTACCGTCCACATGATAAACATGCAACTGTTGATCAGGTAATTTAGCCACAAAGCCGCAATGATCGCATGCGGCTTTTTTTCTATATCCGGCACGATACCAAGCAGGTCGTTTTGCTGGTACTTTTTTACCCTTTCTAATACAAGTGTCACACCGACTTCGGAAATGTGTGATTCCTTCTGAAATATAGTTGATTGCAACAGGACGATCGTTGCAAGCAGGGCATAAACTTCTAATAGACATACGGTATTTATATACTAAACCTTTGCAAAGGGCAGTCTAGCAGCCCAAAAATGTCAGTTCCAAATAAATATCTATAACATGATTTTTGTCAAAGGAAAATAACATGGCAACTTTAGTTTCTCCAGGTCTTAGTGTAACAGTAACCGATGAAAGCCAATATGTACCAGGCGGTCCAGGAACCGTTCCGTTGGTAATTTTAGCAACTGCACAAGACAAAACTTCACCAAGTGGTGGCACCGCTACTGGCACCACAGCAGCCAGAGCAAATACTCTACAAGCATTTGGCAGTCAGCGCGAGCTGATCACAGCCATGGGATATCCCGTATTTAAAACTGCGGCTGGCAGTCCTGTACATGGCGACGAACAAAACGAATATGGATTGCAAGCAGCTTACAGTGCAATGGGCCTTGGTAACAGATGTTTTGTACTAAGAGCTGATATTGACCTCGATCAACTTACACCTACTGGAGTAAGACCAAAAGGCAACGTTGATGATGGTTTCTACTGGTTTGATCTTACCACATCTGACTTTGGTATATTCCAGTGGAATGCATCAACACAGACTTTTACAAAACAAACAGTAACCGTTCTAACTTCAACCGCAGACGTAAATTCTCCTGGCGGCGCCGGAGAACCATTTACTCCAAAAGACAGTGTGGGAGAAATTGGCAGTTATGCAGTAATCGCAGTAGACGACGACAATCCTCTATTTTATAAAAATGCAGACAATGCCTGGGTAGCTGTTGGATCAAAAGATTGGCAGAAGGCCTGGCCTACTGTGCAAAGTTCATATGCAACTTATGCCGGAAATGAAGTAGCAGCAGGTACTCAAGTTACTATTAATACTGTTACTGTAACAATCACAGCAGCAGGTGCGACAGCAACAGGAACAGAAGTAGTAACTGCAATTAATGCGGCGTTCGCTGCCAACTACGGCGACGGTATCCGTGCTGAAATTGATACCAACGGAAGACTGATCATTCGCGCTACATCAGACGCAGCAAGCGATGGTAGCACAGCTGACGGTAAAGTGGTTATTGTTGACGATGCTGGTGCTGCTGACTTAGGATTAGATGGCGGTATTGAAGCGTTTGCTCCAATTCTTGATTTTGGAAAATACACAGAGGTACCAACCTTTGCAGCGTCTGAAGCCACTCCAGCACCAACTGGTAGTATTTGGGTAAAAACTTCTGTAGTAGGCAGCGGTGCTAACTGGGTAGTAAAAAGATTCAACGCATCAACTGGTGCATTTGCTACCATGGCAGCTCCGATCTACGAAGACAAAGCATCGGCCATCTATGGACTAGATCCATTAGGCGGTGGATTTAATCTAGCGGTAGGCACACTGTATGTTGACTATTCAACACTAACTGATTTTCCTGGTACATTTAAAATTTGGCGTCGTTACAAGAGTGGCGTAACCAAGGTTACTGGATCAGTACCTGCTAATGCAAATCCATTCACCATTGGGCATACTTTTAAACTGGCTGTGACACAGCCTGAGCAAAGTACCATTGATGAATACACATTTACTATTGCTGAAACCAGTGTAGACGGTTTTGTAAAACTAATACTTGGTAAAGCCATTCCAAATGTGTTTGCATCAAAAGAAAGTTCAGGTGCAATCAGTATCACGCACAAAGCAGGCGGAGATATCTATCTAGTAGATACTACCGCAGGGGTTGGTAATCCATTGACCAACGCTGGTTTCACCAGCAGCACCAGTGGTATTCTTGTAGAAACAGTTGGAACATATTCAGGATCTTTACTGGCCACAAACTGGTCTGTACTAGACTACACTTACAGCACTGAAGAGCCTTATGTGGCCCCTGCTGATGGTACACTATGGTACTATGGTAGTGCTGTAGAAGCAGATGTGTTAATTTGCAGTACCACTGGCTGGAAGGGATATCGCACAGTGTCAAGTGACGCTCGCGGTTATAATCTAACTCTTACAGATCCAAATGGTCCAATTTTTTCTGCTTCAAGACCAACACTACAAAGCGACGAGACAGCTCTTGTGGCAGGCGACTTGTGGGTTGACACCAGCGATTTAGAAAACTATCCTGTGATCTACAGATACAACGGCAGCAAGTGGGTAGCCATAGATAACACAGATACCATTACTCAAAACGGTATTCTATTCGCAGACGCACGTTGGGACGCAGATGTTGATGGCAGCGGTGACAGTATTGGTGGTATCGTTGATCCAATCAGTGGCGACCTGCCAGAGATAGCAACCATGCTGTTGAGCAACTACACTGACTTAGATTGCCCAGACTATCGTTTGTATCCACGTGGTACCATTCTATGGAACACACGTCGCAACGGATTCAACGTCAAACAATATGTAAGCCAAGCATTTACAGAAGACGCTTATCCAGATGCAGATGCCAACAGCGGAAACAATCTGGTTGGAGAAATTCCTGACATCACAGCAACTTGGGTAACTGCTAGTGGCAACCAAGATGACGGAAGTCCTTACATGGGACACAAAGCTCAACGTCGTATGGTAGTCAAAGCACTACGTGCGGCAGTTGACAGCAACACACAGATACGTGAAGAACAGTTCACTTTCAATCTGATTGCTTGCCCAGGATATCCAGAGCTGTTGTCAAACATGACAGCATTAAACAATGATCGTGCAAACACTGCATTTATCATTGGCGACACTCCATTGGATCTGGTTCCAGACACAATTGAGTTAACCAACTGGAGCAATAATGTTGCTACCACTGCTGACATCTATACAGGCCTGTTCTATCCGGCAGGGTTAACAAATGACCTAGATGGCAACGAAGTTGTGGTACCTGCAAGTCACATGGCATTAAGAGCTTTGATTCGTAACGATCAAATTGCTTACCAGTGGTTTGCCCCAGCAGGCGCACGTCGTGGATTGATTGACAATGCCACAGCAGTAGGATATCTAGACTATACCACAGGATTGTTCACTAAGATTGGTGTACGTCAAAGTCTGCGTGACACGCTGTACACTTTAAGAGTGAATCCTGTTGCAAACTTACCTGGTTTAGGACTGGCTATTTTTGGACAAAAGACTCGTAGTCCAATTGCACAAAGCACAGACCGTATCAACGTTGCACGTCTGGTTAACTATATTAGAAGCATCCTAGGTGGCATCAGCAACAGTTATCTGTTTGAACCAAATGATAAGATCACAAGAGATCAAATCAAACAGGCAATTGAAGGTGCTATGAATGATCTAGTGGCCAAGAGAGGTGTGTACGATTACCTAGTGGTTTGTGACGAAAGCAACAACACCAGTGATCGTATTGCAAGAAATGAATTGTATGTGGATATTGCTATTGAACCTGTAAAAGCAGCAGAGTTTATTTACATTCCAATTCGCTTGAAGAACCCAGGCACTATCGCAGGAGCAGGCACTTAATAGGCATATATTATGAAGCGGCGGTGCCGCTTCATAATTTGCCAAAAATGAGCTAAATAAGAATATAGGAGACAACAAACATGTCCGTAGCATCATTAACAAGATTTACAGTGCCACTGGCTTCAAGTCAGAGTGCAAGCGCACAGGGCCTTTTAATGCCAAAACTGGCATATCGTTTTAGAGTATCATTTGAACAGTTTGGAGTTAGTCAGCCAACAACAGAATTAACCAAACAGGTAATGGACTTTACTCGTCCAACTGTACAGTTTGGCGATATTGTGGTTGATGTTTACAACAGCAAAATCAAACTTGCAGGCAAGCCAGAATGGCAGGATGTTACTGTTAACTTAAGAGACGACGCAGGCGGTAATGTCAGTCGTTTGGTAGGCGAACAGTTGCAAAAGCAATACGACTTTATGGAACAAGCTAGTGCAAGTTCTGGTATTGATTACAAGTTTATCACACGTTGTGAAATGCTTGATGGCGGCAACGGCGTACTACAGCCAAACGTGTTAGAGACTTGGGAACTGTATGGATGCTATCTCCAGCAAGTAAACTATGGAGAAGTTAACTACTCCAGCGGCACAGAAATGGTTAAAATTGCTCTTACCATTAAGTTTGATAACGCAGTACAAACACCACTTGGTTCTGGTGTTGGCGGCGATGTTGGCAGACTATTAGGTATTACAGCTACTGGTTAATCCAGACGACACACTTTTAAATTACACCCGGCTTAGGCCGGGTTTTTTATGAGATAAATATCTAAAAAGAGGCATTATGAGTTTAAATCCTTACCTACAGCCAATTGGCACCAACAGTACTGTTCATGATTATGCTCATGCTGACCGTGTGTTTAGAACAGATGCGTTTAGATTGCATCCTAAACTTGCGTTTCTTTACTATGTGAGAATAAATCTTGACCCTAGCTATACCATGTTCAAAGGTTTGAAGCAAAAAGAAATTGGTGCCTTGGTTAAAACTGTTTCGTTACCAAAATTCACAGTTGATACAAAAACTCTTAATGCCTATAATCGTGCGAACCTAGTTCAGACAAAAATAAAATATGATCCGGTACAAATAAAGTTTCACGACGACGCCGCCAATATCATACGAGAATTTTGGTACGACTACTACAGTTTCTATTATAGAGACAGTGACCATGCAACAAGTTTGTATCAAAGTGCTCACAAATACAGTGTAAGACAAACAGATCAGTGGGGATATACACTGCGCAACTCTCCTGATTCGGGAGACAAAGAACAATTTTCATCTGTAACACAGTTGATAACTGACATTCAAATTTATAGTTTTCACGGAAAGAGATTCAGCGAAGTTACACTGCACAATCCTATAATAACTTCATTCAGACACGGAGAACATGATTACTCTCAAGGCACAGGCATACTAGAGCACGAAATGCAAGTCAGCTTTGAAACTGTGACCTATGCAGATGGATTTTTAACTGAAGAAGAGTTTGGTGACGACATGTTGTTAAAATACGATCGCACACCAAGCGATCTTTCTCCGCAGAGTTTACAACAGGCAGGTGCAAACACAGTTTCCGGAAGAGGAACCGATCTAACGTATCAAAACGGACAAGTGGTGCGAGCTTCTCCGCAAACCAATTATTATCGCGGCGGCAGTATACAAAAACAAAATGGATTTTCTCTATTGCCTGGATCAGGTGGTTCTCAAGTTAGAACAAACAACAGTGTGTTTGCCACTGCCGGCAAAGCAGTGCTTGGAGGCATGCTGCAATCTGCCATTCGCGGAAGAAATCCTTTAAGTCAATTTAATGTTGCAAATGCGTCAAACTTGCTTTATCAAGCAGGCAGTGCAGTTGGTGGGCCTGCAGGGCAACGATTGATTGCATCTGGTGGGCTAGTAAAAGCAGGACAAAGTATCATGAGAAACGGAGTTGGTCCTGGAAACTTCGGCACAGTGGCGGTAGCAGTACAAGCACTTGGGCAATTAGGTATACGACCTGAAAACATTCTATCGTCTGGTAAAAATATTTTCACTGGTAGAGCCACTACCAATGGATCTCCTGTGGCAAAAACACAAGGAACCTTTCCAACAGCCCAGACACCAAACTTTCCTAGTGTGACAACTGCGCCAAACAATACTACTAGTAGCTATTTTTCTAATCCAAGTTATACAGACGGTAGACCTACTGTTATAAATGACAGTAGAAATACCACACCACCAAGTAATCAAGCTAGACCTGGACAATACGGACGGTTCGTATGAGTAATAATATAAATCTTGAGCCAATTGACATTGGGATTAAAGGCACTGAATTTAATCCTAATCGTTATTTTAATAATCTAAGTTTGCCACCAATAGAAGTGGCTACAAATGTGAGCCATGCTGTACAAAGTTTTTTTGAGTCGTACACTCAAAACAAACGCAGTGCAGAAATTTTAGCCAGTGCAGTGATATTCACCAGCTCCAGTCAAGGTATTAATCCAATGGAAACCCTTGATGAGTTCTTGCAATTGCCACCAGGACAATTAAACGACTTTTTGGTTGCATTTTTAAATTTTAATAGAATAGGAACCAGTCTATTGGGAACTATCAATAATTTTAAAACAAGTAACCAGTTTGTTAAAAGATCTATTCTAGTTTGACATGGCGAGAAATTACGCACAAGGAAAATTTCAAATGCGTAATCCTGCCAAGTATATTGGCAAAGGACAACCTACTTATCGTTCAGGATGGGAAATGGTGTTCATGCAGTTTTGTGATAACAATCCTGCTATATTAAACTGGGCCAGCGAAAGTATCAACATTCCATACCGTAATCCGTTTACAGGCAAGAGCACAATTTATGTTCCTGATTTTTTAATCATCTACGAAGATAAAAATGGGCAAAAGCATGCAGAAGTAATTGAAATCAAGCCCAGTACAGAATCCACAATGGAAAGTGCTCGCAACACAAGAGATCGTGCTTATGTAGCACTCAATCATGCCAAATGGGCAGCAGCGCAGGCTTGGTGCAAACAACAAGGCTTGACCTTTAGAGTAATAACAGAGAATCAAATCTTTCATCGGGGTCAAAAGCGGTAAATACCGTATGACCAAAAAACTAGAACAATTGTTTGACTTACCTAGTGTTCCTGAAGCTATAGAAACCATAGAAGAACACCGATCCACTATACAAAACATAGATCTTGCGATAGACAAGATAGATGCAGCACTGCCCACTGTACGAGATCTTGAAACAGCTGATCAAGAAATGGACGAGTTGGCAACTCTAGCAAGAGACAAATTTGACGACTTAATGGATCTGGGCATGAATGTAGAACCCAGATATGCAGGTGTTATATTCCAAACAGCAGGGGTGTTGCTAGGACATGCAATCACTGCCAAGCAGGCCAAATTAGACAAGAAGCTGCGCATGGTTGATCTGCAACTGAAAAAAATGCGCTTGGATCAGACTGCAGAAAAGAATTCAGATACGACATCTGCGGTAGAAGGACAAGGCGTGGTACTGGACAGAAACGCCTTACTAGCAGAAATATTGGGCAAGCGACCAGATAATCAAAAAGATAACAAAGCATAAATAGATAGTATAGGATCCTGCAATGAAAACCTTTAAAACATACTTGCAAGAAAGTGTCAAAACCTACAGTTTCCGTGTGCGTTTGGCTGATTGTGATTGCACAGCTGAACTCATGGACAAGATAGAACAAGCACTGTCTGCATTCAAACTGGTAGATATTACCAAACCCAAGAGCTTGCCAATAGCTCGTACCAATGAATTTTATAAACTAGGTCCAGTGGGGCGTAACAGTTTTGACATAACCACAGCATACCCTGCAAATCCTCCTCAGGTACAGCAGGCCATTCACAACTGTTGCGGAGTACCAGTTAGTCATATCTATGTGACTTACGCGGGCGCAGACGATCAGGATGCAGCAGTAGAAGCAGCACCTGAGCACACAGATAGTGGCAAAGCTCTATTAGTGGATCCTGAACTAAAACAAGACGACAACAACGCACAAGATCACGTGGGGCTGAAAAAAATTGATAGCCTGTTAAAAGAGCTTGAGAAGAACCGCGGCGTTCAATCTCAGTACAAAGGAATCAACGACGACATTCTCGCAAAGAGTGAGGCTAAAGAAAGCGAATCTAAAACAACCAATAGCCTGCCACAAAACAATCGCAGTCCGGTCACAGACACTGGTAGCAAAGCAACTACTAAAAAAGTAAAGGCACTATAACATGAGCAAGCACAACGACATTTATAACATCTTGGGTAAATTGAATTCACTTAAACCTCAAGAAGAAACCAAACCCAGTATTCTAAAAGAGTTTGCTGAACCAAAGCCTGCTGATGTTGTGCAGAATCTAAATGCCAAATACCAAGAGCATAAACAGTTGAATGAATATTTTCATTTTGACATGCCTAAAGGCAAGGATCGCGGCCCTCGCGACACAGGCACAGACGAACTAGAGCGTCGTAGCAAGCTAGGCAAAGATCCATTGGTCAAGCATGGCAAAGAATACAAAGAAAAAGATCGTTACGGTAATGGATACAAAATTGCTGGACCAAAAGGTAACTTACCCGAAGGCGATATGGAAGAAGGACCAGCAGATCTATTGGCCGCGATTGAACAAGAAATCAATAACCCAGGTGGCAGTGTTGATAACTTGAGAGATGTCTTGAATGCTACTTTTGGTAGCGATAGATCACCTGAATTTAAAAAAGCTCGTGCAGTCATTGGCAAGTATCTTGACTTGGTAGACAACGCTGCAATGGGTAGTGAACAAGATGGTATTGCTCCAATGAGAGGTGGCAATATTGCTCGTCATATCCAACAATATGATCTAACTGATTATCTACAAAATGCTGCTGCTATGTTGGATAAAACAGTTAAAGGTCCAATGGACGAGAGCGGTTTGCAAGCATACCTAGGTAAAAAGAAGTACGGCGAACAAGGTATGAAGGCTCTGCAAAAGGCCGGTCGTGAAGGCGCCAGCAAAGAAAAGATGGCACAGATTCGTGCCAAGCATGACAAGCTGGACGAGATCAGTCAAGAACTTGCTGGCAATTACATGACAGCAGCAGAAAAAGACATCAAGTCAAGAAAAGAAAAAGACACATGGGATCCAAAGATCAGCAAGCGTAAAGAAGGTAAGTTCAATGCAGTACTACGCAAGACAGGTACAGTGCCTACCACAGACAATCCAACACATGGAAAGTTTATTACCAGCAAGATGGATGAAGCTGAAATGGATGAAGACATGCTGAGTCCTAAGCAGAAGAAGTTTGCAGCACTAGCTGAACCAAAAGATAAAATTACCTACGCAGACAAGATTGCAGGTGCAAAGAAAAAAGACGAAGGTAATGAATTCAGCGGCGAATTAGTAAAAGCTCGTGCGCAAGGCAAAGACAGCTTTAGTGTGGATGGTAAAGAGTATCCAGTAAAAGAAGGTTTTGAAGATCAACATGATGTTACCAACAAAGGCGAGTACGATCAAGAAGGCGACATGGCCAAAGATGATCTCAGCACCATTGAAGATGCTGCTCGTGAGCTAGACAGTATTCTTAGTGCAGACGACAATCTGCCAGAATGGGTACAAAGCAAGATCAACAAGGCCATGGACTATCTTGACACAGCAAGAGATTACATGAAAGCCAACACAGACGATGACAATCCTGAAATCAAAGAAGGCGAATACAAAGACTCTGTTAACAAGAGCAAGGTGCCTGCGTATCAACGCAAGGCCAAAGGTGGAGATTGGAAAGTGAGCACAAAAGATCTAGAGGACGAGGCTAGCAAGAGCCCAACTGGTCGCGCAGGATTAGAGAAACTGAAACAGCGCATGCGTGATGATGGTGTAATGGAAGGCTTCCCTACTGTAGCAGATGCCAAGGCTCGTGCAGAAAAAGAAAAAGGCACAGGCAAGTTTGATAAACAAACAACCAGTACAGGAACACGTTATACTCGCAAGCCAGAAACTTATAGCGATGATGGCGAAGAGTCAGGTACCAGCGACGCACCTAAAAAGCGCGGCCGACCTAAGAAGCACACAGGCCCAGAGCGTGTGACCAGCAAAGCATGGAAGCACAAGGGCGGACGCAAGACCAATGAGTCTATTAAGTTGGATACATTTGTTGAAGACACAATTGGCGAACTAGATGCTCTATTATTGAGTGAAAAAGCAGTAAGCAAACAGCAGCAGAAATTCATGGGCATGGTACATGCCATGCAAAAAGGCGAGAAAGTCAAAGGCGCTAGCAAAGAATTAAAAGCAGCGGCTAAAGGCATGAGCAAGAAAGATGCCAAGGACTTTGCCAAAACCAAGCACAAAGGTTTACCGTCAAAAGTGACAGAAGGAATTAACTTTGTTGAAATGATGCGTGAGACAGATCAGACAGTAGAAGAAATGTTAAACGAACTGCATGCTGAGCTTGATGAATACAAACGTTCAGGACAGATGGGCGACAAATTACGTGACGCTCTTGAACTGCATCGTCATAGCAAGAACAAGCTCATGGGCGAAACAAAAGAAAAAGAGAGAGACGATTTTTTCTACAATCCTGATGTGCCAGACGACCAGCAGTTGCCTGCATTACCAGACGAAGTAAAAGTTGATGTAGAGCTAGATGAACTGGCCAAGCTAGCAGGACTAGGTGAAGTCAGTCGCGGTGAATATATCAAACAACAGGATGCACAAGCTGAACGTGCAGGCAAAGACAGTTTTAATGCATTTGGTCAAAACTTTGATACAGATCAAGTGCAAGAAGCTTCATGCAACATGACAGCGGAAGGTCAGTTCTGCCCAGAACACGGTCTAGCAGAATGTGGCAGCATGATGTATGAAAGCAAACAGTCACTAGACGAGTGCGGTGACATGGGGCCTATGGAGAAGCCAGAAAGCGGCATGAGCGTGAACACCAGTTTTGATACTAAGACCGGTCGTAAAACCATGAGCGTCACAGCCGACGGCGAAGCAGCAGAACAACTGGCACAGATGTTAAAAATGGCAGGACTGGGACATGATCATTCACACGACCACGGGCCTGAACGTAAGATTGTTATGGTACCAGAAGAAGAAGTAACTGAAGAGTTTGCAAATGAGCCAAATGAACAGTATGCAGACACACAAACAATAGTGGATGCTGGTCAAGATCTCAATCGTAAGAAAAAACAGTATGCTGACAAGCCCAAAGCAGGCGACAATCCAATGGCTACAGAAAATGTTCAACTAGAGGATCGTTTGGCAGCACTATATGATAGTATTAAGGTAAAATCAGAATGAAAAGTCTAAAAGAATATATCGCCGAAAGCGAGTTCACTTTAGAAAATCCTGTACCAGGAGATGTGTTTGGTCTTGAACTTAGTACCGACGTGCTTATTGAAAGTGTAGTAGGAGAACTATTAGAGGATGGATCTCCTGTGGTTGAGTTAGATGCTCGTGCCATTGAGATTATGGAAAGCATGGGGTGGGTATTTGAAGATGTTGCACCTGTGCCAACTGACAGCATAAGTCCAATACACGGTAATGCATTTGCTCCTTATCATCGTGAACATGACCCACGCGAATGGTTCCGTAAAGATGTACATGAAGAAGAGCAAGACGAAGAAGCAGAAGATGAAACTGTGACCGAAGCAGAATACAGAGGTCGCAAGGTGCCGTTAGGCAAACCAATGGCAGGCGATGTAAAAAAGAAAAAAGTTTATGTACGCAAGCCCAACGGCAGCATTGTAAAAGTAAATTTTGGCCATGGCGGAACCAGTGCCAAAAAAGCAGGTCAAAAGACCATGCGTATTAAAAAATCAAACCCTGCACGTCGCAAGAGTTTTAGAGCTAGACACAACTGTGACAATCCTGGACCACGCTGGAAAGCAAGGTACTGGAGTTGCAGAGCTTGGTAATATAAACAAAGGTCAATTATGAAAAAATGGTTTTCAATTCTGCTACTATCTCTAGTGGCAACTCCAGCAGCAGCATGGGATCAATGGGCACCGCAGCCTATTAATGCTTGTAATGTTCAAGCACCATACGGTTTTCCTAAAGCATCGCGAGGCGATCTTATGGGCAACAGTCAGGCAATATGCCGTCATGCCTATGTTACATTACATGATAATGTGGCAAAGATTCCTGTGTGGGTCAGCTACACATTGCAACCACAAAATGCATTAGGCTGTGTCCCACGTTCAAACGGATTCATGCCAGACAACAGTTTGCCAAAAGGTAAACGTGCAGAATTGTCTGATTATGCCAAGAGTGGATATGACATTGGACATGTGGCTCCTAATGGCGACATGAGTTTTGATAATCGTGCAGAGTTAGAAAGTTTTTTGTTAACCAACATGTATCCACAACTGCCTGGGTTGAATCGTGGCATCTGGAAGTTGTTGGAAACTGCAACAAGAGGCTGGGCGGTTCAAAGAGGACATGCGATAGTAGTATACGCTGGGGCTATATATGGCACTGGTGACAAAACCATTGGTGCGAATCAAGTGGTAGTACCACGTGCGTTTTATAAGATTGTAACAGACACCACTACAGGTGAAGTTATGGCATTCTTGTTCAAGCACGAAGGCGGGCAAGGCAATGACCTGACCAAGGTACGTGCAAGTTTAGACACAGTTGAAAAACTCAGCGGTGTGGCTTTTAGTTTTCCTGCTAATGCTAGAGAAGTGCCATTGAATCAAATATGGCCAGTAGACTATGGAGCACTAACAAATGCAAAAAGAGCCAAATGCAAGGGAACCGGAGAATAATCCGGATGACGATCGTCCGGTGATACCTTATGGACAACATTGAAGAACTACAAGTATTGGCCGGCATAAAAAACCGGCCTTTGTTCACAGAGTACAAAGGACACTCTGGTAGCAACATCAGTGTGACTGGAAATGAAAAAGGTCAATTGATGAAAAAATTAAACATCAAACCAGGAACTGAAGAATGGTTCAAACTGTGGTTTAGCAAACCATATCTCACAGGCGAAAAGCCAGTTTAATCTAAAAATTTAACTTTACGTTTTTCAAACTTGGTGTTGGTTTCGGCGCGAGCATTTTTGAATCCCACGTCCGGACGATCAAGCATGTATCTTAACACTAGATAAGGTTCGTAATCGCCGGATGGAGTATCGCCATTGGCAAAAACCTGTTGTGCTGTTAACTGATACCCTCTTCCGGATTTTGCAATTTTAGGATAGCCTGCAAGTACCACATCAACATTGCTAATGCCCGGTTGCCCGCTAAAAAAGTTTTTTCCAAACACAACAAGATTTTTAATGTCATTGCTTGGATGCAACCCAAATGCCTGTCCACTTTGAAATACACCGCCGGTTTCGGCTTTAATTTTAGATAGCCATTGTTGAATTTCAGGCAAATTTATAAGATGATTCCAACCGCCATACTTGGCAAAATTGTCAGCTTTTAGACTTACCCAGGCAACTGCATGACCATTTTCGTCATACACTGTCATGTCGCTTTTTGGAGCACGGCCATTAATTAATTCTGTGGTTTTACCAAATGTAGCCGCTTGTACAACACGTTTGCCAATCTTAAGTGGGATACTGGATTTACCGAGTTTTTGTTTGATAGCTTCAAGCTCGCCAGACAGCCCGTCAATTTGCAACTGTTCTATAGCCACACGTTTGCCTGACTCTTCGCCGCCAAATTCTGCAGTCTTGATGATACTACCTAGTGGAATTTCTCGTGGAGGTTCTTCTGCTGTTTTCAGCTTTAGATTTGGTCTAGGAGAAGTTTGGGTCCACGCAGAAAAACGATCCGCTTCGGCAGGATCAATAACTACATCTTCAACACCCTGTGTGGTTTTGACTTTAAAAGGACTGCCTGATTGTATTTTTTGAATAACAATAGGCACCCGAGCCTTTGGTGTACCTTCGTACTTGAAAAGTCCGGGTGCTAATGGAGCTTCGTTAACTGGCTCTTGGGTAACTTCTGTTATACGCATAAGCGTATTTAGCCCGTTGCTCGCTTATCCTCAATGCCAAGATATTGATACCAACTTGGATGCTCAATATGTATAGGACGACTTTTCCACTTGTTTACCAACTGGTAATAGTCTGGTTTGTAAGGCATGCGTATGGGCTTCCATAGCTTGCTACCTTTTCTATGATTGCAGGATTTGCATGCGGTAACACTGTTTTCCCAATTGGTTTTACCGCCAGTGCTGCGTGGAATCACATGATCCAGTGTAAGTTCGTCTCGCGGAAAAGTTTCTCTGCAATATTGGCATTGATACAAATCGCGCAGATACAGATTGCTTCTGCTGAAACGAATGTTGCGACGTTTGGTAAAGTAGCCTTTGGTTACTGCCACAGCCGGGTAGTGAATGGTCAAATTGGAACTGCGAGCCACTAGATGGTCGTACTCTTCTAGCACAGTTATGCGATCTAGAAACATCAGTTTAATAGCATGTTGCCAATTGATTATGCTCAAAGGAAGCACACTTATTGGCTCATAATTGCTGTTGAGTAGCAGGCAGTTCATGTTAAATATATTTACTATGTCAAAAAGTTTAGAAGGTGTAATTGTAAAAAAAGCTCATCAAGTAGAAAGCTACACTGAGCATCAAATTCGTGAAATAGCCAAATGTGCTGATCCTGTGACAGGTCCTCAGTACTTCATGGACAACTATTTCTACATACAGCATCCTACACAGGGTAGCATACAATACCATCCATTTGAGTACCAGGAACGCTTGATAGATACCTATCACAATTATAGATTCTCTATCAGTTTAATGCCAAGACAAACGGGGAAATCAACATCAGCTGCTGGATATTTATTATGGTATGCAATGTTCATTCCGGACAGCACTATTCTGGTAGCTGCTCACAAATACTTGGGCGCACAGGAAATCATGCAACGTGTTCGTTATGCGTATGAAAACTGCCCGGATCATATACGAGCAGGGGTAGTAAGCTATAACAAAGGATCAATTGATTTTGATAACGGTAGTCGTATAGTTGCACAAACCACAACAGAAAACACTGGTCGTGGTATGAGTATATCTCTGTTATACTGTGACGAGTTTGCATTCGTTCGTCCCACAATCGCCAAAGACTTTTGGACCTCCATTACTCCTACACTGGCCACTGGTGGTAAGTGTATTATCACCAGCACACCAAACAGCGACGAAGATCAGTTCGCACTGATCTGGAAAGGGGCTAACAAATGTGTAGACGAGTTTGGCAATGAAACGGAAATAGGAATTAATGGATTCAAGGCTTTTCGTAGCAACTGGAAAGAACACCCAGAGCGTGACGATGCGTGGGCAGCAGAAATGAAAGCACAATTAGGCGAAGAACGTTTCCGCCGTGAAATGGATTGCGAGTTCTTGATTTTTGATGAAACTTTGATCAATGCAGTTACACTGTTTGAAATGGGAGGAATTGATCCTCTGGATCGGCAAGGTCAAGTGCGTTGGTATAAAAAGCCAGAAAAAGACTACACGTATGTTGTGGCGCTTGATCCTAGTTTGGGCACAGGTGGAGACCCAGCTGCTATTGAAGTGTTTGAGTTACCTACGTTACGACAGGTTGCAGAATGGCAGCACAACAAAACTCCAGTGCAACGACAGGTTGCGATTCTTAAAGAAATTACCAGCTATCTAGCGGACACAATTGGCAGCAGCACAGAGGTGTATTATTCAGTAGAAAATAATACCTTAGGAGAGGCAGCACTGGTTGCCATTGCAGAAATTGGCGAAGAAAACATTCCTGGAATTTTTCTAAGTGAGCCACATCGTGCAGGACACAGCAAATCCTATCGTAAAGGATTTACTACTACAAACAAGAGCAAACTAGCAGTTTGCAGCAAATTCAAAAGTCTAGTGGAAACCAAGCGAATGACCATTGCTAGTAAAAATCTCATTAGCGAGCTCAAGAACTTTGTAGCAGTGGGCACTTCGTTCAAAGCCAAAATAGGCGAAACTGATGATCTAGTGCTAGCCACGCTGCTAGTGGTACGCATGATACAGGTGCTAAAAGAGTTTGATCAACGACTGGACAATGAAGTTAGAGACACGCTTGAAGACTTTATTGCACCCATGCCCTTTATAATGATTTAGAGCTAAATACGCTATTAAAACGGAATTACTATGTCACGCGAAATTGAAAAAATTGCCGAAGATTTATTTGAAAAAGTTAGATCTAGATTTGAAAATGTTAACTTAGGAGACGAAGCAGCCAAGGCTACCAACGATCCTGAGAAAGCAAGATTTTTCAACTTTGACTATGTGACAAACGAAGAAAATCATGGCAATGTTACAATCAGCATAATTGACGAAAATAATCTAAAGATTTATTTCAGTAAAAATATCAGCGACAATCTAGAAGGGCAAGAGTTAGACAACTGGTACAGTTTTCTAAAAGAGTTACGCTATTTTGCCAAACGTAATCTACTCACATTTGACACTAGAGACATCAGTCGTAGCAATCTAAACATAAAGGATCTTAAACAAGTGAGCAAAGCAGACAGTACCTTGACCACTCAAGATGTGGCAATATCAGAAAGCAGACTTTATGGCACACACATGATCAGCTACGAAAATGTTGGACCGGCCCGTATCATGATCAAACACACAGAAAGTGTGAATCCTGAACAGCGTGGTAGTAGAGCAAGACACATCAATGCAATCTATGTTGAAAATGCACAGGGCGAACGTTTTAAAATGCAACACAACAAGTTGAGCGGAGCAAGGGCCATGGCACGTCATGTGGCAGAAGGCGGTATTCCTTACGATGATGTTGGTCAGCATATCAACAGCATGATACAAGAAATGGCAGATCTTGGTCGTTTTGTGCGTGTGATGAAGCATCGTACCTTTGAAGACAACACAGCAGTCAAAATGGTAGAAGCAGCAGCCAACTATTATCAAGGCATGAATAGACAATTAAACTATCTCAAAGGTTCAAGAGCCTATAGAAATTTTGTAGAGTCATTTGAACCAAACAAACAACAACTAGACGAAGTGGATGTAAATGAATTAAAAGAACGTTTTGTTAAAAAAGTTTTTGATGATCGTATGATGGCAGCACTGCCATTGGTGAACAAGGCCTATCAGTTACAAGAACAAGCCAAACACAAACAATTAGAAAGTGTTAAAGACATTGTTGAACACCGTGCTGATTTGCAGTTGATTGAAAATGAAGGCATGGACGAATATTTCAAGGCTCTGAGTTTCGCTCGCCCTGCAGATCTGGTAGTTCGCATTCTTGAAGACATTGCCAAACGTGGCGCAGCTATTCCAGAAGTAGCAGAATTTGCCAAACACTGGGCAGCAAACTTCAACATGGTAAACGAAGACAGCGATAAAGAATTAAAAGAAAATCAAGCTCTGGCAGTAAAATTGGCTACGCACTACATTAGAGACCTACGTAACCTACATGAGGGGTTACGAGTGTCTCAAACAGACTATAATCTAGTGGATTTTGACAGCGGCGAAATACTAGAAGAAGGCACTTGGGCACTACCAGAATCACCAGAAGAAGTTCAGGCTTTACAGGCATTGATGGCGCAGCCATTAGAAGTGGGCGTGGATGCTGAAAATGCTACCAGCGCACTCTACGAACTGATTGGCGACGATGAACTGTTTGATAGACTGAATGATCTAGCAGATGCAGAAGGACCACGTGCAGATGCCAGAGACACTATCAAATACTTTTTACAACAGGAAATGCCTGGCCTAGCAGCTAAATTGAATTTTGGTGATGCAGAAATGGATCAAGCTACAAATGTCGCATCGCCTGCGCAACCCGCACCGCCTGCACAACCAACAGCAGCTAACACACCACCTGGACAGAATTCTGGCGGAGTGGTAAGCGAAGAACTACGAGCAATCGCTCGTTTGGCTGGTTTACAGTCGTTTATGGTGAAATAATCTCGTTTTAGTTCTTGCAATCATAAATACTACTGTTATATACTTGCACGGTGCAAGAATATATCTAGGCACAACAAAGACCATCTTAACTTAAAGGAAAATTATCATGGCTACATCATTGGCAGAAATTCGTGCAAAACTACAAGCACAAGAAAACCGCACAGGCGGCAGTCAAACAGGTGGCGACAACGCTATCTATCCACACTGGAACATTGCAGAAGGTTCCACAGCAAAAATCCGTTTCCTACCAGACGGTAATTCCAAAAACAGCTTCTTCTGGGTTGAACGACTCATGATTCGTTTGCCTTTTGCTGGCATCAAAGGACAAGCAGACAGCAAGCCTGTTGTTGTACAAGTGCCTTGTGTGGAAATGTATGGCGAAGCATGCCCTATTCTAGCAGAGGTTCGTACTTGGTTCAAGGACGCTAGCCTTGAGGAAATGGGTCGTAAGTATTGGAAGAAAAAATCCTACTTGTTCCAGGGTTTTGTTCGCGAGAATACACTTGGCGACGACAAGACTCCGGCCAATCCTATTCGTCGTTTTGTGATCAGCCCGCAGATTTTTAACTTGGTTAAGAACGCACTTATGGATCCAGACATGGAATCCATGCCAACAGACTATGAAGCAGGACTTGATTTCACTATCAAAAAAACTTCCAAAGGTGGTTATGCTGACTACAGCACTTCCACTTGGGCACGTAAAGAAAGTGCGCTCACAGCTGATGAACGTGCAGCCGTGGATCAGTTTGGTCTGTTCAATCTTGCAGACTTCCTGCCCAAGCAGCCAACAGATGTTGAGCTCAAGGTGATCAAGGAAATGTTTGAAGCAAGTGTTGATGGTCAAGCATATGATCCTGATCGTTGGGGTTCTTACTACAAACCAGCTGGCTTTGCTGGCGGTAACAACAGTAGCACCGACGACGATGCAGCACCTGCAAAAGCAGCACCTGCACCGGTAGCAAAAGCAGCACCTGCATCAGCAGTGGCAGCAGAAGATCCACCTTTTGATACAGAAGATGCACCCGCTGCAACAGCACCGGTGCAAGAAGCCAAGCCTAGCAATCAACGTGCTGAGGACATCCTGGCTATGATTCGCAATCGTCAGAAGCAATAACACGACTTGGGCCTCTACACGGTTGTGTACGCCCAAGTTCTCACTTATAATATCTACGAGAGGAATCTATCATGGCAAAACCATTTGATCTAAGCAAATTTAGAAAAAGCATTACAAAAAGCATTGACGGTATTTCCGTTGGCTTTAACGATCCAGACACTTGGATCAGCACAGGCAACTACACACTAAACTATCTTATCAGTGGAGACTTTAACAAAGGCATTCCAATGGGCAAGGTAACTGTGTTTGCAGGTGAATCAGGTGCAGGCAAATCATTTATCTGTTCAGGCAACTTGATTCGTCATGCACAACAGCAGGGCATTTATCCTATTCTTATTGACACAGAGAATGCGCTGGACGAAGCATGGCTGCATGCACTGGGGGTGGAAACCACAGAAGACAAACTGCTAAAACTTAACATGGCCATGATTGATGATGTGGCCAAGGTAATTAGTGACTTTGTTAAAGAGTACAAGACACTACCAGAAGATCAACGTCCCAAGGTATTGTTTGTGATTGACAGTTTGGGCATGTTGCTTACTCCAACTGACGTTAATCAGTTTGAAGCAGGAGAAATGAAAGGCGATCTTGGTCGTAAACCCAAAGCACTTACTGCTCTAGTAAGAAACTGTGTTAACATGTTTGGCAGCTTGAACATTGGCTTGGTTGCAACCAACCACACCTATGCTAGTCAGGACATGTTTGACCCAGATGACAAGATATCTGGTGGACAAGGTTTTATCTACGCCAGTTCAATTGTGGTTGCCATGCGCAAACTCAAACTCAAAGAGGACGACGAAGGCAACAAGATCTCAGAAGTTAAAGGTATTCGTGCTGCTTGCAAGGTTATGAAAACACGATATGCCAAACCATTTGAAAGTGTTCAGGTTAAAATTCCTTATGAAACAGGCATGAGCCCTTATTCAGGCTTAACTGATCTACTGGAAAGCAAAGGTTTGTTGCAGAAAGAAGGCAACAGTCTTAAATACACCCTAGCTGATGGCACAGTTATCAAACAGTTCCGCAAGGCCTGGGAACGAAATGATGACGGTACGCTTGACAAGGTCATGGAAGACTTTGTTAAAAATCCACATCATGTGGTATCAGCTCAATTACCTGAAGAGGAAATGGCAGAATGAGCATTGATATAGATGCACTAGTAGACACTTACACTGTGATGAAAGAGTATATTTCCAGCAAAGATCGGCAAGCAGCAGCTGATCATGTGTTTAGTATACTCAACGACAGCGGAGTAAGTGAACAAGATCTCAAAATACTTGCTGGTGTAGATTCTTACATGAAACGAGCATCATCAGAATATCTTGATCCTGAAGAGGAAGAAGATAACGAGGACCTGGACTACGACTACGGTGACGACTGATGTGGTACAATCGGATAGTACAAGATCTTGGTAATTTACCTGATTTTATATCCTATTACGAAGCGCAATTGCAAGAAGCTAAGTCTGATGTGCGTGTGGCCGGTCTGGTAGAACGAAATCTATCAGGCCTGCCAGGCGTTACAGAACATCGTTTCAACCAGCTACAAGAGATTGAAGCTGTGTTGGAATTTTTGAACATTCAGTTGCGCAAGATACGACGCAAGCATTTTCAAAAGTATTTAGAAGCATACGCCCGAGCACTAACCAGTAGAGATGCTGAAAAGTATGTGGACGGAGAAGATGAAGTGGTTGATTTTGAAACCATTATCAATGAAGTAGCACTGCTGCGTAACCGTTGGTTGGGTATCATGAAAGGTCTTGAAAGCAAGAATTTCATGCTAGGACATATCACAAGACTGCGCACAGCAGGCATGGAGGATGTGACTGTATGACAGATTGTCGTGCTCGTGCAGACAAACTGATAGAAGAATTTAATCTTTGCATGCGATCTCGCCCACGAGGAAACGCAGTTGAAGTTCAATTGGAAAAAGACGCTGTGTCGCATTGGGCAGTGTATCTAAATAGACAGCTGGCATGGGGGTCTGAAGTTGAAATCGCAGAAGCCTGTAATCAACTGGAATCAAGACTAAAAAGTCTACAAGAGAAACTAATTATTGAAATATTGACCAATGGATCACTTTAACAATGAGTATCAAAGTCACGAACACAGTCTTGAAGTACTGAATCTCATAAATCGCTACGAAGATTTCATGGACAGTATTAGCACAGTTGCGGACATGGGCTGCGGAATAGGTTCAGACATCGCTTGGTGGGCAAATGCTGAGTATGTTGAAACCACGGAAGATGCACAAGGCAACATCTATGAAACTGTGCGAAAAAGAAACTACAAATGTTATGCTGTGGATAAAAACACACAACAGGTAGACAAAGAAAACCTACCACCAAATGTGAACTTGATCACGGCTGATTTTGAGCGTAGAAGTCTGCCCATACCTGTGGACATGATCTGGTGTCATAACAGTTTTCAATATGCAGTAAACCCAATGGCCACACTACGACTGTGGAATGAACAAATGAATGAAAATGGTATGTTGTACATCTGCATACCATATCAAAGTACGTATCAAAACAACCGTTTGGTGCTGCGTAGTAACAGTTTTAATTATTACAATCACAACTTTCTCAGCATGGTGTACATGTTGGCTGTGAATGGATTTGACTGTCGTGATGCGTATTTTCTCAAGCGCCGTGAAAATCCATGGTTACATCTTGCAGTGTACAAAAGTCATCATGCTCCTATGGAACCAGCACAAACTTCATGGTATGATCTTGCTGAACGAAATCTAATCAACGACAGCATGAAAAACAGTTTACACAAGTACGGATACATTAGACAAGAAGACATATTGTATGCTTGGTTAGACAAAGATTTTCACTACGTTGAGGATTGACAGCTATTCTGTTTTCGCATACAATACACACTTAATAGGGCCTTTAGCTCATGTTGGTTAGAGCAGCGGACTCATAATCCGTTGGTGCTGAGTTCGACTCTCAGAGGGCCCACCAGATTTCTTAATAAGTTATTAACTTATTAAATATGTAACAAGATTTGCGACTGTGGTGAAACAGGTATACACAGCAGACTTAAAATCTGCCGCTGCAAGGCGTGCCGGTTCGATTCCGGCCAGTCGCACCAAGATTTCTGACCATAGCTCAGTTGGATAGAGCAACAGCCTTCTAAGCTGTGGGTCGGGGGTTCGAATCCCTCTGGTCAGGCCAACAGATAAATAAACTTATGAACAAGCTCTACACTACTGCACGAATACGTAACTATCACACTCAGTGATGGCGTCTTCCCACGGTAGCTCAAGGAGAGCAGGAGGCCTTATAAGCCTTTCGTCCAGATAAGACCCAGGATGCGGTTCGATTCCGCACCGTGGGACCAATTCATAAAAAAAGCCCCTTTCGGGGCTTTTTGTTTGGCGCTTAGAATCCTATTCTAAGCATCACACTGCCTGAGGTGCTTTGAATATCTTGACTGTGCAAATGCACAGCACCTAGAACAACAGACACCTTTTCAGAAAGTTGCTTGCCCACACCAACACGAGACACAGTGAAGTTGGTTGAAGTTTGTGCTACTTCTCCATAAACATTCATGGTACCAAATCTTCGGTCGTAACGTAAACCATACTCGTGACTACGTGTGTTTTGATCCACTGCTGCATAGTTCATAGCAGTGATTGCACTACCAGATTCAGCAACTGCATCTCTGCGATTGTTCTCATGTCTAGCACCCACAAAAGGTCTAAAGCCCACTAGGTCTGGAGTGTACAGTCTAGCACTGAGCCAATAGTCGTTGCCGTTGGTTCTGCTGCTGTTTGAGTAGCCCAATGCTGGCAGGCTATGACCGGCTGTGAACACATTGTTGGCATAACCCAACTGTGAACTAACAATCCAGTTTCTAGCCACCCAGGTTGAGTTCAACGCAAAAATATCCTTGGTCAAACTGCCAGTGGCATCATTGCCGCCCATGTTACTATCAAAGCGACTCAAAGATAAACCTACCACTAGGTTTTCACGCACCAGTTTGTCTAATCCAAATCCATAACGTGAACTCATGATCAGATAGTTATCAAAACTGTAGTCTGCAGTTTTCTCACCAAACGCATAGAAAGAAACAGTTCTAGCTGAATCTAAATTGCCTTTGAAACTGAGATCTCCATTGATTATAGAATGTCTATTTAACAAGTTATCAGAACTGAGTAGATTGGCCAAACTGTTTGTTTGCGACAACACAGCATACTGATCAATTCTTGTGTAATAGCTTTGATCTTCACTGGTAGTAGAAACTGTGTTAAAAGTACTGGTAGTAGTGACCACTTGATTGCTGGTACTGGTAGTTGTTACCGGAGTACCATTGGTAGTGGTAGTTGTACCATCACTGTATGTGGTAACAGTTGTCGGAGTGGTTGTGGTTGTGGTTGTTACAGGTGTGGTCTGAGTTATAACTCTGGTCACAGGAGTTGTGGTAACCACTGTGGTATTACGATTGATTTCAAGAGTTTTTTCAGTTTGTGCACCTCTACTGTCTGTGACAGTGGTCACACTGGTTGGTGTACCTGCTGTGTCTACAGTTGTACTGGTTGTGGTACCATAACTCACTGAAGTTGACACAATGTTTGCCCCGGGTGCAGTGCTGACCACAGTAGGAGTCATACTAGATACTGAACCTGGTGTACCAGGGTTGGCAATAGTGCCAGAGCCTGTTGCTACACTGGTTGTGGTGTTGTTACTGTCATAGTAGTAGGTAACTTCACCAATTTGCACACTGTCACAGGCCAGAGTGCCTAGTGCTGCTTGACAGGCTGCTACTGAACCATACTGATCAATGGCCTTGATGCTTGGAAATGTGATAAAGTAATACACATAAGCGTTGGTATTGTTGATAGTGATCATGCTGGTTTGGGTATAACGACCACTAACGTTTTCCAATGTGGTACTTTGGTTGGCAGTGATTTCTGTCCAAGTCACACCGTCGTTTGATCCATACAGTGTAAACTTGGTAGGGTCACGTGGTACAAAGTCGTTGGCTGTGGTAAATTTAATACCGTCAATGACCTTGCCAGCATTTAGTGTGATAGTAAAACCAGCATTGGCACGATCAAAATTTAGATACTTGCTGCCACTGGTTCCATCCACTGCCTGCCCGGCACCTTCGCCTGCTGGACTGTTGTTGCTGGTTGGTGTGATATTGGCAATCATGCTTCCAGTAATTGCTGTGGGATTTGGTGTGCTGCTTCCTCCGCCGCCGCTGCTGGCTGTTTGTCCTGCTCCTAATGGAGTGGTGCTGGCCCAGGTGTATGAGCTGGCATCAGAACTGGACACACTGGTATCCATGTTGGTGAAACTGCCACTGGATCCGTAAGCATAGCCTGCACTGGTAGTGATCACTGTACCAAAGAATCCTGATCCAATGTAGAACAGAGCATCTGGCCCAATTGCTTGTAGTGTTCCGGTGTTGTGAACCACTTGTGCAAGAGTACCATTTGCGTTGTACAATCCTAGACCGTATGTGCCTGGATTGGTGGTTGAGTTGAAAAATGCAAAATACTGTCCACTGCTGACCGTAGGATGTTGAAAATTCATATCGTATGGGGCAATGAAATTACTAGCATTCAGGGTGGTGCCAGACCAGTAATATTGAACGTCAAAAATTTGGTTAGTGCTGAAATGTCCGTCTGTGATATCTGCTTTAGCTGGAAGAATGGATAATAGAAAAACAGCAAGAGTCACAGCGACTCTGCTGAAGAATTTCATTTTGTAGAGCTCCTTTAAAAAATTAAGAACGGTAGTTGAAAAAGCAGAAGTAGATTGAATTGTTGTTCTTTTATATCTACAAGGATATTTAACCCAATAAAGTGTGTTATAATCTAGTGTTACAATAGCCAGGATAAGTACACTTTATGGAACTTTCTGAATACGATCCCATGCGTCATCACAGCATTGCCTATCCTATGGAAGTGGGTGCGCCTAAATTTGACTTGGTTCCTGTGACCGAGCAAAAAGATCTCATGATAAATGCTGCTAGAATGCATGCACAGCAGGAGTACGATCGTATCATGGAAGTGGTGCGTGTGTTGCAAAAACAAGCAGAAGACATTAAAAAACGCTTGGATCTGACCGATCAAGTGCATGCTGCTGCGTATCAAATGCAACTGTATCCTGGGCAAAAATATTGGTTATTTCATGATTCAAAAAAAGGCGGTACAGGACTAACCATAACTGGGCCCAAGGATTGGAGTACAGGAGTACCCGATCACTATGAATACATAACACAGATACAATGGTTAGGTGATTATACTTGGAGAGAAGTTACAGAAAATGAGTAATTGGTATAAACTGAAGCTACCACCAGTGCCAACAAAATCAAATGTGGATTTAAGAAAATTTAGTGGCACTGGTCTGTGGAACATTTATACTAATCCTTTATCAATTCTAAATGATGAACTGGTTAAAAACTTACAAGAACTAGGCGCAGAACCAGATATAATAGTAGTATTTGAATCCATAGAACAGCAGCGTACAAATTTTTTTGTACACAAAGATCTGACATGGAAACAAAATAGATGGAAAACTGTACCTTGTGCTATAAATTGGGAGTTACAACCAGTTTCCACAACCGTCAGTTGGTTTGACACAAGCAATTGCAAGGAATATTGGCCAGAAGCGGATTTTTTAAATACCGAATGGCCTAGAAATTTTTTGAACAGCGTATCATATTCTGATAACATACTGAATTTTGGAATACCTAACGGAAGTGAGTTGATACAGCAGGCAGCAATAGATGAAACAACACCAATTTTATTTAGAACTGATATTGCACATGGTGTTGAATTTAAATCTCGGACACTGGATAGATTTATGTTGAGTTTACGTTTTAAAAACATTTCAAGTTGGGAACATGCAGTTGAAATTTTTCGTAAAGTTATTGTTGACAGCAATTAAAAATATAAGTACAATAGAAGAATACGGAAACGTGGCTGAGTGGCCGAAGGCAGCGGTTTGCTAAACCGTCGATCAGCTTAAAACTGGTCCGTGGGTTCGAATCCCACCGTTTCCGCCAAACAATTCCGGAGTAGTATAATGGCAGTGCGACGGTCTCCAAAACCGTTAGTGGGGGTTCGATTCCCTCCTCCGGAGCCAGATCAAATGAAAAAAATATTTGTAAACGGTACATTTGATATTGTACATCGCGGGCATGTTGAAATGCTTAACTATGCTCGTGGCCTAGGCGATTATCTATTGGTTGCAATTGACACAGACACTAGAGTACAGCAGCTCAAAGGCCCAACTCGTCCTGTTAACATGCTTGTAGATCGCATGTTTCTGTTAAACAATCTCAAGGCAGTGGATCGTGTGGTTAGTTTTGATTCTGACCAAGAGTTATCTAGCATAATTAAACAGTATGCACCGGACGTTATGGTCAAGGGCAGCGATTATATAGGACGAGACATCATAGGTGCAGAGCATTGTGCAGCTATTGAATTTTATCAACTGGTAAATGGATACTCAACAACTCAAAAAATACAAGATATTGTTAATCGGCGATAATGGTGTTGATCAGTACCAATATGGTACTGTGAATCGTATCAGTCCCGAAGCGCCTGTGCCTGTGCTAGATCTTAGCCACACAGTAACCAAGCCGGGCATGGCTGCAAATGTTAGAGAAAATCTCCTAGCTCTGGGTTGTGATGTAATCTTTGAACATGGTCTTAAAACCTGTATCAAAACTCGTGTGATTGATCTGCGCAGCAAACAACAGTTGATACGCATAGATCAAGATCAAGAATCCAAACCAGTAAAAATAAATCATGCAACTCTGGACCGTTATGACGCCATTGTGATCAGCGACTATGCCAAAGGATCAGTTGATTATGCTACAGTGCAGAACATACGCTATCATTACACAGGCCCTATTTTTGTGGATACCAAGAAAACAGACATGGCCAAGTTCAGCGGTTGTATAATCAAGATCAATCAGTTAGAATACGATAGACTGGTTACTCGGCCGGACTCGCTTACAGACATGATCGTCACGCAAGGCGATCGTGGTGCAGAATGGAATGGCCGTCTAATACCAGCAGTGCCGGTGGAAGTGGCAGATGTGTGCGGTGCAGGAGATACATTTTTAGCAGCTCTTGCATATGGATATCTTGAACACAAGGACATGGAGCTAGCCATCAAATTTGCCTTGCGGTCCAGTTCTGTAACTGTACAGCATGTGGGAGTGTATGCACCCACACTAGAAGAAATTAATCAGGAGAAATCATGAGTGTGAAAAAAGACAGTAAGCGTGATCCGATGAAACACAAGAGTGGCAAACCACGTTTAGGCCCACTGAATCTAGAGCAGTTAAACAAACTGATGGAAACAGCCCGTCCTAAAGAACGTGCTAAAATTCAGAATCGTATCCGGGCAATTTCACAATGACCAGACTATCAGGCAGAGTAGAGAAAGGCTGGGGCTCTGAAGAAATTTGGGCCACTAACGACAAATACTGTGGCAAGCTCATGCACTTTAATCAAGGTGCAAAATTCAGCATGCACTTTCATGCTGTGAAAGAAGAAACTTGGTATGTGCTAAGTGGAAAGTTTGTTGTTCGCTGGATTACCACACAAGATGCTTCTGTAAAAGAAAGAGAACTAGATGCTGGTGACACCTGGCATAATCAACCATTAGTACCACATCAGCTGATTTGCATAGAAGCAGGCACAATCATAGAAGTCAGCACTCCGGACAGTGTGGAAGACAACTACAGAGTATTACCAGGCGACAGTCAGATCAGCTAGCACTATAACGAACATTGCGGTCATCAAGATAACGTTTTTTTACTTGCTCGTATTCTGGATTTGACGGCAACAGTTCGTTTTCATAAAAAACGTCCTTGGCCCAGTGCGATTTGATATACTCAATTGTATCGGGATTCTGACATAGAACACCCAACCCGCCAGAATGCAGAAATCTAATTTTTGGTTGAGGTATGCTAAAAAACACCTGTTCAACTTCAGGAAAGCTCGTAACATCGTGCATGAGTAGCACGGTGTTTTCGTGAAAAAATCTACTCCAATTCACAATATCGTGTGTGACTGCTTGTGCTGTGTGTAATCCGTCTAGATGCAAAAGATCAATCGGAGAAAACCATAAGGCACATGCAGCGTCAAAGGTGTTTTTCACTAGTTGTACATTATCAAACTTATGCTTGATTTTAAAATCAAGTACTCTTTGATATAAGCCTTGATCACGTGCGCCTGCATGAATATCACCTTCAAAAGTATCAATTCCAAACACTTGCCCAGGATTGTTTTCGGCTAGACAGAAACAACTGTACCCATTGTCTACTCCTAGTTCAACAGTGATTTTTGGCTGTAAATATTGCACAAGCCATTGTGCAAATCCGCGGTGCCCTTTCCAGGCGCTGTCTAATTCATCTATGTTGTGGTTCATGATCTATTTATAAGCTGTTTTTGGGACAAGATGAATACTATGTTTTCCATAAATATAGAATAATACGGACAGCAGATCTATGCAAACAATTGAAGTTTTTTGGTATAAAAATATTCTGGAAGTGCAGATTATAGATCCTGCTATTTTTACCACAAGGAACAGGATCGTGTACAGTAGAACCATCAAAGTCTATCAGGGTATAGACAATCCCATACATGTTGTGACTAAAAATCAAGATCAAAAGCAGGTGGATTTAACTGGATATGATTTACAAGTGGACATACAGGATCCAGAAAATGAAATAACTGTGGAAACTTTCACAGTGAATTTTGTGGTACAAAACAAAGGGCTAGGCACTTTTACTATACCTGCAGGCATAGTTAACGGACTAGATCAAAGACACTATGAACTGACAGTTAAGCTGATCAACATTAGCTCAGCAGATGAAACTCCATTGTATATAGACGATAACTACGGACTTAGAGTACCACTACAAGTGCTCAGCGGATTTTATTCAAATACTCCGGTTGGCTCCACCAACATTGAAGGTGTTATTGATGCAGGATTGCTAGGATGACCACAGCTAATATAAAAATAACCAAGGTATTGTTGGGCAGAGGTAACACAGCAATCAGTGCCAACTATACTGGAGTAATGGGCGAAGTGACCATGGACACTACGCTTAAAACTCTGCGAGTGCATGATGGTGTGATTGTGGGCGGAACCAGACTGGCCACCTATGCTGAATTGTCTAATGTGGCTCTTGGCAATGTTGATCTTTCAGGGTATGCCACTACATCGCAGATCACAGCAGCCAATGCTGCAATCTCAGCACTACAAAGCAATGCCGCTGCACAAGCAGTCACACTGAACACACTGTTGGGTAATGCAGTTAGTCAACAGACTACCTTGATTGATCTCATTGCCAACGCCACAACACAAGCACAACAACTGGCAAACACTGGTAGCACCTATAGCAATGCAAATGTAAAAAGTTATCTTGCAGCGTTTGATGGCAATATCTTGCCCTCGGCCAATGTCGTATACAGTTTAGGTAGTGCAACACAGCAATGGAAAGATCTATGGGTCAGTAATGCCACAATATATTTAAACTCAGTACCATTAGGACTGGACGCCACAGGCAATTTGACCTTTGATGGCAATCCATTGGTCAGTTATATCAATGGCAATTTGAGCGTTGGCGGCAACAATGTAAACATCAACGGTATAAGTGCTGGTCAAGTGGTTGCCGGCAATTTGATTCTGACACTTACAGATACCACAACAATTGATGTTGGCACTGTGGTTGGACCCGCAGGTGCTACTGGAGCACCTGGTGCAGCCGGTGCCACTGGACCACAAGGACCACAAGGCAATGCCGGTGCCACTGGACCACAAGGCATACAGGGCAACACAGGTGCCGCTGGACCAACTGGACCACAAGGTATACAGGGCAACACAGGACCTACTGGGCCTCAAGGCATACAGGGCAACACAGGCGCACAAGGACCACAAGGCATACAAGGTCCGGCTGGTGCCACGGGCGCACAGGGTATCAGTGTTACACTGGTTGGCAATGTGGCTACCAGTGGCAACCTACCGCTAACAGGTAATGCAGGCGAAGCATACATTGTTACTAGCAGTGGTAATCTATTTTTCTGGAACAGCAATTTAAGTGTTTGGGCAGATATTGGTCCTATCGTAGGGCCACAAGGCGAAGCTGGTCCACAAGGACCCACTGGTGCCACAGGGCCACAAGGTGAAACTGGACCTGCAGGGCCAACTGGCCCACAGGGCATACAGGGCAATGTTGGGCCACAAGGCCCACAGGGTATTCAAGGCAATACCGGACCCACTGGTGCCACAGGACCGCAAGGCGCACAAGGACCTGCAGGCAATACCATTGTGGGATGGAGTGTGGATGTAAACAACCACCTGGTTCCTAACACAGACAACCTACAAGACCTAGGCACACCTACCAGCAGAGTTAGACACATTTATGTAGGCCCAGGCTCTATCACAGTGGGCAGTTCAGTGATCACGGAATCGGCCACAGGCAAACTGGTGTTGCCTGGGGTGACCAGAGGCGTAAGCTACACCATTGATGAAGTGGAAGAAAAAGGCGATCAGAATCATGTGTTCAACGCACCGCCTGTGATTGTTGATGGCGGGCACTTTGCTGTGCTACAGGGAGTGATTGCACCACCTGGCGGATACCAGGCACCTGAATACAGTGTGGATCAACTGAATGATGACGGTGAGATTGATGGTATTACCATAGACAGTGCTGGTGCTGGTATTGACCAAGCTGTGGCTGCCAAGATGCGTGAATTCATGCGAGCCTATGTGGGCAATGATCCGGATCCTATCACAAACTTTAATGCTTCGGACTGGATACAGATTCCGTTCACAGTGAGTACAGAAGCTGCGGATGTCGAGTACGAAAACGCAGGTGCAGACCTAGGTGACTTCTCCATAGATGGCAGTGTACTGGAAGCAGACGAAGCCACAATCAGAACCAACGATGGCGACCTGACACTGGAATCAGACAGTGATGTGTTTGTAAAATCTTCTGGTGGCACTCACATGTGGGAATTTAGCACCAATGGCCGGCTGTATCTTCCTGCCACTGGCACAATAGAATTTCCAGACGGGTCCATACAAATCACTGCCAACGCAGGCGGGGGTGGTGGCGGCAACATAGCCGGGCTTACCAGCTCTGTGGGCAATCAAGAAGCATCTCACGGATCAACTGTTTACAGCTTGACTCTTAACAGTGGCAACGATGACAATGCTATAATCCAGCTATATAAAGGCACCGGAAACGACAATCCAGCCATATCAATTGGACAGGAAATTGGCGGGTTCCACCAGGCCAATGTTGTGGCAATTGGTAACTACGATGTTGGGTACAACTCTCTACCAGGAGGCGTGTACATTGGCTATGGAGCAGGCTACAACAATGTAGAAAGCCCGCAAGGTTTACATGCCATTGCTATTGGATCCAAGGCAGCTTATACCTTTGCCACAAACAACAGTATCACACTCAATGCAACTGGTAACGATTTAACCCCAGATGAATCAGGTTTGTTTATCAAACCAATTCGCGAAGAACAGTATGATGATGCTATCTTATATTATAATGTACAGAGCGGAGAAGTAACCTATGCAGCTAATCCTGGCAGCGGAGCCTCAATAGGTAGCACTGCACCAACCGCAATAAATGGTCGTTTGTGGTACAACACTGAAGATGGCCGTACCTATGTGTATGCCTTGGACACCTGGATTGATGCCAATCCCCCAGTGGTTCCGGGCAACATGGTTGGCTATGGTCAGGATGGTAACATCACACTCAACGAAGATGCCAGAATCAACTATGCCAATGGTGCAAGCATAATAAACAGCGTTTACGGTGATGAACAAGTAGCAGAATTCTTGAGTGCGTACACTGGTAACATTGGTAAAATAGGTTCTGATCCGCTGGCTATCACAGCCGCTAACATTAGATTGACCAGCGACAATGAAACCTGGGCCTTTAGCTCAACAGGCAATATCGTATTCCCTGACGGAACCCAACAGGCCACTGCCTACACAGGCGGAGATGGCGGCAGCAGCTATGGCAATGTAGAACTAGCAGCCTTTATGAGCGACTATCAAGGTAATATCTATATCAACAGCGAAGGCAGTGGCTTGATTATAGATGCCGCAGGTGATCGTCGTGTAGGCTTTATGAAATACTTTGGCATTGAAGCCGGCTTTGTTCATGCCAATGGCCCAACAAAATCCATTCCATTCCGTATTGGGCGAGTGGCTGCGGATGATATCACACAGGCAAACAGTTCAGTATTCACAACAGAAATCTTTATCAGCAATGTTGGCAAGATTGGTATTCACAATACCACCCCTGCATACGATTTAGATCTAACTGGAAACGCTAGAGTAAGTGGTAGCCTCCTAATAGGCACCAACTCAACAATCAGCAACGATGGTGAGTTCAGACTCTGGGCAACAGACACAGACATCACGGTGTATCGCAATGGTCAAGATGGCTACGGCGTCAAAGCCGGAAACATTGAAACCTATACTGACAATGTTCTAAGAACCGTAACCAATAGCCAGGGCTTTGAACTCAAGACTGGTAACATAACTATCCCCAACGACAAAGGAGTGGTGTTTGCTAACGGTGTGAACATACTCAGCACCATTGTTGGAATAACCAGCATCAACACATCAGTTACAACCAGCTCCATCAACGATGAAAGTGGAGATTTCAGCTATGGCTCATTGTCATACGACTACGCGGTAAACGGTGTCACATCTGGTGGGTTCACCATAGACTACTCTGCTCCGCTGGTACATGGCAATGTGGATGTGAATGTTGGCAATGTGATTGCCACCAATATCAGTGTCAGTGGCAACCTAACTGTTGATAACACATTGGTAAACAGAGTGTATTTGCTTGAAGCCTATGCCAGTGTGACCTACACCTTGCCAGGTAGTTTCACTGAAGATGTGTGTAGATACAGCGTTGTGAGTAATGCCGTCAATGTACCAAGTGCGTGGTTCAACACCTCAACTTATACATTCACACCTCTAAAGGCTGGCTACTGGGAAATTACCGCCGCTTATGATGTTTATAGAAATGCTGAAGCAAGTATGGTGATTAAGAAAAATACCACGATTGTGGCTTCAGCTGGCAGTTTCAATGCAGTGGCCCAACAGGTAACAAAAATCATCTATCTAAATGGTTCAACTGATTATGTACAAATTTACAATTTTGGTGGGGCCGCACTAGAAAGATCACAATATGATGGCAGGTCTTGGTTCCAGGCACGATGGGTAGGCGCATGATCACGGTAAATATGAAAATAGGATACAACAAATGATATATTTTCCAACAGCACCCACACTAGGACAACGATATGTAGGCATTAACGGCGTTACATATACCTGGATGGGCACACATTGGAATGGTGCTCTGGCACTACAACAAGGCACAGCAGAACACTATGTGGACGGCGGTGACGCTGATTTTGAATACGATCCACTGCGTGACGGATTATTAGATGGCGGAACAGCCTAAGGAAAAACCATGACAACAAGAATCAAATTTAGAAGAGACACAGCGGCAAACTGGACAGCAGAAAATCCTGTGTTGGCCTTGGGCGAGCCAGGTTTTGAACAGGACACTAATAAATTAAAAATTGGCGATGGCGAAACTGCCTGGTCTGGTTTAGACTATGCCAGTGGCGGCAGTGACAGTCTCACAAGTGATCACAACATAGCCATCACAGTGGGCAACACAGAATACTTTGCCATTGTGAATCGTACCAATCCAGACGGTGACAATGGTGTGGATGCTTCAGCAGTGGCCTATGACAGCGAAGGCAATTTAATTACGCTGCATGTGAGTGAAACATACAACACTGTGACTGATGACAACATTGATCAGCTGATCATCAGCAAGTTCAGCAGTACAGGTGCAACACTGTGGCAAAAAGAAATTGACCAAGATATAGATCCAGACACTGTGCATGATGTGGCCATAGACGCAGATGACAATATCATTGTGGCTGCTAGTGTGGACAATGGCGAAGATTCTGACAGCATTGTGTTGATAAAAATGAACAGCAGCGGCACAGTGCTGTGGCAGAAAAACTATCAAGGCGGTGCTGATACCTTTTTAGAAGTGGGCGCGATTGCAATCAATGGTGACCATGTGTTTGTATCAGGCTACTACAACGATGACACCATAGCAGGAGACGACAGTGGATATCTAATGAAAGTGTTGGTGTCAAACGGCTCAATGATCTGGGCCAAGAGCTTTGACACTGGTGCCAGCTTTACTAAAATGTTTGGCATGGATGTGGGTGCAGATGGACATCCTGTGATGGTGGGCACTGGCGGAACTGTGGGACCTAATGGTGCTGCGGTGATCAAACTCAGCGGTACCAATGGTGATGTGCTCTGGGGAGCTACACTGTTTGACAGCGAGAATCTTGACATAGAATACAACGGCGGCGATGTGGTAGTGGACAGTCAGAACAATGTGTATGTGAGTGTGAACACTTATCAAGACATTGTGCATGATGATGGTAATAACACAGGCGTGACTATTGCTTATGTGAGCAAGATCAACAGCTCAGGCACAAGACAGTGGACACGCAGAATTGGCCCAGGGCCCTGTGCCAGTGTGGCCACAGGCATAGACTGCGACGACTCGGGCAATGTGTATCTCAGTGCGTTGACTGTGGCTCAAAAGAACCCAAATCGTGAAGCGAATAACTATTATGACACCGCTATCAATGTGCTGGCCATGGCCAAGTATTCCACAGCAGGCGCAGTGCTATGGCAGCGTTACATTGAATGCGACGGTTACTGGTTCGATGCATCTTCAGACGAAACTGGCGCTCCTCCGGGTTTTTATAACAATGGCCTCAACAGAGGTCGTAATCTCAGCCTAGGACCCAATGGCAAATTGGCAGTACAGGTGAGTGTGCGTAAGAAAGACGCAGACGACAATGTTTGGGACAGTAACTACAACGAAAGTGTGACATTCCAGATTGATCAGGATGGTCGCGAAATGACCGTGGGGTCGGGCAGTGAAAAGTTCGCTGTAAAGGCCAGCCGTATCCCTGGCAAGTTTATCGCCCCAGACTACACATTGGCCGACCTAGAAGCAAATCCGTTGCCTATCAGTTCTGTTACCAATGACATCACAGTAACCACTTCTGCGGTGACATTTTCAGATGGCATACTTGCACAGCAGGTGGCCAAGAGTGCGCCCTATGAGTATGTGTTTGGCAACGATGGCACACTGACCATTCCCAACGACGGTGATCTAAAACTGGTTCAAACACAGTTGGGCTGGATCTCTATATTTGGTCCAATCAAGAACAATGATGACAACATAGACATTCGTGCCAGCGTAGTAGATCCTGCAGATGGTTCAGTGTATGCTGTAGGCGAAAGCGATGACTACAGTACTGGATTTCTCACTCGTTACAACAGTGCAGGACAACTGCTGTGGAGCATTCGCTTCTCAGACAATACTGATGGCTACAACAACAGAGCCAATGCTGTGCGCATACATCCAGTATCAGGCAATGTGATGGTGCTGTTGGAATACTACGGCAGCTATGATTATACGCTGATTGTGGAAGTGGATCCAGACACTGCCAAGGTTGTGAACAGTTTTGGCATACGCGATCTAGGAGACAGCGGCGATGCTCTGGCCTATGACTTTGCGTTTACTTCTTCTGCCAATGTGGCCATTGTGGGTCGCAAGTGGGATGAGTGGAGACAGCAGTCTGTAACGCCATTGGTGAGCAGCACCACAGACTTCTTGGTGTTTAACGCATCAGACATTCAAGGCGATGCCATAACCAACAGTTTTTATGTGAGCGGCACAGGCATTGAGGGTAGATACAATGTGGCGCAGGTGAACCGTCATGAAGGGCTCACCGGCAATACTTCAGGCTCAGGCAGCAGCTTTGTGTTTGGCATCTACAAGAACAGCAGCGACTCAACCAACTACAATCAAAGCAGTTATTTCATAACCACCGCAGGCAACAACTATCAAATCAACGACACTATCACGGTGTTGGGCACTGAGTTATATGGCAACACTCCTGCTAACGATTTGACCGTGACTGTGACCAATGTGGACGGCAGCGGTGGTGTTACTGCCATTGATCTAGCAGGCACACAGCAGAACAGCACAATCAATGTATGGACCAATGGCCTGGGTGTGAACTTTGGTGGTGTGGGTTCCTGGACCATAGACAACAATCTCAGTGGCGAAGCCTATGTGCTGTCAGCCAACACCGCGGCCAATGCCACAGTGAGCTGGAGCAAACTGTTGAGTGCGGGTAGTAACAATGACACAGAACGCTATTTCAGTGTGGTAGTAGGCGCAGACAACAGCATCTATGCCGCGGGCGAAATGATTTCAAGACATGATGCAGCTGGCGGCGATCTAAACAGCTATTGGTGTGCAGTGATCAGCAAGTTTGACAGCGCAGGCAACCATCAATGGACCAAGGCTCTCAACGACAATCTCAACGACTGCTATGCCAAGTGCGTGAGCATACAGGGCAATGTGCTGGCAGTGTCACACCACAACAGCGGTAATGGTGTCACAGTGATCAGCAAGCTGGACACCAGTGGCAATGTAAAATGGCAGCGCAGAACCTACAGCATTGACGACAGTTCAGTGGTGGTAGATACCAATGGCGATATCTATGCCGTGGTTGAAGCCAACTTTGAAAATAAATTTAACGATGTGGCCAAGGTTATTCGTTTCAACAGTGTGGGCGAAGTGATCTGGCGCAAGTTCATTGGACATCTGTCATATGAATACGGCGCAGCCAGCCTGAGATTCAAGAACGGTCGCAACCTAACTCTGGATGCAGATCACCTGTACATTTCAGGCTACACCTATGCTCAGGCAGACAACTATCGTAACGGTGTCGTGATAAAGATTCCCAAGAGCGGAGATTTTGACGGCTACTACGGCAACTGGGCCTTGCAGCAGGAAAATTATGATGTGGACCGTGTGTACTCCACAGAAGCTACCACATTCACTCCAGTGATTGGTACAGGTAACTTTGAAAACTGGTCACCAGATTTTGAAACACAATGGTGGGATCCTAGCAACGACGACTACTATCATACACTGTGGGAAATTGCAGATCGTGATGGCGGTGCTATTGAATTTGCCGACGGCACACGACAGACTCGTAGTGCTCAGATGATTCCGCAGAAGCGTATTGACAATGGCCTGGATCACAGACTCACACTAGAAGACATGGGCGGCCACATCTACTTTACCAATGTCAGCGGCAGTGTTGTGCATGTGCCCTATAACAATGACAATCCCTTGCCCATTGGTTTTACCGTGGTAATCGTAAACAACAGCGGCGGTACAGTAAACATTGATGCAGATGGCGGCGGGATTGACATCATTGTGCCAGGTCAAAGCACAGCACAGTATTGGGACCTTGAGAATTATGGCATGGCCACACTGTTAAAAGTAGCCAACGATATCTGGTTTCTAACTGGCAATGTAACGGAAGATTAAACCATGCCAATCACACAGGTCCTACTAACTTCAACTGTCACAGCGGCTCCACCTCCACCTCCTCCGCCCACACCTGATGGGCAGTACTACAGTGATGAAACACTGTTGACCTGGGGCAGTGTGGGAGTGGGACAAAACAAGCCCTCATACAATTCCAGTTACAGCTATCCAGACAATACAACTGTTGCACCAATTTGGGATTTCAATGGCACCAACCAGTATATGACCACTCAGGTGACCAATGGATACACACAGATATACATGAACCTGTGGTTCTATCCCACTGCTGCTGGTCGTGTTATTATGACCATACAAGGGTCATTGGTAGAAGACTCAGGATATACTCACTCAGCACTGGAGATAGCTGCCAACCAAACTGTGATTGGTGCTTTCTGGGCCGGCATGAATCTAGTGAGTGTTAACACAGCCAACTCAGTCACACTCAATGCCTGGAATCATATCTATTTTAGACAGAATGCCAATGAGATACTGTTACAGTTAAACGGCGGCACAGCGGTCACGGCCAACAACACTTGGTCGTTGCCCACGCCTGCAATGGTAATAGGTATTGGAACTACCTCATCAATGAACAGTGGATACAGTGCGAGATTTGAAGGCAGCCTGGCAGAGTTCCGCATGAACTCAACCAACACGCCCAGCAACTACACTTTCACTAGAACCAAGTATGAAGCACCGCAGCAGGTTATCTATGATGACTTTACCATTGAGTGGTGGCAGAAAGCAGAATCCATTGGTGTGAATACTCGTCCCTGGGCCATTGGCTTGTTGGGATCCGCATCTGGTCAGGTAGTATCAATCAGTTATGAAGGCAACGGTCGTGACTATTTCTGGATCAACGACAGCTTCCCTGCTCAACTGGCAGACAGACCTGTGAAGAATCACTATGGCATTGGTTGGGAACACATGGCCATAGTGCGCAAAGACAATGTGATTAAACTGTACAGCAATGGTACCAGTTATCTGACCTGGGCAGGCGGCGGACAAGCCATAACAGCAACCAACGCAGACCTAGTGGTAGGCACAGGTGAGATACCCAACGGCAACTTCCAAGGTTGGATCAAAGACCTGCACATCATCAAAGGCTACGCAAAATATAATGCCAACTTCTCAGTGCCAGTATTGCCCGTACAACCACAGACTGGTACTGTGTTCCTCCTGCCAGCCATGAGTTCTGGCACAGCATTTGATGATGTTGTAAGTTACAAGGCGGCTATACTGAGCAATACACCAACTTACAGTGAAGATGATCCATTTACATATCCAGGTGCTACATTCACTGCTATAGGATATGGTAATAATCTCATAACACCGGCGTCAACGCCACCTAATTTACGAGTTGGTCTCCTAGTCAGCGATGGAGCAGGGTGGAGCGACTATATCATTGATCCAAATTATTTTGGTAACCTACAGTTTTCAAGCCTACCAGCAAGCACACCGCCTGAACTTGTATACACTGTGTCTGAAGACTTAACCAGTGTCACACAAGGTACCAATACCTACGGTGGCAGTGGTCCTAATTGGAATGTAGACTACAGCAGTACCAACTTCAATGTGGAACTGTTAAAAGTAAGAGTGGGCTGGACAGTGGCCTATGGTGAAGATATACTAGGCACAGTGACTGGCAATGCATATCTTATTACACCAGAAGTTATCAGAATAGGTGTAGATTTTGATCCTGGTACAGCAGGCGGTTTGACATTTACATATCTGCCTCCTACATATGGTGGTAGCATACGCTTTGACGCAGGTGACCGTATCAACTATGGCAGCAGTGTGGACTGGGCCTTTGACATAGACGCCATTACCACAGGCAACATCACACTGAATCTAGATGCCAATGACATCAGCAGCTATACCGGCAGTGGTAGCACCTGGACTGATCTGTCAGGCAACAACAATGCCACCTTGATTGGCACTCCCTACTGGGACAACGGACCTCCGGCCTACTTTGAATTCAACGGTATCAATCAGTATGCCACTGTGCCTGGCACCAATATTGTGCCTGCTGCGGCCTATACCAAAATGGTATGGTTCCGTATCAACACATTCTCAGCAGACAACAACCTGATCAGCAGCGACAATGGTGGACACTTCATGTATTTCAATCAGACCACCACACTGTATGCTGGTCACAGCAATGTGTTCCCCTACAATGCGTTTGGTTCGGCCACAACCTTTAGCACCAACACCTGGTACTGTGCCACAGTCACATTCAGTGTGGCCAATGGTATCAAACTGTATGTGAATGGTGTGTTAGACGCCAGCGACCCCAGCTACCAAACTCCACACAATCAAAACGGCAATACCAACATTGCCTGCTTTGGTATAGGTGGAAATCTGTTGAATGGTCGTATTGGACGCCTGATGTGCTATGGTAAAGAACTCACTGCACAGGAAGTGTTGAACAACTTCAACGCCACAAGAAATCGCTATGGTGTTTGATGTTTACACTCAGTCAAGTTGAAGTAGACCCTGGAGTGGCAGCGCAGGTTGTTGCTCTGTTTCAACAGCTGGATCGTGGACGCGGTGGTCCAATGGGCACCTGGCACGGCCAGCGACTGCGTGACAATCCTTACCCATGGTTTCAATCCACCTTTGATCGTGTTACAGCGGCTCTGAGCCATCTGCGCATAGATGAATGGTGGTTCAACTGTGGCCAGGCAGGCGACGAATATCGTTGGCACGAGCATGTGCCCTATCCTTGGGCTGCTGTGCTGTATGTTCAAACGCCAGAAAACTCTGGAGGCATAGAATTTCGCCGCCAGGAGGAGTATGCTGCATTTCAACCAGTAGCAGGTGATTTTCTGTTGTTTTCGGGTAATCTTGCTCACAGGGTTTTGCCCAATAAAAGTGCAGATTATAGAATAAGTGTGGCGTTCAACTTAACCTCCAGATCTAAATAAATAACATAATAATAGGTTAAAAATATGGCCAAGCAGATACAATTACGTAGAGGAACCACACTAGAGCATAGCACATTTGTTGGTGCTGTAGGAGAAGTCACTGTAGATACCACAAAAGATGTAGTGGTAGTGCATGATGGAATTACCAGTGGAGGCGTTCCTGGAGCAAGAGAGCAAGACATTTCAGCAGCAAATGCTGCTATTGCCACACTTACAGCAAACGTTGGGCTACTACGGGTTGACGTTAATGCTCTAGATCCGGGCGGCGCAGCAGCAGCCCAGGCACAGCTTAGAGCCAACATCACAGCAGCTAATGTAAAAATTTCCAATCTAGAAAGTAATGCTGTTGTACAAGCTGTACAAATTGCTGGATTGACAACGGACTTGGCCGGCGCCAATTCGTCTATAACCAGTTTGCAGATCTCGTTGGGCATTACCAATAGTACTCTGGTACAATTACAAAATTCTGATACTGCGGTCAATGCAGCTATTGTGAGTCTAGAAACATTTGCATATTCAAATGCAGCCACACAGAATTCTTTGATTAATGACCTAAGAGCCAACATCACAGCAGCCAATGCAGCCATACTGGTGAATACCGATCGTGTGACAGCAGCCAATATAGAAATTGCTGCGCTGAGAGCCAACATCACAGCAGCTAATGCTGAAATCACAAATCTTTACAGTAATGCATCTACACAATCCACACAGATTTCTAGCATCAACTCAAATGTGGCCGCAGCTAATGTTGGCATTGCACTAGGAGTCAGTAGAAGTATTGCAGCCAATGTTGAAATTGAAGCATTAAGAGGCAACATCACTGCGGCCAATGTACAGATCGCTATTAATACCAATAGATCCATGGCAGCAAATATTGAAATTGGAAATTTAAGAGCCAATATAACTGCGGCCAATGCAGCCATAACCTCAGCTAACACCTACAACATCAATTTAACCAACAGTACCTACACCACCTTGTTGGGTGGAGCAGATAGTAATTTTAACACCTTGAACAAACTGGCCAATGCGGTGGCTGGCGATCCTGCATACAGCAGCACAGTAAATGCTACCTTTGACAGTATTAGAGCAAACATCACTGCGGCCAATGCAGCCATACTGGTGAATACTAATCGGGTAATAGCGGCCAACGCAGCAATTGTTCTAACGCAACAAGGTGTGGACGGTGCTAATACTCGTGTGGCAGCAGCCAATGTGCTGAACGCAGTAACCAATGCTAATTTAACTGCGGCCAACGCACAGATAACCAATATCAGAAACGTGGTATCCAGTAATGGAAATGTCTACACCAGTAATGCAGTGATTGGTAATTTGTATCTAGACGATCACTTTTTTGCCAACGGCGCACAGTTTATTGCTAACTCAACCAATTGGCTGTATGTGGTTGAATCTCCTGATGATAGTGTAGCATACAACATACCTTATATTGGTTCAGATCTTAACAGTACAGCAGTATCAGATTCATACAAACAGTTTTACAGTGATACAAACACACTAACATTTAACCCAGGACTGAATCTTTTATTATCTCCTAACATTAGCACTACCTCAAATGCGCAGGCCACATCAACTACCACTGGTGCTCTGAGAATCACCGGTGGAGCAAGCATTGCAATTGGTAATCTTTATATTGGTGGTAGTGCAGGAAGAAGTATCACAGCCACAGGTAATATTGTAGTAACTGGTGATGCCTCAACTGCGGCCAACACTGGTGCACTGGTAGTTGCTGGCGGTGTTGGGGTATCCGGTAATGTGAATATTGGTACATCGCTAGGATTGATCGGTGCAGGCGACCAAGCGTTCCGTATGGGACTAAACAGCCAAGGACAGTTGGAATTTGTTCCAAATCAAGTGGCCAGTGTGTCCGGCGGTGTTCCGGTACTGATCATTGATGACGATGGTGGTGCAATTTGGGCAAACATTGCATTTGTAAGCAATTCAAATCTTTCAGTTACAGCCAGTACCGTGAGCTCTTCAAGTTCAACTGGTGCATTGCGAGTAACAGGCGGTGCTGGTATTGGCGGTTCATTGCATGCCGCAGGAAACATTGTGAGCGAAGCAACCACAGCAAGCACAGACGTTAGTACAGGTGCACTGATTGTTGCTGGTGGTGCTGGCATTGGCGGAGCAATCAACATAGGCGGTATAGGAAAAATTACAGGCAATTTGGTAGCTGCTTCAACTACCAATAGCACCTCTACAACCACAGGTGCTCTAGTAGTAGCAGGCGGAGTAGGCATAGCCAACAGTGTGATTACCGGCGGCAATATAGTAGCCGCATCTGGAACAGAAAGCACAAACACAACCACAGGCGCCGTGGTAGTCACAGGCGGTGTGGGAATAGCAAACAGATTGAATGTTGGCGGAAACATTGTGGCATTGGCCACAACCACAAGCACAAACACAACCACAGGCGCCCTGGTAGTTGCAGGAGGTGTGGGTATTGGCGGAACAGTGGTTGCAGGCGGAAATATTGTGGCATCGGCTGCCACAGCCAGTGTGAATACTACTACAGGCGCATTGGTAGTCACTGGGGGTGCGGGTATTGGTGGAGCCTTGCAAGTTGGTGGCAACGCAGTATTAGGCAGTGGCACTGCAACTTCTAGCACAACCACAGGAGCACTAGTAGTCACTGGTGGTATAGGACTCAGTGGTAACATTGTTGCTGGAGGCGGCATTGAAATTGCTGGAAACATTCTGTCAACTGCAGGACAAATTAGAGTTAGCACCGGAACAGAAAGTACCAGTACTAGTACAGGTGCACTGGTAGTTACGGGTGGTGCTGGTATTAGCGATAGATTAAATGTTGGCGGCAATGTGGTTATCACCAGTAGTGCAACCAGTACAGATACAACCACAGGAGCATTAGTAGTTGCTGGAGGAGTGGGTATTGGTGGCAATCTAGTGGTTGCTGGCAATCTCAGTGTAGGTGGAGGCAGTTTGTCCAGCTTTGTTGCTGGCATGGACATGGTCAACTCTGCAGACAGTACCAGCGGTCATTATGTAAAACTGGCTACTATTCCAGTTATGCAAGCAGCAGATGTTGCTGAAGTGGTAATCAGCTGTTTGGTTACTGGTAGATATCTACCAGCAATAGAAGCATATCGTGTGCTGGTACGAGCAGTTGGATCCAGTGCAACAGGTGCAGTTCCACAACTGTATGTGGAATCTTTATTAAACAATCAAACAAAGACAACTTTTAATGCTAGCGATTTTGTTTTAAGTTATAACGCCAGTACTTACGCAGCCTACGATTTATACTATCAGTTCAATGATGCAAATCAAAGATTATTTGCCAAATTTGATCTAGTCACCAGCGAGGACACAACCTATACTGGCAATTATTGGCAACTGTTAAGTGGTCAGACTACTTCTGCTTCGTTTACCAGTCTTGGAACCACATTGTCCGGTATTGAAATGGGCAAGAGTGTAAGTAACCTCATTGTAAGTTACAGTGCCAGTGTTACTTCGGCCAACACATCAACATCTACCAGCACAGGTGCACTGGTAGTCACAGGTGGTGTAGGCATTGGTGATCGGTTGAATGTTGGCGGCAATGTGGTATTAACCAGCGGAACATCTAGTGCTAGTACTGTTACTGGTGCGCTAGTGGTGTCTGGCGGAATTGGAGCGTCTGGTAATATCATTGTTGCAGGCAATATTATCAGTCAAAGCACTTTTACCACACAGATAGCCGCAGGAGCCACTGCCACTCGTCCTGGCGCTCCAGCGGTTGGTATGATACGATACAATACCACATTGCAAAGTTACGAAGGGTATGGTGCCGGGGCAGCTTGGTCCAGTCTTGGAGGAGTTAAGTCAGTTTCTGGAAACGCTTATATCAGTGCAGAATTGTCAGCTGCCAGCGGCGACGATGTGTTAAGATTCTATTCAGGCAGTGCTGGCCCTAGTCAGCAGGTTGCTTATATGAGCGCCAGCAACGTTGGTATTATTATTAACACAGCAGCAACTAGTACCAGTACTGGAGCACTACAGGTTTCAGGTGGTATTGGTTTAGCAGGAAACTTATTTTCAGGTGGTAATGTGTATGTTCGTTCTAGAATTGGATTTACTTTTGGTGCAAACGCAACTAGTGCAGTTTATCAACAGTATAATCAGGCCACAAACAGTCTTGACACAATCTTTGGATAATGCATGAGTTACCTAGTCCATAGATTAACATCCACTGGTGATCTGATTCTTTATGAAGGAAGTTTAGACGAAATTTCTTCTTCTAACATAAAGATCAGTGACACAGCTACTACATCGGCTGAATTTGACGAAGTTAGTCTAAACGGCGCATTAAATGGTGTTGTTAAAAAAGAATATTCTAATGGTAATTTGTCCATAGCAGGTACATTTAACGAACTTGAATACGAAAACGAGGAGGTTTACACTGTACCAGGCGTTTATTCTTGGACATGCCCTTCTGGAATTTCGTCAGTAAGTGTGGTATGTATTGGTGCAGGTGGTGCAGGCGCAGCTCCTGGGCCTGGTGGTGCTGGTGGCGGACTACGATACATAAATGATCTTACAGTTACGCCAGGAACCACATATACCGTGATTGTTGGTGCCGGCGGGCTCGCTGGTAACGGTAATTCGCCTGGTGGGTACAGTGCATTTGGATCTAATATTGTGTTTGCCACTGGAGGGGAATCTCTAACAGCAGGATCATTGCAAACTCCACTTGGCGGCACTGGAAGCACTATAGGTGGTAATATAGGTGGCGCCGACGGTGGTGCTGGTGGTGCTTATCGTGGTGCTCAAGGCGGCGGCGGTGGCGGAGGTGGTGCTGGTGGGTATTCCAGCAACGGAGGTGCTGGTGGTGCTGGTGGAACATTTTCCCCACTAACTAACGGAGTTTCAGGACAGAACAGCACAAACGGTGGTGCTGGCGGCTCTGGTGGTAGCGGAGAATATGCTGGTAATCCAAATGGACGAGGCGGCGGAGCAGGTGGTGGTGTAGGCGTATTTGGATTGTCAGGTACCACAGCCACGGGTGGAAATGCAGATGCCTTTGGTAACGGTGTTGGGGGGCTTGGAGGATCAGCTGGTACTAGCGGAGCAAACTATACTGGATCACAAACTGCTGCGGGTGGATTATACGGTGGTGGCGGTGGTGGCGGTGCTATAGCAGGACATGGTGGGCCTGGAGCAAATGGTGCAGTGAGAATCATGTGGAGTTTGAGACAATTAAACAGACAATTTCCAAGCCTCAATACCAAGCGTATTTTGACTAATGAAATAATGAATACAGCTTTAGTCTCAGGGGTGACAGGTAGTTATAGTTTAGATTGGAAAACATCACTAAGACATCGGGTGGCGGTGGAGTTTAATAGTGTTGAAGATATTAGAAATTTTTTCAAGCTAGGCGGCAGTATTCGTATTGATGCCGGAGCATCGGGCGGGGGAATTATTGGATCTAAAACCAGCGATTGGCTTACTTTTCTTTCTGCTGTGCAGCCAGTCAGTTACACTGCAAGCAGTTTTCGTAGAGGCGGAAATCTAGTTGTAAGATCCAAAACTTTTGTAGGAGGCTATTATAGTGCCAACTATATTCAAGCATGGGGCGAGTTAGTTAATGATACCACTATAGTTATGACAGCAATTTTTGATGATGCATCCGTACAAACCGGACTTGGCGGCTCTGCATTTGACGAATTTGTAAGTGGAATCTCTGTTACAAGCACCGTGGATTATTTAAGACCAGTGGGTGGAATTACTGGCCCGGCTCCGACTTTTACTACAATTTACAGTTTAGGACCGTAAATGCAAGTTGTTTATTTTTTGAATAAGTAATATTATGGCGAAATTATTATCTGGTACCAGAATTTATGGTAATGTACAAATTGACACTAACGCAATTGTGCTAGGGTCAAATGTCAGCACTTCTTCTACTACAGGTGCGCTAGTAGTCACAGGTGGCGCGGGCATTGGCGGAGCTCTAAACATTGGCGGGAGTAGCACTGTTGGCGGAATACTGCGGACAAGCAATACCACTCCAAGCACAAACTCTACCACAGGTGCTCTGGTAGTAGCAGGCGGAGCAGGCGTAGCCGGAAACTTGTTTGCAACAGGCAATGTGGTACTTGGCACAGGTACCACAAGTAATGTGGTCGTAGATGCTACCACAATCTCATCTAGTATCACCACAGGAGCACTGGTAGTAAGAGGTGGCGTGGGTATAGCTGGCACGCTCACATTACAAAATGTTGGAGACGTATCGGCAAACATTGGAAGTCTAGTTGTAGCAGTTGGTGGTGGCACAGGACTAAGCGGCAACCTGGGTGCTTTCCAAACCTATGCCAATAGTAAAATTGGCACAAACACAAACAGCAACTTGGTTGTGGTATCCACTACTCCAAGCACAAACTCTACCACAGGTGCTCTAGTAGTAGCAGGTGGCGTTGGTGTTGCTGCACAACTGAATGTAGACGGTGTTACCACAATTAATAATACCACAGCCAGTACATTCAACACCACTGGTGCATTGATAGTGGCAGGTGGTGTGGGCGTTGGATCACAGTTAAATGTTGGTGGTCGTGTTACACTTAGTAACACACAACCGGCCACAGATATCAATCCAACTCAAGGTGCATTGTATGTTACTGGCGGAATGGGTGTTGGCTCGCAATTGTATGTGGCAGGGCAGGTAAATTTTGCCAATATCACAAATGCCACTGGTTTCAATACAGGTGGTTTAAGAGTGGCTGGTGGCGTGTCCATAGCACAAAATCTTTATTCGTTTGGCAACACTTTTCTTGGATCAGGCGTCACAAGCAATGTGGTTGTATCGGCCTCAACACCAAGTACCAGCACCACAACAGGTGCTTTGGTAGTTCAAGGAGGCGTTGGCATACAAGGTAGACTTAATATTTCGTCTAACACTATTATATCCGGAAGTGCCACCACAGACTTCTCTAGTGGTGCTCTGGTAGTGTTTGGTGGGGTTGGTGTTTCTGGCGCAGTAATTACCAATGGTAACATTGTTGCTGGTGCAGCAACAGGAAGCAATGGCCCAACCACAGGAGGTTTGGTAGTGGTTGGTGGTATGGGTGTTGGACAACAGTTAAGCGCCAACGGTAGGGTGATTGTAAGCAACACCACTCCTAGTTCCAGTTGGTTTACAGGTGCACTAACAGTCAGCGGCGGAGTGGGTATTGCAAATCAGTTGAATGTGTTGGGCAACGCAAGCATATCTAACACTGCTGTGAGTACCAGTACTACCACAGGTGCACTAACAGTCAGTGGCGGTGTAGGTATAGCTGGCAGTCTGTTTATTGCGGGCACAGGTGATGTGGCTGCTAATATTGCTAGTCTGACTGTAGCAGTAGGAGGTGGCACTGGACTTAGTGGCAACCTTGGAGCGTTCCAGACTTATGCTAATAGCAAAATAGGCACCAATACCAACAGCAACTTGGTTGTGGTATCCAGTACAGCCAGTACCAACACTACCACAGGTGCATTAGTGGTGTCTGGTGGTGTTGGTATCAGCGGAGCATTAAATGTAGGTAGTCAGTCTGCTTTTACTGCAACTAACACATTGACTTACCCAAGCTATGCGCCAATAATACAATTAAATAGTACAAACACAACTGCACTGTTTAGTGTTAATAGCAGTGAATCTGGATCAATGGCAATAGGTGTAACTCCAGGGGGTGTTGGTAGAATTCAAACGCAACTTGGTGCAACAGCAACTCCTATCATAATTGGACCTAATGGAGCAAATTCTAGTAATGTGGTCATCACTGCTACTACCACTAGCACTACTACCACAACAGGTGCTTTGGTAGTAGCAGGTGGTGCAGGTATCGCTGGTAGTCTGTATGCAGGAAACTTAGTTGTAGCAGGAAATTTACTACTTGGGTCAGGTACCACAAGCAATGTGGTAATCAATGCTACCACTACTTCAACATCAAGTACCACCGGAGCTTTAGTAGTTTCCGGCGGAGTAGGGGTGGTTGGTAATCTAGTCGCAGCAGGTAATGTTGTTATTGGGTCAGGTACCACAAGCAATGTGGTAATCAATGCTACCACTACTTCAACATCAAGTGCTACTGGCGCACTTGTAATAAGAGGAGGATTAGGACTAGCAGGAGCTTTTAACAGTGCAGGTACTATAAGCATCACTTCCAACACAGCTGGTATAGGTTATGGTAATGGGGCAGGCGGCCAAGCTATACAAATCACAAGTCGAACCACAGGAGTAACCATAAACACTCCAACTGGTGTAATTACTTTAGTATCAAATGCAGGATCGCCTAGTTGGCAGTCGTTTACAGTGACTAATAATCAAGTTGGTAATAACGATGTGGTAATAGTAAATCAACGCTCTGGTACAGATCTTTACATGATACATGTAACCGCAGTGGCAGCAGGCAGTTTCCGCATATCCTTTGCAACCACAGGCGGAACCACAGTAGAATCTCCGTCTTTTAATTACGCTATTGTAAAAGGCGCAATTATTTAAAAACCAGTTGACCTTTTGGGATCTTTAGTTTATAATACGGATTAGCTCTGTATTAACACTAAAGGCCCATTATGGAATTCGCTATAAAATCTCGTAGCAAAAAAAGCAAGATGCTAGTGGAAGCCATTTTGCCTTCTATTATTAAACAGTTAAAGTTAACAAAAAGTAAAAAGTTTTTGCTGGTGGAAATCAGCAAGGACGTGGGCGACAACAATGACGGCTGTACTGTTCCGTTGCCTGGTATAGATTCCATAGTGGTCACAGTGAAACCTGCACCACTGCATCTTTTGGGCATTACACTAGCACATGAAATGGTGCACGTAAAACAGTTGGCCAAAGGAATTCTACGAGCAGAAAACGGTGTGAAATATTGGCGCGGCAAACGCTATTCCAGTAGGACCAAGTATCTAAACTGTCCTTGGGAACTTGAAGCCTTTGCCCAGCAAGAAATTTTATTTAGACGAGCAATAGAGAGGTTATAATGCCAGCAGTATTTTTAGTTAGTGACACACACTTTGGACATATGGGCGTGTGCCGGTTCATGCGCAACGACGGCGTAACCAAATTGCGCCCTTACACCACTCCAGAGGAGATGGATGAAGACATGATTGCCAAGTGGAACGATCGTGTGCGTCCAAACGACAAGGTGTACCATTTGGGCGACGTTGTGATCAATCGCAGAGCATTGCCTACCTTGGCTCGTTTGAACGGCGACAAAGTATTGATTCGTGGTAATCACGATATCTTTCGGGACGACGAGTACCGACAATACTTTCGTGAATTGCGAGCTTACCATGTGATGAACGGAATGATTTTGAGCCACATTCCCATTCACGAGGATTCGTTGGGACGGTTTGGTGTAAACATTCACGGACACTTGCATGCCAACCGTGTGATGAAGCGAGCCAGCAGCCTTATGGAGTTCGTGAAGCGTGGCAAACGAGAATGGATTGATCCTCGCTATCATTGCGTGTGCGTGGAGCAAACAGACTTTGCACCTATTTTGTTTGAAGACGTTATCAAACGCATTGAAGCAGAAGGCGGCACAGTGGGTTTCAAAAATGGCAACGGTCCAATAATGTAGTTGACAGGTCTGCAATTTGTAAATATAATGTGAAAATTAAGGAGAACACATGAGCCTTTCTTTGGAAAACACCATTCAACTTTCGTCCACTGGTGTACAAAACTTTTTTAGAGACATTTTCATGCGCATGACAGCAGCACTCACAATCAGTGCTGTTACGGCTGGACTGGCCAGTATGTTACCGTTTCTTTACACAGGCGGTATTCTGACCTGGTTGATTATTCTCAGCCCGCTGGCTTTTGTTTTGGCTATGAGTTTTGGCAGTGAACGTTTTAGTACTAATACCTTGATCATGCTGTTCTTGGGTTTTGCTGTTGCACAAGGCCTAAGCATGGGAAGTATATTTTTGGTTTATACAGGTGCTAGTATTTTCACAGCATTTTTAATGGCCGCAGTGACTTTTGGCAGCTTTGCACTAATTGGTTACACAACCAAACGAGATCTTACCAGCATGGGCACGTTCCTGTTTGTGGGGTTGATTGGAATCATCATAGCCAGTGTGGTAAATATTTGGCTTGCGCTGCCCGTGTTGGCACAAGTTATCAATGTGTTGGCAGTGATCATCTTTGTAGGACTCACTGCATATGATGTGCAGAAGTTAAAAGAAATTTATTACAGTGGAACAGATGATGGTAAAATTCGTACACTAGGTGCCTTGACATTGTATCTGGATTTTATTAACATCTTTATGGCGCTGCTGCAATTGATTGGCGGCAAGCGAGAATAAACAGACGCGGGATAGAGAAACGGTAACTCAGGAGTCTCATAAGCTCCAGGTCCAGGTTCGATTCCTGGTCCCGCAACCAAACAAAAGGAATAGTATGCAAAATCAAGAATATGTGCCTGGCACATGCGGCTGCGGTCGTAGCCCAACCGGTAATTGTATTGGTTGGCATGGTCTAAGTGAAGATGAATTTAGACAAGCCCTGGCAGAATATGAAGTAAAACTTTTGGAACAAAGGAAAAATGATGCAAGTAACAGCTAGACATATTTTGGTTTCAGATCTAAACACTGCTCTGACTATCAAGGCCAAAATCACAGAAGGCACTCAATTTGGCGATTTAGCTAGAGCACACAGTTCATGTCCTAGTAGAGCACGTGACGGTGACCTTGGATCATTTGGTCCAGGCATGATGGTGAAACCATTTGAAGACGCTGCATTCGCTCTTGATGTTGGGCAGATTAGCGAACCTGTACAAACACAGTTTGGCTGGCATTTGATTCAAAGAACAGGTTGATCTTTATAAATATCATGCTATAATTTGTGTATTAGCTGGCGTAGCACAACGGTAGTGCAACGGATTTGTAATCCGTAGGTTGAGGGTTCGATTCCTTTCGCCAGCACCAAGAACCTCGGGGTCCCTACTCGTTAATAATAGGGGGTAAATTGGCTTCACCATAATGCCAGGGCTCATACGATGATAGCCCCAAAGCCCGCTTACATGGGTGATAGAAAAATCGTAGGTGGGTACTACACCTTGCCACAAGTAAATGTAGCGGACAGAGTAACAGCTCAGTTAGGGGCTAGTGAGGACTAGTAGCCTAACAAGAATACATGCGGGAGTAGCTCAGTTGGTAGAGCGCAACCTTGCCAAGGTTGAGGTCGAGAGTTCGAGACTCTTCTCCCGCTCCAAGTTTTTCAAGGAGAAAAGTATGGGAGATCCACGTTCTAAAAACAAAGCAGCAAAAACAAAAGAGAGCAAGGCACCACATCAACAGATCCAAAAAAACACAGCAATGAAAACACAAGCAGTACAAGTTCCACAACAAAAAGTAATGCGAAACACCGGTAGAGGTAGATAATCAATCAGGGCGGTTAGCTCAGTGGTAGAGCAGGGCCCTTACAAGGCCAAGGTCGGGAGTTCAACCCTCTCACCGCCCACCAATCAAAGAGGAAAAGATGGAAAATCAAATTGCAGTAGAAGTTATTCAAGCAGCGAATTTTGTCACAGGTGCAATACTAATCAGTCTTGGTATTATTATCATTGTAGGTGCTATTCTGTTGATCAACAACATGTTCACTAGATTCTGGCGCCCTATCAAGGTGTTCACATACATTGCAGCCAAGATTTCACCAGAAGACGCTGCTGCAATAGAAGCTTCAAAAGAACAACGCAAGGCCGCACAGCCCACAATTGTTAAATAGTTACATGCGGGCGTAGCTCAGTTGGTAGAGCATCTGCCTTCCAAGCAGAATGTCGTCAGTTCGAACCTGATCGCCCGCTCCATGCACTAGAAGCTGATCGGATAGCTGAAGCCTCTAAAACTTCTGGTAGTGGGTTCGACTCCCACCTGGTGCACCAAATTCTCCGTCGTTCCTAACTGACGTAAAACGTTTGGCGAAGTTGGTCAGCTGCGTGAAGAAATGACTCGGGGTTAACAGTGTCCGTAATGATTGTTCGGCAGGTGGAGTCGTTAGGCTTTGTTGAAGTTGAGGATAACCAAGGTCATACATTTTTAAAAGGAAAAAGAAATGTCATAGATTGAATTAGGCTGTAGAGATGTAGTGTTTCACTTTAATAAAAAACACTTGCAAGATCCTTCTGTTCCCATGTGGATCTTAAAGACTGGTGGTAAAACCTACTATGTTGAACATGTGGACTGTCAAAGCCCTTGGAGCACCAAGGAAACGCCTGATAATAGCCATACCAAAGGCAGTATCAAAATCAAAGATTGTTTGTTGATCATAGACGAACACAATCAGGCATCAATAAGACCCTTAACTATAGATGACAAATTCCGTCTGCACAATCAGCAGAAGGGTATCACACGAGTGATTGTTAAAGAAGGTCGCGACGCATTTGATCTGCGCCGATACATAAGAGATCTAGAAATAAAACATGGACCTATCAAGAGTATTGGCGGAGCATGTAGCAGTACCTTTTACATCACAGACATCATGGTACCTAGCCATTTTACTGCACTAGGGTTGGCTATGGCAGGAACCACTTTCAGAGAACTCATGCCCAACGAGCACTATTATCGTATCTATGATTCAGGAAAAGATGCACCAGCTGATCATTTATGGGAAGAACACTTTGAAGATCAAATAGATTGACAATTCCGTGAGGTTGTACTATACTCTAGTGGTAATTACAACCTTACGAGGATCAAAATGTTTGAAACTATTGAACTAAGAAAAGTAGCCAATGGCTTTATCATGGTGCTGAATACCGAAGATGGCGATACCAGAGAATATGTTTACGATACTTCTCGTAAGCTCATGCGAGCTGTAAAACAGCATCTTGGTACCAACGAATCTGTAGCAGACGATTAATTGCCGTATTGCTTGAAACCTTCAAGCAAGCCTCTGCTGGGCAATTCAAGACTGTCCAAAAGATCACTTTGTCCGGTAAAGTTGTTTGAGCCAGTGTGATCTACAATTATTCTATTGTGTGGAATTCCGTGAACATCTGCAAACATGTGAGCATACTCACTGAGCAGATGTTTTTGTTTGTACACAATATTAAAGTCAAAATCATTCAGTTGACGATTTATCACAGCATCTATTACAGGCACTAGATCTTCTAGATTTACAAAATCAAAATAATGATCTTGAAAAATCCTAAAAGGAGATTTATCTGTAGCATTGAACAAACGTTTGAAAAAACGTTTTTCTGATTCAGTATGATGAAACACTCCAAACAGTCTAAGATTATAAAAGTCTGGTGTGCTAGCAATAACTCTGGCTATGAGATTTTTGGCATATCCATAACTGGCTTTGGGAAGATGCTGATATAATTCGTGTTCTGGTGCTAGATGAATGTTTTTGCTAGTGTCAAATTCGTTGCCAGTGCCCATGTTTATCAATCTATCAAACTTGTCACGATTTCTCCATAGATTGGTAAACATCTCTAGATTTTGAACGGCTAGATTCTGATCAACCGCATTAATTCTATCACGACCCACCAAAGCACAATGGATAACAATATCAATGTGATTCGTATCAAAAAATTTGTCAACACTTTCCCCATTGGTAAGATCTAGAACGCTGTGTCCTGGTGCGTAGATCTTGTGCGAATTTGAATAATGATTACGTAGGAAAGATCCTATGAAACCATTTGCACCTGTGATTAAAATACTTTTTCTATCCATTCTGTTGCTAGTTTAAGTCCTTTGGCTGCACGAATTTCGTTCCATTTAAGAATTTTTTCTTTGTCTTGATTTCTAACTGCGTCATGTTTTAGATCGCCTAGTTCATGAACAAATGGCACAAAGGCAGAAATGTTCATGTGAAACTGGCACTTGACCAGATAGGTACTGATCAATCTTTCGCAGATAAATCCTGTGTAATCCAGTGCAGGATTTGGTTCATAGCCTGCACTTGAATATAGCATTTTCTTATGTTCAGGGTCAAGTTTATCAATTGCGGCCACGTATCGGTCTAGAAATTCTAATAGTCCGTCCCAAAACTTAGCAGTACCAACAAAGTAGTTTGCTGCACAATAAGTGGCGCGATCCATGGGTAGATAAATTAGATCTGGATTTTCGTTCATGAGCTCAAGCAGTTTTCTTCCTAGTACCACAATATATGGATGACTCCATGCTCCTTGCTCCCACACATTGTAAGCCACCAATTCATCTGCAGGATAGGCGTTGAAAATCAAAACTTCTGCATCTGAGACCTGTTCAACCATGCCCAAAACTGCTTCCGGTTCAATGTGCTGTAGTTTTTTTCTCCATTGCCAACTGAACACGCCCCAGCGATCCACACCCTCTGCCAGCGCACGTTTGCGCACCTGATGATAGATATAGTGTTCGTATAGATTCTTAACTGGGTTGGCCGTGTTGTCAAAGGGCTCAAATTCTGGGTCCAAGTGTGTTTTTTGATCTTCACGGTAATAGGCTTGATAAATTTTTATGTTCATGCTAGACTCCAGGAATATTTAGTAGTATAATACATCATGTTTGATAACTTCAACCTTATTGTGGTAGGCAGTGGCTTGTTTGGCAGTGTGGTAGCTGAACGAGCCAGTAGAGCAGGATATCGTGTGGCTGTGATTGAAAAACGTTCACACATCGCAGGCAACTGCTACACCGAAGATGATGCTGAAACTGGCATCAATGTGCATAGATATGGGCCTCATATATTCCATACCAGCAACAGAGAGATATGGGACTATATCAATCAGTTTACAGAATTCAATCACTATCGTCACAAGTGCCTGAGCTCGTACCAAGATAAACTGTACAGCATGCCAATCAACCTTGGTACTATAAACAGTTTCTTTAACAGCAACTACACACCTGCACAGGCTCGTGATTTATTGGATCGCATGACAGAAAATCACAAGCACAAAGATCCTGAAAACTTTCAAGAACAGGCTATGGCCTTGATTGGCCCAGAACTGTATCATGCGTTTGTGAAAGGTTATACCAAAAAGCAATGGGAAACTGATCCAACTGAATTACCGGCCAGTTACGCAAGACGCTTGCCTGTGCGCACAGACTACAATGATCGTTATTACAACGATCTCTATGAAGGCATACCTGTAGGCGGATACACACCTATTTTTGAACGCATGTTGGATCATGAAAACATACAGGTATTTTTAAACACAGACTGGTTTGAAGTTCAAGATCAAGTAAAAGACCAATTGGTGGTGTACACTGGTCCGATTGATCGTTACTACAACTATCAGTTTGGCAGACTGAACTGGCGCACCATTGACATAGACTTTCACGTGAAAAATGTCAAAGACTTTCAAGGTGTCACACAGATTAACTATCCAGATGAGCAGGTGAGACATACTCGTATCATAGAACACAGACATTTTCATCCAGAACGCAAATATCCAGATGATAAAACTGTGGTTGGAGTGGAGTACTCACGTGCAGCACAGGGCGACGACACTGTGTACTATCCTGTGAACACGCCTGCAGACAAGGAAAGATATGCCAAATACAGGGAGCTGGCAGACGCAGAACCCAATACAATCATAGGAGGTCGTTTAGGAGAGTACATGTACTATGATATGCATCAAGTAATTGGTGCCGCACTCTCTTGCTATAAAAACAAAATACAGGTAAAATTGCAACAATAAATACGCTATCAATTACTCATTGGAGAATTCAAATTGTCTAAGAATGTCTTAATCACCGGCAGCGCCGGATTCATTGCCCACCATGTGATTGACCGTATCCTTCGTACCACAGACTGGACCGTGGTATGTTTGGATCGGTTGGATTTCAGTGGAAACCTAAACCGTCTTGCAGACATGATGCAGGATCATGACCCAGAAGTTAGAAAACGTGTGCGAGTGGTATGGCACGACCTCAAAGCAGAAATCAGCCCGCTTACCGCAGGCATGATTGGCGAAGTACATTATGTGCTGCATCTTGCTGCTGGTTCACATGTGGATCGCTCAATTGAGTATCCTATGGAGTTTGTGATGGACAATGTGGTAGGCACAGTTAACCTACTACAGTGGAGTCGCACACTTAAAAATCTAGAACGTTTTGTATACTTCTCAACTGACGAAGTGTTTGGTCCTGCACCACATGGTGTGAACTACAAAGAATACGATCGTTATAACAGTACCAATCCTTACAGTGCTAGTAAAGCAGCGGCAGAAGAACTGTGCGTGGCATTTGAAAACACATACAATCTTCCTATTGTGGTCACACATACCATGAACGTGTTTGGCGAGCGTCAGCATCCAGAAAAGTTCATTCCTATGTGCATTCAGAAAGTGCGTGATGGGGAAGTGGTTACTGTACACAGTGATCCTACTAAGACACAAGCAGGGTCACGTCATTACATTCATGCAAAAGATGTAGCAGATGGATTGATGTTTGTGTTAGATAATCTACAGGACTACAAACATGAAGGCGACTATGGCCATGCCAAGTGTCCTAAATTTAACCTAGTAGGACCTGAAGAGATTGACAATCTGAGCCTGGCTAAAATGATTGCCGAAGCACAAGGCAAAGAACTCAAATACGAAATGGTAGACTTTCACAGCAGTCGCCCAGGACACGATCTGCGTTATGCACTGGATGGTGGCCTGCTCAAGAGCTTGGGCTGGGAGCCGCGTATCAAGTTCAGCGAGCGTGTGAAAGAAGTGGTTGAATGGACCTTGGCAAACGATCGGTGGTTGCGCAAATGAACGCACTGGTAATTGTCACCAGCGCCGTGGAAAGTAGATTTGGCATTTATAATGCTGATCAAAGACTTGCCATGACGCTGGATACTATAAAAAATCTAAGAGAACGCATACCAAATGTCAAAATAGTAGTGAATGAAGTTAGTGGAAACGGACTAGATGCCACTAGAGAATCAGCTCTGTTGGATGCTTGTGACATTTTTTTAGATTTCACTACCAACAAAGAAGTGAACTGGATATACAATAATCCTGCTTGGTACGATAACTGGGACGTTGTGAAAAATCTAACCGAACTCACAACCTTTCCTTTGAGCTTGCGCAGTTTGTTAGACTCAAATGAACTAGAAGGTATTGACAGAATTTTTAAAATGTCTGGGCGGTATCTTCTGAACGAAAAGTTTGACATCAATTTTTATTCAACAGATTCAGTTAAAGATAAAATTGTCATAGGCAAACGAGTTCCTAGTCAGTTCCCGTTTCAAGTGACCAGACTTGCAGAGCAATACATGGCGCGATTGCTCAGCTGGCCAGTTAACATGCACGAAGACATGATCAACTATTATGTTAATGCTCGCGATTACATGCGTGAGCGTATGCGAGCCGGCGGATATGCTGATATTGAACATTGTCTGTTTTATGCGTTACCAAAAGATCGTGTGTTGGAAGTTGATCAAGTGGGAGTTTATGGAACCATAGCACCAAATGGTCAGCCTATCATTAATTGAAATGAAAAATTTTATAAACAAAAGAAACTGGTCAGAATTGCAAAATCAATTTCTTTCTGGCCAGCCTTTCAATCACATTGTTATAGACGATTTCTTTACAGCCGAAACTGTGGAAGCATTGGTATCAGAGTTTCCCAATTATGATAGTGCAGTCTGGAATGCACACTACAATAATCCTATAGAAAATAAAAAGGCATGTAATCATTGGGACAAGTTTCCACCTACAACCTATGCTGTGTTTCATTATTTGTGCAGTTTTGAATTTGAAGACATTATCAGCAAAGTAACTGGCAACGTAGGGGTACAAGCTGATGTAGGACTACATGGCGGTGGTTGGCATGCTCATACCACCAGCGGAAAGTTGAATGTACATCTTGACTACAGCATACATCCTAAGTTACAATTAGAACGTCACTATAATCTGATTGTGTATATTACTCCAGATTGGAATCCTGCATGGGGCGGTGGCTTAGAACTATGGAGCCATGATCATGAAAAAGGCACAGCCAAAGAACTTGTTACCACGGTTGAGAATCGATTCAACCGTGCGGTGCTGTTTGATACCACCCAATATTCGTGGCACGGCTTACCCCAAGATCTCGTTTGTCCTCCGGGTGTCATGCGACAGAGTCTCGCGGTCTACTATGTCACAGAACCGGCTGCAGATGCTAGCACAAGAGGTAAAGCACTGTTTGTTCCCCGCGAAGACCAACAGAACAATCCAGAAATTCTGGAACTTATTCAAAAACGTAGTCAAGTGGCTACAGCAGAAAGTGTTTACAAAGGAATAAAATGAAAATCAAAATTTATGTACATCTAAACGATCTACCAGGTGCATTTGATCTAATGAGCGAACAGATGACACTGGCCAGTGAAGTAGGACTATTGGACGCAGCAGAGCAAGTGGTATTGTGTACTAATGGTCGTGAAAGCAGTTTTGCTGCGGCTAAAGAAGTTTTAAATTCAACAGACTTTCCTAACGTGAAATTTGTACATACCAGTGACGATACCAAGCTGTGGGAATACCCTACATTGGATCAACTTAAAAAAGATTGCGATAGTACAGATGAGGAATTTTACATCTGCTATTTTCATCTAAAAGGTCTTAGTAGACTAGGCGATACTCGTGTGACTGACTGGCGTAACTACATGCAGTACTGGTGTATTGAACGCTGGGAAGACAATGTGACCAAACTAGACGAAGGCATGGACACCGTGGGTGCTAATTTTATTGAAGCGCCATGGCCTCACTATTCAGGTAACTTTTGGTGGGCACGAGCCAGTTACATTCGCAAGCTAGATCCAATGGTACATCCACGTGATTTACCTTGGGGTCAGCCAAGCAGATACATTGATGCAAAACTTGACGAAGGTAATTTTCGTTATGAGCACGAAGCCTGGATAGGAAGTAAAAATCCAGTTTGGGCAGAACTACACGCCAGCCCAGGAAAACAAACACCAGGATGGCATTTTGAACACACTTACCCAAGAGAACTTTATGCAACTGAAACCAGCGAAACTGCAAATTGATGACCCAACTAGAATTCTAGTTGACAGAAGAAAGGCAGTGGGCGATGTAATCATGATCACTCCGGTTCTACGCGAACTAAGACATCGCTACGGACCTGACGCATTTATTCAAGTGGTTACTGAAGAAACCAATGTGCTTGAAAACAACACTGATGTTAGTCAGGTGGTAACTCCACAACAAATGAAAGCAACTGATGCATGGGATTTGTATTTGAATCTCAATGATGCATATGAGCAAAATGTAAAATCTCATTATGTTGATGCTTATCTTTACAGAGCGTTTGGTACGCAGATTGACGATATTGATAGAACATTGATTCTTAACACTACTGAAGAAGAAAAACAAGCAGTGGACGAAGCATTGGTAGACATAGGCGGTCCCTATGTTGTGCTTCATATGCGTCGTTGGGCATGGGAAAACAAAAATGTTGACCCAGCATTGTGGACCATGCTCATGGCCTGGATAGAAGCCAGTTATCCTGACATGCGTATAATTTCTGTTGGAGCACAGTATGATCTTAGAGTGCCAGGACAACTTGGATCAAGATACATTGATCTAGTAGAGCAGTTGAGTCTTGGCGAAATCAAGTATCTTATTGAAAATGCCAAGGCTTTTATAGGAGGTGACAGTGGTCCGTATCATATTGCATGTACCACAGACACTCCTATAGTGGCACTGTTAACTCATCTTGATCCAGAACAGATATTGCCTTGGAGAGACGGTGAGTTTGGTAAAGATGTACACGTGGTTAAAAGTCGTGTGCCATGCACCGGCTGCTATGCAAGACAAAAGCCACCAGTGCGAGCATTAGTATGCGAACAGCCTAAAGATCAAGAATGGTTATGTAATAAAAGTTTTGATTTCAATGAGATTACAGTAGCCTTAACCAATGCGATTGGAAAAACACATGCTGAACTCGCATAACTGGCAAGAAATACACAGCCAGTTTTCAACTGCTGAACCTTTCAATCATGTGGTCATTGACAACTTTTTTACGCCAGAGGTAGCAGACTTATTGTACAACGAATTTCCAGCGTATGACAGTGAGCAATGGATATACTATCACAATGCACTAGAAGATAAAAAAACTTGTAATCATTGGGATAAATTTCCTCTGACCACTTATAGAGCTTTTGAATTTTTAAACAGTAATGGTTTTGTAGATAAATTAAAAATTGTTACTGGCATTAATGATCTCAAAGGAGACATTGGATTGCATGGTGGGGGATGGCATGCTCATAGCAAAGGTGGCAAAAACAACATACACCTGGATTATGACATACATCCAAAGCTGGGATTACAACGCAAGATCAATATTATTGTTTACATGACGCCAGGGTGGGATTCTACTTGGGGCGGCGGGCTTGAACTATGGAGTCATGATACAGATACTGGCAGACCAAAACAAATGGTCAAGCTGGTTGAAAATCAGTTCAATCGTGCAGTGATCTTTGATACCACACAGAACAGTTGGCATGGATTACCTAGAGAACTTGTTTGTCCACCTGGAGTTGTAAGACGCAGTCTAGCAGTGTATTATCTAACTACACCTGCCTCCACTGTGACCGATCGTAAAAAGGCCTTGTTTGCCCCTTATGGCGATCAAGCAAACGATCCTGAAGTATTAGAACTTATTAGAAAAAGAGCAAACATAGAGCAAGCTTCAAGCGTATATAGAAAATGAAAAATAACGTTACTGAAATTATTGAGTGTTTGGCCTGCGGTAGCAGCCATCTAGTGCCTATATTGGATTTAAATGATCAACCATTGGCCAATGCATTTAAAAAACAAGCAAATGAATCAGAGCCATTTTTTCCGTTGGCTGTGAGCATGTGTTCAGAATGTCATCATTTGCAACTCACACATGCTGTGGATCCTCGGTTGATCTATAAACACTATTTGTATGTGAGTGGCACCAGCCAGACCTATCTGCACTACATGCACTGGTATAGTAAATTTGTACAAGAAACTTTCATGACCATGTCTGGTAGACTGCCTCAAAGTGTGCTTGACATTGGTTGTAATGATGGTAGTCAACTGAATTTCTTTGCAGATGATGGATTAAAAACTCTTGGTGTGGATCCTGCAGAAAACCTATATCCTATTAGCACACGCAGTGGGCATCATGTGGTAGTGGATTTTTGGAACAAGGATGCACAAACCAGTGTACTACAAGCAGCAGGAACACAAGGCGTTGATATAATTACCAGTCAAAATGCTTTTGCACACATACCAGATCCGTTGGGATATCTTGAGCTGGTGCGCGATACCATGCACGATAACAGCTTGATGTTTATTAGTACCAGCCAAGCTGACATGGTGTTAAACAATGAATTTGACACCATCTACCATGAACATATCAGTTTCTTTAATGTAAACAGCATGCGAGCTCTTGCTGAACGTGCAGGACTCTATTTAATAGACACAATCAAAACGCCCATACATGGCGTGAGTTATATTTTTATATTGGGCAAGCGACCAAGATTTCAACGTGTGAAAAATATCATTGCCATGGAACGTATGCAAGGTTTGTACACAGATGAAACCTATGCAGCGTGGGCAGCCAACACTCTTAAACTGGTAGCAGATCTTAAGGTGTTTGTGGAACTGTATCGAAACAAAGGTTATGTGTTAGGAGGCTACGGCGCCGCAGCCAAAGGCAACACACTGTTAAACTTCAGCAAGATCAAGTTGGACTTTATTATTGATGACAACGAACTCAAACAAGATCATTACAGTCCTGGCATGAGTATTCCTGTAGTTCCTATTGATCATCTAGATCAATATGCTGACACTGATAAAATCCTGTTTATTCCTTTAGCATGGAACTACTTTGATGATATACAAAAGAAGATTCTTGTCAAACGCACTAACTCAAACGATAAATTTTTAAAATATTTTCCAAAGGTTGAAATACAATGAGCACATTAAAAGACGTCACACTAGTAACAATTGAAACACACTATCACGATCTTGCTGCTCGTGCGCTAGAAGAAACTGTAAAGCGACTGCCAGTTGGTAAAGTGGTTACTTTTAGTGATCGTCCTCTGCTGGCAGGTGCAACCAACATTCCCACAGTGCCTATCAAGAGTATCACAGACTACTGCGATATCATGCTCAAGAGTTTTTGGCCCTTTATTGACACTGAATACATTATTTTTGCACAATGGGATGCCATGGCATTTGATCCATCATTGTGGACGGATGACTTTTTAAACTACGACTATATTGGTGCTATATGGCCCTGGGAACCGCCAGGTCAGAATGTAGGTTGTGGTGGCTTCAGTTTGCGTAGTATGAAACTGCTTCAAGCTCTGCGGTATCCTGTGATTCAAATGAGCGAAACACACAGTCTTGGGCTCAAGCATGAAGATACCTATATAGGCGTGGTTCATAGAAAACTACTAGAACAAAAATTCAATATTAGGTTCGCTCCACAAGAACTAGCCGGCAAGTTCAGCTATGAACTTGGACCTTACAATGGCAGCATGAGTTTTCATGGCTTTTGGAATATTATTAACTTCATGCCAGATGATGTTACGGATTTCTTTGTTACACATCGCCCTCCTGGCATGTTTGACGAACTGCATCGTGCTCATCACACTATTATTGCTCTAGCAGTTGCCAATCGTTTGGACCTGTTAGAACAGTGTGCAGATGAAATACGCAACGGCACCGACTATCAAAAGGTGTTTGCTTGGTTAAGCAACGAGAACTTTGATAACAAGCAGTCTGTAATAGACTTAATAAAAAGTTAATAGTTGCAAAAAAACAACAAAAATACCCTAGTAAACACTAGGGTTTTTAATGGTTGACCATAATGGGCCCATTTGCTATACTCGTATCTGTTGTTAACCACTTAGGAGCAAATGCAATGTCTAAACTGTTTACTTTTGCTGGCACTTGTGTTGAAAATGGTGCCACTGTTTACAAATTTGCTAATGATGCTAAACGTGCCAAAGCACTGGAGCGTTTTGGTTGCACAGATGTTAATATGATTGAGCTGCCCAAAGCAATGGACAAAGAAGCTGCTGTTGCATTTCTTGCAACAAAAGGCATGACAGCAGGTAAAGCACCCAAGGTTGCTAAAGTAGCAAAGGCTCCTAAAGTTGCTAAAACTGCAACGGTCAAGGTGACCAAAAGCAAAAGCCAAGTCAAAATTGCTAAAAGCAAAACTACTACCGTTGATCCGGTGGGACGTGATGAATACGATCGTGCAGTATTAAACTGGGAAGCCAACGAGTTGCCGGTGCGCTCGTTCGCAGAATGGAAACGCGATGTAGTGGCTGCTCAAAAGTTCTTTGCCAAAGCAGAAGACAAGTTGGCCAAGAAAATTGCAGCCGGCAAGTGGTTTAAGGAGGCCTAATTTATGAAGACCGTAGAACAACGGCGGTTAGAACACCGCCTGTTCTGCGTTCGTGAAGCACGAGCTCGCGGACGCAGCCCCTGGGCAAGAGATTTCTGGAGCCTGGTTGAAAAAAATCTTGTGCGACGTTATAATCTGCAACAAGGAGTAAAAAATGTCTGATGTAACCCTACTAAACGCAATGCGACAGTGCGGTGCTAGAATCACAGGCGGCAGCGAGTATCAATGGCAGTGTTATGGGCCTAATGCCAGGTATATTGATTTTGTTGATGTAGCAGGTAATGACTATGCCTGTGTGGTGCATGACACCAAGACTCATATTGTTTATGAAATGGCCGTGACAGTGCCCGGACAAGATCAGGCGTTTGGTTGGTATAATCCAGACTATCATGAACGTTATCTTGCAGAGTGTGCAGAGCGCGACTTTGATCCGTATAAAGCATGGGACAATGTAAAATATTCTGTAGTAGACGCAGAAACCATTTTACAGTATGCCAAGGACGTGGGCGAGCTCTACTACGACGATTTACCCATACCAGAAGATGCGTGAAACCTATTACAAAAAACGTGGACGTAGATACGTGCCTGTAGCAGAGTACGACAGCGATCTCATGGATAGTTTTCCAGCAGGCACACATCTAGTGCAGTGCTATCCAGGTGGTAGTTTACGCAAGTTTAATATTGATCCAGCCTACGCACCCATGATTGCAGCCGGACGTGTGGCAGAAGACGCCATATGCGAAGTACTCAGAAAGGCCAGTGATCTTAGACCAGCTCGCAGTCCTCTTACAGAAGGACAACGTAAAGCATGGGCTCAGCTGTCAAAAGAATTTGGTAATGATATACATGCACTACAATGGCCATCAGCTCGAGACGCTTGCGAACAAGCAGTGATGGCCATGTGCGAAGAAGCAGAAAAGCTATTAGACAATGCCAGTGTAAGAGCAGCATATGACCATTTTATATTGATGTGCGAACTCACAAAAAAACATGACAACACATGATGAACTTATACAACACCTTAAGGGTGTGCGTAAAATTGTAATCAATGATCAATATGGCGGATTTGGCCTGAGTCACGAAGCTGTGATTCGTTACCTTGAACTCACAGGGCAGGACGTATGGCCAGAAGAAAATGATAAATTTGCTCGTTTGGTTGGGCCTACCTACTGGCTAGTGTCACCAGACAGCCCACGAGTAAAAGCACAACCGGACGACTGGCACAACATGAGCTTGCAAGAACGTGCTGCTCATAATGCTGCCTATGCTGTCCAAGTGTTTTCGCCTCGCGAAATCGCTCGCGATGATCCGTATCTTGTGCAAGTGGTAGAAGAGCTGGGTGGCAAAGCAGCTGGAGGTGCGCATGCTACACTCAAAGTGATTACAATACCCGCAGACGTAGATTGGACTATTGAAGAATACGACGGCAGCGAGTGGGTAGCAGAGCGCCATAGAACCTGGCGCTAGATGCAAATGTTGCAAAAAAGCAACAAAAACCCTAGTGTTTATGCGGGGTTTTTGCCCCTAAAAAACGGTTGATCAAAATGGCCCAATACGCTATAATGTAGCATAAGTTAAGCAAAAGGAGCCGTTAATGCAATACACTCTAATCACTAAAACAGGCAAAGTCATGCAGTTTTATATTCAAGCAACAGCAGAGATGTATCAAGCAGTACACGGCGGTGTAGTAATTTCGCAACAAATTCTCGTAGAAGAAGCAGCCCAAACGGTTGACCGTTAATTTCATTTCCTATATAATACGAAGTATATTAACTAATAAGGAGCTCAAATATGTCAACAGCATTTGTCCGTGTTCGCGCTGGTGCTTATCGTAATTTTGATGCCAGCGGCAAAGTGTTCCAACTGGTGGAACAGTTCAAGCAAACAGCCAAGGGCGGCTATGTTACTGTCAAGAACGGTGGCAAGTTTCCTGGCTTTCCCGAAGACATCCGTATCAAAGTTGACAGCATGACTGCCTACGAGTTTGTAAATGCAGACGAGTTTGATGGCGACATGGTGCCTGTGGATGCAGATGTGCAAGCCGCAATCAACGATACCAAAACTGACGAAGAGCGTATTGCAGAAATTGCTGAACGCTTTGCAATATTGCACGACATGACCAAGGCTGCTGTGAATGGCGACATTCGCGCCATGATCGTATCCGGCCCTCCTGGCGTGGGCAAGAGCTTTGGCGTTGAAGCTGAAATTGAGAAAGTGCAGATGATGCAGATGCTGGGCAGTCAGCGTCTACGTGCTGAGGTGGTTAAAGGTAGTGCTAGCCCTATCGGCTTGTATCAAACTCTGTACAAGTATTCTGATCCTAACTGTGTGGTTGTGTTTGACGACTGCGACAGCATCTTGCTTGATGACGTGAGCTTGAACTTGCTGAAAGGTGCACTAGACTCAGGCAAGAAGCGCAAGATTTCTTGGTTGAGCGAGAGCCGTGTGCTCAAAGACGAAGGCATTCCGGACAGTTTTGAGTTCAAGGGTAGTGTGATCTTTATCACCAACCTTAAGTTTGACAAGATGAAAAGCCAGAAGCTGAAAGATCACTTGGATGCACTACAGTCACGCTGCCACTACTTGGACCTGACTCTGGACACCATGCGTGACAAGATCCTGCGTATCAAGCAAATTGCCAAGACCGGTGAACTGTTCAAGGACATGGACATTGGCGAAATTGGTTCAGACGAGATCGTTGACTTTATGGACGAGAACAAGAACTCGTTGCGTGAAGTGAGCTTGCGTATGGCAATCAAGGTAGCTCAACTGTACAAGAGCTTTCCTAACCGTTGGAAGGCAATGGCTCAGACCACTTGCATGAAGATGGCGTAAGAATTAAACGGGCACCGTCCCGTTTGATGATTGTGGTTTGTTAGCTCCTTTCCACAATCTACTTCATAGCCCTACCAGATTGGTAGGGCTTTTTTTGACTTTGTAAATAGTACAGTGTACAATACAAACATGATATCCTATCCACACGTTGAAGACTATCTTGAAGTGATTGCAGGCAAAAAGAACTTGCCTGGTGTAGTGGTTGTGAATAATTTTTGGACTCCATATGCACCTATCATTAATCTAGCTAGATACGACAATTCCTTCTTGGACAATGTAACGGATCAAACCATGAATGGTGGTGCGCTTACAGACCGTCAAGCAGAGCTGGCTGTGAAACTTATTACCAAGTATCGCAGACAGTTACACGCACAGAACATAGAAGTGCCAGACATGACAGTGCCAATGTTTAGGCGTGCTCTTAGGATAGTTGATCGTAGCAAAAGCGCAGGCGTGGCCGACAATAAAATCTATCTAAAATTTCCATACGATTCTAAAACCATTGATGTGATTCGTTCCATGAGCAAACAAAGTCAAGGCAGCATGGTGTTTGACCGTGAAACCAAGATATGGAAACTGGCGTTAACCGAATACAATGTGAATTGGGTTTATGAGTATGCCAAGCAAAATGACTTTGCTGTTGATCAACGTTTGCAAGATTTGATGCAACAAATACTTGTGGTTGAAAATCAAGGATATGATATTTGCTTGACCAAAAATGATCATACACTGCAAATTACTAATGCACATGAAAATCTAACAAAGTATTTAGAGCAAAAAATTGGTAACTTTGATTTGCACAATGCCAGTCGTTTGGTAGATCATGCCAGCATACTAGGATATAAAGTAAGTCAAGATCTTATCAATCAAACAGAGGAACAGTTTGGTGGTAGTACTCTGTTGCTCATGATGAATAGAGAATACGACTTCAACCAAGGCGAAGATATAGAGCAACGTGTGATTAATTATGCAAGTGTGGTGAATAGATATCCTATAGTGGTGTTTAATCCCACTGCTGTGCAAAATCAAGAACAATGGACCAAACACTTTAACGAATCTGAAATACAGGTCATACAAAACAAGAGCACAGTTGATATAGACCCCGATGCTAAATTGATATACACTCAAAAAGCACTTAAAAACATGAGCAGTATTCCATTGTTGGTATCCTATGTAGGCATGATGATAGGCACTGACAAACAGTTGATGAGCGGCGCAGCAGAAAAGATATTTTTCACCGCCAAGAAATTAAAGTAATGGTTGCACTTGTAGTTACAGGTGTGTTATAGTACCAACATGTTTGCAAAACTATTAATCAAAGATGAAGTCAATGTCAAAATAGAAGGACTAGAACTTCGTGATAGAAAAGCCCTGGTAGACAAATACAAATACGAAATACCAGGTGCTAGATATTTGCCCGCTGTTCGTCTTGGACGGTGGGACGGCAAGGTCAGCTACTTTCAACTGGGTGGCAGCACGTACATCAATCTCTTACCAGAAGTATTGGAGTACCTGGACAAGCAGGGATATGATATTGAACTGGTAGACACGCGAGACTATCGTACACATTTTGAATTCACGCCTGTAAACGAAAACAGTTACAATCATATTGCCTGGCCCAAAGGACATCCCAAAGCTGGTGAGCCCATGGTGTTGAGAGATTATCAGCCCGAGATCATCAACAGATTCTTTGAGAATCCACAGAGTGTACAAGAAGTAGCCACTGGTGCAGGTAAGACTGTGATCACTGCTGCACTGTCAGATGCAGTATCGCAATATGGTAGAAGTATTGTGATAGTGCCCAACAAGAGTCTAGTTACACAAACAGAACAAGACTTTGTTAACATGCAACTAGATGTAGGTGTGTATTTTGGAGATCGCAAGGAATTTGGACGCACACACACCATATGCACCTGGCAAAGCCTAAACATCTTGCTCAAGAATACCAAGAACCACGAAGCAGATATTACCATAGGCGAGTTTCTTGAAGGTGTGGTATGTGTGATTGTGGATGAGGTACACATGGCCAAAGCAGATGCACTCAAGACTCTACTCACGGGTGTAATGGCCGAGATACCCATCCGCTGGGGACTCACAGGAACCATTCCCAAAGAAGATTATGAACGTATGTCACTCAAGTGCAGCATAGGCGACGTGGTTGGTAATCTAAAAGCAGCAGAACTGCAAGAAGCCGGACATCTTGCACAGTGTCATGTGAACATTGTGCAGCTGGTTGATCATGTGGAATACAACAACTATCAAAGCGAGTTAAAATATTTGTTGGAGACTGACGGTCGCTTGGACTATATAAGTAGATTGGTAGAAACAATTAGAGCCAACGGCAACACTCTTATCTTGGTTGATCGTGTGGCTGCAGGACAAGCTCTAGTATCAAGAATTCAAGATGCAGTATTTGTAAGCGGTGCTACCAAAGCCAAGGACAGGAAATCAGAGTACGATGAAATTGCAACAAGTGATGGCAAGGTTATTGTGGCGACTTATGGTGTGGCCGCTGTGGGCATTAATATTCCTAGGATTTTTAATCTGGTTCTTCTGGAGCCCGGAAAGAGCTTTGTCAGAGTTATACAATCTATTGGACGAGGTATTAGGAAAGCAGAAGACAAAGACTTCGTACAAATCTGGGACATAACCAGCACATGCAAATTTGCCAAACGGCATCTAACAAAAAGAAAAGCCTTCTACAAAGAAGCCAATTACCCGTTCGCGGTAGAGAAAGCAGAGTGGCAATGAGAATACTAACATTAGAAAATACCGCATTTGAAATGAATGAAATACCGGACGAAGTTGACGACCTGCGCTTTTGCGTGTTTGACAACAGCGATCCAAAAGACCCTGACTACTATTTTATACCCTTGATATTTTTAGAGAGCTTTAACAGTCCTGCACTGGTGCTGCGCATAGGAGAAAATACCATACGCATGCCAGTGGACTGGCAAATACTCATAGGCGAACCTGACCTAGGAGACCTAGAAGTGGTACCACTCACATCAATCAATGATCGTGGATTCAGTGTGTTCACTTTTAATCCACGCAGCAGCTTTCGACCAGAATTTCAACCAGTGGAAATCATAGACATCTATCAAGATGTAAAATGGTATTTTCCCAAACTCAAGCCAGGACAAATGCTAGCAGTACCATTAAGCACAGGTGAAGATCCTGTGTGCGCATATTTTATCAAGGATGTGAGTAGGCAAAGTGAAGTTGTGGATTATGGAAAGGTATGGTAGATGAAAATCAAATATCATAAAGCAGACATCGGTGGCGAGGTTGTTAAAGACAATGAAACCTATGTACTCAAAGATAACAAAACACTGAACAATCTAGTGTTAAGCAGTACCAAACTGTATCGTGGACAGCAAACTCGTGGACATAGACACGCAGGACAAGAGGAAGTGTACTTCTTTATCAGTGGATACGGTCAAATGATTGTGGGCAACGAAGATGATGAACCATTTGATGTAAGAGCTGGCGACATTGTGCTGATACCTGATGGTGCTTTTCATCGTGTGATCAACACTGGCGATCTAGACATGCTGTTCAACTGCGTGTTTGATGGAAAGAGAAATCACTGATGGGCACACTCACTTCGGGTGCTGCCTATGTATACGAGCGCGAAGGTGGACGCACCTATGCTCGCAAGGTAGGAGAACTAGATAGAGTGCTGATTGGCGAAGACTATTCAGTGGAACTTGTTCGTCGCAACAAAGAAATAGCAGATGAATGGATTCCAATTGTGCAAGCAGCAGAGCATAATCCGGCTTTACAAGACGCATTGGATCGTGCTAAAATACTCTATGAATTAACCAGAAAGCACAACTTGCAAACAGTAATGCACCATCCTGTATGAGCGACAAATTAAACATCACAAATGAAATGCAACAACTGGATCGCAAGAACCGGTTGTTCTATGACGAGCTCACAGACGAAGAACGCAAAAAGTTCAGTACCTATCTAATGGTGCGGTGGGGTAGCAGTGTGCAAGCAGACAGTGACATACAGGCTTACTATGTGATGAGCTGTAACGAAAATCTAAACAAACATTTTTTCAACATAGCCAAGCATCCTAAACTGCAATGGTTGTGTGCCACAGCAGTGAGTCCTGGAATTGGTACGTTCCGGCATCAGTGGATAGCGCCAAAAAAGAAAGAAGGCGTTGACAACAAGGCTGCTAAATTCTTACGCGAGATATACCCATTAGCCAAGGACGATGAAATTGAATTACTCAGACAGCTTAACACTAAAGACGATCTTAAGCAGTTGGCAAGAGAACATGGATGGGATGACCGACGAATCAAAGCAGAGTTATAAATGCCGCTATTGCGACAAACAGTTTCGCAAAGAAAGCACTCTGGCAGCACATGTTTGCGAACAGAAACGTCGTTGGCAGCAGGAAAAAGACACAGGCGTGCAGTTGGGCTTGCGAGCCTATTTGCAATTTTATGAAACCACTCAAGGCAGTGCAAGGTTAAAAAGCTATGAAGATTTTGTTAACAGCCCTTATTATAATGCTTTCGTTCGTTACGGCAGACATCTGGTCGCTATTCGCGCTATCAATAGCCATAGTTTTACTGCATGGCTTTTAAAGAACAACAAAAAACTAGACCATTGGTGTCGTGACAGTCTCTATGATGAATGGCTGCAGGACTATATAAAGAAAGAGGCAGTACAAGATGCACTAGAACGTGGCCTCAAGGAGATGCAAGAATATGCAGAACATAATAGAGACCTTAGAAATGGTTTTGTTGATTATTTTCGGTATGGCAATTCTAACCGTATTTGCCATCACATCACTAGTGGTCGTATTAGTGCTTGGGTGGTTTTTAACTGTGACAGCGGCGTATCTTTTCTTGAAGGATTGGATAGCAGCCAGATTGACATGATCATGCCTTACATAGATCCAGACTACTGGCAGCGTAAGTTTCATGATTACATGGCGGACACCGAATGGTGCAAGCATGTGCTTAAACAAGCAGGCCTATGAAATTCAACAGTGACATTGACATTGACTTTGCAGATCGTCAGCAAATACTAAAAGCAGTTCCACACACGGTGGCTAGTCAGCGCCGAGACAATCAGCTGGTAGCACACAATACTGGGGTGTATGTAACAGACATTCCACAAGATCCATTAACTGGTCGCGCTAGCCTAGACTACGAAACAGCAGAAGCTCGTGGATATATCAAGCTAGACTTTTTAAATGTGAATCTGTATCAGCAGGTACAAGATGAACAACATCTAGAGCAGCTGATGCATGCTGTGCCTAACTGGCAACGCTTCAATCAAGATCAAGAGTTTTTTGAACAGTTGATTCATGTGAACAATCACTGGTCGGTGCTCAAGCGCATGCCAGAACCTGTGGACAGTATTCCTAGATTGGCTATGTTTTTAGCAATCATCCGTCCTGCCAAGAGACATTTGATTGGCGAAACTTGGAAAACAGTTGGTGAAAGTGTTTGGGAAAAAACTGAAGAAGGATATCAGTTCAAGAAGAGTCATGCTGTGGCATACGCACATCTAGTGGCAGTAAACATGAATCTTTTAACCCAGCTTGCGCACCAGGGTAATTGATCTACGTTTGCTTTTTTTAGCAGCAATTTCTTTTAGACTAATGTAAGGTCCAAACTTGATGGTAACATCACGACTGTTAAGAGTTTTCAAACAGTACTTGAACGGCATCCATTCATGTCTTAAAAACACATTAATGGGCATTAGTCTGTTGCTTTCCCACCACCACACATCTCCAAGTTGAAGAAACTGTGTTTTTTCTTCTTCGGTGCGAAGACAACCAAAGTCGTATACAGAGGTGAGATAATCATCAACGTTTTGAATGATACCAATATACTCGGAACCACCGTAGCCGATGTAGCTTATAAAAGGATATTTTTCTAACAAAAGTTTATGATATTCTGTTAGTTCTGGGGCTATTTTTTTAGATGCCATACGGTTTATTTATAATTTGGATATCTAGACTTTATAAATGATCAAGTGTATAATACATCAAGCATGAATAGTATACAGACAGAAGTTAACAGCCTATTACCAGCACAGCGTAAGACTGCAAACAAATGGATCAGTTTTAACGCACCGTGCTGTGTGCATACTGGCGAAACACAAGATCGCAGACGACGAGGTGGTATTCTGTATGCACCTGATGGCGGTATCAGTTATCATTGTTTCAACTGCGGATTCAAAACCAGCTATCGTCCCGGACGAGCCCTTAGCTACAAATTCAAACGCTGGTTGGAATGGATGGGCGCAGACGAAAATCGTGTGCAGCGCATGGTAGTAGAAGCCTTACGAGAAAAGGATCAACTGCCAGCAGAGCACTTGGTAGATAAAACAAAACAAATAGCATTTGAATCTAGAAGTCTGCCGGAACACAGTGCCACATTAAAACAGTTGGGTCTCAGTGTAGCACTTAAAGCAAATTGGACACAAGATAGTCAAATAGTATGGCTTGACAATCTGGTTCCTAAAAACGTACTAGACATTATAGATTATGTGGGATCAAGAATACCAGCTGATGCCGATTTCAAACAGTACGACTTTTATTACACAGAAACCACAGCATACAATTTACATCGTAGATTGATCATACCCTTTTATTGGCAGCAGCAGATAGTTGGATATACTGCTAGAGCTATCAGTGATGATGTCAAGCCCAAGTATCATTCCAACCATCCTGGTGATTATGTGTTTAACATGAACATGCAGACTGCAGAACGACAGTTTGTGATAGTGGTTGAAGGACCGTTTGATGCCATGGCAGTGGATGGTGTGGCTGTGCTCAGCAGTGAAGTCAGCGAACAGCAGGCAGACATCATAAACAGTTTAGGCCGTGAAGTGATTGTGGTGCCAGACTTTGATGCCAAGATTAATCCAAAGAACGGCAAGAAAGTCTGGAGCGGCCGCAGTCTTATTGACGCTGCTTTAGAGTATGAGTGGAGCGTGAGTTTTCCGGTATGGCATGAAAAGTTCAAAGACACAGCAGAAGCAGCTCGCGAACTGGGCAGACTGTTTGTGCTCAAGAGCATACTGCAAGCACGACAGAGTAATCCATTAAAGATTGAGCTGCAAGCAAAACAAATATATAATAAACTATGACTACTGAATACAACGTAGATGTACAACGACTGTTTCTTGAAATGATGCTGCACGATGCTGAATGTTATATTCGTGTACAGAACATTTATAACGATGAAAACTTTGATAGATCATTAAGGTCTGTTGCAAAGTTTATCAAACAACATACTGATGAACACAAGAGCTTGCCCACAATGGATCAGGTGCGAGCTGTAACCGGTACAGAACTCAAAGTCATGCCAGACTTGGGCGAAGGACAAACCAGCTGGTTCATGAAAGAGTTTGAACAGTTTACCAAACAAAAAGAACTAGAACGTGCTATACTTAAAGCAGCCGATCTACTTGAGAAAGGTGATTTTAATCCTGTGGAAAAGCTGATCAAGGATGCTGTGCAGATCAGTATTACCAAGGATCTAGGCACAGACTTCTGGGCCGATCCTGAAGGCATGTTTGCCAAATACTTTGATGCTGGAGGACAAGTAAGCACAGGTTGGCCGCAGTTGGACAAACTGCTGTATGGTGGGTTCAGTCGCGGCGAACTAAACATCTTTGCAGGTGGATCAGGTTCAGGTAAGTCCTTGGTTATGATGAACATTGCGTTGAACTGGGTACAAGCAGGCTTGCATGGTGTGTACATTACTCTAGAACTTTCAGAAGAGCTCACAGGCTTGCGTACAGCAGCCATGTTGGCTAATATGAGTACCAAGGACATACGCAAAGACAAAGAAACAGCAGCACTCAAGGTCAAAATGGTAGGCAAACGTGCAGGCACTTATCAAGTCAAAGCACTGCCTGCGCAAAGCAACATCAACGACATTCGTGCGTTCTTAAAAGAGTATCAGATACAAACCAATCGCAAAATTGACTTTATCATGATTGACTACTTGGACTTGCTCATGCCGGTAAGTGCCAAGGTTAGCCCCAACGACTTGTTTGTTAAAGACAAGTATGTTTCAGAAGAACTACGCAATCTCAGTAAAGAACTAGGCATACTCATGGTCACAGCGTCGCAGCTGAATCGCAGTGCAGTGGAAGAAATTGAGTTTGACCACAGTCATATTTCCGGTGGTATCAGTAAAATTAACACAGCAGATAATGTGTTTGGTATCTTTACCAGCAGAGCCATGCGTGAGCGTGGACGCTACCAAATACAGTGTATGAAATCTCGCTCTTCTACTGGTGTGGGCATGAAAGTGGACCTAGAATACAACATTGAAACCATGCGTATTACTGATCCTGGTGAAGATGCTAGTCCAAGTACCAATCATCCAGAAAGCATCATGAACAAGATCAAAGCCACAGCAAGAACAGTAGATCCAGCAAGCACAACTGAGGAAGAAACAGCCCCAATACGTGCTGATGCCAACGGTAGCAAGCTCAAGAGCATGCTGGCAGGAATCAAGGCCAAGAGCGTTTGAAATGGATCCACTTAGACTAGTCGGGTGCTAAATATACTAAGATCTGGAGTAAATCTTGCTTAAACGCACCCGCAGCATACTGGATGAACTTGATAGTCATTTGATCAGCAAGGACCGCGAGCATCTACTGGAAAGTAGAGCCGGTCATGTGATACAAGGAGCCATCAATCTAATCAACATGATTAGAGAAAACTACGATGCAGAAGCTGCTGCTGAATTGGAACGTAGACTGCTGAACAGCATCCGTGCGCAAGACCCCGCAAAATTTACCCGAGGCGTACGGAGACTAAAAAGTGAAAATTCAGCACCTAACAATTAACAACAACCTATACCAAAGCCCAGTATTCAAAGAGTTCTATGAGGAAGCGCAACGCTGCAATCGTGTGATTGCAGAAGCTCGTAGATACCTGCTGGTGGAAGAACAATTAAACGCACAGCAAATTGATAAAATATTTCGCTTGGTAGCAGATGGCGCTGCTGCTGGCAAAAATACAGACAGCGGCGAAGTGGATATGGGCAGTAACAAAACTGCACTGGGTAAAGTTACCGGTGCAGTAGGAGATGCTCTTAAAGGTCTAAAAGCCAAATGGGATTCACTCAAAGATTGGGTAAGCAAAAGCGGCCCTGTGTCAGGTTTTGATGTAGCATTTGATCAACTGCAAGGCAGCTTGTTAAATGCCATGGGCGGAGAAGGCGGCAAAGTGGCCAATGCCATGCAGTCTTACAGACAGTTTGCAGTCAAGCATCCTGTGGCACAAGGTTTGATATTGGTAGGCCTAGCAGCACTATTAGGCACAGCCATGGGCGGGGGTACACTGGCTCTAGCAGGCGTTACCTTTGGTATTCGTACACTTGACGCATTGTTAAAAGGACACAAGTTTAGTAGCAGTACCTACAAAGGCGCCAAGGCAGCGGCAATCATGACAGTGGCCAGTTTAGGCATCAAAGGCATAATTGATAATTTTGATCCAGACCCAGGTCCGGGACCAGGTCCGGGACCAGGACCAGATGTTGTTCCGCCAGGACCAGATGTTGTTCCGCCAGGACCAGATGTTGTTCCGCCAGGACCAGATTTAACTCCAACAGACTATACTATAGCAAGGGGAGATACACTAAGTCAATTGGCCTCAGACAATGGCATCACTGTGCAAGACATCATGGATGCTAATCCGCAGATTACCAATCCTAATGGCATGACTGATGCAGGTCGTTTGTTACAGCCAGGTGACGTGATCAAGATGCCACAGAGCATGGACTTTAGTCCTCCTCCGGTGTACGCAGGCGGTACAGGTACATTGGCAGACACCATTCAGAAAATGATGACTGGTCAATATAGCGGTGATGCAAACATTGCATTGAATGCTCTCAAGGCAGATCCGTCACAATTAAAGTTATTAAGTCCAGAACAAGCAGCCTGGGCCAAGTCTCAAATGGCCAAGCTGGCAGAAAGTGCAAGACGAGCACAATGGATTGACCGCGAAGCAACTGTGCGCAGTTGGGCATTGAATGAGAGTCTAGGAAGATCACGTGGCGGTGTTATGTTAACCCAAGCTGGTGTAGACGAAGTGTTCCGTAGAATTGACGAAGGTGTTTGGGACAGTATAAAAAAAGGCGCCAGCGCAGTAGGAGGAGCAATCAGCAATGCAGCTAGCAAAGGTTGGAATGCAGCTACAAATAAAATTACCTACGACAGTCTTGGTATGAATTGGCGTTCAATTAATCCTAACAGATTAAAAGGCAATGCCACTGGTATGACAGCCGACAGTAGAGACATTGAAGTTTTCCTACGCCGCCAAGGAGTTAAAGATCCATTAATTGCCAGTGTGTATAAAGAAATGGGAATTCCAGTAGCAACAGTGGCAACCCAAGGAGCCGATGCACAAGATCAATCAGCAGGAGCAGACGATTATGCAAAATCACTTGCAGATATGTCTGATGAAGAATTGCAAAGTGGGTTGAATCATTTGCAAAGACAAGATAATCCAACCCCAGAAGTAACATCAAGCATCCAAAAAGTTCAACAAGAACTGGCACGTCGCAGAGGTGATACTCAAGCAGGCACTGCTCCGGATGCTGGTGGTAAGGTTGGCGATGCAAACGATTTAATCAGAGACCTTGAAGCTGATAAAGCCAAGAAAACCACAGGTGGAGCACCAGCAGTACCAGCAGGCGGAGCAACACCAAGCTGGGCAGATCCTAAGAGTGCCGACTATGTTGGTCGTCGTGAAGTTGCACGTAGACAAGCCGCGGCACCAGCTGCAACAGCGGGCAAGCCTGATTATAGCAAGACCATGCCAGGCTACGGTAAAGTCAACATGACCATGAAAACTCCAACAGGTGCAGCAGCGCCAGCAGCGCCAGCAAAAGCACCGGCGGCACCGGTCACTGGTGCCCCAGGTGTACGTGGCACAGTGCCATCAGCTCAACCAGCAATGGCAGGCGGTCTAGATGACTTTCCAAGCGCAGAGGAGATAGCACAATTAGAAAAAGATTCATTAGCAACATCTGCAGAACGTAATAAAGAAGCAGAAAAATATGGCAATAGACCAGAACCCTATGTTGCAAATCAACGTGGTTATATGAAGGAACAACGTCGTACATACGGTGGCAAATATGTTCGTGAAAGTGCAGCACAACGAACAGCACGTGAATTTGAATTTTACTTAAAAAATCTAGGCTGAAATGCGAGTACGTGAAGTAATATTAGAAGGCGGAAATGTGCAGATTGGAGCTCAGTCTGCACAGCGTCTGGATTTAAAAAAACTCAAGCGAGATCAATTGATACCAGTGTTGGATCAACTGCTACAGGCAATCAATGCAGGCTTTGCTAAAATGCACAAGCGTCCTTTATGGAGTCCAAGATTGGTAGCCAGTCGTAAGTTTCTCAGTGGCAGTGCATTTCATTTTTTCAATGTGGCAGGTATTCCCAGCGATCAATTTGTAAAATACAAACCCACAGTAGGTGACATTGACACACAGGTAGATCAAAACTTGTTAGAGCCTGCCAAGCAGTTCTTAGACGCTGCTACAGGTAAACAGTTTGGACCTGCCACACTCATAGGATACAAGAGCAGTGTGGAGCAGTTGATCACACTATGGGCGTTCAGTGATCCTCCTGTTAATGTACAGATTGATCTAGAGTTTGTGGAATACGAAGGCGACGAACCCACAGAATGGGCACAGTTCAGTCATAGCAGTGCCTGGAATGATATTGAAGCAGGCATCAAGGGTGTGTTTCACAAGTATCTATTACGTGCCCTAAGCACTCCTAGCCTGCGTGACGTGGTAATACTCAGCGGCAAAAAAGAAACACCCAAGGTTGTAAAAACCACTGATCTTGCATTTGCAGTAACTCGTGGGTTACGATATAAATTAAGTCCTGTAATGGACGGCAACGTGCAAAGAGAAATGGACGGTCTTAAGGTGTACAAAGAGATTCCCACCAAGGAAAGCACCTACGAAACCAACCTGTATGTGATTGCCAAGATATTTTTTGGCAATCAATTTGATGCCGGCGACATAGAAAAGTTCTGGAGCTATCTAGGCACACTGGAATTAGTTAAAAAATATTTTGATAAGAGTCAGCAGGCTGCGGTAATCACCGGCTTTGTGTACACACTGTTTGGCCCAGGTGCACAAGAACTGTACCGTGGTGATCCAGAACAAGATGCACAAGACAAAAATGCAGCACTGGAAATCATGACCAAGACGCTGGGCGTTCCTTATGATAAAAAATCTGTGGATGCCATGCGTAAAGATTACTACTCATCCAAAGCATGATGTTCAATATAGACAGTTTGTTTCTTGAAAGTGAAGTTGCGGCCACAACTAGGTCAAACATGCTGCACTTGCAAAAAATGACTGACACTGCTTTTGTACAATTTGTACAAGACGTAAAACAGAATCTTCAAGGCAAACTGCAAGGCATTCCTGTAAGTCTAAAGGTAGACGGACTGGGTGCTAGATTTGGTCGCGATAGTGCAGGAAGACCTTTCTTTGAAGGCAGTCGTACAGGCGCTATCTTTGAACCAGGTGCTTTCAGCCAATACACAGCAGCTCGTGGCGGCACGGAAGAAATGTTAGCTCGTGCCAAACACTACGATGATATTTTTGAAGTAATTACCAAATCAAACTTCATTAAGATTCTACCCAAGGACACAAAAATAGTTTGCGAAGTTTTTTACAACCCATTAGGAGAGATGGTTGAAGGTGGTATAAAATTTGTAAACATTGCATATGATCCTAGCCGCCTGGGTCGGCTGATGACTATTGTGCCATTTAAAGCTCTAGTGGCCAGCACAGGGGAAACACATCCTAGTAGCGATGCCATAATAGATGCACTGTTTCAGCAGAGCACATCTCAGATTAAATTTGTAGACACTAGATTAGAAATACAAGGCAGTATTGATATCAGCACAGTGGTAGATCCAGTGGCCAGTCTTGATGCAGCAGCCATTGCCACACTTAACAGTCGCAAACGTGATGATGCAGATGCCAAGGCTTATCTCAAACAAGTTGTACAACAGACTAAAGAAGCTCTAGCAGATTTTATCTTAACCAACCCGCAAATAGTGGACCGGTTTAAACTAGGACCCAACATAGAAGGCATTGTGTTGAACATCAATGGTAGAGATATTAAAGTTACTACCAGCGAATTCAAGCAGGCAATCGCAGCTAAAAAAGCACAAGCCAACGAAAGCACAGGATTTTTACAAGAGCTTGTGGAAGCAAGAATGTTTGTGTATCCTGAAAATCTCAAAGGCAAAGATGCCATAACCATTGCCAAACTGCTGTTTTGTAGCATGCTGGCACTGGAAATAGTGCGACATGAAAATGAATCCCGAGCTCAAGAGTATGTGAATCGTACCATGGCATTTAATGATTTTGATCATTTGCGTCCTAGTGCCACAGACCTTGCTAATTTGATAGCAGTGGTGGCCAATCAGGATCGTTATCTAGATGAAGTGCGAACTAAGATAGGGTTATATGCTCCTGAACTACAGATCAAAGCTCACCTAAGAACCTTTACAGGAGCGAAAAATGATCCTGCAAGAATCAGACAGTTTCTGTTAAAACTTGATGAAGCACTCATGATTGCAGGATCTGACATGCGACAAGCAAGACGCATAATAGGTGACTGGCTAAGATCTAGCAATGGCGAAAAGAAAATAGCCTGGGCTACATTAACTAGGGTTTTTTCTAGTTATGCACCAAGTCTAGATATCTATCTTCTTGCAAAGAACTATTTTTATTTTTAAAAACAATGTTTTGGATTCCAAATCATAAATATTTACAAGCGGTAACACGCTAAACATTTAGGAGAAATATTATGCCAGCAATTGGAGTAACAAGAGTCCACGGTGGTGTGGGCGTAGAAGGTCAAATCAACGGAGAAACCGGTACCCAAGCAGGTGGTAGTCTTGCGTTCTATCACATTCAACTGCGCAATGCAAGTTTAGCAGCAATTGACGTGCGTCCAGAAATGGCAGCTAACCCAGACGGCGGTCTAGGTCTAGGCGTTGAAGCAGTGTTGCGTTCAGCACCACAAGGTATCCTAGCATACCAAGTGGCTAACAATGCAACAGGTAACGTGTACATCATCGCTGATGGCGTTAACAGCCCAACAGCAGCTGAACTACAAACCACAATCCGTAACCTGGGAACCAGCGTTGGTACCAATGGTATTGACGTAAGCGGCACCCTGGTAACCAAAGGCACCAGCTTTACAGTAGCTTAATTAACGTTTGCAGTTAACAAGCACAGGAAAGGCACTTTTACAGTGCCTTTTTTGTTGGCCATAAGTAATGTTATGCAACCATACACTTTCTTTTCAGGACACACTCTAGTTGATATCACTGAAACAGGTGTTACTAGAGATAGAAACAATCAGGAACTGGAACGCAATCAACAGCGTAACTGGGAAACTGTGCTACAGTGTATCGGGCTTCGTGCTCAGCCCATGCACATGGTGTCCAAGATTGACACAGTTGATCTTGACTTTTACGAGTTTGGAGAAATGTACAAAGGTCGTCATCGTGTGTGGAGTTTTGCTTTTACTGTGGAACATGAAAATGTTTTTAGACAGGATAAAGATCAACTGTACTATCTAGATCAAAGTTTTGATCAAGTGCCTATAATTACTGGATTAAACGAAACAGCTCGCTTCATACTGCCAATTTTTTACACAGCCGGCGCTATCAAAAATATATACTTTAAAATAGAACGAATTAGCTTAAATAATTAACGTGATGCGTAGGCATTTCTCAGGCACCCATTATGGCTCATATCAAGGCAGTAATTTTGCATCCTCTAATATTATAGGAGTAGTCTGTAGTGGCAACCGCGATTGAAAGAGAAAACCTAGAAGCACACGTTGAGTTGTGCGCGGAAAGGTATGCAAAATTGGAAACCAAACTGGAAGCAGTAGAGAAAAAGGTAGAAGCTCTAGAAGACCATATCATCGGAATTAAAGAGACTTTGGCTGGTGCTGGAGAAAAGCAGAGCAAGCAGATAATTGCCATTGGCACAGCAATTATCACGGTGTTGATCACAGGCATAATCACACTGACCATTAATTTTATTAACAAATGAAAATTGTTGAATTAGTAAACAATTTAAGAATTCCTATCACTAACGAGGAGCATGATCTCATGCTCCTGTTTAGAAATCAAGATCAACTGAATCGCATGGATCTCAATGAAAGACAAGTACAGATCGCTAATAACCTAGTGGTCAAGGATGTACTTTATCGTAAAAATCAAGATGGCAAAATCACGTACTTCAAAAAAACGAATTAAACACCTGGCCTATCGCATGGCCGAAGCACAAGTTGTAGAAAATCTTTTAAACTATTATCTAACCTGGTGGACCAAGCAAGAAATACAAAATCTTGTAAAACAAGGAGACCTGGTAATTCTTCCGTTGGAAAACGACGGACTGCAAGTAGCACATTTTAAAATTTTACCAGATCATAAAATATGGAAAGTGGTAAATGCTAAAAGCAGTCGTGAGTTGTGTTTTAATGAAAAGCTCTGCGCATTGTTCTACTGTTTGTACGAGCACAAAAAAATGTATCGTAGCAGCGCAGAACTGCTGTTGCAAGACACACTGCTGGGCAAGCTAGAAAACGACGAGCAATTTTATAGGCATAAGTATACGATAGCTCTAAAAAAGCAAGATCGTTTCAAGCAAGATCTATGGGAAGCACGTTTGAGTTACACAACACCACACGTGAATCTAGCTAGAGAACAATTGCAGAAAATGATCAAAAGAGCTAAATACATTAAAATTTGGGACTAACACCATGCGATTACAAGAATTAGGCGGCAAAATTTCAGCCAAACGTATTAACAAAATCAACGAAAGTCGTTTTGGCTTTAATATTGATTTTGACAAACTCACTGTAGCCAAAGCCAAGGTTTTGGTACGTGCTCTAAGTGAAAACCTAGACCGACTGCGTCGTAGCTACGGACTGCACACAGCAGAAAAAAATCCAAAGTACATGGAAATGCTCATGGTACGTGAAGGACTGTCACGCTGGGTAGAAGAGCGTCGCGCTCTTACTGAAAGCGAAATGGGCAAGAGTGAAGCTATTCTTGCTGCCAAAGACATGGTGGACAGCATCCAGGACATGATTGAAGATGTAAGTCGCATGCAGAATGAACAGATGCCTGCACTGATTGATACCATTCGTGATCAGATTGGCAGTGAGCAAGCAGACATGTTCAAACAACAGGTTGGCGGCGTGCTGGGCACAATCCTGCAACAGCTTACCGATGCACGTGAACAAACAGACAATGCTGCACGTGGATTGGCTGGCGAAGGCTCTCCTGACATGGGCATGGGCGGTGCAGACATGGGTGCTATGCCTGGCGCAGCACCTGCAATGGGTCCAGACAGTGACCTTGACAGTGAAATTCCTGGCGACGAGTTTGCCGCAACAGATGCTGCCGCAGGCGGTGATTTAGGCCTAGGCAGAGAAAAGCGATAAAATGCTAATCCGTGAGTTGCACGAAAGCACAGATGGTGATGCTAACCTCATCACCATTTTGCAATTTTTACGCAACAGAAGTCATAATAAAAAAATCACTCCAACAATCAGCACACAAAGTTTGATCAACATGGTCAAAAATCAAGGTGGTTCCGAATGGTTCACCTACGACAATCTAGTAGCAGCACAAACAGCCAACCCAGCAGTGGCTGGATTGATCAAAAGTCTAGACAATGAAAAAGTCACACTAAACGGTTTTGGTGATGAAATTGATGCTAGTGAAGTAGACAAAGCACAGGCTAGCAAGAATCAAGCCAAAATGCCAGATCCACAAAAAACAGTCAAGGCCATGGCCAAACGAGCTGCTTCTAATCGCTCTTAATCCTTGCTCATAGCAAATAAATACAGTATAATTTTTACTGAGGAAAAATTATGGCGTATTCTGGTCAAGTGTTAGATCATTATGAAAATCCAAGAAACGTAGGTAAACTGGACAAGAGTGATCCCAGTGTGGGTACTGGTCTAGTGGGTGCACCTGCTTGTGGTGATGTACTGCAACTGCAAATCAAAGTAGAAGATGAGATAATCACAGATGCCAAATTCAAGACATATGGTTGCGGGTCGGCGATTGCAAGTTCGTCGTTGGTCACTACGTGGCTTAAAGGAAAGAGTCTTAATGAAGCGGAAGCGATCAAGAACACGCACATTGCGGAAGAACTCGCGCTACCTCCGGTTAAAATCCATTGTAGTATTTTAGCCGAAGATGCGATCAAAGCAGCACTAGCAGACTACAAACAAAAACAACAACAAGGAGCTCTAACATGAAACAAATGATCGATAAAGCCACAGGAAAAACTCTTACACGCAGCGAAGCAGAAGCCAAAATCAAAGACAAGGCAGGCTGGGTAATCACTGTGATTGCGTTACTACTAGCAGTAAACACATATCTTGCCAACGGCTACAGCAGCAAGGTTCTCAACAACACCATTGCAGCCAACAATGTGTGGGCATTCTATCAGGCTAAAAGTATCAAACAAACTCTAGCTGAACAAAGTCTTGATGATGCAATTGCCAGAGGCGACAAGGCCAAGGTAGAAAAACTCAAAGCCAAGATTGAAAGATATGAAAGCGATCCGGAAAAAGGCGAAGGCAAGAAGGAACTAATGGCCAAAGCCAAAGGACACGAAGCAGATCGTGATAGAGCCAAACAACACGGACCTTGGATGACATTTGCAGGCACTAGCTATCAGTTGGCAATTGTGTTATTATCAGCAAGCATACTTGCTGTGAGCATGAGCATGTTTTGGGCCAGCATTGGTGTGGCTGGTATTGGAGCACTGCTGATGAGTCAAGGTATCTGGCTTTGGTTATAAAAAGTCCATGTCAGAACGTTTGCATCTTGAATCGTGATAAAGTATGCATAGGTTGTAAAAGAAACATTGATGAAATTGCCATGTGGACCAAGTTCAGCAGTATTGAAAAACAAAGTGTATTAAACAAAATCAATGATAAACCTAACCGAAAGAGCTGCAAAAAAAGTCGTTAGAAGTATTGAAACACGAGGCAAAGGCGTGGGCATACGCATTGGTGTAAAAACCACTGGTTGCTCGGGCCTTGCCTATGTGTTAGAATACATGGACTCTGTTCCGGTCACACGTGATTGGTTCAAGTACGAAAGCAACGGCGCCACGGTCTGGGTTAACGGCAAAGATCATGTGTACGTAGACGGGCTTGAAGTAGACTATGTAAGACAAGGACTCAACGAAGGCTTTGAGTTCCGTAATCCAAAAGAACGCGATCGTTGTGGTTGCGGCCAAAGTTTTCGAATCTAAAATGATAACTCAAAAATTTAATTATGCTCCTCTAGATAGAACCACACTAGAGGGTAAAAGACACTATTGTCTTCCAGACGGTACCAAGGTGCCCAGCGTTACTACCATACTAGATCGTACCAAACCTGAAGAAGCCAAAAAGAAATTGCAAGAATGGAAGAATCGCGTGGGCGTGGAACGTGCGCAACAGATCACCACAGAAGCTGCCAATCGCGGCACCAGAATGCATGCTTATCTTGAAAGCTACATTCTACAAGATGACATGAAACCCTTGCCCACAAATCCCTACGCACACCCCAGCTGGTTCATGGCAGCAGAAGTTATTCTCAAGGGCTTGGTGCATGTAGACGAATTTTGGGGCACAGAAGTTCCTGTGTACTACAGTGGACTATATGCGGGCACCACAGACTGTGTGGGCGTGTGGAAAGGCAAACCCGCTATCATGGATTTCAAGCAAACCAACAAGCCTAAAAAGAGAGAGTGGATTGAAGACTACTTTTTGCAACTGGCAGCCTATGCAGAAGCACATAATGACACACATGGTACAGACATACAGCATGGAGTTATTTTGATGTGCGCACAGCCTAAACAGGCAGAAAACGGTGACTATTTGACGCCAGAATACCAGGAATTTGAAGTCACAAGGGACGAATTTGCACACTGGCGCGAGGAGTGGCTCAAGCGAGTAGAGCTATACTACCTGATGAGCTAAATACTCTAAACGAGGATTTTTAGCAAATGGCAATCGTCCAGATATCAAGAATTCAGCACCGCAAAGGGCTACAACAAGATCTACCGCAGCTGGCTTCAGCAGAACTGGGTTGGAGCGTAGACACACGTCAGCTGTACATAGGCAACGGTACTATCACAGAAGGCGCACCCACAGAAGGTGTGACAGAAATTCTAACAGAATTCAGCGATCTGTTGAATATTGGTAACCAGTACATATTCAAAGGCAGTCAGTCTGGATACACTTCACAAACTGGAGCAACAACACTGGCTCCGATCACACGCACTCTACAGCAAAAACTTGATGACACTGTGAGTGTAAGAGATTTTGGTGCAGTAGGCGATGGAGTTACAGATGATACTTCGGCCATACAACGAGCCATTGATGAAATTGTGTTTGGTAGTTTTGCGCTGAATCAATCGCGTCTGAGAAGAAGAATTCATTTTGCAGCAGGAACATATATCATCAGTTCCAGTTTAAAACTACCATCGTATGTGACCTTGGTTGGAGCAGGATTAGAAAAAACAATATTACAGACTAGCTCGGCTATATCGCCTCTCATGCAATTAAAAGACAGTTCCACTCAAGTGGATGGTGCATATGGCACACTGGGAGCTCAAACAGCCAAATATATCAACATACAGGACATGACTCTAGAGCACCAAGGTTCAAAAAATATTGTGCAGTTAGATAGTGTGGACAATGTGAACTTCACACGAGTGTTGTTCAAGGGAGGGCAGTCTGCACCAAACAGCACCAGCACTGTGTTACAAAATGCGGTGTATGCTGTGCCAACTGATTCAACAAAAGACGTAAACAATATCACTTTTGTTGATTGTGTGGTCACACGCTGCACACAGGGCCTGGTGCTGTGCGCCAACAACGTGAAAATAATTGGCTGCGATATCAGCACTGTGAGCCGAGGTGTTTGGGTTGATGCTACTCTGAGTGCAGGCGCTGAATGCAAAAATATCAAAATAGCCAGTTGTGCGTTTGAAAACATAGCCAAGTCAGCGGTGTATGTGGTAGCTGCATCAGCCACTGCTAGAACCAATGTGATCAGCATTGGTAATTATTTTGGCGAAATAGGAACTGCCTATTCTGGTGCAGGATCAACTTCTGCGCCAGTGATCAGTTTCAGCGGCAGCGGCAACTACAGTATCAGTGATGCTTTTGAAAGAACTGATGCAGACTCTGCTGTGCATCCTAGAGTGTTTCATGCAGACAACAGTATTAACACCAGCATTGATGCAAATGTGGGTGTGACCACTGGCATGATCACAAGAGGTACCGGTAGAGTACTCACTATCGCGTCAGGACAAACAGATGCCAACACTGGTATTATTCTCAGTGGAGTCAGCAGCGGATCAGCTTCGGTGCACTACATACTGGAACGACCTGATGCCAGTGCATACCGACACGGAAAAATAGATGTGGTGTTTACAGGTACCAATGTTCAATATATTGATGAATACATTGAATATCCTAACAACACTGTGTTTACCTATCCAGGGCCGACTGGAGTAACGTTCAGTGTTTCCAGTGTGTCCAGCGGTGTGGCAAAAATTAATTATACCAGTGATGGTAGTGGTGCGGGCACATTAACTTACAGTATTACGAAATTTCAAATTTAACTAATGTATGTGGAAGTTAAATCCTGATGGTCGGCTTGACCACTGGAAGTCTTTTAGATCTCGTATTGGATCAATGGATTTGGATCAAGCCATTCAAGAGTGTAATGACTTTTGGCAAAGAGCTCCATTCACTCCGTTTTATCTTGATCACAAAGAAATTGATTCTTGGCCCAATCCGTGGCAACTAATTTATGAAAACTGCTACTGCGATCTTGCAAAAGCATTGGGCATAGTGTATACTCTACATCTAAGTGCGCATAGAAGCAGCGTTGATCTAGCCATTCATATCTGTCAAGATACCGAATCCAGAGCACAGTATAATTTAGTTTGGATCAATCAGGGAAAATATGTTCTTAATTTTATTTCGGACGAAGTTGTAAATAGAACACAAGTACCAAGCAGCATAAAAACATTATTCAAACTTTCTAGCGAAGATTTGAATCTAGATAACTATTAGTCAATCGGGAATATCAATGAGTCAAATACAAGTCACCAAAAGAGATGGCAATCGAGAACAATTAGATTTAGAAAAGTTACACAAGGTCGTGTTCTGGGCCACAGAAGGAATCACAGGCGTTAGTGCCAGTGAAGTAGAAATTAAAAGTCACATACAGTTTTACAATGGAATAAAAACAGCAGACATTCAAGAAACACTAATCAAAAGTGCTGCTGATCTAATCACAGAAGACACTCCTAACTATCAATACGTGGCCGGCAGGCTGATATGTTACCATCTGCGCAAACAAGTGTATGGACGCTATGAGCCATGGCCCCTGCTGGACCTCGTTCGTAAAAATGTGGAGGCTGGATTTTACGATGCAGGCCTTCTCGCCGCTTATTCAGAAGAAGAATGGAATAAACTAGATTCTTATATTCATCACGAACGTGACGAGAGCTTTACCTACGTGGCCATGGAACAATGGCGTGGCAAGTACCTGGTACAAAATCGTGTTACTAACGAAATATTTGAAACACCACAGGTAGCCTACTTATTAATTGCAGCAACACTATTTCAAAATTATACCAAAGAAACAAGATTACAATGGGTAAAGGATTACTATGATTCTATCAGCCTTCATGATATTTCTTTGCCTACTCCTGTCATGGCTGGTGTACGCACTCCGCAAAAACAGTTCTCTAGTTGTGTCCTCATTGAGACCGACGATAGCCTGGATAGCATTAATGCTACTACCAGCAGTATTGTTAAATATGTTAGCCAAAAAGCCGGAATTGGCATTGGCGGCGGAAGAATACGTGCCCTTGGAAGTCCCATACGTAACGGTGATGCTTACCACACCGGCGTTATACCCTTTTACAAGCTGTTTCAGAGTGCTACCAGAAGTTGTAGCCAAGGAGGTGTCCGCAATGGAGCCGCTACCTTGTATTACCCGATATGGCACTACGAGATTGAGGATTTGATTGTTCTCAAGAACAACAAAGGCACAGAAGACAATCGTGTGCGTCAAATGGATTATGGCGTACAATTTAACAAGTTGATGTATGAGAGACTGATCACAGGTGGCGACATTACCTGTTTTAGCCCTCACGATGTACCTGAGCTGTACTCTGCATTTTTCAATGATCAAGATCGATTCAAAGAGCTTTATGAGCGAGCAGAGCGTAATACCAAGCTGAGAAAGAAAACTTTCAAGGCTGCTGATTTGTTTAGTAGATTCATGCAGGAACGCAAAGA